CCAGGGGGGTCGGGGCCCGGGGGGGTCGGGCGGTAGTTATTATGGGGCGGGTCGGGGTCGGGGGATGTACCGGAAGTTGGTGGTCGGGAAGGGGGGTCGGGTCGGGGCCTTGTTGACCGGGGTCGGGTCGGGGGCTGGAGTTCCAATGACCAGTCGGGGTCGGGGGGGTCGGACAGTGAAGCTATTCATCCCACAGACGGCTAACATGAACCTCAACTCGCCGAGTGTGATCTCATTGCCACCATCGGGCTCGGCATCGTACAGGAAGCGATAGACCTCTTCCTTATCTTCTTGTGTGGCTTTGAAGTCTGTGAAGACATAGAGGATGTCTTCAAGAGCATGGTTAGGAAGTTGGTAAAGCTTCATGCTGTTGGAAAGAAGCTCACCAATCTTCTGGGACATCAACGCAATGCGATGAGTGGTCATGTTAATCTCCAGGGTGATGGTGAGCTTATTATACTGACTTTATTTTAGAAAGTCAACGAGGGCTAGTCGACGTACCTGAGGATGCAGCAGAAGGGGACGCTGATGATGCCCATTTCATTTTCAGGAACCCGGAACTCTGGATCGAGACGAATCATGGCCCAGTCTGCATCACCCGGTTCTTCATCGTACTCCATCAAGAGACGAACAGCAGTTACGGTCCCGATCTGCTCAGGGTAGACTTCCCAGACCTTCTCTGGGTCAATGGGGGTACCAATGACCACTTTCTTGCCGGTGTCTTGTTGCGTGAGCTTCAGCATGGGATGTGTCCTAACATATCAGCGAGGTCTTGTTTGATTTCGTCCTTGGTCTTGCACCCTTCATCGCCCTGGAGGTGAGGGATGAATGTCCCCTCATACCAGTCTGAGAAGTCCTGCTTGAACAGCATCTTGTAGATGGCCTCGTCCACGTCGCCAATATCAAGAGCCACGATAGCTCCCATCAGCCACTGCCTTCAAGGCTGCATAGTAAGCTTGGAGGGCACCTGCTTTTGCAGGACGGGTAAAAGAGGAACCATCAATCTGGTAGGCTGTGACCACGCCTTCGATGTAGGCTTCTTCATCTTCAGTGCAGCGCTCTTGCACCACAACATTGTCGATGACGAGTGAGCGCTCACTGGCACAATCGAAGTAGGAGAAGTTGCCGCCTGGAGAAGCGATCACGAACGCCTCGATGTTGTAGACGTCCGATTCGAGACCAACGTACCACAATTCGAGGTCGCCGTCTTCACCCATCTTGTGGCACTGGTTGTGGCTGTGAATGGACAGGTCAATGTCACCATCGAACTTCATCACGGTGAACAGTGCTGCCAGGTTGGATGCTGCTGTGATTGCGTTAATCATTTTGTACTCCTTCGTCAGTTGATGTAATCATTATACTGACTTTTGGAAGAAAGTCAACTGCAATGCAAAAAGGACCCGAAGGTCCTTTGCTTAATCGTACAGCGAACGATTGCTTGGTGCTTTAGGCTTTTTGGCTTTGGTCACACCCATCTTGATCAGCCATGCTTCGAAGTCAACCAAGGTCATCATGATTGGGCCCAGATTGATGTCATCGTCTTGATGTCCGGTGCCTTCTCTGAACTGGTTGTATGGGAGGCAGTGGCCATCATCCTGCAACTGGATAGAGTTCTTCCACTTGATGTATGTGAGCTGGTAGAACTCAGTGGGCTTCAGGCGGCACGACAGTTGCTTGCAGATGTACTTGATGATGTCTTCATCAGGGAGAACCACATCCTTGACTGCACCAAGGTTGGCCTTGGCCAGGAATGCATCCAGCTCATCGATCGAGGTGAAGGTCTGGCGCTTCTTGACGTTGACAACCTCGACGTTGACAACCTCGACGTTGTATTCCTTCTTGCCCGTCAACCAGTTCTTGTCGATGTCGAGATCAATCAGAAACTGACCCTTTGGAGTCGAGGCCCGAAACACCTGCATGTCCGGAGCATCGTGATACTTAGCGCGGCGTACCAGATTGTACTTCGCTTTGAGTTCTGTGAGTGTCATTTGGTTTCTCCATTTCGTCAGTCGATGTAATCATTATACTGACTTTTGGAAAAATGTCAACGGTTACAAAATGGGGCCACGTTGTGCATACGAGTAGTTGTTGACCATATCGGATTCCATCAACTCAACAAGGGACAAGTCCTTGGCGGCGTATCCACAGTACATGTCCGTCACATCCCCTGTGATATCAAACAGGCGACCGTTGATCCTGGACAGGATATGACAATTATTGGTCAAGCAGACAGGCTGGGCATCAAAGGCCAATGCCAACATGATGGCAAGGTTGCCGCAATTACCTTTTGAGAATATCTCGGTGATGATATTCTTGGCGCAATCATCTGGATCAAGACCAGGACACCAACTTGCATCCTGGCTCCGAAGAGCAGATAAGAACAACTGCACCTCGGCTAAATTTATCTGTTTCATTCAATCTCCAAATTCGTCAGTCGATGTAATCATTATACTGACTTTTGGAAATTTGTCAACTGTGGTAGGCCGTACTGGACTCGAACCAGTGACCAATCCATTATGAGTGAACTGCTCTAACCAACTGAGCTAACGGCCCCACATACAACAAAGGACCCGAAGGTCCTTTTTATTACGCAGTACGCTTCTGTGCGTACTTACTGCCTTTGTTGCCCTTGCCTTCAGGCGCTTTCGACTTCGGACGCTGGGCATCGCGTTCTGCTGCCAGCGTTTCGGCTTCACGCTTGATACGCTCCAGGGCACGAACGGTCTTCACCTTGCCGTGGATCGCCTTGGTCTGAGCCGGGCCTTTTTGACCTGCCAGGTGTAGGGCCGTGAACTGCTTGGCGATGATCTTCTTCTGTACTGCTTTGTTCTGACGAGTCATGTATCTCTTTCTGACGAGTGGAACTACTAAGGAAACTGGATGCGGGAGGACGAATCGAACGTCCGGGGCTTGGCTTATGAGACCTAGTTTGCCACCAACGACATTCCCGCACTGAAACTTGGTGCCCTCAGCAGGATTCGAACCCGCGACCCCCTGATTACAAATCAGGTGCTCTACCAGCTGAGCTATAAGGGCGAAACTTGTATTACTTTGGTGCCACGAGAGGGACTCGAACCCCCAACCTCCGGCTTCGTAGGCCAGCGCTCTATCCAGTTGAGCTATCGAGGCAGACTGCTATTTAGTGCTTACCACAACTTAGCAACAAAATGGGTCACAATCCATATCACAGCAATTGCACCAACAATGGCAGTACCACCCGCAATCACAATCACCATCTCAATTGCAGTAAAGCCGTTTTGCTGATTCATCTTGCTCTCGCTGTTTGTTAACCGATGAAGACAGTATACGGTGGCTTCATCAGTTAGTCAACAGTTTTCTCTACAGCTTCACCCACTCATTGTAGATCTCTTCTGCCTCTGCCTTGATGGAGGCATCAATGTCCTCGTCCGTCATATCTGCAGTTCGGTCATCGTCCCAGATGGAGTACAGCTCAGTAGCAATAGTGTTCAAAGCTGTCAGCTTCGCATCCGGATCTTTGATGTTGATGGCCAGCTCAGGCATATCACGAAGAGTATCTTCTTCACAGCTCTGGTTGTGAACTGCACCAATCAGTGCAGACTTGAACACGCGGAATGTACTGTTTGCCATTTCATTCTCCTCATCAGTTAATACATTCATTATACTGACTTTTGGAAAAATGTCAACTAGGCTTTACGCATCACAAACAGAGTCATCGTCTTGTCTGGAATCTGTTGCAGTTTGTCCTGCTTCAGTTTCCATTGCTCCATGCCGGCAGGCGTCAGGCCCGAAGGTGCTGTACGAGGCAGGGGACGTGCAGACCACAACTTGTCATCTGGCAGGTTGCTACCGTTGTAGACGAACGGTTTGCCATTTGCGTCTGGCATTGGGACACCATCAACAATCACATTGATGACATAGCCACGTGCACCAGCGGCGAGCTTCTTCCACAACTCAGCACCACCTTGGTATTGGGTGTTGTCGCTGATGATCGTCAAGCCCATCTCAACGAGGGCAACGTACAGCATCGCACCGTAGCCACCACGAGCCATCTTCGGATCATTTGCAACGACGAGGTCGACCTGCACCGCACCTGGCAATTTAAGGCCCGGATTGCTGTTGCTGATCATCTGCTCTTTAAAGTCCAGCGTCACGTAGACGGCTGCACCAGCGACATTGTCTGCAGGACGAGTACCGCGCTTACCAATGAATGCTCCGCTGTGGTCTTGGCGAATGTAGACGACGTAGTTCGGGTCGTCCTTCACCAGCTTGAATTCATCGGCCAAGGTCCGATCGCTAAAGAAGTGATCGAAGCTGCTGGTATCCATTTGGAGCTTTTTTGGTTTGCCATCGGCATCTTCAGGGGCGTATGGCATCTCTTTGAGCAGGTTCTCGTTAAGTATTTGGTCTAATCGCATTTGGGTTCCTTTGTTATGGGCTTATTTAGCCTCGAACTGAGACAAGAACTCCAGGCAGTCCTTCAAGCCATCACGGCCGACGAACACAATATGATCTTGATCTTCGGGGCCATAGACAACGAGGATGTTGCATTCGTCCATGTCGAGGCTCTGGCGACCATTACGATCCCCGTACACCCAGTGGCGACCATAGGCACCTGCTTTGGTGTTGATGAGCTCTTTGATCTCGTCATCATCGTATACCTTGTCCTGCGAGCCATGCGTGACGGCACCGAACACTTTAACCTCAGACAATGGAGGTGGGCTGTAGATGGTAATCATTGAATGCCTTTCGTCAGTTGATATTCCTATTATACTGACTTTCTTACAAAAAGTCAACTGACGTAGGCTTAAAAGTTATGTCGCATCCGATGTGCGTCTTTGTGGCATTCTTGAGACCAGTTCTTCGAACCAGCCTGGGACGCGCTTGTAGTTGATGTACGCGGCAATGTGCTTGGGATAAACTTGCTCCAGCTTTGCCAGGTCATCTGCATCAGCAATCCAGATCAACTCCCAGAGGGCGTTGTTGAATTTGTCTGCTGTGCCGTAGTGCTTGCATTTGATTAGGGATAACTCTCCCTCGTCCAGATCGATGTCTGGCTTAGCATCCTCAGGACGCTGCTCTTCCTTAGGATCACCAATAATGTACATCTTGATACCTCCGTTGTGAGTGTCAGTAAGTCACTATACTGTGTTACGGAGGAAATGTCAACGATCACATCGCAAAAGGAAAAGGACCCGAAGGTCCTTGTCTCTCAATCCATTTCAGACTGAGTCAGTTTATCGATTGCTTGGTTGTAGCTTCGGCGCATCGCACGCATGAAAGCTTTGCGTCCTTTACGGCCGCTTGGTGCACAGCATGAGCAGTGCAAACCTCCACCACCGAGCTTGGCATGGCAGGTTTTGAGAAAGTGTTTCTTTTCGCGAATCATGGTTAGGGTCTCCTTATAATAACCTAATGCATGGTACGCTCCTTTCTTTTGTTGGGCAGGACTAGATGGAATCGCACCACCGACCTCTTGGTTAAATACCAAGCGCTCTACCATCACGGCCGTTGGTTGGAGCACCCAGGTAACGTTACCTCCCGGGCGAGTCTGACGTCGTTTCGTGATGTTGGACATTCACATTAACGAGGAGGCCTCCCCGTCGCAGCCGCAGTCCACAAACTGAGCTATAGTCCCATTGATCTGTAATGGCGGAAACGGTGGGATTCGAACCCACGGGCCCTGTTACGGGCCGCCGGTTTAGCAAACCGGTGCCTTAAGCCTCTCAGCCACATTTCCGAACAACTATTTATTCGTGGCGGAAGCGGTGGGATTCGAACCCACGGAGCCCTTTCGGACTCGGCAGTTTTCAAGACTGCTGCCTTAAACCAGCTCGGCCACGCTTCCTTAGTTAAGCACTACGTTACCCGGAGGGAACTAGACGGATCTCCACTCTGACTGCCTTTCGGCACCTGGCGATTTCCAAAGAGTCCGAACCTACCCTAGCCGATAACTGGGAGAAATTGTTGCCATCTCCTTCAATAAATCAGAGGCCTACGCAGCGCTTCACTAATGACAATTATACGCATTGCTACGTAAATGTCAACAGTTACTTTTCTGGATCGAGCCTACATACGATCCAGATCACAATGAGCTTGATCACTGTAACCAAGCTCACAATTTCGAAGAACGTCATTACAGACCGTGCTTGATGATCAGGCCGAACACTTCGTCCAGGGACGAGACCTCATTCACCTTGATGCTGACCTGGCGTCCGCCGGCCATCGGGAACGTCATTTCGTAGCGCGGGATGTGCGTGGCTTCGCCGATGCGATCCATGTGGTTGGGCAACTGTTGAACCGGTGCCTTTGCAACAGGAGCAGCATGCGCGCCAGAGATGGTTTCCTTGTTCTCGGCCTTGCGAGCGAGACGTTCAGCCTTCTTCGATGCCGATTCAGCTTCTTCGGCCGAGCGGTGCATATTCTTCTGGTACGACACTTTGCTCTTGGCCGATGTGATGGCGCGCTGATGAGTGCCGAGTTGTTCTGGCGACATGTCAGCCGTTGGAATCGCTTGCAGTGCCAGCAGGGCCGTTTGTGCTGCTTCCATCTTCGGCTTGATCTCTGCTGCGGTGGTTGTTTTGCGTGCCATGGTATTTCCTTTCGTCATTTGAGTGGAGTGTGTCCAACCCGTTGGAGGTGTGTACTCGGTCTCTGTTCCAAGTTCACTATTAATCACGATACCCAATGTATCGCGTACATGCTCCCGCGCCTTTGTCAGGTTCGGGAAAGGCTGATCGTCTACCGTCCAGCGCTTCTCCGGATGAGGCATACGTACCCCATCCGAAGTCTCCCCACGAACAATGAACTGGTCAATGTCCGGGAAGGAGCCATAGCGCTTATTGGGAAACAACCTTATTGCTGTAGTCGCACTGTTCTTCAATATATCCCCTCGTCAGCTATTTTGATCAACGCTTAGTTGATAAGGCTATTATACTGAAATTTGGAAATTAATCAACTCTTTTTTGTAAGATTGTGGTAATAGGTAGACGCACCAGCTTCTGTCAATCCTGCATCACGAACTAGCTTCTTGATGACTGTCTTGCGGCTGCGGTCTTTGTTGCGCTTGATGATCCAGATGGCTTTGTCCTTCTTGGTACCAAATGCAATCTTCTCAGGCATAGAGGTAGGAACATGGACTGGCTCCGAAGGAACGAGTCTGGTTTTGCAAGCAACACATTGGTACTTGTCCAACATGATCTTGCGGCGCATGATGCTGGCGTAGACGTGACTATCGTCGTTGCAAGCACAAAGGAACTTGTAGGTGGTGAACTGACGTTTGCTGATGTTCGTATCCAACCCATGACACCGATCAGGCTTCAGCCCCATCAGGATCATAATTGCCTTCCATTCCTTACCATGCGCTTGGGTATCATGTCCGTGAATGTGCTCTGTGATGACGTGAGCAACCTCATGAGGTACAATTTGGTATAGGAACGCAGAAGGGTACGCACTCAGCAATATGGGATCGAAATTGACATGGTAGTGGATACCACGAGCCCAGCCAGCAGTCGTGTAGCTACGCTGGTAGGTGATGATAAGAGGAGGAAGGTTTAAATCAGGATACACTGCCTCCACGCGTGCGATTGAGTCGAGGACGACAGCACGAACTTGGTTGTGGAGGTCAGGAGGGATGTTCATGTCCCTATTTATGGGCAACTAATGCCATATGGGGTGAGTTGTGGGCCCGTAATTCGCGCTTCATCGCTAGCGCCGCCAAAGGCGGCAAAGCTTGGTTCGCACTTTTCTGTTTGCACAACCCACCCCATATGACACTATGTAGATGACTAAAGGGTGGCCACCGAAGGCGCCTGCGAGAAGGGAAGCCTGACGAAAGGAGGAGGTCTCAGCCCGCCTTGGGGGGAAGGTGGATCTCTACTTTACGCAAGCGGCCTCGGCGCCACTCTTTAATCGACTACAAGATCATTTTATCACATACATCGTCAAAAGTCAACGATTAATTCTGGGATGAAGATTCAACTAGAGCTACTGCTGATGCAGGACTTAGGTAGCTACTCCCAGTCGTACACCAGCCTTCGAGTCCATCTCCGCTGACTCGCGCTCGATCCGGCATCCCCTGTCAGGGCCCTTCAACTGATTGGCTGCATGAGTGGTCTCAGTGTTCACGAACTGGTGCTCTATGCGCGGCACTCAACGAGCCGCAGAACGCGCGTTCATTAGTACTAAGCCCTACAGGCTGACAGGCCTGTTCACTCACTTCTAGTTGAACCTTCTTTATGAGCATGTCTCTATATAATGGCATGCGCATAAAGAAGATCCCTCTTCTTCCTAGTTTCCGTTCTAGGTTATGGGGCACTCCCCATTCGGTAACTGCAAGTTATTTGGTACCGGGGGCAGGCCTCGAACCTGCAAAAAAGCAAACTCAACACGGCCGTGCCTTGTTCGCCCTTACAACCCATGGCCTCCCCACTCACCTAGTCTAGCTTCACTGAGCAGGTACTAACACAGGGCGTCTACCACTTTCGCCACCCCAGCATAACTCTTTAGTCGACGAGGTCACCCGCGTCAACAAAACTTTCACCCCAACGAACCATCAGGCCAAGCAGGAAGCCAACAACGGCACCGATAACAGGCTCTGCCCAGACATAATGTCCAACGACGGCACCGAGAGCAGTACTCAACACCAACAGCAAAAATGTCAACATGCACTACTCCTTAAAATGGGTCCCCCTTTCGATGACAGGGACTAGTGAACCTTTCGGCTCAGTAGCGGGGGATTATTTCAACCCTGCAAAGTTAGTTAGGCGTAAGCCGCTACTTTGAATTGTGAGTCGTTTGCATTTACATGCTTGCATCTTTTCGCCTTACGGCCGAGGATCGCTTCTCGTGTTGTCAACCTACGGTTATCTCACCACGTCGAAACCAGGTCGCCCCCATCAGCTGCACTTTCAGGTCTATGTCTGGTGTACCAGTCCTGAGAATTGATGTTATCTCATCTTCGAAAGCGCAGTTGGTGGAGGCGGCGGGAATCGAACCCGCGTCCGCAATGCCTTCACTTTGGCATCTGGATAGGTCTTACCCTACCCCACAACAATGTATCCGTTGATTTCTCAACTGATGAAGCCATTATATAGACTTCTTCAGTTGAAGTCAACAGTTAATTTCACAAGAGCTGATCAGCCAGCTTGACCAACTCGGCACGGTCCAGTTCAAACTCCGGACGCAGACGCTCCTGTTTCGACGATTGTGCCTCAGGCCAGTATGCCAGCTCATGAGGAGTCTTCATGGTCGAATGGTGAATCCCAGCCAAGCGGTTCCACTTCAACTCGGTTGGATGGAAGACCGAGATGATCGCATGCGACTGGAAGTCATACGAGTCGCTCTTGATCGAGATGGACAACTTGTGCCCCTTCATTTCGAAAACTTGATGCAGCGTCAATGACTGACGCGCTTTAAGAATTTCGTCCTGAATCATTTTGATCTTGGATGCTTTTGCCATTTTGTTCTCCTTGGGTTTCGTCAGTTGATATAGCTTATTATACTGACTTTTGGAAAAATGTCAACTGGCTTTCCAAGGGTTAGCTTTGGGAATCACTTCGCCATTCTTGACCTTGTAGAACTCGCTACCTTCCTGGCGGTACAGTGGACTGACCTTGGCGTCAGCTATTTCAGCATTCGCTAAATCGTCCCAGAGAGCTTCCAGGTGCTCGTAGTAGTTCTTCCGGTGATGCTTGCGGTACAGCCGGTTGACGTCTTCCATCGTGAAGCCGTGCTTCCGCATGTACGGACCCAACTGGTCAATTGGGTCGCCACCGTCGCAGGCGTAGCCGAGGGCATTATCGGCAGCCTGATAGAGAGCCTGCAACTTCAGGTCATTGATGGCCTTGCGTTCAGCAGCGGTCTGCCTCTTAGGCGCATCATAGCTTTCGCGCCACGCTTCCACTCCCGATTGGTTCAGGTTGCGGAAGCGTTTGTAGGTGCCCGATTTATTTGGGACTTGAACGGATGAGCTCATGGCGCAGTGTAGGTGAACAAGCACATTGCTTGTTGTTGAAGGACGGAACGACCACGGTCGCAATTGTTGATCTTGGTGACTGCCGCAATGGCAACCAAAGGATCGTCAAACGCGACGGTGATAGTATGGACAGCAACCTGACCACCATTTGGGGTCATGGTAGTGGTCACCAGGATTTGGAATTGGCTCATGCCCAGATCCCCTTGCGCAGGTTGTATTCGTACGTCGTCGCACCTGGCTTCGACAACTGGAGTTCTTTCATGAACAGCTCGATGATCTGGTGCTTGTCAGGCATGTTCGCAATGTTCTGCTTGTACAGTGCGATACAGCGGTCTTTCTTCGACATGCCACTCGAACGAGCGATGCGTGGCTTCTTGGCTGTGGTACCGAGTTCTTCAGCCGCAATGACTGCTTCAGCGTGCTTCTCGGCAATCACGTCAGGATTGACCCATGGGTTCTTTGCGAGGAACTCACCAGCCTTCTTCTGCGCCAGAGCAATGGCTTGGTCAATCTCCATGTACTCTTTCATGTTGTAGAAGCGGACCGATTCCTGGATCAGGTAGCCAAACACCAATTCGGCAACCTTAACATCCTTCGTTTCCACATCCTGCTCCGTGAGCTCCTTGATGTAGGCATCGAAGTTGCACTTCAGACCTGCAGCACGCTCAATCAGGTTGTCGCGGACGAAGTACTGTGCCGAAACAAAACTGTCAGTTGGAATGCCCATCGCTTTGATACGTTCAATGATTACTGGTACCATGATGACTTCTCCTTCGTCGTTGGATTCAATATAGACAATTATACTCACTTTTGGAAAAATGTCAACAGTTGCTTTCCAAATAAATAAAGCATCATAGGAGCACACAATGGCAATAGAACCATCCGGCATCATATATTTGTTGAAGAAGATCGAGGTAGCGGCAGATATCGAAACGACACTGGCAGAGATTTATATCAACCTGCCAACATGCATCAATCGCGCAATTGGAACCCTCCAGTGTACTCAATTAGAAAACGAGTACCGAGGGGTCATGCAGAAACTGAAGGTCGACTTTGAGTTCGACCTTCATCAAGCTTTCAAAGACCAGGTTGGAAAGATCCTGGCCCGTCCACGTTAATGGACTGTGGTGTTCGGCGGCACTGAAGCTTCTGGCTCACCATTCTCGGCCCGCTCCTGAGCCGCCCGTCCGGCCATCATCAATGATACGATGGCTGCGACGAGTGGATGCTGCTCGCGCTCCTCTTCATCATCGTCACCATGAACCATTTGGCAACCAGGGCACCAGCCTTCAGGCTTGTCTTCATCGCCGGCCTTGGTTTTGATCTCGGCCTTCTTGCGAGCCACGAATTCGTCAACAGCACCCTTCGTGATGATCTTGTGCTCTTCCAGGATCACGAGCATCTCGCCCATGACTTCGGACACGCCAGCAATCAAGCCAAGTGGCATCGCAATTTGTGCGTGCCCGATTTGGTTCATGGTAAGGCCAGGTGGCGCCTGTTCCAGGATGTGTTCCATCGCATCAGCAAACTTCTCATGCAACGCAGCGGCCCCGGCCGCAACATGCAAGATGCGTTCTTCTTTTGACATACCAGCGAGGAACTCCTCGTGGTCCTTTTTCTGCTCAGCTTGCTTCTCTTTGGTCGTTGCCATTTTATTCCCTTTCGTCTAAGTGATGTGTTCATTATAGACAGAATTTGTGTAAAGTCAACAGTAATATTGAGATAGCATTATTAAGCAAAAGCTATTATAATGAGGGAACTATACAACTTCGGGAGTTTCCCATGTCGCATGCTCTAGTGACCCTCATTGATGAGGTTTTGAAAGACGCTGAGGTTCATGATGTTGAGGTGTCAATCCAAGTCGACACCGGATCGAAGACGATGGGTGCATCTTATAAGGACGATGTTGGGATGTGCCGCTACTACGTCAATGATATCGATGCCCTGTGGTATGAGATCCAGAAGGAACTGGAAGGCGAACAAACCTCAATGATCGACGCTTTTTGGTCAATCTTGAATACCGTATATAAGATTTAAATGAAAAACCATTGAGAAATCTCAAGGGCCTTAGCAGATTACCGTTGATTTCTGATATTTCCACCGTATGATTAAGTTATCAACTCTACCGCACTCAATAGTGGGAGCGGGGAAGTTACTAACCCAAGGAGAATCAAGATGGCAACCTCGAATCGTAATCACGGCTCTAAAGCACCATTGGTCCCTGAGCCACAGCACACCGGCCGCAACGCGGAATCGTTCTCGACGCAGCAAGGCAGCAACAAAGCAGCCATTGCCCGCAAAATCTTTAACGAGATCGGTACCGACCAGCCACGCAAGGCCGTCATCGAGCGCTTCCAGTCCGAAGCACACCTGACCCCTGCAGGCGCGGCAACCTACTACCAGAACATGAAAAAAGAAGCCGGCCTCGTCGCAGTTGGCGGCCCAGGCAACACACGCGCGCAAAACAATGCGCCGGCTGAAGGCGGCGCAGCAACGGCCAAGAAATAATTCACTTACCGGTGATTATCTGGCCCCCTTTATGGTGGCCATGTTTGGGGAGACTTCGGTCTCCCCCTTTTTTATCCCTACTGTTGACTTTCTTCCAAATGTCAGTATAATGAAATCATCGACTGACGAAAGGGAGATACAAAATGAAATTTAGTGACCTCACAAGCGATGTTGCACGGGTAGATTATCTGAAGGCTCAGCTGACCCAGGATGACCGGTTGATCATGCGTTGCCTATTGGCAATCTACAATAACCAGACCTTGGATGAACAAAGCTCCAAGACTGTTAACAAGCACAATGGCATCGGCTTTAAGTCGATGGATGCGAAGATCCTCACGGAGTATGTACAGACGGCAGAGCGTCGTCGTGTGACTGAGGCTCTGGAGAACAAGAATGTTGAATTCTGCTTGGAGCGTGTACTGTCCGAGAAGCAGGCAGCATTCCTGCGCCGTGCAATGCCAAAGTATGCCCGTCAACTTTTGAAGGTAATCAAGGAGAAACAAAAATGAACATCACTACCCAGGTAAGTCGTTTGGATTCCAAATCTCGCAAAGTTGGTGGCGAGATGCAGCAAAGCACTGCCCACACCATCCAGGTTGATGGCAAAACCTTCCTTCATGGAGGACCTAAGGTAATTGTGACTGAGTACCCGAATGGGAAGACGACGATCACGGCCACCGAAGCATATGGTCGCATCTACTTGGTAGATGGGAAGGTACATCAATTTGCCTCCGTACAAGCAGCAGCAGAAGCGCTGGTTGCAAAGGAGCTGAAACAAACTCCTTGATCTTCAGGACCTACCTCCTCTACAATGCTCCACTTAGTTCCATTATAAATATGGGACTACAGTGGATGTTTGTTTTTCGGGCATTATGTTTCCACTATAAAAACATAAAGAACGACGGGCCTTGGAGTAGAGCCCAATAACTACTAACCAGGTGGGGGATGTGCGAGCGACCCAATCCAACCGCTGTCGTAGCGGCGATTACAAACAGAAATGGGCAGACGGTTTATACATGATTTAGTTCATGCCGGCGTGACGGTCTCGACGATACAGAGACATGCTGATAAAACACCTTACGACCAAGATTGATCACTTCCAATCTTGAACTAGTTCTTTAGGACAGATTCCTTCTTCCAGGTTGAATTAATTTAAATTATTCCTTCCTGTTTTTGAAAAGCTCTGACCGGGTCCTAGGCTCATGTCCTGTACCCCTACGGGTTGACAAAAACCTAAGACTTCAGTATGATGCAAATCAATCCTCCATGTCCTTCCATACCCCGAACTCCACTACCGAGATAGGTTGGCCGTACTCAGTCGCCGATTTGTGCCAGTGCTCGATCAGACTAACAGGCACATCAGGATATGCAGCCACTACCTGCTCAATAATCAAACTATCAAACAAGTCCTGACGCATCTGGGTCAGATACAGATTGGCCGTATCCAGAGCCAATGCCTCATCGTCAAATGCCTCACAGGTGTAACCCTTGGCCTGACCGAATGTGCTGGAGGACGACACACGATATGTGGTCCCAGCTGCACCCTCATACTTCGTGCAAGTAACATGCATCACGGTGTCACCAAACACGTGACTAAATTGCAACAGGGTTGTGGTTTTCATCTTTTACTCCTTCGTCAGTTGATGTAGTCATTATACTGACTTTTGGAAATTTGTCAACGGGATGGGAATTAGACGTTGTCCGCAGGACCAATGATCTGGAAGCCACCTTCAGATACCTCAAACTCACATTCGCCATCTGTCAGGTCATCCGAGTAGCTAATGTAGTTGACCACGGAGTCCAACTCCTCATCCGTGCAACCATCCAACAACGCCTTCAGCTCACGCAGGGTCTTGAAAGTTCCTTCAGCCATGATATTCTCCAGTAGTTGATGTAGTCATTATACTGACTTTTGGAAATTTGTCAACGGGAACAAATACCAAACGATTTAAACGCGTTATACGCGATTTGTTTTACAATCGGTAAGCAAATGCGATCGACGAAGGAAAACCGTGCAAACGTTGATCTGAACGGTTTCCGATGTGTTTACGTGAGGAGGACAGATAGCGGATCGATGGTCTCGATGTTCAGCTTTGTGAACACGCGTTCCATGAGCTCATCGGTGAGGTCTGGTTGATCGGCTCCCCACATGCGGTACACTGTCCAGAAGCGGCCATTGCTTTCTTTCAGGCCGTTGATCAGCCACTCGCAGATCTGGTGCATCAAGTAGCGAGCTTCTGGTGTGTACTCTGGTGCACCGATCAGTCCGGTCTGGACATCACGGAACACCGCAATCACGTCGTCCTTGCAAGTGGCGATCATGCTGTTGCCTTATCGTCTGGGTTGACGTATACTTGCATCAGCAGTTCCCGCGGTTGCATCTTGACCTTTGGGAACAGGGCATTGTGTCCCATGTTGACCACGACCGGCTTGCCACAGTGTTCGCCACCAGCAACCACGACGCCGCTTTCGCCAGTATCAATTGTCTTCACGACCATGCCGGCCCACATTGGGAACCGAGGCGGAAGCCACTTGACAATATCGGCGGTCCATTCGAACATCTGCAGTGCGGTGATCTTGCCCGCATCATGTGCGTGGAAGTAGTACTCGGCCAGCTCTGGAATGGTGACGCACTCATCGACGCCCATGCCATAGTAGCCCATGCCGTACAAGGCATTCAGCCGTTCCGTAACCGATGTGGTCTGGAGGAAGATGTAGGCATCGATTACGTGGAACAGCTTCTCGTCCGAAAAGAAGTTGCCACGCCACGGCAGACCTTTGATTTGGTCCGAATTGGTGATCACGAGCTCGCCGATTGCATCCAGGCGACGTCGCATCTCAGCAGCATTGCCGGTCAGTAGTATGGTCTTGTCAGTCATTTTGTATCTCCGTTTCGTCAGTTGATGTAATCATTATACTGCTTTTTCCAAAATAGTCAACTGTTGACTTTTCTGAGAATCCAAGTATAATAGACTTACCGTGACCATAGGAGAGGGGAGGTATGGCGATACGGTTCGCAACGGGACACAACAAAAGAGGACCGAAGTCCTCTTTTGGTTAGCGGATGATCAGGACCTTCAGGATTGGCTGGTTGCAATATTCTGCAGGCGAATCCAAATCGACCTCCTGGTCTTCGTCATCCATTGCACCGCGCAGGGCACGTTCAGCTTCTTCGACCTTCTCTTCATCCAGGGTCTGGAACTTCTCTGCGTTCGAGCACCATGCAACTGACTCGACCGTAATCTGACCAATCTCCTCAGCCACTTCCGTCCGCCAGTAATCGCCCAGGGGCCGAGCAAAGTGAATTGGATTAGCCAACTCGTCTGGGTCCATTTGGGCCAACAGATCCATTAGTTGCTTACCGGTGATGGAACCACTTTCGCTGTGACGTGCCATTTTAGTTCTCCTGTTTGTTTAGTCAATATAATCATTATACTGACTTTTGGAAAAATGTCAACGCTGTTACTCTGCGTTCCACGAACTGGTTGGCAGACCCACAAATTCGATTTCGTCGCCAATGCGCATATAGCGTTGGATGTGGTATTGGTTCATCATGTGATCAAACCACAGGCAGGTGTTGGTACCAACATCAATACCAACAACTTCAAATTCACGGCTGGCGCCGGCCGAGCGTTGCAGGAAGTAGTCAAGGTGGTCGAATGACTCCACCCGGCCGAGGTCGTACACATGGTCCCCCTGAGCTTCCAGGGCACAGAAGGTCAGCAGTGGTACAGCATCATTCTCGCAGCGGATGACCCCGTGCCAATCCTGAGACAACTCAACCGCGCTGATGCCCCATTCACAACCTGGCACATCATGCCAAAGAATTTGGTTCGTTTCCTGCTTCACGGCAATAGGTTCCATGCCCGTATAACCAGCAGCTTCGAATGCCTGACCTATCATGGCACAGGTCATTTCCTTTTCTACTTCCAGGCGCTTGAGTTTCATTTTATTCCCTTTCGTCAGTTGATGCAATCATTATACTGATTTTTCCAAAATTGTCAACTGTTGACTTTATTGGCAAATTGTATTATAGTGTTTACATCAACAATAGGAGATCACAATGCATGTAACAGAACATACGTTGAATGGTGAACGCACCATGACGCCATTCGTCCAGAAGCTGGTTAATGAACTGGGTGAATGCTGCCGGGAGTACCGCCTCACAGAAGAGGACGACAAGGTCACCTTTGTGTTCCCTTACATGAAGCGTCAGGGCGTGATCATGTACGATGGCGAGCTGATGTTGCTGGCAGGAGCGTACATCATCAGTTCCGATGACGACACTGAACACTACTTCATCCTTGTTGCTGGCACTATGGACGGGGACTCGTTCTTGTTCACTCCAGTCGACGAGGTACAAGAAGTCGTTGGGATGGATCTCGGCAACTTGCCTGTCCTCTACATCCAGCAACACGATATCGGCTTCGTCGATATGCTGGCTCCACTGGTTAACTAAACCAGCGTTGATTATCTCCCTGAAATGGGAGATAATAGACTTACCGGTGAGCAGGAGAGTCGAGGTATGGGGATTCGGTTCACCCCTGGCAACAAGGAGCAACTGCTCCTTGTTGCTTACTTCTCCTGCGTCTCGGTAACGAACCGCCAGCCTTCCAGCTTAGGAAAGCGTTCAAGCGTCGCATCGGTCGGCTTCAAGTACCAGTCGGTCTGGTTGGCACCATACAGCGCGGTCGGGGGCCGCTTCTCATGCTGATGCACATACCATTCGGTGGTCTGCCCACCCAGGTCGACAACCTTCAATATCATGTCTGCCGACATATCAATGCCTTCCTGGTCGGCACCAAAGGACCGGACGCGGTGTTTGTGATCTGTACCAGAAGCAGCAGTGGCAAGGTTGAGTGTCGTGTTCATAGTACCTCCAGCAGATGGAAAAAAGGGAGCCCTCAGGCCCCCTCCTTGTTGGCTTATTAGGCCGTAGCGCCCTGGCCGATCAGACCAGCTTTGCGCTTGAAGTTCTGCAGGTACGTTGCAGCACCTTTCGGGGTCAGGTCCGCAGCTGCAACAACCAGCTCCAGGATCGCCGAACGCTTCGGCACTGGCTGCTCGCTGTAAGCCGCCTGGAAGATTTCAGCAGCCTTGGCTGCCTTCGAAACAGCCACCGGGGTGCTGATCACTTCAGCAGCGGTGCTCACTGCAGCGGTTGCGACGACTGCTTTGTTGGAGTTCTTTTTCATGATAGTTTCTCGCTTTCTTGGTTATTCGCATCAGCATTATTGCTTCAGTCGATATATTCATTATACTTACTTTTCATCTTTTGTCAACAGTTTCTTTTTCGCTGCCACCGGTTCCTGTTAACACTTCTTCCCAACCGATGAGATCAGTATACTTGCTTTTCAACTAAAGTCAACGGCATTCCCTTGTTGACTTCTATGGGAAGCCTCCGTATAATAGACTTACCGGTCCCTAGGAGAGAGGTGGTATGGGGATTTGGTTCAGGCGGGGGAACCTGGACCAAGGACCACGGCCTAGGTGAGGTTGCACCAGGACCAAGGTGCTGGCCTATGTTCAACCTGAGCCAGGACCTAGTGGTGCAGGCTCAAACCATGGTCCTCCACAAATGCCCGACCCCCTGGTCCTACCAGAACCAAGATCCACAATTGGGTTTTGACAACCTGAAACTAGGTCCTCCACAAATGCCCGACCCCCCTGTACCAAACCACAATTGGGATTTTGAAGACCAAACCACAATTGGGAAAACATGGTACATTGCAATTGGCCAACCCCCTGCACCAAACCACAATTGGTCAAATGGCACAATTCCACAATTGGGATTTTGGTCGATTTCAAATGGGGGTGGACGGACCGGTCGACAATTGACAACTGGTTGTTTCAGAACCACAACAGGAGGATGAGGTACAACTAGGGATGGCACGATATGAACGAACCAGATCCACAAATGGGGAATTAGGAAATCAGAATGGGACACGCAACATGACTTGTGAACCAAGACCATGGTGGTTTGAAACTAGACTGGTAGGGGTCGGGGGGTGAGCCTACTGAAATACAGGGGGGTCGGGGGGGTACGTAATTGCGCCTAACCACGGGGGTCGGGGGCCTAGTATTTGGTGTTGGTACGAATCACTTGTCTCTTTCAATCTTGTGCTCGTACCAACTTGACATCAACACCGACATATTATTCCAATCATCTAGCGGGTGGTAGGTACCGGACATCAGCGCATATTGAATTAACGTGCTGCATCTAGCCCATATGTTGATGTCTGGTATTACGCTACTGCCGAGCCACCTTCACGGGAGGTGACCATGCCGGCCTTGCGACGGCAATTCTGGTAGTAGGTCGAAGCACCCTTCTCGGTCAGGCCAACTTCTTTCTGCAGGCGCGCCAGGACGATCTTGCGACTGAACCCGATGGTATCAGAGAAGATCTTGGCTGCTTTCACAACTTTACTTTCGCCACGTGGGGTACGGATTGTGGTCGAATTGGTTGTGGGCTTAGTCATGGTGGTACTCCTTCAGGGGTTAAATAACAGGGTTTGGGTTATCTACCAGTGGAGGGAACGAACGTGTTCTTCCTCCACCGCTAAGTAACCATTCTACTTACTACAAAAACAAAAGTCAAGGAAAACATCGAGTACCTGTTGATTAAAATCAAAATTTACTGTAATAAACATTTCCTCTCGGAAACATCCTTCAGGCCATCATACCTTGACGCTTCATGTACTTAGTAACAAGCACAATGTGTTTACACGCACCTGGTATTGCATCTCCCGGGTTCAAAGGAGCCCTCTTGGGCCTCTGCCTCAAATGGTCCGGGACAGGCACATACTTCGGTCTGTGCATTCCGAACAGCGCATGCACCTTTCGGTTTGCCTCGCTGAACCAGAACCTAAAACTAGGACAATTGCATCGGACCACAACATTGTTCTCCTCACTGACAGGTCCTTCGACCTGGTTGAATTGAACAACGACCTTATAGACCTTCTTGTCCGGAGATGCTACCTCCGCCCGAACAATCTTGGTCTTCACACCAAGCATGTCCGTAACATGAAAATCAAATATGGCATAATCCTCAATCACCGCCCTATTAAATACTCCAGGCTGCAACGCTTCACCGCCTGCAACAAGATCACTAAACTTCATCTGTTCACCTGCTAATGTAATACACTATGATGATCATTATACTGATTTCTTGCTTAAAGTCAACGCTGTTCTCTTAAAAACCTAACTAATATACAATACGAATTCTCAATCGAAATTTGGAACCATACTATTATGATAACCACCTCCCCGACTACCATCGATCGCTTCACAGCCATTGCAACAGAAGTCATCCAGACACTTACCAACACAGGCGTCCTCCGACTCCTTAAAGATGCGGCTGGGACCGACCCCCTAGATGCAACATCTGCTGACGGCCAACGCATCATCCGAGCCATGGCCACTAAGATCTATGATGGTGCAATCAAAGATATGAACCAACATCTCGCCCTGGACCAACCACAACCGTCCGACCCCGATGCAGACCTAATCGCCAAACAAGAACTGGACCGACAGTGGCAAGAGCAACAAGCACTACTGGGCCCCAAGCCAGGACCGGCGCGCCGGACTATCAGCTAATAAACCTCGTTGACAAATCTGTGTAATCCTCTCTATAATAGAATTAATCGATCGGCGAGATTAATTCCATAGGGACTGACTATGCATCACAATTACGAAGAACCCAGCGTCACAGCGGAACACATTGTTCAGGCCAAAAACCTGAACATCCTTCCACTGACCATGGAACAAGCAATTATCATCCAAGGCTTCACAGGCCTCAATATCGTACCACCAGAACTGTTCGACCAGGACAAAGCCGAGCGCCTGAACGGTGGCATCGAGTTCGACACGACCCAGACACAATACCGAGAAGACTTCCTCCGGCTGGTACGTGGCGTCTACCAGAATGAAATGGACGACTACCCAGCACTGACCAAAATGGTCTACCGCCTCATCGAACAGAAAATGGACAACGATCCATTTGCCTGCTGGGACACACGGGTCGACATCCTGATCGCAACACACCTGAACCACAAGACCCAGGCATCCCTGCGCGTCTCCATTGAACTGGAACACCAAGGTACTATCGAGTTCACAGAACGCCCAGGGCCAACTCCACAAACATGGATTGTGATCAACAGGCCCGATCCTACCGCAGACCAACTGAACGTCGCCATCACCAATGTCGTCGAACAGATGCATGGCGACCAGCCACTGTCGGGGACATACGAAATGATCCTCCCCATGAGCCTTCCGACCCGGGTGGAACAATCCTTCTCCGACCAGGTAAAGGCCCTGTACAAATTGGACAGCCTCGAGATCACCAGGGGTCGGTTCACAAGGCACCAAACCAAGTTGACATTGACCAAGGGGTCGGACCTGGGAATTAACGACGGGGGGTCGGGGGCACTGGAACCAGCATTCACCGGTACCCTCAATGAGGTGCGCATCGCCTCCCAGGGTCGGGAGCACGATGAGCGAGGTTGGCAGCCTAAGTAATCATCGGCAGTAGGTTGAAGAGGTCGGAGAACAGGCCGTGAATGTTCTGGACTATGTACTGTGTGTCGGATCCATGGTACGAGGTACAGTTCATAGCCACGGCCTGTCGGGCCTCCATCCTAAGGGTCGGGTCGTACTTCCACATTCTGATGATTCGGAAGCCAGACCGTATGGCGATATGGTTCAGCTCCGACTTGCCAAGGTTGCAGATGTCCACCACGTACACATTGGCGGGGTCGGACGGGTACTGGGCACAATACATCACAGCAACATTCTCCAACAAACCTGGTAATGGATCGTGACCTAAAAAGATCGACCAACCACACCAGTCCGACCCATACACCTCATCAGGCCTCCATGGTAGATCACTATGGGCATAGGTCGCGCGCCACTTCAACCATTCAGGATGGTCCCTCAATCCCAGGCGCGATACAAACTTCACAGCCTCCATGAACGGCCTGTACCCGACCCCCTTGGGGAACGGAACCAAGTTGTCGATATTTCCCAGGGCCGACGGCCTATGTTGCTTCTTCTGTCCCAAGAACTTAACCCAACCTTCCCATTCATCCTTATAGTACCTATCCGGTTGCTTCGGGATCCTATGGGGTCGGGGGGACAGATCCTTATGAGCCTCATGGTACTGATCCATGGTCAATAGGTTCAATGGTGCAATAAGGTCCTTAGCCTCTTGGTACGACATAAAGGTTGTACCTAACCAATCTGGCCAACCCGTCCACCGCTCCTTATAGGCTAGGTCAGGACGCTTGGGAATGTCCCCAGGCAACTTCGGACCATCACAGAACTGTTCCCAATCCTTTTGGTTCTCCAGACCTTGCCTGTGCACATATTGTAGGGCGAGCCTATACGAACGGTGCCTAAGTTTTGGTCGTCCCGGACCAGTTTGTTTCTTAGGTCTTCCAGCCTTAACAATTCGTTCCTTGGTGTTTTCCACTTTTACCCCTGCTACGGTTACTGTTGTACATACGGGCTATTTATTGTGGACAAAATGTCTGGATTTGTACTATAATGAACAATGGGTTAGGTTGTCCCCACTATACTGGTTTTTCGGCAACTTTTCAACAAATCTTCTTGACTGGTTGCAGCTATGTGTTGTACGTTAATCGTTTTGTCTCTTTTGGGGAGTATCATGGGTTCTGGTTTCTTGGATGGGTTGATGCGTGACTTGTTGATAAGTTTGCTAGCGGTTGTGTTCGCGGTTGGGTTATTGAGTGCAGGCGGTATGTATCTCTACATGAGGAGTTCTATCGATACGCCAGAGGTAGCTGCTAGTAAGTTGGCTAAGGAGCGTGCTCGTGTTATGGAGGAATGTATTAAGGCTCGTATGGTGTGTAAGTAAGACTGCTTGTCAGCCATGCGGGGGATATTGTATAATAAAGAGTTGATCTCAAAGGGAAGCTGATATGAACTGGTTGTTTGTAGGTGGTATGTTTGATGATGTAGGTGGTCGTGCTTCTGGTTACTTTGGGAAGTTGTGGCAGGCTGTGGCTGCTCTTTATCCTGGTGCTAATACGTTCGTGGTCAATGGGGGCAAGTTTAGTAAGTTGGCTGACTTGGCTACTTATAAGGCGACGCATATTGTATGGATGGTTGATGTGTCCAATGAGTATGAGAAGTTGTTGCCTTCTATTATGGAGGCTAATCCTGGTGCTGTATTGATTCAGTCCAAATCGAACATTGGTGGGAGGTATAGTAGGGAGCAGTTGTTTGCGAGAATGCGTGCTTCTGGTGCCGAGATGTTGATTGAGTTTGATCGGGGTTGTGTTGGGCATATTACGGCTGGGTTGTTGTCTGTTAGTGGGAGGTACATTGGATACTCTGGTAGTGACATTGGGAATCTGGCTGCTGATATTGGTATTGAGGTAGATCGGATTGGGAGTTTGTTGTACCCATTGCGTAGGGAGAAGAAGTTGTTGCCTGTAAAGGATCATCCTGGTGCGTTTGGTGTTGTGCGGAAGAACCATGTGCATGAGGGGGTTGATTTGTATGGGGAGGTTGGGGAAAGTGTTGATGCGATGGAGACTGGGATTGTAGTTGGTCTTTATCAGTTCACAGGGGAGGATGTTGGTAGTCCTTGGTGGAATGATACATTTTGTGTTTTGGTTGCAGGGGAAAGTGGTGTCATCAATTATGGTGAGATACATCCTTGGTCTCCTGATTGGGTTAAGGTTGGTGACACAATTGAGAGGGGTGCGCAAGTTGGTACATTGCTGAGCGTCTTGAAGAAGGACAAGGGGAAGCCGATGACTATGTTGCATATTGAGAGGTATGTGATTGGGACAAAGCGGCATATTGATTCATGGGATTTGGACAAGGTGTGGCCGGCGAAGTTGCTGGACCCGACTGTCTTGTTAAGGAGTGCCATGTTATGAAAACTGTAGCTATTATTGGGGCTCGTGGGGTTGTATCTACGATGTTGCAGGCTAAGTTGGCTGATGACCCGGAAATTGTGGTTGCTGTTGTTGAGACTTCCTTGTTCATGTTGGCTCCCAATCCAAGGATGGCATTAGCAGGTGCAGACTTGGTGGTTGTATGTACTGAGGAGGCTTTAAGCAGGGAAGTTGTTGCCAAAATCGATCCTGATATGGCTATTTTGGACATTAGTCCTGCGTTCAGGTGCGATTCTGAATGGGTATATGGGATGTCTACGTTGATGGGGACGAATCAGCTGATAAATGGGGCGAAGCGAGTGGCGAATCCTGGTTGTATGGCGACTGCTGCCATCTTGATTCTGCAGCCATTGGTTGAGGAGGAGTTGGTTGGTACATTTGATCCTTTGTATCTGGATGCGATGATTGGTTATTCGGCTGGTGGTCGCAAGATGATTGCGAAGTATCAGGCTGGGGTTGCGATGAAGAAGCCACCATTTGAAATCATGACTAGTCTGGTTGAAGCGCACCCCCATGTTGGTGAGATCAAGCATGTTACTGGGTTGAGGGGTGATGTGGTATTGGCTCCGAAGATTGGTACCTACTTTAGTGGTATTCGGATGTCGATTATGGTACCAAGGACGTATGCTCCGTTCTTGTTGGGGATGTACAATTTCGCTTATGCTGGTACCGACATTGTGGTTGAGAACGACAACCCGAAGAAGATATGTGCTGATGAGATGGAGGGGAAGCCTGGAGCGATCATTCGGGTTTATCAGCATGGGGAATCGTGCCTTGTTGTGTGTACCATGGACAATTTGTTTAAGGGTGCAGTTGACACAGCCTATGAGAACATTGGGTTGATGTTAGGGATGTAAGGCTGATGGTGTAGCTGCTACCTCTACCGTTATGGATGTTGTGCTATAAATACACAACATATAACGTGAGGTAGAACAAATGCCAGGAATTCAATACCATATCAAATACACGGACCCGTCGATTCCAGGAAAGACGCCGTTCGTTATTGAACCAAATACAACAAATGGGCCATTGAGCCCAATCACAGCCGTGCCTGACCTGAATGCAACGTCATACAACACGTCTGTTACTTTGCCAGGCATGGGGCTGATCCAATATGGTGAGCGTGTTGATGAAGCAATCGTTCACATCCTTGAGAATTTTGCTAGTGCTGGTGTTCCACCTGTTGCCCCAACTGTTGGGCAATTGTGGTTCGACTATTCTGTTCGTCTTCTGAAGGTGTATTCGCACAACGGGACAACTGGTGTGTGGAACTTCGTAGGTGACAATGGTACTGGTGGTGCTGTTACGGCAGCCATTGCAGCCAAAGTTGCTCGTGCAGGTGACACCATGACTGGTTTCTTGACACTCAATGCTGATCCAACATCACCACTCCATGCTGCCACAAAGCAGTATATCGACAACAAGGCTATGACTCCTGGTCCAGCCGGTCCTCAAGGGCCAGCAGGATTGAATAGTACTGTTCCTGGTCCTCAAGGTCCAGCTGGTGCTAATGGGGCGAACGGCGCTAATGGGGCAACTGGTGCAACCGGACCTCAAGGGCCACAGGGACCTCAAGGACCACAAGGCCCGCAGGGACCTCAAGGTGTTACGGGAGCAACTGGTGCGACTGGTGCAGCATCATTTGTTCCTGGCCCACAAGGTCCTCAGGGAGCAACTGGTGCGACGGGTGCAACCGGAGCAGCTGGTCCTGTTCCAACTTTGGTTGCTAGTGGATCGATTGCCACCAACTTCAGCTCAACAGCTGCGGCTCGTATTCTGATTGATACCGGCGTCGACATGGGTGGTGCGTGGAACGATGCATCAACGGAAGTTTGGCATGCAAATGCTACCATCTCTGGTGGTTTTTCGAGTGGTGGTGGTTGCTACGGAGTTGGGCTAGCAAGAATAGGTCACTTGGATGGTCTTGGTGCAGGGTATGCGGATGGTCGCATCTACATCGTATTCGAGTGGGCACGATCGGGTGGTAGTGGATCGTTAACAGCAACATCAGTTTCATGGAAATTAACAAAGGTATCATAATGAAAGTAGATTACTTTAATATGGATGAAGAGGGAAACATGGTAGTTCGGCACGTTGAGCTACCAGATCACTTGTTGACGAAGACTTATGCCACAGCGATGTTGGCTAAGTTTGACGATCCTCAAGATGCGTATGAGGCTATGCGCATTGAGCGTGAAGCGGCAATGGTCGATGTTGATCCGGTCGTAAAATAGTTGTTGACATTGTTGGTGAGAAGTTCGATCATGATGTTTTCCACTAGGAGGTTGTTATGACGTTTCTCATCATCGCTGGTTTGGTAGGCTACATTGTCTACCTGAAGACCAAGTAATAGCAGGTAAGGAGGCCTTGAGCCTCCTTTTTTATGTGTGGAGTTTTAGGAATGTGTCCAATGGTAGATAGATACACGCTCTTTGGGTTGGTTTGCATTACTGCCTTGGGCATAACTGGGATATTCGTGATGGACTATGTATCAAATGGTCAACGAACTCGTGTGGAACGGATCATGGCTATTGCGGTCGAATGTTCAAAACTGGAAATTGTGTGCGTCATTGAGGAGAAGAAGGATGAACAAGGAACAAAAGGAAAATGAGAACCTAATGGGTACGGTCATTGGCGCTATGTTGGTGGTTGCATTTCTGGCAATAGCCCTTGTGCCTGTTGACAACACTGCAAAGGTGGATACCAAAATGAAGGTGTTCATGTTGAAGTGCAAAGAGATGAACATGGTCTGTACACCAAAGCCAAAATGATCAACCTCACCATCCATGAACTGGAACGCATGTCATACATGTTTCCAGACAACAAGCAGTTGCAGGAAGCCTTTGCCAACAGGTGCAGAGATATGGTTGAGGATGCACGTTTGGAAGTGTACAACACGCGCCATCAGGTGGGTTTAATGGCGGAGATCGCTCAGGACCTAGATGATGAACTAACTGAGTTGTATCATGACTCATTAGGGCTGTTCCGTGATCCAGCCTTGACCAAGCAATTGCAAGAAATCAGGCTGTCGATGTTGGCTAAGTTTGTGGTGTAGGATCTGGGAACCAGTAGGATAAATAAAGTTGTTGACTGGTTTGTTTTTTGTGTTGAATATGTACAACATCTTGTACACAACTTTGGATCCCCACCTCATGACCTCGAACCAACACAACCTGTATTTGCTCAAAGAATTACACGAAGAAGCGCTGGCTAATGTTGGCAGGTTTAAAGGGACGGTGGCAGAGTTGGCTTGGCAGGTAACAGCGAACTTCCTGGACTTAAAAGTCATCAATCTCGAGGCGGACATGGCCGCAGTCGAGAGGCTAAGGAACAAGTAAAGATGGACTGGAACAAACTCCCCCCAGGAACGCTGGCAATCAAATTGCCAGAAGCAGATTCACACGAACACACCCATCAGATTATGAAGGATCTGTTCGCTGTAGCCAAGAAGTACAACATTGTTGTGATTACCCATACCACACACAGGAACAAACCCGTGAACATCAAATTTGTAACTGTTGAAGACTACATGAAGTTTGTGGCACGATATGACATCTGCCCTAACAAAGCATGGTACCGTTTCGGTCAAGCGTTCTACAACGAAATGGTTGGTCCTGTTCTTCGTGCTCCAGGCATGCCAGAACACTCGCACCCAGAACTGTTCAATTGCACAGACCGTAAGAAGGCTGAGCAGATCATCTGGGACACATACATCGTTGAAAATGACACCAACTTCAAACCATAATGAACTGCACCTGTATTACTGTTGATAATGCTATCATGATGTGGGATAGTGCTTGTCCAAAGCACGCAATTGGCTCAGCCTCAGAAGAGCCAATTGCGGTTCGTCCATTGACCAGATCCACAATTGAGAGATTGTGGTTGAAGTCGAAGACTGATGCAATGCGCAACTTCTACATGGACCGCAATGGTGGTCAGAATCTGGATACCAGGGACTGCTACAAAGCATTTGCGTGGGATATCGAACGGTACATCAAGGGCGAAGACGTATGAAGTATCGGATTGTGGTGTGGTCTGCCGCTCTGGTTGTTGCGGCCTTGACAGCAATCTTTGTTGGACCCGATGCGGGGCAAGGCTTTGCCATCGGGTTCTTTGTTCAATATTTCTGCCTCGAAATAGGCGCTTTCATTTATGATCGGGTAAGTAAACAATGATCATCTACCGCATTCGTAGTCGCATGACTGGTCTTTTCTCAGCCGGTGGCCAAGAGCCACGATGGGTCAAAACTGGCAAGATCTGGAAGGGGCTTGGTCCTCTGAAACTGCACTTCAACTCATTGACTCATCGTGGACGTAGCATCTACGATAGCCAAGATGCTGAGGTGGTTGAATACGAAGTGATCGAGACAGAAGGCAAAGCAACTGATGCTGATATCTGGATCGCAGATGTTCTGAAGCGAAAGGCCACCAAGGCGGCCGAAGTACAAGCGTACCGCGACAGCCGGGAAAAGCTGGACCGCGAAGTACTTTTCAAGAAACTGTCCAAAGAGTTTGGACCAACCAAGTAGGAGCAACATGTTACTATCAATCAGCAAGGTCACAATTGACACTAGCCACAAGGACTATGATCGGATTGGGTTTCGAGTAGCACTTCCAGCCCCCGCATCATTTCATGAATGTCCAATGGTGCTTGAGGTGCCAGTAGACAAGGGCGAAGCAGAAGCCTGGATGAAACTACATTACCCATCCATTGGGTACACTGTGGTAAAATAGGCTCGTTGACAATTGGTGAAATCTGCTGTATAATTTTCACATCGACTCGTTAAGGAAGCATCATGGCAAGACCTAAGTGGGCAAGTGCTGAAGCGAAAGCCAATGCTCTGAAGCTGGAACAGGAGTGGCTCGTGTTGCAGAAGAAGCATGCTTCCAAGCCTGCACCTAAGCGGAACCTCAAGAAGCCACCTGTCATGGCGTCCAATCCACGAATTGCGGAACTGCGTGCCTTGAAGAGTGTTGACACAGGAGCATCAGGTTCTGATACACCAAAGGCTGAGCCTCAAGTGTACACTGGGGACAAGATCATTGGCATTGCAACAATGCACAAATCGAACATTGTGCCGATCTTTTCTGATGATGCAGCCAAAGACGTATCATCCATGCGTCGATAAAGCAAATCGATTTAGACCAAAGAGCCTTCGGGCTCTTTTTTATTTGCACAAACTTGTTGTCAATGTTCTTTTCGCGTTGTACAATTGTAATATAGAAATATTAATGGCGGTAAATAATGGCTTTTCGTGGAGAATATTGGTCTTGTAGCAAATTTGCAGACAAGATCTGGAAACTGAGTGGTGCCGATCCGAAGCCATCCAGTGAAACATCTAAAGGATGGCGCGAATGGAGGGAGGATCGCAAGACGAACCACCCGATTGCGTACTGGATCGTCGAGGAAGGACTTGGTATGGCACAAGATTTCATCAATTGGCCGATGGACAAGTACAATGACTTCAGGCATTGGTTCCGGCAGCGCTACATCAAGCAAACACACATGGTGCCAACGTACCTACCAAAAGGTGAGTATGTTGAGTTCGATACACGCCTACTGCACGCTGTGTTTGGCATGCTCCGCGACTTTGTGGAGACTGATATGGCGTATGACCAGCTGAGCTGGGGCAGCTTTACGGTGGAAGACGGGGATGTACCTGCTCCAACGAACGAGCCTTGGTGGGTAAAGTCACGCCTGACACATTGGGGCGTCCTTCGCAGTCGTGAGCTGGGCATGAAGCGGTGCGAATGGCACATCAGCCTCGCAACACGTGCAGAAGATCCAAACGTTCGCCAAGCGGCAATGGGCCAAGAAATCAAGGACCTCTACCTTTGGTGGATGGATGTTCGTCCTAATCGGAAAGAGCCTGGCGATATCTCTGGATCCAACAAAATGTTCGAAGGCGATAACTGGGACAGAATATTCGATGATGATGCCGAAACGCAACCATCTCGAACAGACTACCATGCGGCAATCATGCTGGATGCCGAACTGGAAAAGAAGTACAAACAAGAGGACGAGGACATGTTGATCCGAGTCATTAAATTAAGGGAGTCGCTGTGGACGTAAATTGGGAACGCCTGATCAGTTTGGGCGTTATCGTGGTAGTGTCTGGAGCCATTATCGGCTTCGCGTTTATGACCAAAGTGGGCATTATTGCTCCTTGGGCTCAGTAAAGGAACAAATGAAAAAGTTACTTTTGCTGGCAGCAATCATACTGATCGCTGGTTGCGATTCGACCACCTACGATTTGAGTAAGCCTGACCTTGATAGGTCACTGTCGTTGTGTTCCGCAAATGGAGGCATCCGAAAGGTAGCCGTAGGCTTCAGAGCCTATGTTGTGGATTGCAACAATGATGCACGATTCATTCAACAAAAGACCTCATGAAAAACCTAATTATCGCAGCCTTGCTGCTCGCCACAACCCATGCCATGGCCGGAACACAATATGTGTACGTACCAACTCCCATGCCAGTTGGTGCATCGCCTTGCTTCGTCACAGTAGGCACTCACCTGATCAATGTAAATTTCATTTCGCGTGTCGCCAAGCACATATACAAGGACAACACGATTACCATTTACATTGCAGGTGACGACAGTGTAGCAATGACAATGGCTCCTGGTAAGACGGTGGAGCAATCCATTGCTGACTTCCACAAATACATCCAAGCAAAGTGCCCACGATGAAAAAGCTCCTGATCATTCTGGCCTTGATGGCTAGTGCTCCAGTAATGGCGGATGAGCCTTGCTGGTTGAAGATAGAAGACACAACGTTCAATGCAAACCAACTGACTCACATGAGTGGGTACAGGAACGGGGTATACTTCTACTTCAACAAGGAATACTTCACCGTCAATGTGCCTAACCTCGCAGCAGGGCAAAAACTGATTGCTCAGGTGGTTGAGAAGCACAGAGCGTGCACAGCCCGTAAGGCCAAGTAATGGACATGCTCGTCCTTGGATTGGCAATTGCGTTCCTGGGCGCAATCTTTGTTGCTGTCCTTGTGGTCGAAATCAAACAATTGAACCGGAGGCCTTGATGCGCATTCGTATGGTAATCCTTGTGCTAGGACAAATAGTGATCCCTGTTGCTAGTGCAGCTACGTGTTTGGCTGTGGTAAATTACTACGGCCCGGTAGCCTTCATTTGCGCCACTGCTGTGGTAGCTTATGCTATGGTCAAGTTTGTACCACGTTTTCACAAATGGTGCGACGAAAAGTAGTTGTCTGAATCGAGTGTTTGTTGGAGACTGTTCAGTAACAAGTCTTCAACAACTCTAAGGCAACTATGCAATACCTCTTCCAGCTGTTCCTCCCTTCGAAGGACCTACCATGACTCGTCAAGACATCCTTGAGGGGTTCGTTGACACCACCAAGTTTGTGATCATTGCTACGGCATACTTCATAGTACTCATGGTCTGTGGCTTCAGGTGGGCAATTGGCAAACAGGAGATTCACGTGTACGACAAAGTTGGCTTCGTAGTGATGATGGTGCTGGTAATCCCAGCTTGGTTCGTCCTGTTGTCTGTGCTGTCAACGATGGTGATGGTGGCAATGTTGTCTACCATTGCAGCCATCATTGGTGTATCATTTGCATGCATACCTCTAATCAGGTGGGTGAACAAGCAATAATGGACCCGATGAAACTACTCGTCAAAGCGTTCCCGATCATACTGACGTTAGTGTTGGTGATTGGGTACTGCCTCAAACCACTGGTTGGTCCACATATGTGCTACCCATTCGCACTGATCGTGATCATGATGATTGTATCGTGCCTGCCACCAGACGACCCTGAAGAAGAGACATGAAGATTACAACTGGACCATCACAGTTCCGCACTGAGTTCGTGTTGCAGCACAATGGCCTCAAGTGCAGTGAGGTGCAAGCCACCTTGGACGCCATGCAGGGTCTAACTGGATACAGCTATGGCTTGATCCCATTCTCAAAAGACATAACTGGTCTTGACACAATACCACGTGCAGACTATCCGATGGTAGCACTAGGGTCAACAAAGTTGGTCCAGATGCACCATGAAGGTCTGCTGCCAGACAACTGGCTGGTCTTTCACGACATGACAACATTCAGCCAGGATTACTATGGACCATTGCTTGGTTCAGAGCTACTGAACCACAAATCGACATTCATGTCCTTGGAATCAGCAATGAACCTAGGAGCATTTGATGAAATGATGTTCATCAAGCCTGCAGATGACCTGAAAATGTTTGCTGGTGGCCTCATGTGCGAAGGTGATTCAGTAGCCAGCATGCTCAGCAACATGCAACACCAAGAGCTGGATATGGAGGCCACGGTGCTATTGGCACCTTATCAAGAACTATATCGGGAGTACCGCGTATTTGTTGTTGATGGTGTGGCTGTTGGGTTCACGCAGTACAAGGATGAGAACCAAAACATCAAGGCAGCAACTGTATCACAAACGACCCGCGATCAGCTGTACTTCAATACGAAGCGGATCGACAAGCACTTCCGTCCTGCAGATGTGTACACAATCGATTATGCTGAAGTTGGACCAACGAAGAAACTGAAGGTAGTTGAGTACAATTGTTTTAACTGTTCGGGCATGTACAAGGCAGATCGCAATGCCGTATTGAAGTACCTTGCAACCTATATCGACTCACTGGAGCTACATTTTGAATATTAACCAAATCAATTCCGGCCATTACCATGAAGTACTGGACCGGATTCACTGGATCAACTGCTTAATCGAGGATGCTGTATTCAAGTCCTTACCAGCTGATCACCACCCAGGCCTCAAAGCAAAGGTGGAAGAAGCAATGACGCTTCTGTCCAATGCCTACCAAATTTGCGGAGATGCTCTGTGGACCTTGGAGGACAAAGAGAAAGCCATCGAGAAGACTCGCATCATCAAAGAGTGGCACGCCAGCCAACAGTGCGAGGCAAAAACCATGCTGCCAGTGTTTTAACATGACCAACAAACTCGTTCTTACCCTGAAGGCGCCTGATGCGCTAGATTATGGCATCAAGGACTACCTTGTTGACAATCCAGATGCTGACGAGGACAATATCCGTGATATTGCATCCAACTTTTTCAAGTGGGGCGAATACTGCACCATTGAGATCGATCTCATCAACCGTACTGCAAAGGTTCTAACCAAATGAGCAACATCAACGACAAAATCTGTGTGCCTGGTATCATCGAAACTGCTGGTGATGCTTTGCATGTGGTAGCCAAATACCGGGTGGGTACAATTCTGTACTTTGCCAACTTTGTTGCCTCCTCGGTGGCTCGACTGAAGGTAAATGCGGTACAAATCACGATCAGTTCTGATGGCAAGTATAAGGTAGCATACAGCTGCTCAGACCCGTCTCGCCCGAGCACAACAGCCACGTGGTACGATCAACAGGCACATCTGTACTTGTCCATGGAAGCGGCTGCTCAGGCCGTCTGGAAATTATCAGACCCTGTCTTGTAATATATGTTGACGTTTGTACAGTTTCAGGTGATACTGGATGTGTACAATGAGCAAACAAGGACAGTAATGGAAAGTAAAGAACAGCGGGCGATATTGAAGGCACGTAAGATAGTGCTTGGTATTGTTGACGCACCGAATGGCTCTCTTGCAGACCGCCTCAAGGCGGCTGAACGAGATGTCAAGGTGCTAGGAGCTGCGATTGCACTCTGGGTCGACAAGACCTCCCTTATGTATCAATATGTGGGCTGTGATCAGGATGAATGGCGCGAAGACATTCGTGCGTGGTTCGCTGCACAGCAGTTCTACGTCGATGATGACGTTAATGATGGCACAATGTTACGCTGTCATCTCAATAACGTAGGCTGGGGACGACATGTCATCCTTTCCTTCCGTTTGGGTGGTGCAAAGAAGAAAGGTACAAATCGCAATGAACCTATTTGACGAACCAGAGTATCCAAAGCCAACAGGCTTTCGCAATGTGGCAGTTGAAGCACCAGTTGAGGAACCTGCAGTACCCATGCGAATGACTGTTGACGAGCAGGTTTGGCTTTCAGCATGGAACTCTGCCACTCTCCGGCCAGACAGCGTCGAGCCGAACTGTGCTGGATGGTGGGCAGACCACTGCCTCGATGAGTTTCACGCACGCTTCCGTAAATAACCAACAAAAGAAAGGTAGTACCAATGAACGCCAATTTGTTATCCACCCGCTACGAATTCTCACCAGGGTTCCGCCAATACGAGAACGAAACGTTTGTAGCCATCCTACAAAGCGCATTCGACCGTGTGTCTCACACTGCTGTGGTGAGCTCGCTACGTGACACAGACCATACCATCCGTCTGGCTGAAGCCCTACGTGAAGTAAAGAACGAGATCGAGCAGTTCCGTTTTCAGAACAGCTACCGCAAGGACGAAGTGTTCCTGACCACAGACCGCAACCTCGTCATCTCGACACGCAAACTGCTCCAATCGGCAATCTTCAAGTTCGACAGCCTGTTGAGTGATGTGAAGCTGGCCATTGAAACTCAGCTGTTCCTAATGAAACACACAGGCTCTGCAGAGTTGAACAGCCAGGTCATCATTGTCAACTCGTTCCAACAGGTAATTGATCCAGAGAACGTACTTCGTGGTGAACTGGCCGTCGACAACCTGAAGGCACTGTACCAGTACTTCCTCAGTTTGTCGAAAAGCATGGCAATGCAAACGATCCGGGAGAACCTGGTCGAGCTCAACACCATTCAGCCAACCATCTCATTCGGTTCGAAGACCAGCAGCTCAGCCACAATGAACGAAGTAGAGTGGCCTGAAGCAGTTAAGTTCTGATTTCAGCCCTACATCACTTCACCAGATATGTCAACTGATATTCGTTGATAAATTTTAAGATTTCCATTATAATAATCATATAGAGAAATTCTATGGGAATGATCAACGGTGGAAGCGTGGTTAAACACGTTTTCATCGGGGCCTTAGAGTTGTTGACTTAATGCAGGGTTGTTGGAGTAGATGTAATGGGCAAAAAGACGAAAGAGGACAAGTTGAAGAACCATGGTGTTAAGAGATTTGAGGATCTCTATGGCATTGTGCTGACTCAACCACTTCACGAGATGTTGCTTGACAGGATCCGGACAAGGATCAAAGCGGAACACATTGACACCCAGAGTCATCGGATTTCAATTTGGGCCATTACAATAACCAAAACTGATGTACCGGCTCTGCCTAAGAAGATCAAGGTGCCGGTGGTGTATGATAAACTGAGAAAGATGGTCATCTCGGCATTGCCACCTGAGTGCGTTGACATTCATAACATCGGGAAGCATATCCACGAATGGACATAGTGTGAATGAGTTCAAAACGAACATTGAGATGATTGCGTTTGTACGGGCACAACTTGATGATGCATTGCCAGAGATTCGCTCCCGTGTTGAGAAACACTACCGCAATCGTAACCTGATAGCATTGCATCACTCTTTGGGTGCCACGATACGAGACCAATTCGCATTGTGGCACCCAAGGCACCCTGTGTACAAAACCTGGCTTGCTCAAGGCTCTGATCCGGATAGCCCTTTCCACCCGGACCAGTACTCCATGGACGTAATGGCCCAAGCATGTGTATTAGCATTCGGCTCACTTCCTGAACCAGCATTGATTGACTAAAAGGCGCTACGGCGCCTTTTTTAATGTCCAAAGCACCCACTGGGTGCTTTTTCTTTTGTGGTTGTGTACTGCAAATAACAGAAGGATATACATTTATAACCACAATTTAACGCGATTTAACGCGTTTATACGGCGATTACAAATGATAAATGTGAATAGCTAAGAGAAGAAATTGTCAAAGAGGTGGGAATTGACGATAGACAAAAAGAAAGCACCCGAAGGTGCTTTTTGTGTTAGGCTGCTACTGGTAACAACAAGTGCTCATCAACGACTTGGCGCTTGAGAATCTGGAAGTTGGGTTGATATGAAGGGATCTTATAGTACCCTTCGCCCAAGCAAGCAAAATACAGTTGCTCGCGCCACAGCGGCTGGCTTTGTGTCATCACATGTACAAATTCGGACTCCTCGAGTGACAACAGGAACTTGATTGGACGAACGATCAAGTGATGGTTCGGTTGCATCGCCAACTTCAGGTAGTCGTTGGTGGTCTTGATACCAGCAAAGTTGAGTTGCGCTTCAATGTCTGCACTATGGCCTTGGTAGTCGTGTTCAGCGTAGTACAGGAAGAGTGCCTTGTTCGGAAGAGCATTCTCTTCCAGAATCTGCACCAACTTGTCTTCGTGAGTGCCAGTGATCTTAACGTCGTCGATGAACAGCAGCACCTTGCCTTCGATGAAGCCTTTGTTCAGGTAGAATTCGTCATTGTCGATCAGTGCCCGGCGCTTTTCTTTCGGCAGGAACCCGTAGTCGTTGGTGTAACTGACTTTCCGGTGGATAATACTCCATTCGACGTGCGAGCCGTTAGCGTGCACCATCAGGTTATTCAGGTGCGAGATGAAGTGCTGTGCCATAACAGTGGCCGCGTTCTTCACGTAGTTGTAGGGACTTGGAATCACCACGCACTCATTGGCCAGCAAAATTTCGCTGTGCTCTTTGAACACGTGTTCAGCCAATTCGTAACCAAACTGGTGTGCAACCGAGTCTGATCCGAACTTGAGTTTGGAGTAGGACTCGGCACTGAATGGCAAATCTGCCATGGTGCTAAAGCGATGGACGGCACTGCTGATATGATTTGGGTTCATTTTATTATGGCATGAGGAGTTTAACGGTATCGGCCGGGTCCTTCACATACATTGGCCGCATGGATGCTTTGGTGGCACCGCCAACATCGCATATCTGGTTGTCACCCACGTGCATGACCAAGGCGGGTGCGATATTGGCCTGAGCACGAGACCTGGCATTTACCAGGATAGCATTGAAGAATGCGGAGCTCGGTTTGCTGTGGCCGAACGCATCGGAATACAGCGCAAAGTCGAATTGTGTGGGCCACTTGTCAAATAGCACATCTTGCATTGTGGCACCACTGATGAAGTTAGTGTTGCTGGCAATGCTGACATTGTAGCCTGCACGCTTCAGTTCACCAATCATCTTTTTGATCTCTGGCAGTACGATGGGTGGGTAACGGCGAAACAGCGCACGAATCCCAGCATGTACTTCAAACATACTGGCCCTGTCATTGGGACCAATGTAATCGCCAAACTGATCGTAGAGGCGCTTCAGCACTTGTGGTGTTGATGGACCCGTACCTTCAAGTTCAGCTTCCTGGTCCACTTCTGTCTTGACCTGCGTGTACACCTGCCTGACGGTCTTATTTGTGAGACCGAGTACCATAGCAAGGTATGTGTTCCGCATCTCGGCGTACTCTGGGTTAGCACTGATCAAAGTGCCCCACACATCAAATGAGATGTGCCTGATACCAGCTAAATTGTAATTCATAGTGCTCCACTCACATTATTATAAGTTCCCAACAACTTCTTCACTATACGGAAACTTTACAACTTTGTCAACAGTCCTCAATTAGTTGAGCACACAAAAAAGGCCCTTTCGGGCCTTTTTAGATGATTCTGTCACAAGCGGCGGAATCCAGAGCCTTCGCATACCCCACTCCGTATCCATGAGAGTAGCCCCGTTCGTAGGCATCTCTGCCTTTTGTCAACAGTTCCTCCTCCAGCTCAGCAATACGGGCCCGAAGCAATACTGGGTCTTCTTCCAGCTTCTCAACAAACAGGATCCTGAGGCTTTCCATATTACACTCCGAAGTTGTGAGGGGCGATGTTAACCGAGTCGAACTCTCCACCGAATGATGGTACAGCAACTGAGTAGAACTGCGACTTCACAGAACCGTCTGGCACTTGCTTATCGGGACGACTATGCTGACGGTCCAGCAACTGCTGTAACGATGCTGGGATGTACAAGGCAGTAACACGCATCCCACGCTGACGAGCCATATCGATGTAACGCTTTCGACGTTTGGCACCAAGGTTGGTGTTATCTACCAAGATGTGCTTGTTGTCTTTGAACACCGCATTGATTGCCTCTGTCACATACGCATCGAACTCTTTCTCATTCGCTACCGCATATTCATAGGCGCTGTGGTAGTTGAAGCGGTTGCACTCGGGAGAGATCCCTTTCATCACGTCAACGTGGCCTAAAGCAAACTTGTAACGCAAGTCGTCAAGTGAGAACGGGACGAACCCTGGCAATGCCGCACGCAATGAAGACTTACCAGCACCTGATGGACCAATCATCATGATCATCTCAGGTGTATCTTGTTTGTTGTTGATCTGTTCGTTCAGATGAAACACAGTAGCCCCCATGTTCTCCAGAGTAGATTGGCGTTCAGCAATCCAATCCATCATGCGACCGCAGTTACCAGCGTAGTCGTCCGAATCGCGTCCTTCTGTATCGCCCTTCAGCATGTTGAAGAACACCTCTGGTCCATTAGGCAAGAAGGTCATTACCAACGACTTGTCAAGTGCCAGTACTTTGTCCTTGTTCTTCAGGCCGTAAGGCAAGTGATGCTCGATCATCCATGTGATGACATACACGTCCCAGATCGTGATCAGACCTTCGAACATCGCCCAGTTGTCGATCACGTAGCCTTCGAACCTGCGGGCAGACTCAGCTTCGTGGCCAGCATATGAACGGTATTCACCACGCTCATCGGAGATCTTTGTTACTTCCGCTGCAGGCTTGCCTGTATCGTGGAACAGCAAGGCCAGCGATACCAGAACGATGTGGCGACGATTGAACCAGTTGTGCTCTTCTGCTACCCTGCGTTCACCTGAGGCAGCATTCAATCGTTCGATGTTGCCTGGTGAGAACGTATCCACACACTCCATCTCAAAACGCTTCAGCAATTGCTCACGTTCCGAGTCATATTCAACCAGTGTTGGCTTTGGGAAGTGCTTGGCAGCTGCTACCAGAGTCATCTCGGTATGGAAAGCCACATTGGCTTCACGGTGCCAAGGAGAGTCCTCGACAGTGTTCTGCATCTCTTTCCAAAAATCTGTCAGCTTGAATTCCCCGATTAACGCTTGTAAACGCGTTAAATCGTATTCTAAGCGTGGTTTTGCTGTGGAATCAGTAGTAGTCATTTGAATCCCTATTCTTTATCAATTGGTTGTTGTTTCTTGATGCGAATCATACGCAAACAGAAGCAAGAAGTCAACCGATAAAAACAAGACCAGCACCTACTAGGGACGAAAAAAGAGCCCACCGAAGTGAGCTCAAGTCCTACTGCGAGAAACTAGGTTTTACAGCGCGATTTCTACCGCACCAAAGAACGCACGCTCAGGTGAGCTGAATGGTGACTCGGCGATGTTACTGCCGATGTTTTGCACTTGGTCAGAAGCACAGTTGCGACGGAACACCAGTTCGTTAGCCAGCTTCTGCAAGCCAGCATCCGAGGAGTTGCCAGTTGGTGCGTAGTGAGTACACACTTCCGTGGCGATGTTCCATGCATCCATCACAGTCAGATGGCTTGGCAACTGAGCCGCAATGGCACGGTTGTCGAGTGCTTCCATCTTGTAGTGACCCATCAAGTGGGCGTATGGATCAACGATCTTGTACATCCGATGGAGGCCGATGTTGTCTTGGTCCCCATCAGCCTTTTCCAGGCGGCCAGTAATGTGCTTGTCGAGGATCATCAGATCTGCAACAGACGCACGTTGGATGGCCATTTCGCCCAGACGGGTTTGGATCTTGGTGTTGATTTTGTTCTGGAGTTGCAGGTTTGCGATCTCCAGGTGCTCATCCCAACGGTTCACCAACGGGATCTGCATGTTGATGAACGGTGCGGTATTCACCATGTCGTTCATGCAGGCCACGCGACTGAGACGGAACACCGAACTCACGTTCTTCGCGAACGGGTTCCAGTTGAATGACAGAATGGAGAAGAACTCCCCACCAGTCTTCATCATCGGGATTTCGATTTCGTCCTTGCTCCACACTTTACCGAGGCCGATGTCTTGGCTTTGGGTTCGGTTGAGCATACGGTGCGTCGCACGGTCCTGCTTGGTGGTGATCTCGGTATAGCCAATGACCTTCATCAGGTTGTCCAGAGCGTCGTCCGAGTGACTGAACCCAACATAGTTCTGGTCACGGAAGTCGACGAGCTGATCGTCCAGGAAGAAGTAATCACCACCAGTCAGGCGCTTGGCCAATTCGTTTGGCATGACCAGCTGCAGCTGTTGCGAAATCCGGCTGCTTGCTGAAAACTGGTGTTGATATTCGTCATTGACGGTAATGAGTGCGCAGACACCGGCATGGCTGTCTACTGCTTCTACTTGAACATTAGCGTCGCGAATCATGGCATGTTGCATTTGTGTACCCCTTTGTGAAAATCGGAGATCTGAAATGACATCCGATTTAGTAATCTTACAGGGTTTTCACAAAAAGTCAACGGAACCTTTTCAAGAGAGCCTTGAATTTTCGCATACCAGCAACCATCGGCCGGATTTTGGCAACAGCAGCAGGTTCAGGTGCGCACGGATGCAGGCACGTCTTCGCACCTTCCACGGCTGGCTTTGGTACTTGGTAGTAATCGAACCGGTAGCATGGATAACCACTGGACGAATTACAGTACTCGATGATGTGAATCAGAATCAACTTCGGATCATCGAAGTAGTCACGCAGGAAGTTCTGCATCGCCGTCCCGTCGTGGTAGCTGCTGTTGGCTTGGCGAACGTGTTTGTTCTCGCAGTCTTGGTACTTTTTGTAGTCCCAGGACTGCATACGATCGTGGTATGCCGAGCCATTAGCTTTCACCTTGGCACCATAGTGGATGTACTGGACGATTGGGTCATAGCTGTACGGATGAGACTGCTTGGTCCGTTTGGCAACAACACCTTTCTCGTCCGTGTACCCGATTACCGGTTGGATAGGACCATCCCATTCAACATGGTCAATCATGTTCCCATGCAGATCGAACTTCATGTTGTAGATGTTCGTGTACTTACGTGATGTGGACATGGCTATCCTTTCGGGTTCGGCCAGAGTGAATGTTCCGATGCGTAGATGGTTACGCCCTTGCTGTTGTATTCTAGCCGGTGCTTGCCACTCATGGCTTCGGCTGCATGCCTAGGATCTACCTGCAACATCCCATTGTGGGTCATAACGGCCTGCGTCAAGATACGCGTCATGAACGCGTTCTCGCGTAACAGCATCCTGTTTGCTTCCAGGATTGCTGTTATGTGGTCAACGCTTTGTTGAAGCTGATCGTTGACCTTGATGATGTCTCCGTGTGCCATGTGGTTCCTTATTCTGCGTAGTACAGTTCTTTGGCCTTGGTAATATCAAAGACCGGCGGAATGGAAAGGTCTTCGTTGACGAACAACGAAGACATCTTGGTGCTCGTGCTGTGGAACATGCCCTTGGTCGTCAGGTACTTGATGACGGCCCGGACAGTGATGTATTCTTGAAGCGTTTGTGTCTGGTTAAGCAGTCCCATCAACCACGTAAGACCATGCGAAGGCCGGAGGCCGATGCTGAAGGTGGACTTGATCGCTTTGGACAGTGCCGGGATGTTCACGGTAGACAACTGCAACATGATCTCTGGCAACTGCAACGGCTCAACAGCATCAAAGCCGAAGATGTTGGAGATCGCTTTCGCACTATTGAGTGTGAAGTTGAGGTTCAGGTTGTAGTTCTTGTCCAGCGAATCGATCAGGATCGACAGGCGCTCTTCTGTAACTGTGATTGCAGCCGAACCATCAAGATAGTCCTCACGTTCCGAACGCGAATCGGTTTCGACTGTTGCGCTGCTGCCGATTGCATCCACGTTCTTCCAGATGGGCGGCGTCATGCAGAACGCTTCACCCGAAACGAAAGCCAGCACGCCACGTTCTTCGCTGATGATGCCGGTACGGAAGACAGGTTTGTTAGCCTCGTACAAGTCCACACAATCGACCTTCATCGTGCGGAACTTGCCATCGCGGCTGATTGGAATTGGGTAGTCGTCACTCTTGAGGCGGTCAAGTGCGTCTTGCTCGACGTTGTAGACATAGCGACCATCGAAATACCAGGTCTGTTCACCCAGCTTGTTGTCGAGGTGATCGGTTACGAAGGTTTCGATCTTGGAGGTCCACTTCTGACCTGCTTCTTGGTTCAGGATGCCAGTTGCCAAGTCGCGTTCGATGTTGATTACTTCACCATCGTAACGGAGCACGGCAATCTCTACCGGCTTCAGGTACTTGGTGAACTTCGTCTCTGCTACGAACTTCCGCATCACTGCGAATGGAACATCGACTTTGACCAACGCTTCGGTCCCTGCAGGAGCAGTACGGTCGATGATGTGCATCGAACCCCCAAGAGCCGTAGTGCAGCTCTTGAGCAGTTCGTAGTTGACGGTCAACAGCTCGCGGTTGAATGGAAACATGGTAAACCCTTTCGTCAGTTGTTCAGATATGCTTATCATTATAAACATATTCTCAGAATTGTCAACGTGTTTTTTGCTGATCAAATTCAGTCAACTGGGCTCACTTTACCCCACGTACGATGCACTTCTCGTACACGATGTGTGATGTCTTCAAGACGTTCTTGGTATGCATCGACGAGCTTCTTCTTTTCAGCCCACTTCAGATCTTTGAAGGTCGCCACTTTACGTGGATCGGTTTCAAGTACCGCTCGGTATCGTGCCATCACATCAGCAATATGGTTAGTACGCTGGTTTGTTTCTGGAGCACGGAAGTCCCCATGGAGGCTGTCTTCCGAGCCGAGCAGTTTGCTACCGAATGCAGTTCCTGCAGCCAGTACCACTGACCACATCAGATCACAGTACACTGAAGTTTGATGGCTCATGTTCCAGTCCATGAACGTGAACGAAATAGTAGGCCACCATGTATCCAGTTCCGATTGGAAGAACACTGCATCGATTACAAACAGCAGAATCATGCCCAATACGTACACAATACACCACATCGTAGTGAATTGCATGGCGAAGTACGCTCGTTCCCGAAGCGTAACAGCATTCTTGACACGTTTCCAGTACACTGGAAGCAAAGCACCAGCCAAGCCCAGTGTACCAAAGAACACTGCCATCGCGAACAGATTCGATATCAGTGTGATTGTGTTCAGGAACGGGATCTTGCTTTCTTGATTATGCATGTTGAACCAAACCTTTCCGGTTGCCAGTTTCTGGCATTACATTCGATTGAGCCACGTAAGCAAACTCGCGCTCTACCCAGTTGCCAACACGCTGGAACAACAACCGATGCGTTTCTGGCGTACCTACGATGACCGTGGTATCTTTGTTCTTACCGGACAGCGGATTGATCAGTTCCCAGACATTGCAGGCACTGTCTGGACGAGCCGCTCGTCCGATAACCTGATTCAGTTGCGTGTAGCTGCCGTACTGGCGACCCAGCAACACATCAGTACAACCTTTTACGTCAACACCTTCGTTGATCTTGTTGCAGTTGACGATGAACTGAATGTTCCCACCTGCTGAGAAATCATCCAGAACTACGTTGACTGCTGCTTCTGATTGTTTGGAGATCAGAGCACTTTTGTAGCCCAGTTCTGTCAGATACTCGTGAATCTCGGTCGCTTCCTTGACGGTCTTCACAAAAACCATCGTCTGTCCCATCTCGTGGCCGAAATGAGAAATGACTGATTTGATAATAGTGGCTTTGCTGCCTGTCGTTGGATCAACGATTGAATGCAGACGCGTTGGAGCCAAGAAGCCTTGTTCAACTGCTTCTTCGCGTGTAATCGGTTCAACAATCTTTTCGAACTTGATGACGCAACCGTCTGCACGCTCGTCCGTAGCCGTCAGGCCGATGATTGGATAGTCGCCCATCACCATCAGCTGACGCTGGATCGTCATCATTGCTTCGTGGTGTGCTTCATCGATCACGATGATGTCGATACCTTCATCGACTACATGTTGTGGGATTGGCGAGAATGCCGATTGGTAGATGACGTCGACGCCGTTCTCTTCTGCAAACGTCCGCTCCGCCTGGGTCAACAGGCGATGCTTGTGCGCTACAAACAGAACACGCATGCGACGATCCATTGGAATACCAAGGATGCGATGCAGTTCAGGATTGTTCAGAGTGAACGTGATGGTGATCGTCTTACCGGTGCCAGTAGGCTGCTTGATCAGGATCCGGCGGAACCCTTGGGAGAAGTACTGAATCGCAGCATTGCATGACGCGATTTGAAACCAGCGAACTTGTTTCTCGCCGTAGTACACATCCAGGTTGTCTTCGACATTGTCGATCATTTCAACCATGCTGGTGTCGTCGCCTACTGTGCTCATGTAGTTCTCCTCGTGAAATTTGCATATCAAAATTGAATAACCCCATTGTATAGGGAATATTCAATTTTGTCAACGAGGAATTTTGCGAATCGATTTAGCCCTTTATATGAGGCCTCAGCGTCCGCTCATACAGTTTGATCACCTCACGTGCGAATTTACCTATGGTGTGGACGTTTGCTATCCCAGCCAGGTCAATGGTGACACCATTCAATTCAGGGACTTTTGTCAGAGCCACAGCAAGAGCCAGATTGTCATTGAATAGCTTTTGCCCCAAAGAGTCGAGATGCTCTGGGCTAAATGGCACCAATGGCTCGGCAAGGACGGGTGCGGGAGCAGGCGTCTTTCTTGGGCGTGGCATTTGCACATTGATCAGTGGGATGGCATTAGGTGGGCCACCAATTGACCAAATGCAGCTATGCCGAACGCCATTCAACATATACACATTTTCGACTACATGGAGTGAGTTGTGCATCTCAATGGGTTGCATGTGTTCAAGATGCTCTTCCCACACTACCGTAGCAGCAGCGTCAGATAACTTCGTGTCTACCCACTTACCGAAGATCGAATCCAGTTGGTCTTCCGTAAAGCCACCAGCTGGCACAGCATATGGATTAGGCTTCTGTTCCTTGCTCATGGTGCCACCTGTGTATAACATTGATTCTTGAAGCTCTGCTTGGCGCGGAGGAGACCAAATGTGTTGTTGTGAACGTAAGGACGAACCCGCTCTTCCCAATTAGCCAATCCCACCAAACCACGAATGGCTGAGGAACTGATCTTGGCCACATCAGGAGGTGGCATCAGGAATACGGTGCTGATGTGGGGAGCAAAGTCGTTATTGAACTGCTGCATCCCTTGTTCGTACGTGAAGTCTGCCGAATTACGAAGCCCACGGAACATTAAGGTGGCACCATGCTTGTCACACAGGTCCACGATCATGCCGTTATCAGCATATACCACAATTACCTTCTTGGCGTCATCCCAAGGCAACTCTTCCTCAATTGCCGAATTGACGGTAGCCCAGCGTTCCTTGTCCGTAAAGTAGGGTACGCCCTTGTCTGCATTGCGTGCAATCGCGACATACAAGGTGTCAACCATCTTGACGGCACTCTTGATTACGGCCAAGTGACCTTTGGTGATGGGGTCATACGACCCTGATACGAGACCGATAGTCATGGTGCTCCTCCATCACGTGCACTGTTCTTGTTAAGATCAACAACCAGTTTCATGCGTTCCAGGATACCAACAATGTTTGCACGCGCTGGCTCTTCCAGATGTGCGTACGTCTCGGTATGGAACAATTTCGGGCGGTTCAGGAAGGCTGACATTGCCTGGATGCGACCAGTCGCAAACTGAAGATCGCTGTACTGGCTAAATTCGGCCCTGATCTGTTCATCTGACTCGATAATGTCTGCTGTACTGCCCATACCGAGGCCACACAAATCCATATCCAGGAACAGCCCACAATCGTTCAGCAACTCAGGACGACTGAGAATGTAAGGCGACCTGATCTGGTGGCCCTTTGTCGCACAGATCATTTCAGCAGCAATCTGTGCCGACCGCTTGGAGTGTTGTGTCAACTGACCATTGTGGTACGCGGTGAGTTGTTGGAACATCACATGTGCGCTGTCGTACTCACTGAGAGGGTACGATTCAGGATCTGTGCTGTACACGTAATCGTGCCACCAAATGGCAATCTCGACTGCTAGCGGATCGTGCATCAGCGGCTTGACCTTGTCGAACTGCTCAAAAATGTTGACGAGGTGCATGAGACCGTGGTAATGGCGGTGTTCTTCTGTGTAGGCAGCTTGGAGTTGCAACCACAAATCATGATTCCCAAATGTATTCAGAAATCGCAGTTCGAGAAGATCCATCTTCACGCCATTAGCAACTTCCGTAGCGTACTCGGCCATTTGCTCCAACGACTGATTAGTGTCAACAGCAATATCAGCCAAGGCTGCCTTCATTGTGCTGCTAAATTGTTCAGCCATAATGGCCTCAGCCTTTTCAACGCTGAAGCGGCCACGTTCGGCGATCCGTTCGCGTTGTGTGTCAATATCACAGAATACTGTGACCACAACTGCACCTTGATCGGCAAACATGATTGGGCCATCATGCTCGAAGTACAGAGGGAAGTCGAAGATGGTGTTATTGCCAATCATGGCATCGTGCATCCGCTGCTGCAGGTATTGCTTGGAGAGCCTTTCCAGCCATTCGCGGTGGATCTCATTCTTGAACACGAATGTTGAAATCTCGGCGCGGTCCGTGGTGCCAAAGCGGCCTTTCAGGGACTTGCAGAACATGTCGTCCAAGTACAGCTTGTGAATTTCGGCATCCACATCGAAAAGCTTATAATGTGGAAGACGGTCAGTGAGCATCTTGGTGAAGGTGCTCTTACCACAACCGATGTTGCCGGTGATAATGATGTTCATGCTATGCCTTTGGTTCTGGTGGTACATAACCACGGAATGTGAAACTTACTCGTTCGCCACACTGGAACCCTGCTTTAGGAATCCTGTGGACGTGTGAAATCTGCATCCCTGGCTGCATCAGGCAGAGGCTGCCGTGTTCAAGCTTCAGGGACGTAACGTCCTTCTTGTCTTCATACGGAGCGAAATGAATCTCGCGTTCCGCACCGAAGGTGATCAACGCGATTGGGCGCGTGTGATCCATGATTGGGCTATTGTCAGCGTGCCAGCCAAGCCAATTGCGCTCATTCATATAACGATTGAGGAACAATACCTCAAATTGGGTACTGTAGAAATCTTGTACCGCAACTTGTGCACCACGCAAGAATGGTGTCCACTCCTGCTGTTCGTACGTGCGCTCCCCAACGCCTTCACCATAAGTGTAGGCGCCATCAATGTCAGCCACAAAGTATTCCATCCGTGTTGGAGTGCGGTCAGCCCAATCCAGTGTACCCAGGTGTGCAATGACGTTGTCACGCGTCACTTCTGGCATCCAAACCACACGGCCGGCTTCATCGAACGCGAAGTCCTTGAAATATTCAACTGGTACATTAGGGATCAACATAATTGTTCTTCTTGATTTGTATAGGAATTCTGCGATCTTAATATGTCAGAGTGAAAAAGTCAACAAAAAGTTAACGACCTAACCGTTCGGCAATGTCTGCTATTTCACGAACCACGTTTTGCTGGTTGTGGTCAACGTACTTGATACCTAATTTGAGTGCACATGCTGTGTAATCTGGAACAAACAATACCGCATGCAACGTGTGCTGCAAATTGCGGCGCATGGTAAAGTCTGGGATCAGCGTCCCGTTCCCCACAGCAACAAGTCGCATGGCTTGCATATATTGCTCCATCTGAGTTGGATTACCAAGAACAGGTACTCCATAGTACACGCAAGCCGACACCAGACCATGAGCAGCATGAGACACTACCAGATTACAGGTAGGCAACAACGCATCGAGGCGTACGGGAGTTGTGTGCAATACCATATTTGGTGAAGCGTACTGCTCCTTGATGTCATCCGGGAGACCTGGAATGTAACAAATTACATTGAGGTCAATTGCGGTCAGCGCATCGAGTAGGTTGCACACAGACTCATTGTACTGTACATACACAAATACGTTTTTCTGGCCACCTGCAGGCCACTTCACATCAAGTCCATGCTCCACGTCAAACAGAGGACCAAAATACTTTCCGTCCTGCCGATCAGGGTAGTGGTCAAACTCTGGAAACGTGAGCAGAGCCTCTTCGTCAGCGCGCATGCACGACGGAAGGTTGCTGAACATTGACCTACCATACATCAGCGCAATGGTATTAAGTATCCCTACTATCTGATCTTCTCCCAGCTTCAATGCCTCTTTGTTGGCTTTGTGCCGAAAGATTGGATATGTGCGATCCCATTTTGGTGGAATCTCGAAGCCAGTACCAATGTTGAAAGTAGGAATCCCAGCCATGCGTGCTGCAAAGAGGGCGGCGGGTGAATGGTCAAGCAGTACCACGTCAGGTTCTTCTGCTAGGAATATGTCGATCCAAGCAGCGATGGTGGGCTCCATCACATCAATCCTGCCGAACCCTTTGGACAACAGGATGTCGCCATAACTGGAAATCTTCCGCCCTGCTGGGCGCTGATCGATCAGCAAATGTGGAATGGTACCATATTCAAACCTATCCTCTCCTAGCACCGTGTGAGCAATTTCCATATCCTTCAGGAAGAAGATGATGGTATGACCACGTGAACGCAACTCACGAGCGATCAGGCGTTGGCGAAGGATGTGGCCTAGATTGGCACCCAGTTCCCACGCAAATAGGAATTTCACTAGTAGCCCTCGATTTTGAAGTACTGCAACATTTTTAAGGTCTCGCTCTCATACTGACTCGACAAGAAGAGCTGTGAGCCATCCAGTAGGTGGAGGAACCAACCACCACTAGGTGCAGGCTCGAGCCGCATGATTGCGGTTGCAGGAATATAGAAGTGCCCTACACGAATGGCTATCATGATACGGACATTGATATCACAAATGGAGCATGGGTGATGCTGTAGTACAGAATGAATCCACCGATCAAGCCTGGGATGATTGCTAACTTCTCCATGCTACCAAAAGCATGGGACACAAGTAGCATCGTGAAAGACCACCAACAGAGGTAGCAGCCAATGAGGATCAGGATAAGGAAACCAAAGATTGCCATGTGAGTCTTTCAATGTTGTGGAGGAATACAACAATCATACACAAACTTATGTTTGCAGACAACAAAAAACCCGCCGAAGCGGGTTGGGTGCTGCAGGAGATGACTTGTTATACCGTTACTGCCTCATAGAGGAATGTGGTATCACCGATCAGCTTGCGGTTGTTTGACGTCGATTGGACGAACACCGTATACCGCTCACGGTCAAATGTAGGCTTGATGTCGACGCTTTCGCCTTCTGGGAGACCCAGGACTTCGCGTGCGGCACTACCTTGGTACATGTCACCAGTTTCCTTGTCCAGGATGACGATCTCTTTCTTCGCCTGGATAGTTTCTCGCTTGGTGAACTCGTAGAAGCCACGACCGGTCTTGAATACGAGACCACTCGCCTCTACCAACTGCTTGATCGGTTGATCGTAATCAACCGGGATTTGCTGGAAGCGACCTTCTGCCACAGCCTTAGCATCAACCTTGCGGTAGCGACCTTTCGAGTCACGCTTGTTGAGGCTATCGAAGATTGACGACATAGTACGTGTCATGCGCTTCGATGTGGTTACTTCTTCCTCGTACTTCTGCAAAGCTTCTGGGCTCTGTTGTTGATATACAACTGCCAGGAACATCTCTGTAGCTTCACTAAATTGTGACAGCTTGATGTGTGCACCGCCTGAGCGGTGGGCAAGTTCAGCATAGAATGCGGTAGCTTGACCTTCATTCAATGCTTGCACACCATGGACCAGAACGCCTTTGGAGGTAAGCGTGTCCAACTCTTTGCGCCAGTCGAGACGCTTTGGGTTATGTGCAGGAGGGTGGGGAATAGCATCACCGATAACAGCAAGTACTCGCTTGCTATCCGGGCGCCATTGAACAACAGAGTGGGCTTCATGCAAGACCAGCTCGTAGCACTCAGGCCAATCGCCACCGCCGGTAGACGAGACGTGATTAACGAAGTGCGATACCGCTTCAGGGTCGCTGGTCAATTGCAAGTGTTTGGTAACGTAGGTACTACGCTCATCACAGTAGTCACCGTGGGCGATCAGTCCGATACGTAAATTGGGAACATCATTGAAGAGGCGCTTGGCCGTTGCTGCGATCTCGCGGCGCACTTGGGCGAGACACGGATACATGGATCCGGTGGTGTCAAAAGAGAATACGATGTCAATAGGTTGATTCATAATACATTTTCCAGTCTAAAAGGTCTGTTTAAGTTCTAAAATTAGTGTACAACTAGCATGTCGCACACGCTAAGTAAGTATTTATACTGAAAAACACCAAGGTTTTGGGGTTCCTTGGTGTTTTATTTGAATCAATCGCCGCTGTCTATCGATTTTGTTGCTGTGCATTTTGAGCACTTGTACTTCGTCATGCCGCTAGCACTCTTTGTGGTTTCCCACTTGTGAGTCCCTGGTGCGCACAGGGCTGCTTTCTCTTTGGCCTTTCGTTCTTCGTTGGCCTTCCGAGCTGCTGCACCCTTTTCTGCCAGTGCATCATCAATCTTCTTTTGTTCCTCAGCGGTCTTACGCTTTGGTACTTTGCCGTCAGCTTCTGCCCGTGCCCACTGATCGGCTAGTGTATCAGGGCGCTTTAGCGACTGACGGTCTTCTTCATTCAAAATTTCGGTGATCTTCATAGTTACCTCGTAGTTGTTGGGTAGCGTATTTATCGCACAGACGGGTAAGGTTAGGTTTTGTAGTTGATTTGGTTGTCCAACACAAAAGATATTACCACCTCACAGGTACGAATTGGCGCACTCCCATTTAGAACTTCGCAACTATGTGTATTATCGTCGAAGTTATTGCAGTTCTTGCAAGTGGAATCGTGTCCCCAGTATTTGTCCCAATGATCCTGGGCTAGGGAAACACCACTACACTTACCACCACCAAAGCGGTGCGGGAATCTATACGCCCTGCAATCACAGACGTACTCCCCGGTTCGGCTCTTTCTAGCTTTCAATTGTGATTAGCTCTACATCAATGTACCGCTGAAAAGTACCAGGGTCCAATTCCACAAAATGTCCAGGTACAGAATCGGTAGGCTGTATCACTAAGTAGTAGTTCCCACTCTCCGTGAGGAATCGAATGTCCCCTTGCTGTGGCCCAAGCATGAACTTCTGGCCGACTGAATATGGCATGGATCTAGCAGTCACAGTGTGATGATGGCATTGTGCCACGTGGATCAAACGTCTTGTCAAAGTAGACGGTGTAGAAGTGCTTTGGCTCTTCACCATATTCTTCCATAAATGCATCGATCACTTCCTGCTCATCCTTTGGATTGAGCACACTGACGCACTCGTGAGTGTACCGAACAGCCGTAGTGATCTGGTTCAGATGTTTCTTCGGAGCAACTGGAGGTGCAGCCGCTGCACTGTCACCAACGATCCTTATCAGGACCTCGTCGCTCATATCGTCTTGGTCGAACTCCATGTTGGCAAATTGCTCTTGGGTGATCTCTTTGACTCCCATGTAGCAATGGGCAAACCAGTGAAAGCGTTCCCAGGTGGGTGTGTTGTTTTTGAACATCACGGTATTGAACCGCTTGTTGGGGAATTCTTCGAACGTCACGGTTGAAGAAGATTGGCTTACGTCAATGCGAGCGACCGTCAGCTCATCGCCCACTTCTAGCAGTAGGTTGGCATTAGTTACGTCGCTGTCGTAACCACCTTTACCGGTGTACACTACCTTACCACCAGATGCTGTGTTGATATCCATCAGATTCTCCAATTCAAAAACGTCACCCTAGACAAAAAGAAAAACAAAAACAACAGTTATTTTAGGCCCACCACTTGTCGAGAGACAAGTTAGAGTCAAACACTGTCGATTCGATCTTGGTCTCTAGCACTTCAATATCGATTCCCCGAGCAGCATTCCTGCCTTTGAGACGATTGGAGTCCTTCATGATCTGGTAGTCAATCCAGCGCACGTCCCCTTTGTAGTAGCGGGCATTGACAAAGACGGTCTCCATATCGCCCTTCACTTCCATTGGGTTGGAAGATTGGACAAAACCATCTGGCATGAATATCTCTTGTCCCACCTTTTTGCGCACCTTGATATGGCATTCACGATACGTAGTTAGCCCCACAGGAAGTGTTGGTAGGGATTCGTGCTCCAGCTTCTGGCGAATCACAGTATGCCCATCGTCTGTTAGAGCTAGCGCTGTGTTACGCACGCTGTGCATCATACTAGTCACGTCAGGCGTCTTGATAGTATCTGTCACGTAATGGCGGGTGATCATCACGTCTTTCTGCTTCCGGTCGCCTTTTGCTAACAGGATGATCGTTGTCTTCCAGCCTGGTGGTGCAACGAACTTGTCGTCGTCTGTCAACAGGGTAATGTGGGCATGAAATTTGCCCTTGAGGTCTGCAACTGCCGTCATATTATGCTTTCGGTGTGATTGGTTTGCCGTAGTAGCGATACCATCCAGGCTTCTGACTGATACGGAGTTTGATTCGTTCGCGAACAACGTTCTTGTCTGCTTCGCTTGCTTCCCAGTTCTTGTACAAATGGTCAGGCCACTTCTCTTTGGGGAATGGGTGCTGGGGTTCAAAGCCACGGGTGCGCATCTCAGCAGTGAGACTCTCATACCGCTCGTGCAAGTACAACCCCTTATTATAGAAGAAGTAGCAGTGGCCAGCATTCAGTGTGAACTTCTTGGGAACCTTCTTCTCAACATACCCAAGGCTACTATCAAGCGTGCGCTGGAGGTTAGCGCAAAGCAGTCGCATTTCCCGGTACTCGGCAATCAGATGCTGATCCATCAGTTCTTTTGGCTCGACAAGGTTAATTCTGGTCATACAAACTCCGGTGCATATCAAGATTCAACATTATATACGTCAAAAAATAATCCAACAACTGTTGCTTTTTGTTGGTTCCTTCTGTACAATGAAACACATCATCACAACCCTCAACCATTCTTACGGCACATGAAACTTACAAACGAGCAACTATTGCAGCAACTGAAAGACAACATCAACAAGGTAGTATCGGATATGGTCACCTTGAGCCTTCATGATTATGAAACAACAGGGAAGGGACTGATTGTTGGCGACAAGCCACTAGTCACACCAGAACTGGTAGTGGATTTGTTTGAGGCTCATGTCAAACGCGTATTCAATCCAGAATATGTCTTGCCCACTCTGAACTCACTGGCAATCTTCCGCTTGATGAAGTATGATCCTGTGCAAGAAGTGTTGCATTGGAACAAAACCGCCTCTTCAATCTACGTAAAGCAGAACCCATGAAATACAATACCAAAGTCATCAACATGTTCGGGGGCCCAGGTGCTGGCAAAAGTGTTGCCGCAATGGAGCTGACGGCACGGTTGAAGCGTGCTGGCAAGACTGCAGAATATGTTACAGAAGTAGCAAAAGATCTTGTTCATGAAGATACGACAGTTTTGTATCGCTACCAAGATTGGATTTCTGCAGAGCAAAATCGTCGTCAGGGCCGTTTAATTGGACAATACGAATACATCGTCACAGACAGTCCTCTCCTGCTAGGAATCTTCTACTGTCCTCCAAATTACTATCCATCTTTCAAACAGTTGATTCTGGAGAAATTCTGGTCTTACGACAACATCAACTTCTACCTGCACCGCAATAGCCCATACGAAGCAATCGGCCGGTATCAAGATGAAAATGGTGCCAAGCGACTGGATCTGCAAATCCAATCGTACCTACGTCACAACGGCATTCAATTCCAGAACATCACATCGGATGACAACATTGGACAGAACCTAATGGATGCAATGTTCCCACCGGCTCCTGTTATCGTGCCACCACGATTCAAACCAGAGCACGTAGCAGCAGCTCGGAACATATGTGCCTCGTCCACGATAGAACGACCATGGCCATTCCCGGAGCCAGCCAAGTTCAAGAGCAACGACGGAGCGTAAGATGACACAATTCTTCTTGGACTTCATCGTCCTACCAATTGCAGTGCTGTTCTATCTTGCGTTCTCCTGGATCGACTACGCTTTGGCCAAGGTTAAAATAGGCATATTTTATGCTCAGTGCTCCATTGGCTACCATAAGACTGTAGAGTGTGGGCCTCATCGTCAGCAGTGTTCGTGCTGCAACAAACACTTCGATATTGATTTGATGGCTACAAACCTGGAACAGTCCCGCATTGGCTTCACCGAGCAAACAATTCGCTTGGGTTCGTGCGGCAAGATCGATGAGCTGCCTTGGGTCAACGAATTGACTGGCGGCAAAGGCAACCTGTTATCTGAACTGTACCGCACATACGACATACTGTGGGTTATGTGGCATGATGGGATGCACAACTTTAGGAATGACCAATGATCGATACAACATACCTCTGGATCAACGAATCAATCAGCATATCCATCGAACACTCCCAGATGGAAATCTACCGCAACAAGTTCGTCCAGTACATTACAGATGGGTGTCTCGTGATTACTGGTACGGGTGGATATCGAATAGGTACTCCAGGTAATGGCAACATGATGCGGGTGTACGAGATGATCTCCCTTGCTGGGTATGTTGTTGGTGACCAGACATCATTCATGATGGAATTGGCACGCCAAGTAGGCCCGTCTAATGAGCACCTGTTGAACTGGGATACCATTGGCCACCAGCTGTTCAAGCTTTTGGCGTCCGATCGAATGGTAGTTCGCGCAATCAAAGACTATGTGGCTGCTACTCAACGTGAACGTCGTGAGGAGATCATGTTTGCCCAAGGCAGAGTGCAACATCAATTGAGGATGCGTTACGATGACGATTGTGGCATTGAGCCTCAATTCATCATCCCTGATGCTAACCCACACCAATTGTACTTCATTGTGGGCTCAGAACTGCGGTATATCCCGGAGGTACGCGGATGGATTCGTGATGGGAGTGACGTGACGATCGGAAATATCTCAAATGGTGTTGATCTATCTGTTGCTTCAAAGGAAGATGAATCGGATGAAGAATAACAAGGACTAACATGAACGTTTTACTGACAATGCCATTCGGCTCGCGCTTGTATGGCACGTTCGATGAAAACTCGGATTGGGACTGGAAGAAGCTGGTACTTCCTGAGATTGAGGACCTCTTGGTTGGTGTGCCCATCAAGAACAAGTTCTTCTCCTCGGCTTCGGACACTGTAAAGAATACCTCTGATGATACTGACACAGAGATCATTCACCTGCAGACGTTCGCTCGTGATGTACTAGCTGGTCAGACGTATGCTCTCGAGATGATGTTTGCTGTCCTCAAGGGCCCGCGTCACATCAAGGGCATGGAACTTCACGATGATCGTCTCCAGACTTTCTGTGGTGTGCTGTACGACGAATTCTTGACAAGCAACATCAACGCGATGGTGGGCTATGCTTACCACCAAGCCGAACTGTACAGTGATAAGGGCAACCGACTGGATAAGCTGCACCAGTTTGAAGCACTGCTGCGGGAAGCAATGATTAAGGTTCCGATGACCAAGGAGTCGAAGCTGGAAGTGTTGATCGGTAGACCGGAACTGTGGGAACCAATGGTGGACAAGATGTTCTACCTGACTGAGGCACCGAACCCAGATGGTAGTGTTCAAATCTGTTTCAACTTGCTGGAGAAGCTGTACCCAGAAGGTATTACAATTCTGGAAGCACAGAAGCGTGTCAATTCGCACATCAGCAAATACGGCCGCCGTGCGAACCAAGCCATGGAGAACAAAGGGAAAGATTGGAAAGCAATTTCCCACGCTGTCCGTGTCACCATGGAAGCTGTCAGCGTGCTCCAGAACAAATGGATGGAACTACCGTTCTACCAAGATGAAATCGAACTGCTCAAGAAGATCAAGTACGGCTTGATGCCTTGGGAAGAAGTCCAACCAATTCTTGTTGGTAACATTGACAAGCTGGCTGTACTGCAGCGAGACTGCAACCTGCCTGTTTCAAGCCCCGAACTCAATGCGAAGTTTGAGGCATGGCTCAGGGAAGAAATGATGTACTTTTATGGAGTAAGAAAATGATTGACCCAACCCGCGTTCAGTTCTACGTAAAGACCCCTTCGGGGGTTCTAGGCCCATTCCCATCCAAGTTTGTGGCCGACATGGCAGTGCTGGCACAACCAGCAGATGTCCAATCACAGTGCATCGTCGAAGGTAAGACCGACGACGGCAAAAACATTCTACTGGGATAACCATGGTCACCGTTACCAGCGACGCTGATTTACCTTGGTACGTTCTTCCACCAAAGGATGATCCTATGCACAATACGGTATTCAAAGCCCTCACAGCATTTGGCGTTGCACAAAGTGCTGGTGAGGAGTTGGATGCCGAGAACACTCAAGTCCTGGTAACGGCACGGAAGGTGTTCTATCAGCGTGCAGAGCGCCAACTTGATCGCCAGATGCAAGAACAACTTGCAGCAATGCTGGAAGATGACGGCGATCTGTTGGATGTACTTGAGCTTTACTGGGGCGACTGATGGACCAAAACATCACACTTCCATTTCCATTGGAACAGCAAGAGCAGGCTGAGTGGGACGCCTTCACAAAACAAAAGGCTGACGAGCTCGACGAGGAGATAGTACAGGACTTGTTGAAACTTGTCAATGAAGGCAAGGTATCAGCTTGTGCGTGTATGGGACCTCTCCGTGGGGATCCGTACTGCTTCTGTGAGATGAACCGAAGAGGGCTGACGCCTACTCCGTCTAGCCCTGAAGAAGACGCACAACTGAAAGCCGCATTGGCCAAAATGTTTGGCTGGGAGGAAGTAAAACGTGGATAATCGAATCGTCCGAGCCTATCACTTGGTAGTATCAAGTACCCAATCAGGATTGACTGAAGAGGTCAATTTTAGGATTGACCATGGATTTCAACCATTTGGCAGTGGCTATTACAATAGTGCTGGTGGATATTATTGCCAGCCCATGGTGACATATGAAGATTAGTCCTCATATCACAAGCATTCGATTCTCCTCTGCACCTGAGCGCAAACCCGCTCTCAAGACAGGTACAACTAAGTTCTTCAAAGGGACTGGTCACAAAAAGGGATGGTATATCTTGAAGCACGAGAAGTACCATAACTTCAGAGGTGAACCGTTAGGGTACGTCAGTAATGGTCGAGGTGGGCTCAGAACAGAGTGGGTAAAAATGGATCCCCAGCCGGAAGCACCTGTAAATGTCAGCTCAAGTTGAGTAACTGATAAATACCCCTTTAAAACAATCCACTGGAGAAAATATGGACTTCCTTAAAAGCATTCTCGAGACGGCGTCAGAGCTGGATCAAAAGAAACTGTACGAAGCGATCGAAGCTGACATCACTGCTGCTTTCGGCAAATGTGTGGAACTGGCTAAGTCACAAAACGAACACCTGGACGAAGAAGTGGCTGACGATGTTGTGTCAACCATGGGCATGGACAAGCTGGACGAAGTGTCACGTCAAGATGATGAAGGCATCAATCTGAATCTCGGCGAATCTGTTGACGCAGCGTTCCAATCGGATGTAGACTTACTGGAAAGTGTTTCAGATGCAACTATTGTTGGTATCTACGACATCATGACCGAGACATTCGAGCAAGCTGTACAACGCATCGAGAAGTCAGACCGCAAACTGCGTATGACCTCAAAAGATGGCAAAACCAAATACAAGACTCGTCGTCGTGCAGCAGAAGCTTGTGCTGCAGCATCGATGGCTGCTGTATTCGGCAAAAAAGGTGTAAGTGCCAAAGCGAAGCGCGGCAAGGCCTAATTTGTAAACAAAGGCACTTGGGAAACCGAGTGCTCTTTCGAGAATATATAATGGGACAACTTAGTATGAATACCGGAGCAACATTGTGAATTCTCAAAAGGAAGACAAGAATACCGTGGCCCAAGATAGTCTCATCAAGAAATTGAAGGTCATGGTGGTAACACTGCAACGGTCACTCCAAATCAATGATTTAAAGATGCGGAGGCAGGCTCAAGAAATCAGGGAGCTAAAGGCCGAAAACACGTCCTTAAAAGAGAAGGTAAAACGACATGGGTAACATTTTTGAAGCAGCAGTACAATCAGCAATGCCTTGGTACGTACGTCACTGGCGTACCATTTTGGTAGTGTTGGCAGCGATCGTAGTTACGGTCTATATCAACGTTCTCCAGGGCAAGCTCGATCAACAAGCAATCGAGTTGAAAACCGCAAGTGATGCACTAGTTCGTGCAACTACTCAGTACCAGTCTGATCTAGCTTACCTGAAGGCTTCGATCTACAAGCAGAACTTAGCCATCACAGAAGCGGAACTGGCCGCAAAACAAGCCAAGACTGAACTTGCTTACGCAGCTACTAAAAGTAGCACACTGAAAGCGAATGCAGATCGCCAAGTGAATCAGATTCTGCAGCAACCCAAGCCAGCCAACGCCGATGCAGCAATCACATCGCTCGTCGTTGGTGTGTCTTACTTACAGTGGGATCAAATCAAATGAAACAATACGCCCTCATCCTCGCCGTGTTGCTGACCGGATGTGCTAGTGTGGGAGGTGGTCAAAACGTTGTTCCTACACGTGTTGACACCGTTGAAGTCAAGGTGCAGGTTATGGTACCTATTCCAGCACCACCTGTCACAGCTCGGCCTGCACTTGTGATCTTTGATCTCAAGGAAGCAGACAAGAAAGACCCGGGCAAAGTCGCGCTTGCTTATCAAGCCACAATCAAGCAGCTTCAAGGATATGCGTTACAATTGGAAACGGTTGTAGAGAGCTATCGCAAGCTATCAAAGGAGAAACCGAATGAAGGTAAATGAGATTTTCGGTCTCAATGAGGCTGGTCCAGTGGATCAGTCCGAATTGGATGATACCACTTACGATGCCATCAAGCACGAGCTAGATGTACTATCGAAAGAAGAGGAGCGCGAGTTTCCAACGGCACTTGCCTTGGTACATGCTGCTTATGAGGCGACCGATGTTGAACGTCCAACGCCTGCCATGCGAGGTGGTTGGATTCAGTACGAGACATTGATCACCCTAGCTGTACAAATCCTTGCCAAGAACCGTCCTGATGGTAATTGGCGTCTGACTACTGCTACATCGAAAGCAAAATAATGGGCTTCATCAGCAAGATCCGCGAACACTTCACAGAGAAGAAGGCAGAACGAGAATACCTAGAGGCGAAGGCAATGCTTGAAAGCCCAGACCTCTTCTCAAAAGCGCAGCGTGCTGCCCTGTATGAGTTGTTCCCAAAAGCCTGGACCCACATGGATAACTTCACTCAAGAAGAGATCTTCCGGATCGCAGTAACAATGGCCTTGTTTGGAATGGCATGTGACACTCCACAAAAGTTGAAAAATGCAATGGACCTATTGCTGGTCCAGAAGATTTACTTCGTTGATGGTGGTAATCCAAACGTTCTCAAGCGGGCGTAATAAATAACACTAACTATCACTTGGAGTAACTATGGATCTCAAACGCATGAAACAACTGGCTGGATTGAACGAAGCCAAAGAAGAAGGTATGCAACCTCTGGAAAAGAGCGATGCAGGTAAGAAGAGTGCCGTTGAGGCAATCAAAAAAGGTATCCCACCAGGTACTGAGCACGAAACAGAAGACCATGATGTCGTTCTGGACGACCGTGGCAATGTCAAGGTCAGCAACGAAAAAGTCATTACCAAAACTGGTGGTGAGCCAGCTAAAGTCACTGCCCCAGGCAAACTGAAGCTGAAAGAAGCATTCTTCGAACTTCTGGAAAACAGCGTAGCAGCCGCTAAGGCAAAGCGCGATGGTGACCGTAAAGCTGCTGAAGAACTGCACAAGAAGGAAGCTAGCGACCTGAACTTCACGTCGTATGGTGCCTGGGCTGCTGCAGTTAAGAAGCGTGGCGGGACGATCGATGGTGACTCAGAGAACGCAACTGCCCATGCTGGTGACCACCGCATTGGCGATTGGGATGCTGAAGATGGTGGTATTGTCCACCGCGTATAACAAAGGAAACAAATGTCAATTCTCATTAGCCTTATTGTGTATCTGATCGTCTTCGGACTGATCTGGTGGCTGATCTCATTCCTGCCATTGCCACAACCAGTTGCACAAATCGTTCAGGTGTTGTTTATCATCATCATGATCCTGATTGTGTTGTCTGCATTTGGCTTCATCCCAGGTGGGCATCTGCCTGCACTACACTTGTAACTTGCTGTTTGACAGCACCGTAGTTTTGAAGGTCCTTCGGGACCTTCCTTTTTATAACCATACCATATAGGTACACAATGCCCTTTTTTCGCGTCAAACCAGTAGTAGTTAAAGCCACCCGTTGGAATCACATGGGTGATCATGACTCCGTTGAATACGGCCTTGCCACCCCAGAAGGATTGGTAACCGGTCTCGACAATGTAGCAGTTTGGCAAGGCGCTCATGGCGTCACAGAAGTATTCGTGCTCTTCACCCCACAAGGTGCAGCGTACGTCAACCCAGGCGACTGGATCGTCCGCAATCAAGACGGATCATACAGCGTCTTCAATCCCGAGCAGTTTAACCAGTTGTACGAATTCGCAGCGGAGTAACAATGAAAACATCAAACATCAACAAAATGACCCTCAAGGGTGCTGAAGAACTCCTCAAAACACTGAAGGCAAAGCTGACCGCAGATGAAGATATGTGGGAAGGTGAAGATTGGCGCACCGAGATTGGTTACGAAGATGACCACGACGAGAATTCCATCTACAATCTGAGCAATCTGGTAGACTGTCTGGAAAACTATTGTGAAGATGGCGATGAGTTCGGTACAGAGGGCTGGCAACATCGGTACGATTTCTAAGTTCTGCCAGGGAGAGGCGTTGAACCCTCTCCTTTCCTTGCACAAAAGATTCACCTAAATATTTTCATCGAAAGTAGTTGACTGGTTTGCTGAAGTTGTTGAATATGGACAACATTGATGCAAACGACCGGGGATTCCGGTGCACAGTAAACACTTCACCCAGTTTTGTAGTACCGTCCAGGATAGACCTGAACGTTTTTATTATAGAGGATTTCTATATGTCACATGCAACAACTCCCGCCCTCAAGAAATACGATGTCATCTTTTTCATTTGCCGTGCCCAGCCATTTACAAATGGCCACAAGCACAACATTGATCAAGCGCTTGAACAAGCCAATCGTGTTGTAGTTGTCCTGGGTTCAGCCCACCGGGCGCGCGATGTCCGCAACCCATTCACATACGAAGAGCGCAAGGCAATGATTCGCGATGTGTATCGTGCTGAAGGCATCGACCACCGCATTTCGTTCCGCCCGCAACGCGACTATCCATACAGTGATACAATGTGGGCATCGTATATACAGAAGACTGTTAGCGACTACTGCTCGACTTACCATATGGGCCGAACGGACGTCAAGGTCGGCCTAATCGGCCACATGAAGGAAGACACTTACTACCTGAATCTGTTCCCGCAGTGGGACTTTGTTCCAGTGCAAGGCATGGGTGACACATCGGATATGAATGCGACGAATGTTCGCAAGGCGTACTTCGAAGAATCTACGTTCCATGGCCGCGAAGGTGCCGAGTATAGCCTGCTCGACTATATCGAGCAAGTGACCAATCGTGTTCCTGCCCTTGTCAGCTATTTTTTATATGAATTCAAGTACGGCGTGAAGCCAGGTAACATCAGCTACGCAGAGCTGACCAAACCACGCACAGACGGACCAACTCCTGTGTGGCCTGCGCCTGAGACACTGACGGATCAGTATCGCAACCTCAAAAATGAGCACTTCCACATCAAGAAGTACCGTGCAGCATGGGATGCAGCGCCATATGCACCGATGTTTGTTACGTGCGATTGCCTGATCGTGCAAAGTGGTCACGTACTGCTGATCCAGCGCAAAGCGGCACCAGGCAAAGGTCTCTGGGCAATCCCAGGTGGCTTCCTAAACCAAGGCGAACGGATCGTTGATGGTATCTTCCGTGAGCTGAAGGAAGAAACAGTCATCAAGGTACCAATGAAGGTACTTCGTGGTAGCCTGGTTGGCCAACATGTTTACGACCACCCTCAGCGTTCACAGCGCGGCCGTGTGATTACGCATGCAGGCGTTGTGCACCTCGAAGACGGTCCACTGCCGAAGGTAAAGGGTTCAGACGATGCTGCCAAGGCAAAGTGGTTCCCAATCAACGAAGTGTACAAGATGCAAGACCAATTCTTCGAAGACCACTTCTTCATCATTGAAGACCTTCTGAACCGTTTCCCAAAGAAGTAAGGCACAGCCATGAAATTCTTACCGACTGAAGTGCTCGATTCAGTATTGGCAAAACACATCCTCCAGATCAACGAGGATTCGACTGTGATGGAGGTGTTTCGCATCTACGACGAGATTACTCTGATGCGGGACCGGGACCCAGTAGTATCGTACCGCATCATCGCCAAGATCAAGGATTTCCTGGACAAAGCGATGGTTCGTGACAACATGACGCTCAAAGAGCTGGGTAACCGCGCCATGTGGCGCGATGAAGACAATTAAGGAACAGTACCATGGCTACAGAACTTTCGCGCGACGAGCGCATTGACTTGGCAGTATGTTATTATGGTTGGTACACATTCGGCATGGCTGCAACTGACTCGGAACGATGTGATGAGGACTGTGCCATGGACAATGGAGGAGTACCACGATATGCAGATCAACTGACTGAAAAACACATCGAGGTGCTGGATCGATTGAAACGGGTACCAGCCCATCCAATTGAATCCATTGATGCTATATTAGCACGCCACCCAGAGTGGAAGCTTCCACCTCTCAACTAAGGAACGTTATCATGGCAATCCAACCAACAACATTTGCACTCGTCGACATGACAGACCATTCGTTCCTCAACTGGAACCTACCGTCGTGGAAGGCAGCAATGAACTTCCATGCTGATTACGTGAACAAACACAACATCGGCATTGTAAAGATTCACAACCGTGTGGTTGTGACTGAGATGAGCAAGAACGCAAACAGGCCTACACGCAGACAACGCATCAACCTGGCACTTGCTCGTACGAAATACCCTTTGCGATAGACGCACTGGGCCTACCAATTTGTTAAAGGAGTTTTAACATGAACACCATCGAAACCAAAATGAACACCATTGCAGCATCAGTCCGTCACGGATTTGAATCCATTCAAGACCAAATCCAATCACTGCGCGGTGCATTGACAAGCGACTACAACGTTGCTCTTGATACCGATAGCTACAAACCATCGCACTTCCTGCAGTACCCGCCTAACACGGAATACGTGTTCTCGTACGTCGAAGCTCGTGGATCGAGCGACAAGCCGTCGTCGAAGATCATGAAGTCCTTGGAAAACTACCTAACGCCAGAGATGCTGAAGCTGTTCAAGGCAGAGAATACCACTCAGCCATTCAACTTCACACTGATGTTCGGTCTCCAGTACATCAACAAAATGTACCTGAGCAAGCGCGTCACCAAAGAAATGGTCGATTACGCTGCCAAGGAATGGAAAGCTCACGGCGAGCCATTCAACTACGACGGTTGGATGTACATTGTCAATGAGCTGGAAGGCAAGTTGCCAGTTCGCATTCGTGCAGCCAAAGAGGGAGCCATCATCCCTCTCAAGAACGCGCTGATCACAGTTGAGAACACCGATCCCAAATGCTTCTGGCTGACTTCGTACATTGAGCCAGCAATCCTCCGCGTATGGTATGGCATCACTGTTGGTACACTCAGTTGGACCATCAAGCAGATCATTGCTGCATACCTGCGCAAGAGCTCAGATACCATGGATGGCCTGCTATTCAAGCTGCACGACTTCGGCTCACGTGGCGTCAGCTCGTACGAAAGTGCGGGCATTGGTGGTGCTGCTCACTTGGTCAACTTCATGGGCAGTGACACAATGCGTGCCATCCAGGTGCTGAAAGAGATCTACAATGTGGGCGAGGATGAAATGCCTGCATACTCGATCCCAGCTGGTGAACACAGTTCGTTCACTTCATGGCGCAAGGAATTCGAGAAAGAAGCTTACCGCAACATGATCGTCCAGTTTGGTAAGCCAGGCGCCTTGTTTGCTGCAGTGTCTGACTCGTACGACATCTTCAATGCAGTCGACAATATCTGGGGCAAAGAGCTGAAAGACGAACTGATTGCATCCGGTGCCACCGCAGTCATTCGCCCTGACAGTGGCGAACCAAAGGACATCGTCCTCAAAGTTGTGCAACTGCTGGACAAGAACTTCGGTTCGACCATCAACAGCAAGGGATACAAAGTGTTGCACCCTTCAGTGCGTGTCATCCAAGGGGATGGCATTAACCTGGATAGCGTTAGCGAAATCTACGACACGCTGCTGGCTGCTGGCTATAGTGCAGACAACGTCGCCCTGGGAATGGGTGGTGGACTGCTGCAAATGGTCAATCGTGACACATTGCAGTTCGCAATGAAGTGCTCGGCTGCAAAGGTTGCTGGCGAATGGGTTGACGTATACAAAGACCCAATCACCGACAGTGGCAAGCGCAGCAAGCGTGGCCGTGTTGGTCTGTTCCAGAACACGGTAACCAGCGAATATGCCACCATTCGCCTGGATGAAGTCACAGAGCTGAATGGAGAATTCGAGCACAAGGGCGAGATCTACATCGATGCGATGGACACCGTATTTGAGAATGGTGAAGTGCTTGTCGATGAAAAGCTGGATGTCATCCGGGCACGATCGAACGATCACTACTTTATCGTCAGCCGTTAAGAACCAGAGAGCCCGCAAGGGCTCTCTTTTTATCTGGAGCTCCCATGCTATCCTTTCTTGGTAATATTGCTGGACTGTTGTGTTTGATGATTTTTATGTTTACAATCTTTCCTGCGATCACTATATTACAGATGACATACGTTTTCCTGTTCTATGCATGGGAAGAGATCGAATACTACTGGCGCAAGTACACCTAACTAACTGGACACAAAAATGAAGCCTTTTAAAATCTCCGAGACCTCCTGGCACTACCGACTCACCCTGCAATTCTACAGGGACACTAACCGATGCTACGACTTCTGCTCATACGCGCGGCGGGTGTTCTGGTCTATCCTGATCGCCACCGTATTCCTAGTCATTGGGTTGTACCTGTTGTTCTGCCCACTTGACCTCGGTTACTTCATCTACCTCCAAATTACCGAAGGCGGGTACAAACCAGGTGGGCCAGCATTGATTGCAATGGTCGTGCTTATTTTAGGTACGATCATATTCACTTTTAATTACCTGTACGATCGGCACAGGATCTGGAAGAATGACAGGGCTAACAAGAAGTACGCGCAGGCAATGAAAGCACGAGGTGAGCATGTAGTGCCTGTACCAAAAGAGCCAGGCTTCTTGTCTACATGGTACAGCACATATCGTGGCAAGTTCTGCATGAACATCGAATACACATCGGAGTAACACCATGATCAAATCTTTTTACATCGTCAGGAAACTGAACGGTCCTTCCTCAGATGCTGTTGAATCGGTAGTCTCGGACATTGAGCGGTTCGCCGATAAGCATGACATCGACTTGGCAGATGACCTTTTGGATTGCACCGAGGATACGCTATTCATTGCAATCGGTGGCGACGGCACTGTCATCCACGCTGCTAAGCTGGCTTTGGATCACTCTGCCTCGGTGCTCGGGTTCAATCTGGGCAAGGTTGGCTTCTTGGCCGACTTTGAGACCAAGAACGTAGCTGCCACACTGCATGCTGCGTACGAAGGGCTGTTAGCCGAAGACGAACGCACTGTAATTGAGATCAAGGCGGGAGAGTTTTCATATCTCGCCCTCAATGACTTTGTGCTGTCTGCCAAGTTTTCAGACACCACACTGTCATATGACCTGTTTGTTGATCAGCACTTTGCTGGATCACACACCGCAAATGGCGTGATCGTGTCCACTCCCACCGGTTCAACTGCATATGCTTTGTCAGTTGGTGGCTCGATCATCATGCCTACAGGCGCGGACGTACTTCAAGTTGTGCCAATTGCAGCACAAACGTTGACATCCCGGCCACTGATCGTGCCAGCTGAACCCGGTGTATCGATCAAATTCCCGTACAGTTCCAACCGGCCAGTTACACTTCGAGCAGATGGCCAACAAGTTCGAGAGTATGGTGCCGATGGTAGTTGTGATCAGACGTACTATGATACCATTACCATTTCTCCATTGTTCAAGAAGGTCAAGCTGCTGCATCACGACAACTGGAACCACTTCGATGTGCTGAACAAAAAGCTCAACTGGAACAAGTGATGGATATCATTGATGAACGCATCTCCTCCCTGATCAACCTGAGCCGAGAGTTTCAGCTTGAGTTGACACAAAGTATTACTGAGCACGGTGATCGGGAACGGTTAGCACGTGCACAGAGAGCAACCACGATTGGAGTGGAGATAGAAGTGCGGTTTAGTTCGTACTTCCCTGGCTTGTTCAAGCAGTTCGGGTTGGACGAACATTCGTATGAGTCGTTATCGGCATACGACAAGTCCAGGCTAACACTCCTCACAAATGAAGCAGAACAGCCACTGCAGAAGAACCTCAAGCGGACCGTTCTTTGTGGTGTACCTAAAGGGAAGGACCGTTACTGGGAATTTGCCAATCGTCCCACATACCATCCGTACACCTTATCAGAAGAGGTGTTTCTGCTGAAGCGTGCTAATCTGATACCGTACAATCAAAAGCACTCGCTCCATATCACCGTGGGTGGACTTCCATTTGGCACGGATGCAGGGATCCTCCTAATGATATTGGAAATGCTTGGATACACGTCTAAAGAGCGTTTGTTGAGTGGCATCAATCCGGATAAAGCTATCAGTTGGGGACGGAAGGGTCGAGGCGGGATGCGTAGGCGTACCACTGACTTGGAATTTGGGTACACGGAAGCGGTGGAGCTACGGACTTTAGAGATGCCTAAGGACCATGCTCGGTTTGAAGAATTGTTGTACATCACCTGGTTCCTGGCTGAAACGATTCGTAGGCCTGATCTTCGTGACTCGTGGCGCGCGGTAAGAAGGGTGGCAGTAGAGCTGGCGGACGCTTACAACATTGATGCCTCATGTAATTGGGGTCCCGGCTTTGAAAATGTTGACAAATGGACTAAACTAGCAGATAGTATCACCTCTATGGATAATACCCCATTGTGGCGAGTGGTCAAAGAAGTGATCAACTACCAGGATAAACTTTCATCCAAAAACTACTACCTGCGAGACTCAATCTCCTGGTAGTTTCAAATACACATATTCATAAGGATATACTATGTCATTCAAAGATAAACTCGCACAAGCAGCAACCCTCGCTGAGGGCCTACTCGATAGCGTCAAAAAGGCTTTCCCAGAAGCCGCGGCTGAAGTAGCCGAAAACACCACTGGCCTGCTGGAAGAAATGAAGACCGAACTGACGGAAGTGGTTCAAGTCACAAAAGAGCGTGCCGACTTCATTCTCGAATCGGTACAGAAGGCTTGGCCTTTCCCAACCAGCACGGGCCGCCAGTTCGGGGAAGATATGACCGAGCCAGAAGCACCAGTTGCTGCTGCAGCCAAGGCACCACTCGATCACTTCCAGCTGTTCCGCCACGTACGCGATGGTTCAGTCGTTGAAGGTCGTGGCATCACATCGCCACATGGTGGCCTGTCGTTCTACATCGACGTGAAACACAAGCCAGAGCCTGTGATCGAGTTCGCCACGTGCGTACAAGGTCTGGATCGCAACTTCCAGTACCGACTGGGCCGCAACGTATCACGAGGTCGCTTTGTTGCTGGCCAAACGATCACAGCAAAGTACGACCCGAATCTGTCACTGCTGTCGAACATCCAAGCTGCACTGGATGATGTATCGGCTCGTGCCACTACTGATCTGGGCTTCCGCAAGGCAATGCTGGAACTCAAAGTCGATCCCGTCATGGTGCAGACTGCAAGCAATATGCTGCGCGTGTTTATGGAGTCGCTGCCACGTGAATACCCAGGCGATCCAAAGTAATGTTTGATCCTGACAAGCTGCATTTGCTGACTGACGATATGTTGGAAGATATTGGGTTGTGTTTGCGCGACGCAATGTCTAACTACCACGGCAGTCTCGATACTCCCGACTATGCGGTCCGGGTCGCAAAGCTGGTATGCAAATTGCCACAAGGAAAGAAGGATGACCTACTGGACAGCTGAGCAGATTGAGGATTTTCGCAAATGGCACGAGAATCGTCTGAAGGAGTTGCGCTATCCTGAAGAGATTGAGCGCAAGTTGCGAAACGATCGGGAGAAGTGGTTCCCCAGAACGTCAAGGAACTAAACAATTTAACTGTTGCACCTAAACGTGGATCAATGTGATAATTGATCCACGTTTTCTTTTATGGAGCACAGATTGGATAGTAACACAAAAATAATCGCTACGGCCGACGAGGTCAACCAAAATGGTCGAAGGTACCTCCACTCAACTCTCGTTGAGATAGTGAACAGCCATGGCATGCGGGAAGTAATGGGAATGATTGACTCAGGAGGCACATCCCCATCATTCTCCGTTGACATCTCTCGTGTTTCTCACATTGTAAATAACCTTCGGATGGAAGGCAACCATCTCGTTGGTGACGTGAAGGTAATTCGTTCACCAGCTGGCGACATGCTCAACTCCCTGATGACAGCAAACGTCGATGTGCAATACACTCTATCAGGGTGTGGCAACGTCGAGATGATTGATGGCATCCGAACCATCACCAATTACCAACTTCGCAGTATTGATGTATCACCACTCAAATAGGAACTAAATGGATAACCAACACCAAAAAATCAAGGGATACCGTGAACTCTCACAGGTAGAAATCGACGCTATGAACATCATCAAGGAACATGGCGTCAAGCTGGGCGTACTAATTGACAACCTCGAGATGATTGAGGGAATCGATAAGCGCTGGCTGGCCATGGCAAAGAGTGACCTGCAAAAAGGCATCATGTTTGCTGTTCGCTCTGTTGCCCAACCAACTACATTCTAAATGAAGGACCCCATGCAACTCAATCACATTTGGGGATCCACGGATGGGTTAGTTCGCTACGATGAGTCAGCGGGTGCTGGCCAGAAGTATGTACAGATTACTGAAATTGTAGTACCTACTGAATACGACAAGCAGCAGTTGCTTCTTGCATTCCGGTACATCCATGATCTCAAAGAAGCTGACAGTGACTTGATGGCAGTGAATACGATCATGCATCTGTATACCTGTCCTGATATGATCAAGGTGGCTGGATAATGCCATTCATCCCATTTGTAGATGCCAAAGCAAAACCACACGAGCTCAGAGTAGCGGCTGAGCATGTGGAGACGGCGAAAATGGTCATGAAGAATCAGCTGTTAGAGATTCTTCTTGACTACCTATTGGGGAAACCCAACAACGAACAGACAGCATATGAAGCTGACCAGATCACCATGCAGTATTGGAAAGACCTGGTAACAAGAGGAGGTATCGAATGGTAGTACTAAAAAAGATCGAGATTCGTCAGGTATTCAACCCTGACAATGGCGACGATGAAGGGTTTGGTGGCGATTACATCAAAGTGCAAGTGTTGATCGATCACGTGGTAGTTCAGACGTATGGGGACTATTACCATGACAAGGGTGATTCCAAGGCCGAAGCATTTGTTCATGGTTATATTTACGCAATTCTGGGTTCAGATGACCGGACGAAATACACTGTTGAACGCACTTACGGATTAGATCGAACTGGGACCTAAAAAGTTGTTGACGTACAACTGAAACAACAGGATGATATGCTCTGTTACTAACACGGAGCATATCAACCATGAACGAGCGTCAAATCCAACTGTTTTCACACTTAAAGAACCTCGTCGCAACGACTGAAGTGTTCCTTACAAAAATCCACCAACTCGATGACTGTTTCTTCCAGGTATTTGACTACCGCCTGGCTCGATACTCTGACTTCCTGCTGCCTGATGCGCGGGAAGCACGTGGTATCATGTTCGAAGTTGACCGTGATGGTATGCCTCTGCGGTTGGCTTGCTGGATGCCTTCCAAGTTCTTCAACCTGAACGAAAATCCAATGACGATGGACCTCGACCTGTCTGATGCTAACATCAGCGGTGTGATGGAGAAGCTTGATGGTTCAATCATCTCGACGATGATGCACAAAGGCAAGATGATCCTGAAGTCGAAGACCTCCCTGAGCTCAGAGCACGTCGCAGTGGCACAAGCATACCTCGAAAAGAACTCGTACTTCCGTGAGATCCTAGAATACCCAACAAAGAACGGCTATTCAGTTCACATGGAGCTGACAAGTCCCGACCTGCGCATCGTGCTGGGCTACCCAGAAGTAAAGCTGACCATACTGTCGATGCGTCGTCTGTCCGATGGTGCAATGGTGAATCGTCATAACTTCTACGATCACTTCCCATGTGATTACCGTGATGGCTTCCAACTTGATCAATGGGTCAAAGATATGGACCCAATTCAGTTTGCTGGTAAGGGCATCCCATTTGATAACCAAGTGACTTTGTTCAAGCTGCGAGGCGTCGATCACAATGATACCATGTACGTATCGAAGTTCATTGATGCCATCAAAGCAATGGTAGGCGTGGAGGGCTACATTGTCCGATTGGTTAATGGTGAACACATCAAGATCAAGTGCGATTGGTACTGTGCATTGCATCACACCAAGGACTCAATCTCTGCACCCCGCCGTTTGTTTGAATGCATTCTGAATGGTGCTGCTGATGACCTGAAGGCTATGTTTGCAGTTGATCCAATTACGTGTGCACGCATCGTGGAAATGGAAGACAAGGTTGTTGCAAAATATAACTCGCTTGTCAACAAAGTTGAAACGTTCTACGATAGCAATCGCTCGCTCGATCGTAAGTCATACGCGATTGCAGCTACCGCAGAAAAAGAAGACAACCTGATGGGCTTGAAAATGGCTTTGTATTTGGGCAAGACCAACGACTACAAAGAGTTCTTCTTGAAGCACCCAGAGATGTTTGGCATCAATGCAAAGGATGAAGGTTTCCCAGAATGAAAATCCTGTTCCAAGGAAAGATACCTGCAGAGCGCGAATACGTTTGCACCTGCAGTACTTGCAGCACCAAGTTTGAGTTCCAACAAAAAGAAGGAACCTACATCTCAGACCAACGAGATGGGGACTCAATATCAATCGCTTGCCCAACATGCAAAAAGACATGCTGGGTAAGTGCAAGCATGTACAAGAGGAATTAATGCTACCAAGTGAACTCCTGATTGCGGCGAAAGCCGTGATCACTTCTCCAGAATGCTGGACAACAGATACATTTGCGCGTAATGCACAAGGAATGCCAGTATCTCCTTGGGCACCAACAGCCACATGTTGGTGCTCAGTTGGGGCAATGCAGAAAGTAGGATACAAGCCAATGGAAGATGGCGCCCCCAACCCTGGGCTACTGTATGGGGATGATGAAGGTGATACGGAACTGATTCAGAGTACCGCTATTCACTTTTTGTTCCATGCCTTTGGCCCGGACGGAATTGGTACAAATAACGACCGATTGTCACATTCAGGAGTAATGGCTGTCTGGGACAAAGCTATCGAAGCAGCGAAACGAAAGGAAGTGGAATGACCACACCACTTGACCTACTAGTAGAAGCTCGTGCCTTAATTGCTGAGCGTAAGAACTGGATTTCTGGTGCATACGCTCAGAACGAGCATGGCCGTGAAGTGAACCCTCGCAGTGAGCAGGCTTGCAAGTTCTGCTCATTGGGTGCAATCCAGCGAGCCTATGCAAATCGCAACATTGTTGACCCGTCAGTTGGGCTCTTTGTTGACTACGAAGCGCGTCACGCATTGGAGAAGGTTGTGGGATCCATCGCCTTGTTCAATGACAAGCATGGTCACCCTCAAGTGTTGGCTGCTTGGGACAAAGCAATTGAATCACTACGATTGGAACAAAATGCAAACGACAGCTGATCTGTTAAGGGCCGCTAAGGCAGAGATCGCAGATGAGACCAAGTGGACCCAATATACATTGGCTCGTGATTCCAATGGGAACGCACTCGAGATAGCTTGTGACCCAGGAGCCGTGTGTTTTTGCACTTTTGGGGCCATTATGAAGGTGTCTGGTTACAACGTAGAGCAGGCATATTGGAACCATTCGATACCAGCTTTGGACGAAACGAAGCGTCTGCACATGCTTGTGCAAGCGGTAGAGAACCTGCGCGAGTACGCGAAGAAGGAAATGATTGGCGACACCAACGATTCATCTACCCATCCTCAAGTGATGGAATGGTTCGACAAAGCAATTGAACGTGCAGTACAACGGGAGGCAGAATATGGTTGAGTTATCACAGGTCAAGTTCGTCAAGGTGTATGCTGCCCATGGCGATGGTGGTGAACGTGCGCAAGGGCCAATTATTGGGTACTTCTCAAGTGCATTCAAGGCATCAAACTACGCACGCAATGCTGGCTTCTATGGCAGTGATGGAGGTACTAGCATTGTGCCAGCAGTGAACATCGATGGCAAGATTTACGTCCTATCACAAGAAGGTGCAATTGACTTAGATGGTGAGCAGGTACAACGCGACGCCAATCTCCGTGCTCAAACCATTGCATCGCTCTCAGTTGAGCAGTTGCGCGTTCTTGGGTTGCTACAGCCATGAGCATATTCGAAGTTGCAATCATTTTGTTCATCCTGTGTATCCTTGCCTGTGTTGGTGTATCAGGGTACCACGAAGTTACCACCCCTCAGCCACCACTGGTGTACGAATGCTACAAGGGATTGACGTACGAAGTCAAACCAAATGGTGTCCGTCAAATCATCTACGCTGACCGTCGTAGCACTTTTATAACTTGCAAAGGATAATATATGGATAAGTTTATTTACGCAGTGATCGCAGGGCTGATCACATTGATGTTTGTTGGGGCATACCTTCAGCATGAAGAAAACAAAGGATCGGTTATGGTTTGCCATAAAGGGTTCCAGTACCTGCAAAACCCAGATGGTGCATTACATCTACAGACGGATGAAAATGGCAACAAGGAACGTTGCACTGAGTAGTAACCGTTGACTTCAGTTGAATATTATGTTAAGGTGAACATAATATTCAACTACAAGGGTAATCATGTCAATGCATCAAGGCTACGTGTGGGATCTCGAAGTACCGCGCCGGATCGGCGATGCCAAGGTGTACATTGTTGGTGGATGGGTCCGAGACAAGTTCATGGGTTGTCCATCACAGGACAAGGACTTCCTGGTCGTGGGTGGCACTCATGAACTGATGATCGAGCATGGTTACAAGCAAGTTGGTTTGGACTTTCCTGTATACTTGCATCCAGAATCCGGTGATGAGTACGCACTCGCTCGCACTGAACGCAAGACTGGGCCCGGTTACGGTGGCTTCAGTACTGACAGCTCCCCTACTATTACAGTAGAAGAAGATCTGATGCGCCGTGACTTGACGATCAATGCGATGGCATTGGACCTCGAGACGGGTGAACTTATCGATCCGTGTGGTGGCCGCCACGACATGAACCGGACGTTCTTGCGCCACACAAGTGATGCATTCATGGAAGATCCAGTTCGCATCCTCCGTACGGCACGATTCGCTGCCCGCTACAACTTCAACGTTCACAAAACAACTAACGACTTCATGCGTGGCATGGTACTTGCGGGTGCCATGAACGAATTGGAGCCACATCGCGTATGGGCGGAAATGTCACGCGGCCTGATGGAACGCAACCCACGCCAACTGTTTCAAGTCCTCGATGACTGTGAAGCACTGCGGGCAATGGAGCATCCGTGGGTTGGTGGCGTATACGCATCTGGCATCTGGATGACTGGTTACCCACTCAGCCCTCTTACCCTCCCTCAACGGTTCGCATTGATCTCCGAGCACTTCAGCCCAGAAGACTTGAAGAAGGCCCGTATTCCTACAGATTGCGCGCGGTTGAGTACAATCCTGCACGAATGGAAACACAGCGTTCCATTATATGATCAGGCAACTTCAGACACCAAGTTGAGGATGTTGGCCGGAGTAGGAGCAATTGGCAAAGATCGTGCCACTGATTTGTTCCCAAGATTCATCAGCACATTCTTGGCATGGGGTGATACACGGTTTGATCAATTTCGTATTCCACAGATTGATCGCATGCAAACCCATGCCAATCACATTAACCTCCTTGTGCCACCAGCAGATCTCCCAGTTAAGCGGATCCCTGAGTGGATGCTCACATCAAAGCGGGAGATTGTTCGTGGATGATCCATTTGTCATTTACAAAGAGTGGCCGATTGATACAATCAAGGATGCTCTGGAAGACTTCAAGCGCCAGATGTACAGTGGTGCTACATCCTCCGAGCTCCGCGCAGGCATGCAGTGCTTTGACTTCCTGACTCGGCGCACAGATTTGCCAAGGCTGGTAATGATCATGATCGGTGCTGCAATGGATGAAGCCGAGATGCGGATCACGGTGATGGATGAAGTCGATTCCATGGCAATTGACCAGGAAGAAGCACGGCAAGCACTCATCATGAGCATCAAGATAATGGACATGACGATGAAGCGCGTGATGGATCATGCCCGCAATATGTCTGAGGAGAACCTCAGAGCAGCCGTAAAACGCAGGGCAGAATTCTATGGATGACAATCCTCTCCAGGTATACAAGGCTTGGCCAGAATCGACTGTGCGGGAGGCGTTTGATGAATTCAAACGCCAGATGTACGACGATGCTGGTCAGGAAGAGTTGAGAGCAGGTATTATGTGCTTCGACTTCATTACCAAGCGCAGTGACCTTCCCGAGCAGTTAATCGAGTCGATCGAATACAGCATGATGGAAGCCCGGTGGCGCATTTCATTGCTGGACGATTACGATGCCGATCAACGGCAGAAGGTATCGACGGAGGAAACAATTGACCGTGCCATTGAGGTCATGGCCCACATGAAAAGGAGCATACAAGGTTTACGCACTGTGATCACTATGCATGCTCCAGACGACCCATTGGGATATATCCGCAGAATGAACCGTGAACGCCAAAATAAAGCCTCCTAGTGAGGCTTTTCTTTTTCTACTTGTTGAAATAATTGTTGACTTCATGGGAAAAAGCCGTATAATGATCTTATTGATTAAATATTGAACGGATTTAATGATGGAGTTAGCGTTAACACCTGCTCAGTTGCATGCCAAGCACAAGAATACGCTGTACTGGCAGCTTCATGGACTCAAAATGTACCGAGCTCTGGATGCGTTCCACTTTGTTGAAACTCGGATGGCTGGTTCATTCCGAAAAGACGGTGTTACTCCATCGTTCTTCCACCAGGTAAGCCAGTGCTTACGGGCGTTTACTCTCCGCAAGGTAATCGACTTCGAAGGTCTGATCTGCACCATTTTGCTGCACGATGACCTGGAAGACTACGATACTGACTTCGACTGGTTCAAAATGAAATTTGGCCAGGACATCTACGACTCGGTGTGGCCGATGTCAAAAACGTACATGGGATTCGTAAAAGATCCACAGCAAGTGTTCTGGGAGATTGGCAACAACCATAATTCCTCACTTGCTAAGATGTTGGACCGGGCTGACAACTTCTCCACCATGAATGGTGTATTCAGCCCGGCCAAGCAAGTCGAGTACATTGACGAAGGCGTACATCTGTTCTTGCCGATGTCGAAACGTGCTCGAAAGAAGTTCCCGCAGCAAATCTACGCGCATATTGGCGTGGAAGGGTTTTTGAAGTCGCAGATCCAACTGCTTAAAATAATCAACAATATTACCAACTGAAGGAAAGCGCCATGACTACCAATTCCGTATCCAACATCGCCCGCGGTTCCAATGTACCTGTGCTGAAGCAGTCACCAGCGCCAGTCAAATTCGATCCGGACAACAAGGCTCACCGGATGGCTTTCGCCAAATTCCTGGCAACTGGCAAATGGGAACAAGGCGCTCTCCGCTTCGAGACCGAATGGCCGCACACCAGCGCCATCACCACGATCCACACCAGCCTGGTCAAATGGGCTCTCCGCAAAGAGACCTCGAAGATTGAAGGCGAAAAGGCTGTTGCGACGATGAAGATCGTGCCAAAGACGATGGTTAAGCAGGCACAGCCAGAAATGGTCAACTAACCATGAAGGTCACCAAAACAGTGGCCCATGAGCTGACACCGGAGGAGATTGAGTCCATCCTGTGCCAGCACCTGAAGCTTGACCCAAAAGAAATCACCTTCAAATATGTGCTGCATGACGTCAGTGACAATGATTCTCGGTTTCCACAAATGGAAGTGAAGCATTTGACGATGACCCACACATTTGTGCGAGAAGTACCTGATGGAACTTCAATGGCGCGCATCATCGCCAAATTTGGCGAATAGGGCATACCATGCTGATGTCAGTTGCAGAGATACAAGTAGCATCTGAGCCTTACAATGAGTGCATCGACAGCACTCAAGGTGAGCGACATGACCTCGCCATGGGTACTACTCGGGAAGAACATTTTGGTTGGTTCTGTCAAGAGTGCTACCGACGGTACCATACGGACAACGACATTATGGTTCAGTACCAAGGCAGTAACACCTTTGTGTGTTGGGACCAGAATGGTAACATCCACGCCATTCTCGATTTTGATGCATTTGTAGCAAATTTTGGATAACAGGAGCAGTAAGTGATTCGTTTGTTAGCACTCCCCTTGGCAGTCGCGTTGGTTGCCCCAGCTCAGGCACAGTCTTTTGACAAGTGCAAGAAGTTCTTCATCAATGGCTATGTGACGGATTTCGTCAAGCCTCCTCATGGTCAGCTCAAAGACCTGTGCTTCGATTCATTCGCAGTACTCTATTCAGGCCAAACCAAGACAGCAGTGTTCGTTGTTGAGCGCCTCAACAAGGCTCAACTCGAAGACGCTTCGGACGAAGAGCGATCCAACAAGTTCTATGAAGAAGCCCGTTTGCCATCTGCATACCGGGCTACCCTTGCTGACTACAAGGGACAAGCTGGCGAACAGATGTACGACCGTGGCCACATGGCTCCAGCGGGCGATATGCCGAATGTGCAATCCATGGCTCAGAGCTTTTCCTTGGCCAACATGGTGCCACAAGCGTCGAAAAACAATCGTGGCCCATGGCGCAGCCGTGTCGAAATGGCAACGCGCAAGTATGTGATGCGCGCCAAAGGTGATGTGATCGTCTTCACTGGTCCTGTATTCGAAACGGTACAGACTCTTGGTCCAAACAAAGTGTGGATCCCAACGCACCTGTTCAAACTGGTGTATGATGTTGAAACAGGACGCTCGTGGGCACATTGGATTGAAAATACCAACGCCGCAAAGGCTGGTCCTCCAATTACTCACGAGGAACTGATGAAACGTACAGGCATTCGGTTCATTCCACAAGAATAACTCGTTGACTTCTTTGTGCAAAGCAGTATAATCTTTACATGCCGCACGACGGCAAAATCCTTTACAACAGAAAGAACACAATGAATTCATTCAAGACCAAGAATACAGTACTGTTCGCCGCCGTGCTGGCAGCGATGGTTTCAGGCTGTAGCGATCCGAAGCCGCCAGTCCAACCGATGCAACCGCAAGTTGCCATGGTACAGCAGTGCGGCCAGAATACCCAGACCGGCCAAACGGAATGCATCATGGTTCCAGCTCAAGGGCAATATCAGCAAGGCCAGTACCCGCAACAAGCACAACAAAACAACGGCATGGGTGTTGGTACCGTACTCGGTGCAGCAGCTCTCGGTGGCGCGGCGGGTTACTACGCTGGCAAGAACAGCGGCCAATCGCAACCACAATATCAACAGCCGAATGGTATCAATTCGCCATCGACTGGCTTGCGTTACCGCAGCGACCAACAAACGCGTAGCAACTTCGTTCCAGGTCCTGGTCCAATTGGCACCCAATATCGTCAGGTTGGTCAGCCAGCAGTTCCAGTAGCGCCGGCATTCAAGCCACAAGCTGCCGCAGTGCAAGGTACCGTGAAGCCGATGTCGATTCCACCTTCCGCAGCGCGCCCAACGTTTGCGCAACCGGCGGCCGTTCGTCCAGCCTTCACTTCGGCGCCTGCTCGCACGTCGTCGTTCTCGGCTCCACCGGCCCGTTCGACTTTCACCCCAACGCGTTCAGCTCCGCGCTCGACGTTCTCGTCATCTTCCGCACGTAAGCGTTAAGCCATGAGCAAAGCATGCCACATTTGCGGACACGCCGAAGGTCAACTTGGCAGTGTGTTCTGTTCGTCTGGCATGCATTTGCCAGCCCAATCTGCCTACCCTGGTATGATCATCGTGCCTGAAGTAAAGCCAGCATTGAAGCGCGCCAAACGGCGGTCTGACTTGTGCGATGCCGACTACGCCATCTTCTTTGACATTGATGGCTGCTTCCATCCCCAAGGCGCCCCAAAATGGGCTCGTGATGGTGACCTGTTGCCAACAAGTGACCCACTCTTCATCTGGGCAGAGGCATTCGAGGAGATCATCAAGCCGTACCACAACGTTCCGTTGATCTGTCACAGCATGTGGCGGATGATCACAACGCAGGGTGTCCTGTATCGTGCATTACCACCTGTGATGCAGTCCCGTTATTTGGATTGCACCAGCGGCAATGATCGTTACGGCTCGATCCAAAGCTTTGCCGAGGCGTTCGGGTTCAAGAAGTACATCATCATTGACGACGATGCAAGCGAGTTCCCAAAGAAGCTGGACAACTTCGTTGAATGCAATTCCCACACAGGGATGTCCTGTTCGACGGCACAAGCATCGCTTCGCCACAAACTGCTCACTCTGTTCGGCCCGCCCCCGCCGCCAGAAGAGGACTAAATAGTCCACAATTGCGACTTGTCCCGGTACCAGCCTTCTAAGCTGATGACGTTAAATAACTGGAAGGAGTCCAGAGGTTCAATTCCTCCAGGTCGCACCACTCATTTCTCAAATCGGATATCTAAATGCGCCTGTATTGCTTCTCCCTAACTCAACTCAAACAACTGCACCAAGGTGTGCAGAACACACACTCATCTGTCGAGCTGTTCGTCAAGTACACAAACCGTGAACAGCCGCAGCAAATGTATGACATGTTATACGACTGGGCCGTTAACCACAAAACCGCAATCTTCCTAGATGGTGGCTTTGCTTTCAATCTGGTTAACCTGCGCGATGCATTAGCGGACAGCCCATATCCATGGGCTCCGTTCCATGAAGACGAAGCGACGCTGTATGGCATCATGACGTCCATCAGCATCGTCTTGCCAGAACGGATCTACAAAGCTGCTGAATTCGTTCGGGGCGGTGGAACACTGATGTTATCTACATCAGGGAAGGTATTCTTCGACGGTAGTGTTCTGACGCAATGGGACATCAAGTTCATCGAACTGCTGAACACATTCCGCATGGCCGTGTAATGTCTATTCGCTATGTTGCAGGGATAGGTGCACGTGATGCACCTTTTCCCATATTGCAGAAGATGATTCGTATTGGCACAGAACTGGCTAATGATGGATGGCATTTGCGATCGGGTGGAGCCAAAGGTGCTGATAGTGCTTTTGAGAAGGGTTGGACGCTTTCCAATTTCCCCAACAACAAGCAGATCTTTCTTCCCTGGAAAGGGTATAACGGCAATTCTAGTGCATTGATATACGCACCTCAGTCCGCTTATGATCTGATTGACAGCATGTGGGATGATGTTAAAGATCGTCCATCTGATACACGCGATTACTTCGCCCGCAACTGCCAACAAATTCTTGGTCCCAATTTGGATGAGCCTTCTGATCTCGTGATCTGTTGGACCAAAGGTGGGAAAGTAGTTCGTGGTACTGGCAGGGCAATGCAAGTGGCCATGAAGTACGACATTCCCATTGTCAACCTGGCTGTAGAAGACTTCAATCCTACATTGTTCGGCTTCTAAAAAATTGTTGCTGTTCTGTTTGTGTTCCTGTACGATGTGTTCTTGTTCGAAACACACCAACAGGAATACAAATGGATTTCAATAAAGACTACCTCCCACAAGCCCTCCGCACCGAAAGCGTTATCGCACCAATCACATTCAACAAGAATGTTCTCGACGGTGTTGTTGACCTTGCCATCAACGTTGGCAACCTCGCTGACCTAATCAAAAAGAATGTGGCCTATGGCAAACCAATCCCACAAGATGTATGGGATAGTGCTCTGGCTGACATCGTCCACATGGCGACAGTTGTTACTCGCTTCGATCACACCGAGGCAACTCCAGCTTCCCCACTCAATACCCGTATCTTCCACGGCATCTTTGGTATCTTCACAGAAGCAACCGAACTGATGGAAGCATTCCAGGCAGCATCAATTGGTGGCGAAGAACTCGACTTTGTGAACATTCAAGAAGAGATTGGCGACATCTCGTGGTACGAAGCGATTCTGCTCGATGAGATGAAAGCCAGCTTCAATGACATCAATCAGCGTGTGCTCAACAAGCTGAAGGCTCGCTACCCAGACAAGTTCTCTTCGGAGAATGCGATCACACGTGATCTCGTCACGGAACGTGCAATCCTGGAAGGCAAGGCATAATGAGCGAATACACACCTGATTCCTGGGTAGTAGTAAAGCTGGCCGAGTCAGATGCACAAGACCCAGTGTATAAGGTGTTGGCTGGGTGGAGTGGCAGTTATCTGTATGGCGATAGCTGGAAACTGAACTCTGGTATCACGAAGATCGAGCGGGATGGACCCATATTCCGATTTCATGGTACCTCAGGCAGTGTTTATGTATGCCATGAGCTTGCGTATGGTCTGTCAAGAATTACCAGTTCTATGATGGCTCAATTCAGGAGTATTGCAGATGAAACTCCAGGCACTATAGTCGAAATGCTAACGCCAGCGGATGCATTCTCTCTCACCATCAATTAAAAGAAAGGCCAGTTCGTCTGGCCTTTTCTTCGTCAGGCATAAATAGTCATTATGCCTACATATCAAGGAGCAATACACATGAAATTCGCACTTATCGAAAGCCTGGACACGATCCGTACAGAGACCGATCAAACAGCCCAGTACATTATGGAATCGGTGCTAACACACCCAGATCGCGACGTGATCATCGAGTCTGCAGACAGTGTGCTTGGTATTCTTGCTGCAAAGCTGAAAGCCGGGAAACCACTGCAACCAGCTGAAGTAGATGAATACGCCCAACTATACGCAAGTCTGTCGCTGCTGGCTCAGAACAGCGTTCGCCATGGCTACAACATTGACATCGCCACCCCAGAAGGTAAAGCCAAGTTCGGCCGCATCGTATCCAAGGTTGGTGAAGATCAGGCTGCTACCGAGAACCTGAAGAAGGTAGCCAACGTGAATGGCCAGTCGCACCTGAAGCAGATTCGTACTGACCTTGGCAACTTCCCAGCAATGGATCCAGCCAAGCAACAGATCTACATCAATTCCATCAACAAACTGCGTCTCAGCTACGAGCGCGTCAAGAACCAATTGAGCGCTGCAGTTGCTGCACCTGCTGCTCCGATGGGCGTTCCCGCTTAAACTCGTTGACTTTTCATCTCACTTACAGTATAATGAATTATTGTCTACTGATAAGTGAGGTGTCCCATGAGTACCGGTTTGAATAGGAATTCGGATGGCAGTGGCACTTCCGAATATGATACACAGTACGCCAAAGAGTTTCCTGATATTTACATATGCGATCGACCGCGAATCGTTCAGGAAGCCGTAACGTACATGTCAGATCAGCACATGGACAACGAATTTGCACTTATAAAAAAGCTCCTAAGTTAGGAGCTTTTTTTATACCTACAACCCGTCCCAAAATAATCGTTGATTTTTCTATAATATTATAGTAAAGTTATTTTACTGCGGGCACACGTCTCGCATTTTACAACTAGAACTTGGAGGTGACGCACTTGCCCAATATAATACGTCCCATGGTTAATTCTTGTACTGCATTTATTGTACTTTTTGAGGATTAGAACATGAAACATCGTATAGCTACAATAGCTGGGTTAATATCTGTTATATGGGGAGTTACAGGCTGCGGCGGTACTGCAGATGATCCCAACACCAGCAAACTCGCGGCGGCTCCTGCTGCGCCCACAACCAAAACCCTGGGCACCGTCGTCCAGTCATCCGCAGCCATAGTTAAAGTGTGTGCCGGTCCCAATTCGGCTCCAACTTGCAAATCTGGCCCCCTACCAAAGGCCGCCGGCAATGTTCGCAACATGGTCCGCGGCAACTTCGTTTCCCCAGTAACAGCAAGCGCCAGCTGGCTAGCACTTACTAAAACGCACGCGAGTATTTGCTATATGGGGACTCGCTCCACAACTGTGTCGTGTCTTCCCGTTAAAGCCAATGTTCCGAAGGACGTCGACGTCAGCTTCATTGATGCCGGCAGCGGACGAAAGGCTTTGGTCTTTACTACTAAAGCCGGCGCCACTGCAACCAAAGCAGAAATACAGCGTTCCGTGAGAACGTTCGTGAATGCTTTGGAGCCAGTATCCAAGGCGGTACAGACGCACGCGAAGAAAACATACACGGCAAGGCTACATGCGCTTGGTGGTCATCCAAGTTACGTATCGCCAATGCTAATCGACGCCGGTGGCGGGTCTTGCAGCTACAGTGGTGATTGGGGATCCTGTGATGGGGGTGGCGGCGGCTACGACGGTGGTGGCAGCTGGGATACCTGGGACGCAAGTGCAGACCAGTGGGACTATGACACCACGTCATGGGAAACATCAGCCGCAGAATCGGCCGCTGATACGTGGGGATACCCAGGCAGCGATTGGGAACCAGCTGCTGAAGATCCCTACGCATCGGAATTTCCAGACTTCTCGTCGATCTGGGAGGAACCACCGGTGGTGGCTCCTGACATACCGCCATCACCTTCCCCATTTCCTGAAGGTGAAATATCGCAGGCAGGGTGGCCAGGGTGCACAGCAAGTGGACCAATAATCATTTGCACATCTCCACGCCCAGAACCCGTCCCTATTGACCCGTACGATATAGTACCGGTGCCACCACCAACACCGTGGTTCCCTGCTATCCCAACGTGGAGCCTGTGCTCGGCATTCGGGGTATTCTGCAGTGACAATGACCGAGGCGATGGCGCGGTTCACGGCGGCCGCACTGTGGAACAGCTGAAGCAAGCTTGCTGGGGCACATACGAGACGGAAGTCGATGTGTGCAATGCCAATGGTGCAATGGGCGACTGGCGGATGCAGCAGGCATGCTTGGACAAAGCATTTTCTCGCTATTCATCGTGCCTCAGGACTGCTGACAGCGCCGGCAGTGATAGCAATCGATAAGTAGTCGATTGCAATTTGGAAAGGGATTTAACGCGCGTTAAATCCCTTTTACTTTGGGTTTTAGGAGGATAAAATGAAATTACCGTATGTGTGTATTAATGTGAATGCAAATGGCAACTTGAACTTTAGCCACTTTACAACTAACCCAGATGATCCTTTGGAAGTAGAGCACTCCTTAAGCGATCTCAATGGGCGTGGGTTCGAAGACACATCCCAGAGTATTGGCCGCACCGTGCTTGCATTAATGGGAAATTGGTTCCCCGATGTGATGCGGCAGTATCCTAGCTTGGCCGTCCCGTACGATGATCAGGACGACTTGAACCTTCTGCAAATGTTGATTAGCAGATCAGCCCGCGAACGAACCACAGTTCACTTCCCATCGATTGACACCATTGTGGCTCAAGTCGTGAAAGGCAATCCAAATGCAATAACGCACTCGGTCATCTCAACGTGGCCAGATATCCGAAAGAACATCGCGGAACGTGCACACATCTAGTCTTCCGCAGCAACAATATGAGCCTCTTCGGAGGCTCTTTTTGTACCTGGGCACCCCTGAAAAATAAAGGTTGACTAGTCTGTTTCGCTCCTGTATAAATACCCCTGTTGTTGTTATTATTAAACACTTAGGAGTATTTAATATGAGTCGTAAAGCAGGGCGTACCCGGGCAAAACCCACACGTGAAGTTGATGTCAGATTTGAACAGTTTGCAGCCGCTGCTGAAGGTCCGCAGCGTAAGAAAAAGTGGACAAAGCATGACGTAAAACCTATCCATCCCCTCACAGAAAACCAAAAAAGCATGTTTGTGCATTTCTATCAAGGCGACAATCTCGCTGCGATTGGATCAGCTGGCACAGGCAAGTCCTTCCTCAGTTGCTTCTTAGCAATCAGTGATGTAGTCGATCACACCAAAGACCAAAAGCAAGTTATCCTAGTTCGCTCGGCTGTTCAGTCGCGTGACGTTGGTTTCATGCCTGGTACTCTGGAAGAAAAGAACTCGTACTACGAAACGCCTTATCGGGACATCTTTGGTGAACTGTTTGGCCGTGCTTCGACGTACGATGACATGAAAGAAGCTGGTATGATTCAATTCATGACCACCTCATTCATTCGTGGACTAACATGGGACGATTCGATCATTGTGATCGATGAAGCACAGAATATGACTTGGGAAGAGATCAACACGATCATGACTCGAGTTGGTAAGAATAGCCGCATTATCGTGTGCGGTGACGTCAAGCAAAACGACCTCATCAAAAAGAAGAGCGAAGTTAGTGGCATTACCAAGATGTTCGCTGTTCTAAAGCGTATGAACGACTTCTCCACAATCACCTTCACCCGCGACGACATCGTTCGTAGCGAATTTGTCAAGCAATGGATCATTGCTACAGAATCGGTTGAAGATTAACATCTGCTACTCATAGCGGATGAAATACAAATGGCCCTCACGGGCCATGCAGATAACAACAACACAACGTAAAAAAGGGCCTAAATGGCCCTTTTTTATTTTGCTTTGATAGTCTGTCTGATCTCTAGTGCTTGGCTACGAAGCTTCAAGTCTTGGATGTCCTTATTAATCCCATCCAAACTGCCTTGCACCTTCTCCATTTGTACTTTGTACTCGATGATCTTCTGTTCCTGAACCGAAAGTCTCATTGTGTAGAACGTCCACGATGACACGATTGTGATTAGCGCCGTAACGATGACCACCACGTCTTTGATCGTGATGCTTGTTGGCATGACCACTTGCAGACTAGGGCCTGGTGGTACTACCGGTAGTACTGGTGGTGGTGCGCGAGTTGCCATAATAGTGTTCCTAACCGTTGTGATCGTATTTATAGGCCCTGACTGAATAACCAAAAATTGTTCTGGTACACACGGCAAAAGTGCTCGTACAGTGGGAATCGTCCCAAAAGTATAGGTCTATTCCCATGTTCGACTAAATACTGGCAATACTTTTTGGGATGCATATATCATGGCAGAAACAATTATCGCGTACAGCGGGCATATCCGCTACTGGACATACATTCTTGTGACGGTCTTCTTATTTGGCAGCTTGTTAGGTGCGGCAGGGGTGGTTAGGCTTAAAAACCTACCAGCTCTTACTTTGATCGATAGTTCTACCAAGGCTCAAATCAATACGGCGGTGAACGAAAATGGTAACCGCTTGATGTTACTCGAACGCCGTGTGACTGATCTGGAAGACAAGAACAAGACACGTGCTAACCCGGCGAACATCAAATAATAGGGACATACTCATAATGGAATATATTTTCAACTTACTCCCGGTCATTTACGTGTACTGGGCGGGGATCCTGGCAGTTTGGAGCCTCATTAACGGTGGGATGATGTTCAAGATCATCGCCTCCGCTTGTATTCAATCATACACAAAACAGTCATACCTGATTCTTCTCATCACGGTACTGATTGGAGGTGGCCTTTTGGTTACGTCTGTGTTCATGATACCTCAAGTAACAGTTCTCTTCATTGAGATTGCCTGTATGCTCGCTCTTTGGTATACAGTGTTCTTAATTACAGTAAGCCACCTCAACATCGTGGCATATTTGCACTTCCCCGTACGCTAAAAAACCGTACAACTGAAGTTGCCTGTTCTCTTCTGAGACCGATTGGTGTATGATGTATCACCATCGTAACTTAGAAGAGAACCATGTCTTACTCCCCAGCAGACTCCACCGAAAACAAGATTGACAAGTCGAAGACCTACGTCTTTGAAAATGTCGAAGTGCGCCTTACGGGCCGCATCGCAAAGAAACCCTCCACTGTGAACAACAAGATCATACTGATCCAGTATGAGGTCACTCCTGCAGACGAAGAAGGCATCACTTGGAAGAAGTGGGCCAAAGAATCTGATCTGTTCACCATCTCCGAAGAATAAGGACTCCCATGTCAAATGTAATCAACTCGCACACGTTTCACGATTTCCAATACCTCGACCTACTGAGCGATGTGTACAACAATGGCCGCAAAAAAGAAGACCGTACAGGGACAGGCACCATCTCTGTCTTTGGACGTGAGATGCGGTTTGATATCCGCAATAACATCATCCCTGTTCTCACTACCAAGAAGATGTACCTTCCAGCTCTCTTCCATGAGATCATCTGGTATCTGTCAGGCACAGGCAACATCAAGTACCTGCGCGACAATGGCATCCGCATCTGGAATGAATGGGCTGACGAGAATGGCGATCTGGGTCCTGTATACGGATATCAATGGCGTAACTGGCCTGGACAGCTCAAAATGCAGCCAACCCATTCAACAACAGATCAATGGGAGACATTAACTTCTGCTGACCTGACTAGTGAATTTTCATTTCACGAAGGTTTCTTGAAGCAAGAAAGCATCGACCAGATTGCGGAAGTGATCAAGACTCTCAAAACGAATCCTGATTCCCGTCGTATCATGGTGAATGCATGGAACGTTGGTGAGCTGGATGAAATGAAACTGCCTCCATGCCACTTCACATTCCAGTTCTACACAGAAGAGATGACTCTCGATGAGCGCATCTGGTGGTGGTCACGTGAGAGTGGCCTCAATGGCAGCAGCGTTACTACCATAGGAACCCACGAAGGTCTGGATTTCTTGGCTGTTCCACGTCGTTATCTGAGCTGCAAGATCACCCAACGTTCTGCAGATATGTTCTTGGGTGTGCCATTCAACATCGCTCAGTACAGCATGCTGACAGCAATGATTGCACAAGTAACCGGTATGGCTGCACGTGAACTGATCTGGAGTGGTGGTGATTGTCACATCTATCTGGACCACTTTGAACAAGTCAAAGAGCAATTGCGCCGTGCACCTGTGGCATCCCCAATTCTGGTACTGAATAAGACTGTTGACAATATTGACAATTTCGTGTATAGTGATTTCAGCTTGAAGGATTATCGCTCACACGGAGCCATTGCAGCAAAAGTGGCCGTGTAATGAATAGCCTAGGCTTTGTATTCAGAGCCTTGGTTCGTGTATACATGGAGGACTGCTACAATCCTCCACGTCTCTGTCACGAATCATTGGTCGAAGAGATGATTACCAAGAGTTACGATTACGACGGCAGTGAAGAACGAGAATTCATGCTGGAGGATATCGTGTGGCCGGGGGAAGGATATTTCTCTGTGTGGATCGTTGGTGACATTGTGTGGACCACAGACTACTTTGGTGAGTGCGATATGGATATCGAGCCAGACATCTGCGAGATCACCCCTGCACATACAAGAGATATGGAAATCGTTACAGGGTATACTTGCTACGACAAACCACAACCAGACAATAAGATCGCTGGTATGTTCAAATTTACATAGGAGACTATCATGTCAGAAAATACCGCTCAACTGTCCTGCAATCAAGTACGGGAATTAATGATGGCTTGTTTGGTCAAAGACCCGGCGGTGGAATCATTTCCGATCACCGAAGGGCTCGTCCGCAAGTATATGTTCCATCCTGAACGGATCCAGGAACACAAGAAGGATATCTACAACCTTTTGATGGAACTGGATCCTACGTTCCGTAAAAGTGTTGGCGGTGGGTGGTCATTCCTGCAAATGCCTGCAAATAAGGATGGGGAGCAGTGGGGCGGACAGATTAACGCTGAAGAGTTGCTTGTCCTCGGCATTGCAGCTGGCCTGATGGAGTACGGGATGCCCCGCGAAATGTGGAACATTCTGCCAGGCGGTGTACCTTATGTAGTATTCAACGACGATGTTACCTTTAAGGAACCACAATGATTGATCGAGAAGTACAACAACTGATTGCGGAACTGCAAGAACTGGATAAGTTAATTGGTTCGGCCGTTACCAGCGATGACTTGCCAGTTACGGCATTAGACACCATCATCAATGTTGCTAGAATCGCAGATGATGCGTACGAGAACGGTGACGATCCGCTGTTCAGCGATGCATTGTATGATGCAATTCGCGCCCATGTGCGGGCGAACGCCACTCTTGCTGCTATTGAATACAGCGATACTGTGGGCAGTGACGTGCGCGGCGGTAAGATTGCACTGCCAAATGCTATGGGATCGCTCACCCAAGCATATGATCAAGGAGATCTGGTGGCGTGGGCACAGAAGCATCGCTTGCCTCCAGAAACAGAACTGATCATTACCGAGAAGGAAGACGGCATGAGCTCGTCTGTCCACAACGGTAGTACGGGTGAGTTCCGAATCGCCTACAGCCGTGGCAATGGCACGGAAGGTGCTGATATGTCCCGCCATATCAAGCATATTAAAAGCATGCCGAAGAAGGTTACAGCAGGACTGGAAGTGCGGGCAGAGATCATCATCTCCAATCCCAACTTCGAAATTCTGAAGACCAAGATCTTCCGTAGCGACGGTTCGGTATACAAGAACCCACGCAACATGATCTCGGGCCTGATGAACAAATCCGAAATTGACCCAATCGCATATCAATACATCGATGCGATCGTCTACCACGACTGGAACGAGACAGACGAGTCCAAAGAAGAGCAACTGAAACGCTTTACCAAGCTTGGCTACCAGGTACCATACTGGGAAAAGATCACGGTTGCTGACCTGTCAGATAAGTTCCTGACCGAGCGCCTCAATCACATCCGCGACACATCGAAATACCTCGTCGACGGTATTGTGATCGAAGTCAACGATGCCAAGTTGCGTAACCGCATCAACCCAAGCAAAGCCACTCTGAATCCAGAGTACGCTCGCAAATACAAGGTTGCTGATGCGGCAAACAACGCGATTGCAACGGTGGATTATGTCGAGAATCGTGTTTCCAAACACGGTTACATCATTCCGCGCGTCCACTTCCATCCGATCCCTTTGGCAGGCGTTACTGTCACCCACGCGACGGCTCACAACTACGCGTACGTGATTGAAAACGGTATCTCGCCCGGTGCCAAGGTTCGCATTACTCGCAGTGGCGATGTGATTCCTTATATCATTGACGTCGTCGAGAAGGGTCCATACACGGACGAAGACTTCGACGAGCAGTTGCAAGATGTTGGTGAATACACCTGGACGGTGAATGCTAAAGGCCAGCGCGTACATGCTGTGTTGACTGGTGACCACAAGAACATCGGCATCAAACAGGCAGCATCGTTCTTCGAAGCCATTGGCGTTGAAGGTCTGAAGCTGGGTAACGTCACACGCCTCTGTGAATGTGGGTTCGATACCATCGAAAAGATCGTCAAGGCATCGGCCGATGAACTGGCTTTTGCTATCGGTTCACCTTCGGTCGCTGATGAGATCTTCACCAGCATCCACAAGCAACTGAAGCTGCAGACACTTCCGCAGTTCATGGGTGCTTCTGGCAAGTTCGGCCGTGGCATGGGCAAGCGCAAGATCCAGCAGGTATACGACGTGTTCGGCGATAGTCTGCTGGATGTCACGGTGGATCAGCTGCTGCCCGTCGACAAATTCAATGTCAAGACTGCAACCAAGTTCGTCAGCGGTCTCCCCGTCTATCTTGAATTCTATGAGTCCATTGCGGACTATGTGGAGTTCGTGGAAAAGAAGGTTGTCGAGGGCGGTGCACTGAATGGCCAAGTGTTTGTGTTCACAGGGTTCCGCAATAAGGCACTCGAAGAACGCATCACTGCAGCAGGCGGCGAAGTTGCTGCCAGTTACTCCAAAAAGGTGACGACGTTGATTGCGGCTGACCCAGACGAGCGCAGTACAAAGCTGGATAAGGCACGAAAAGATCGCTGCAAAGTGATTGGCCTGGTAGATGTGGACTTGCTTTTCGAAGAGTAAGCAAATTGTACCTCACAGAGGGGGCTTCGGCTCCCTTTTTTGTTGTCTGGTTGTTTACTTTTTTGAAATTTTGTGTATAATGATTATACAATCACTCGAAAGGATATAACATGGATAAGGTCATCCCCATTGCAGCAGTGAACAATTATCAGTGCCCAGGTTGTATTCATGGCCCAGATGCTGAAACGTGCCCCAAGTCTAATGTCACGAACCAAGGATGTACCAATCACTATCCAGGTACTATCATGTTGGGACGTGGAACAATTGCGCTTGGTCTCCCCGTTGGGTTCAATCGCTTTGGCCCTAATCCAACAGCTGCGGTTGAAGTGCACGCATCATATGATGAGATGTTGGAAATCCACCAAAACTTGAAATCGAAGTACAGTCTTCCTATCTGGAAGCACCTTGATGCCCAGGGCAATACAATCACACGTTGGTTCAGCCCGCGGACAAACATGGGGTGGTCGAGTGTGATTCTGGGCAATTGCCTGGACCGTATGCCAACGGCTGTGGAGTTGTTCCAATCAGATATTGATGATATGGATTAAGCCTCCGTTGACTATTGTCAATTTTTCTGTATAATGGATCTTAATCGGTCAATTACAGTCGATTCCATAGAAATTAACCAAGGATAATTATGTCAGAGTTTGCTCCGTTTGCGGCGCTCATCAAGAATCAATTTGATGAGATGGCCAAGGGCGAGTTGTACATTGTTGGCAACGACAACCAGTTTGTCTGGGACATGTACCTCGCTTCTTACCCAGAAGGGACTAACGAGATCTACCGCGTCCGTTCCGAAAATGACTGCGCCTGCTGCCGCAAGTTCGTAAAGAACGTGGGCAATGTGGTGTCAATTGGTACTGACGGCTCCGTTACTACCGTCTGGGACGTAGTTGGTGCCGAAGAGCCATACGCCACCGTCGCTGCCAACATGGCGGCCGTCATCCGAGAAATGAAAATCAGCTCGGTATATCGCATGTCCGAAAAGAAGTACGGCGAAGAAATCAACTACGAGCGTCTCAGTGACGGCACTACCCAATCGTGGAACCACTTCTACGCAGTGCTGCCACAAAAGTTCCTGGCTGAATCGATTGCTGCGGCCCGTGCCGAATTCAATGTTGGCGCAAGCATGCTGCGCGACGGTCTGAAGATCATGTCGATTGATGCCCTCGATACCGTGATTGATCTGATCCAAAGCGATGCTCTGTACCGCGGCGCCGAAAAGCTGCCAGTTGTTACTGCATTCGCTGCATTGTATCGCGCGCACGCAAAACTGAAGACCGACGCAGCGCGTAACCAATTTGTGTGGCTGAACGCTACCGCCTTTGGTGCCAAGTTCAAGAACGACGTGGCCGGCACACTGGTTGAAGCGTTGTCCAGTGGTGAAGACCTGGAAGTGGCTGTCGCCAAGTTCGAGTCCAAAGTCGACGCGACCAATTACAAGCGCACAACTGCACTGATTACGCCAGGCATGGCAAAAGCCGCATACAAGACCATCCAAGAGCTGGGCCTGGAATCGGCATTGCATCGCCGGCACGCTAAGCTGTCCGATGTAAGCGTCAACAATGTGCTGTGGGTCGATAACACGGTACAGGGCAAGATGAAGGATGGCATCGAAGGCCTGTTGATGAGCGTGGCAACGGCACCGAAGGTAACCAATCCCGAAAAGGCCGAGACTATCTCGGTTGAAGACTTCCTGACGAATGTATTGCCACAAGCAAGCTCAATGGAAGTGCTGGTTACTGGTGGGATGCAAGGTAACATGATGAGTGTCACGGCACCCATCGATCCAACATCGGCGCCATTGTTTAAATGGGACAACAACTTTGCCTGGTCGTATAACGGCAACGTAACTGACTCGATCAAAGAACGCGTCAAGAAGGCCGGCGGCAGCATCGTTGGCGATTTGTGCTGTCGTCTGGTGTGGGACTACACCGACGATCTGGACTTCCACATGACGGAACCAGGTGGCTACAAGATCTGGTTCCGTACCATTCGGCAAAAATCGCCAAGTGGCGGCATGCTGGACATCGATGCCAACGGCATGGACGGCATGAAAGATCACCCAGCAGAGAACATTTTCTATGCTGACCGGAACAAAATGAAGGAAGGCACGTACCGCCTGGAAGTGAATAACTTCAACCGGCGCAGTGCAAATGGTGTTGGATTCGCCGTACAGGTGGAGTTCGACGGCAAGACGATCGACATGACGTACGACCGCGTTGTGCCGGGATCCACCACGATGCATGTGGCTGATATCACGTACTCGAAGAAGGCCGGCTTTGCCATCAGCCCAATGATTCCGTCGCGTGCGAGCAGTGTGGACAAGTGGGGCATCAAGACGGAAACCTTCGTCAAGGTGAACACGCTGATGAACAGCCCGAATCACTGGGATGGGAATGCTGTGGTGCAGAAGCATTGGTTCTTCATCCTGGACGGCTGCGTGAATGACGAGCCGACTCGTGGCATCTATAACGAGTTCCTGCGCCCCGAACTGGACAAGCATCGCAAGGCGTTCGAAATGCTGGGCAACGAAACCAAGTGTCAGCCTGCTGATGAACAGCTCAGTGGTGTTGGCTTCGCAAGTGCCAAGGGCGACAGCGTTTTGGTCAACGTTACTGGCACCAAGCTGCGCAAAACGTACAAGATCACGTTTTAAGTGATGCACAGCAAGAGTCACATCCGTTTCATCCTCGGCTTCCCGTTTGGATTGGTTGCCGAGACCTTTGCACGTCTTGCCATTTGGATCAGTGGGAACCAGCTCGACGTGGATTTCAATTATTTAAGACCACCAACCAACAAGGAATAATCATGGACATGAACATTTTCGAATTTGCTACCAAGAACAAACTGCGTTTCCCTTCAGCCAAGGGCGATCTGACCGTCGAGCAGCTGTGGGAACTGAAACTGCAATCTGCCGGCCGCGACGACCTGGACACCATCGCCAAGGGCATCAATGCACAGCTCAAGGCAACCGCCGAAGAAAGCTTCGTTACCACGACTCCGTCGAAGGCTAACGCCACACTGACGCTGAAGCTGGAAATCCTGAAGCACATCATCGCGGTCAAGAAACAAGAAGAAGCTGACAAGCTGAACAAGGCTGCCAAGGACGTGAAGCGCCGTACACTCACCGAACTGCTGGGCCGCAAGAACGCCGAGAAGGACGAGCAGATGACGCCAGAGCAAATCATGAAGGAACTGGAAAAGCTGGACGACTAAGCTTGCCAGGACCTGGAAGGGAGCCTACGGGCTCTTTTCCTTCTATCTAACAACCTAGTAGGAGATCCCATGGATTTAGACGATGTTACAAATGACCCAATGGTCGAAGAACAGAAGCGTAATGCCTCACAAGGTGCCTCAGACTATGTCGAAACTGCCATCGAGGCCGTTGGCGAAGTCATTGGCGTTGGCATCGACGCTGCTTGTGGCGCTGGGGGAGCAGTTGTTGAATTTGGTGGCGCTCTTATCGGTGGCCTTGCTGATGGTGCAGGGGCTGTACTGGGCGGTGTTGCTGACGCAGGCGGCGCTATCCTTGAAGGGATCGGATCGATCCTCGGTAACCTGTAATGTACAAGCAAGTGATCGTGCTGCGCAAAGATTTGAACATGCGCAAGGGCAAGATGATAGCCCAGGGGGCCCACGCATCCCATATGGCACTGGGCTTCACCTTTCCGATTGGGTGGAAGCTTTTCAAAAACCTGCGTGTTAAGTTGCGTTGGCTACGGGACGGGCATAAAAAGATTGCTGTATCTTGCCGAGATAGTGTAGAATTACTAAATATCTACGAAGCTGCCGTAAAGGCGGGGCTTCCGGTATCCTTTGTTATTGACAATGGGCACACCGAATTCAAAGGTGTAAAGACCAGTACTTGTTTGTGTATTGGTCCTGCACTTTCAACCGAAATTGACAAAATCACGGAAGATCTGCCACTATTATGATCAAACGCTTCTTGGGATGCTTCGCCATCCTCGCTACTCTCGCTGCTCCTGCTTCTGCTGCTACTAACGTAGTGAATGGGTGCGGGTGGAACCATCCTGGAACGAATCCTTACAAGGGTGGTTCCATCAAGGCGTTGGATGACTACACGGACATCCCAGAGTACGCGATGATCAAGCTGAAGCAGCGCATCGCCAAGGAGCAGTACGACAAGATCGTGGACATCAAGCGCGACAGCATCTCGGGCGGCTTCTTGCCAGAAATCACGGACATGCACTTCGCGGCCAATACTGTATGCCGCTACGTCAATCGCACCGTGTGGAAGCCTGATCACGTAGAAACGGCCCAAGTATACTGCGAAGGTAAGTACTGCGTATTGATCCCAAAAGTGTGTGGCAATGTCAGTCGCGTTCGTCCGTTGCCAAAGGTTACTCCGGGAACACGTCCTCCCGTGCTGGTAGTGGTGCCTTTCATCCCGGTTCCTCCTGTTGATGGAATTGTTCCTCCAGGAAATGAAGTGCCTGTATCGAAGCGACCTGTACCAAATGTGCCGGTCCCACCTCCAACCGTCCCACCATTTCCAATGTTTGGTGACCATCCGGTGTTTCCCAGGCCAACCCCAGTGATTCCTAGGCCCGTACCAACACCAACACCAACACCAACACCAACACCAACACCAACACCAACACCAACACCAACACCAACACCAGTTCCACCGCCGCCTTATGTGCCGCCTCCGCCGCCTTATGTGCCGCCTCCACCGCCTTATGTGCCGCCTCCACCGCCTTATGTGCCGCCTCCACCGCCTTATGTGCCGCCACCACCGCCTTATGTGCCGCCACCGATACCTGACACACCAACGCCGATACCAGAACCTTCGACGATGCTGTTGATGGGACTTGGGGTTGCTATCTTGCTGGCACGCAAATGAGCCGGAACAAGCGAGAAGGCCGCTACTGCGGCTTCTACTCTGATGATGGACGGCACCATCGCACGGGTGGATGTGGTGTGTCATTAAAGGAATGGTCACGTATGTCTAAGTAACACTCGGCACAAAGAGCTCACTTTGGTGGGCTCTTTTTTCGTCTGTAGTAGGTCCTGTTCTGCCCGGCCTGATGTTTGTTGTATGATCCTGATCTATAAGAGGATCTGTTCATTGTTCTGCTCACTAAATATGTGTTCGCAGAGAAGGAACATCCAATGAACACAGAACAGGACCCGTCATGACCTTACTTGAACTATCCCCTCCAGTTAATACCACAGGCACATATGCTGCCGTAACCTTCTCTCCAAAGACAATCGCTAAGCTTATACGCTTTTGCGAGGAAAACGGCGTAAAGAACGTTTTAAACGCTGACAAATTCCATACAACGCTAATTTACAGTCGTAAAGAAATGCCAGATTATAAAGCAGCTGGTGACCTAAAAACCAAACTAATCGGTGAGCCTGAAGAGCTGTTGATCTGGAAGACGCGAAGCGAAGACAAAGATAAGAAGCCCTCCAACTGCTTGGTATTGAAGTACAAATGTCCGGCCCTGGTGGCACGTCACAATCAGCTGATGAAAGAACATGAAGGCACCTACGACTTTGATGAGTTTACTCCACACATCACTCTGTCGTACAATATCGGTGATGATTCGATCGACCATCTCCAAGAGAAGCTGAAGGAGTTTGGGGAGATCGAGATTGACCACGAGTATACCGAGAAACTAGATCTAAACTGGGCAACGAAAAAATGATTAAACAACTGAAGGACGTCCACCTGCAAATGATTGTGGCGATGGACGAAGGTGGTGGGATTGGTTATCAGGGGATGCTCCCTTGGCCAAAGAACACCAAGGACTTTAAATTTTTCCAGGAGAAAACAAAAGGCTCAATCGTAATCATGGGCCGAAAGACATACGAAGAAATTGCACAAATTAATCAACAACGTGGCAAAAAGGACGGCCCACTTCTTCCCAATCGGGTGTCAATTGTCATCTCGAGTGAAGAAATTGTGAGCGCCTACGAAATTACTGTTGAAAAGTCTCTACTATCCGCTATACAATATCGTATAGAAGAAGATGATAAGCCGGTATTCATCATAGGTGGCCTTCAGTTGTACACAGAAGCATTACCGTTTGTGAAGACGTTATATGTGACTGTGTTTAAGGGAACGTACCAATGTGATCGTTATCTTCCGATTAAGTACCTTACACAGAACTTTGACATAGTAGAGGGTACGGATGAAAAAGACCTCTACTTCCTGAAACTGAACCGTGTAAAGAACTTGTAATAGGAAGCTCCTGAAGAAACAAGTGGCGCTGCAACAAACCAAGAAACCTAGAGGAATACGCAAATGAGCAACAGAAATGACATCCGCAGCAAGAACAACGACGATGACGACGAAGAGGGTCCAGGCCAGAACCGAGTGCTTATGCAAGTTCAAGCCCCCTTCAAGACATACGAAGCCGTCCGTACCCAGCGTATTACCACGTTTTACCTGAGCAAGATCATCGGCGATCCTGATCAGTACACTGACATGATCCACAAGATTCGTGTTGCTGCCCCATCAGACATCGTATACATTCACCTGAACACTGGTGGTGGCCGTCTCGATACCGGCATTCAACTGATCAACGCAATGAAAGATAGTGCTGCTCGCATTATCGCAGTGCTTGATTCAAAGGCCTACTCCCTGGGCACTCTCATCTTCCTGGCCGCGGACGAATTCATCGTTCACGACAACTGCATGTTCATGATCCACAACTACTCGTCCGTGACCGGCGGTAAAGGAAATGAGCAGAAGAGCGAGCTGCTGGCTACGGAAGCCTGGTTCAAAAAGCTCGCGAAGAAGTACTACTTCCCGTTCTTGTCGCACGACGAGATCGATAAGGTACTGAACGGCCATGATATTTGGATGGACTCGGACGAAATCAAAAAGCGTCTGAAAAATATGGTCAAGCTGCAAGAAGAAGCAATGGCTGATGCTGATGCACCGAAAGTCCCACGTCGCCGTCGTGCTGACAAGACCCCTGCGGTGATTTCACTCGAAACCGGCGTGCTGCCAGAGCCAACTACAATTCAAACGACGGCTGGCATTGCCAGTCCTCCTGCAACACCTCCAACAGTCGTCGCCATTGTTCCTGCAAAGGCGAAGTAACTCAACAAGTAGTATCCTCTAGGGTAAGTGGTCCGTTATGTCAGATGATTTGCAGTTTATTGTTCGACAATACGTTCCACTCCCATCAAATCCATCCAGCAAGGGATGGTATCTCACCAAGTGCAGATTGTGCAACGACTACAAAAAGCGAGCCGGGTTCAAGTTTGAGCCCGGTGCTGTCGTTTACAACTGCTTCAATTGTGCTTTCGGCGCAAAGTTTATCCCATCTGAACACAACTCCGTTCCTGACAAGATGCAGGCCGTATTTGATGCGTTTGCCATTCCAAAAGAAGAGTTTGCTGTACTCATCTTCAAAGGGTTTGTAAAGCGTACTGACGGCGCAAAGAAGGAAGATTCGGACGCTCCAGACGCAATCCCTCTCAAGTATAACAACCTAGTTCTTCCTGACTACATCCGTCCCTTGGTAACTGATGGTACTGGTGACGTATATGATGAACTAGCTTGTGCGTATTTGGAAACTGAACGTGAAATTGATCCCAAGTCCTACCCCTTCATGTTGGCCAACAAGGCTAAGGCTACTCCAAAAGAGTACGAGAAGTGGAAAGGCCGGTTGGTTATACCCTACTACCGCAACGGGAATCTGATCTTTTACCAAGGTCGTGACATCCTCAATTCAGACCGAGTTCGCTATACCGCACCACCAGATTCACGCGATACGGTACTGTTCGGATATGACGAGATATATTCCTACTCCGAAAAACCACTCTATATACAAGAAGGTTTCTTTGATGCTCACCTGTTGGGAGATAGTGTAGCCACTTTCACCAACAAGATGACTGAGCAACAAATTGAGATCCTCAACCGGTGTCGCAGGCCCAAGGTGGTAATACCTGACCGTAAAGGTAAGGGATACATCCTTGCATTGCAGGGCCTAGAAAACGGTTGGAGTGTCAGTATACCTGATGTGGGCGAGTCCTGCAAGGATATCAATGATGCGATCATTAAGTACGGACGCCTTTACGTTTTAAGGAGTTTGGTGGATAATACAGTTTCGGGTTTTGCTGCAGAGACCCTAATCAAGCTACAATGCAAGGACTAACATGTCAGAATTTAATAAGGACGACCCACGTACTTGGGGGCCTGCCATATTTTTCAAAGCGGTTGAAGTTACCGGCCCGGTGATATATTACAAGAACAAGCAATATATTGGATCAAGGCACGGCCAGATCTCAAAGATCACCTGCATCAAGGGTGGCAAGTCAACCAATACCCTAAACCCTCCAATCTTTTTCATCGCAGGTGCAACATTTGCATTCGAGGTCAAAGTATTCGATTGGATCATGGAGCCCCCACATGTTAACACCTGATGACTACCAAGAAGCAGTCGATATGCTCGCGCTTGAGTTTGGTTGGAAGCGAGCTCCTGGTGATACTCTTCTCTGGCTGGATGCAGATGAGGGCGTTATGGTGGCCAACTGGTTTTACGATGTGCCATCCCTTCATGCCTTGATGCTGCAACACACGTCAGGCTACTATGAGACTCGCCAAGGCTCCAGTGACCACTGCATCGTGATTGGCATCCAGGATCACAAGAAAATATGCTTTGAGCCCACCGTCGTTGTGTATCTTCGGGACCACGAAACAAAAGACAAAGCTTTTGCATACGCTATCATCGTGGCAGTACACCGTGGTTTGCGCAACATCAAGGCAGTAGATGCATTTTTAGAAAAAAGAGAGAAGCGGAATGGCAGCTAAAGAAAAAGAATACACAGGCGCGGATATTCAGGTCCTAACCGATCGTGAGCACGTACGGTTACGGACCAATGTATATCTTGGGAACATGAACAAGGTTGCGTACCCGTATCCTAAGATTTCCCCTGGTAAGTTCAGCATCGAGAACTACGAGTTTGTCCCTTCGGTCTTTAAGGCCGTAGGTGAGATTTACGACAACTCGATCGACGAATTCACCAAGAATCGCGGAACCAACAAAACGCTGACACTCATTGCTGATCCCGAAAAGGGCGAGCATACCATTGCAGATAATGGTCGTGGAATTCCTATCGACATGCACGCAACCGGTAAGTACACTCCCGAAGTGGCACTTGGGTCCCTACGCTCTGGCCGTAACTTCTCTGACGAGAAGGAAGCAGGCGTTATCGGCGCAAATGGTGTTGGTTCGGCTTGCACTAACTATTGCAGCGTCAAGTTCGAAGTTGTCATCCATCGCGACAACAAGAAATACGTGCAGACCTTCACGGATGGCGCTGCAACCGTTTCGGAACCAAAGATCACACGTAAAGCTGGTGAGACCGGTACGTCTGTGTCATTTAAGCTCGATCCAGCCGTATTCAAGGATGTCTCCCTACCGTATGAGATGGTTCGAAGCCGTGCACAAGGCATCGCGTTCAACAACCCAGACATCACGGTTGACTTCAATGGCGAAGAGTTCCGATACAAGAAGGGCTTTGAAGAGCTGTTAAAGACCGTATCTGATTCGTATTTCAAGATACCGGGTGAACTGGGTGACTTCTATGTATGCTTCGACAAGTACCAGGGGCTTGACGAGCAAATGTTCACTTGGGTCAATAGCTCACTCCTGTTGGATGGTGGTATCTGCAACACACAGTTCATGAATGCTTTCTCCGCGAAGGTATGTGAACATTTGGCCTCCGCAGCCAAAAAACAGAAGTGCGAAGTCACGAAGAATGATGTAAAGAAGGATCTGCTGGTCTTTGGTATTCTCAAGGTATCCAATCCTGAGTACGATGCACAGTCGAAGACGCGTCTGACTGGCCCGAATATGCGTAAGCCTATCGAACAAATGATTGATGCGGCATGGGCTGCATTCGCACGCAAGCACAAAGTGTGGCTGGAGTTGGTCCTGGCCAGCGCCGCAAAGCGCCACCATGGCAGTAAAGACAAAGACGCAGCTGATGCGCACATGAAGTCGCTCAAGAAGAAGGTCCCTGGCCTAATGGATGCAACTGGCAAGAACCGCTTGCGTTGCCAGCTCCTAATCTGTGAGGGATTATCTGCAGCAGCACAGATCTGTGAAGTTCGTAATCCGGAAACTACAGGATCCTTTCCGTTGACTGGTAAGATCAACAACGTGTACGGTTCTACTATCGCTCAGTTATTGAGCATGGGTAAGGTGACAGATCTGCTCGCGGCCATTGGGTTAGTTCCAGGCAAACGGGCATCACGTGTCGCTCTGAATTTTGCTCGAGTTGTCATCTCTACGGACGCAGACGTCGACGGTGGTAACATCTTTACCCAGCTCATCAACATCTTCTACCAGTTCTGGCCTGAGATGTTCGATCCTGAGAATGAGGCAATTGTATATCGATTGCAGGCACCAAACGTTGTCGCATCAAAGGGCAACAAGCGCATTCACTATGTGAACCGCGAAGAGTACGAAAAGAAGAAAGATACCCTGAAGGGTTACACTATCGAGTACATGAAAGGATTGGGTAGTATGTCGAAGGAAGACTGGGTAATGATCCTGGACAATCCCGAGAAGTACCAAACTCCTATCTTAGACGATGGCAGAATGAAAGAGACGTTGAAGCTGTTGTTTAGCCCAGACTCCGATGCACGAAAAGAATGGTTGAAAGCAGAGAATGACTAATAAAAACAAACTGTACGCACTTCAGAAAGAGATGAAGGATTCCTTCACTCTTATCAAGGAGAATGGGCCTGATATGGGCTTTGTGATGAATCATATCACTAAGATGTCTAAAGCCATCGACATGCTCATTACCGAAGCAGTAGGCCCGAACCACATGTTCGATAACCACATGGAAATGTTGGGCACAGTCCCTGATGGGTATCCTCGTCAGCAAGTGTCAATCGTCCAACATTGGCGTGATCTTGGACGTACGATCAAAGCTGGCAGTGAAGTAGACCTGTCGCAGATCGACCCAAAGGAGTTGATGTTCTGGAGCGACCAGCACTTTGGCCACAAGAAGATCATCGAATTCAGCAACCGTCCATTCGGTAATCTGGAACACATGCACATGGAAATGGCAAGACGGTACAAAGCACGTACCAAGCCTGGCCAAGTGGTGGTTTGGTGCGGCGACGTATCGTTTGTTGGCTCTATTGAACTGCACGACATCATGAAGGATTATGCTCACACGTACAACGTACTTGTTGTTGGTAATCATGACATCGATCGTGATGGCAAATTGCGCAGCAAGCTGACAGAACACTTCGATGAGATTCACACATCGTTGGTGTTTGGTGACTATGTGATTACTCACCACCCATGGGTCAACATGCTTCCACAGGGAATGGTCAACATCCATGGTCACTTGCACGATCGTCCATTTTCGATGGATCGTCACCTGTGCGCCTGTGTAGAGCTGACACAGTACGAGCCAGTGTCCTTGGCAGAGCTGATCACCAAAGGTGAACGGGACACGATCAAACGCAACGCACCAGTTGATGCACCGCCGCGCTTGCCAACAGATGACGAGAAAGAGCCTCCTATGAGCCTTGAGTACTACAAATCCTTGGCGGCACAATTCGTGGAACCTAAAAAATGAGCGACAATTTCGAGAAGACTAAGGCCTGGGCAGTAGCTACACGCGATGACTTTGCCTTGCGTGCGGCCAAAGCTAGAGCCGGTATGGAAGGCAAAGAATGGCCTTCTGTCCTGGCCGGGAAGATCAGTGACAAAGATCTGATGTGGATCACCTACACCACGAGCCATTACCTGTATGAAAGTCCATGCTTTCTGCCATACATGATGATGCATTTGCCACGCGAACAACGTTGGGTTTATGTCAAGCGGTTTGAAGTTGCGCTGGCTACTCTTGTTTGCAGTGCAATTGGTGGCAAGATTCTCGCTGTCAGCGAAGGCAATGAGCCAGGGTACGACCTGATCATCGAAACAGATGAGGGCGTGCAGAAGACAGAGATCAAGTCAACAGAGAAGCATGCCATCTTTATTGAAGGTGGGCGCTACGATATGTCCGCTTCGGGACTCAGCTTGACGGAGTCTGATATCTACCTGATCGTTTCTCGTGATCAACAAATGCATCCGGATGGAACATTCTCGTATGTAGGCAAGGTGCGAGCCGTATTTACATATCAGCTCGTCGAAGAGTACATGCGCATTGCTGGTCACAGCGAGCGAGTATTCTTGCCAGATGCAAATGGTCCAGGCAGTCGTGGTGTCAAGATGGACATGAAGAAGGAAGACATCCCTCATGTGTGGATTGGTGATATTGCATGCAAGGTTGATCAGTACGGAAATACGGTGTATGATACATCAGCATTTGTTCGCCAGCCTGCAACTGAAAACCAGGCTCGTGCACAATTTAACAAAGGCGTCAGACTGATGGAGAAATTTGACTGCCGCCAAGAGGAGCTAGAATGAAAAAACCTTTTACATCGTCTGATTACCTACTACAGGAAGGAAGAAGTTATGCGCTCTACACGATCCAGTTCCGTGCTATTCCATATATCACCGATGGAGTTAAGCCAGGCATGCGCCGGGTACTCTGGTGCGCTCGAAATGGCGATAAGTATAAGTCAGCGACGCTCGCCGGCCTTGCCGTCCCGCTCCATCCCCATGCTCCTCCGGAAGATTCCATTGACACCATCACAGGTGGATATGTCAACAACATCCCACTGTTCGACGGGTACGGTGTCTTCGGAACACTCATCAACCCAACCGCATTCGGTGCATCACGATACACATCAATCAAAGTAAGCTCATTTACCAAAGATGTTGTGTTCCGTGATATTGAGATCATTCCGATGGTCCCAAACTACGATTCGACCGAAATGGAGCCAAAGCACTTCTTACCTTTGATCCCAGTTGCAATTCTGAATCCAACGTCAGGTATTGCAATGGGCTACGCAACAGACATCCTGCCGCGTACCCTAAAAGACATCGTTGAGTCACAGCTTGAGCACTTAGCAGGCAAGGAAGTCAAAGAGCGTGCACCACACTTCCAACCAACACACAATCCTGCGATCGCTCGATTGGTGGATAAAAAGGGTGTTGTGCGTTGGCACTTCCGTGGTGAGTACAAGACCATCAACACTACTGAGGTCCAGATCACCAAACTGCCTTACGGCGTTGGCCACCAAGAGTTCATTGACCATTTGCATGGCCTACTGGAAGCAGTGGACAAAGAAGGTAAGGATATCTCCATCCTAAACGACGTGATTGATTCGTCCAAAGACGTCATCAACATCCTCGTGAAGTTCAAGCGCGGTGCACTAGCTGACATGTCCAAAGAGAAGCTTGACCTATTCTTGGGCATCGATAAGGCGAAGACGGAGAACCTCACCCTTGTTGATTTTAGCGGTGATGCAGTTACACGGTTGGGTTACGTCGACATCATCAAGCAGTTCACTGATTGGCGTCTCCAATGGTACACTCCACGATATGAGCGTCTGCTAGCTATGATCGAGGTAGACATCAGGAAGTACGACGACATCATTCTGTCCATCAGAAAGAACGTTGCTGGTGCCAGTAAGAAGACTGCTGACCGTACCGAACTGAAAGAGTACATCGAGGCAATTGGTGTGTTCTACGTAGATTACATCGCTGATCTACCAATCTACAAGTTTACGGAAGAGGAACTCCGCAAGGTTGAAGAGAAGCGTCTGGCTGCACTTGTTACAAAGCAAGAGTATCAAGACATCATCGGCAGCGATACAAAGCGTAAAAACATTTACATTTCCGAGCTGAAAGAAGTATTGAAGAAGTTTGGATAACCCTGAATACACGCTAAATAATGCGTGTATTTTCATTCTCACATCGTATTGAAAGACAATTATGGAATCATTGAATCCTACCACTGCAACAACAGGTGTACCAGAAACATTTGAAATGAAGCTGAATATCACTGATGGTGCTGGTGTTGTTCACGAATTAGAGATCACTAAGGTTGAAGGTCAACAGCCTCTCATTCACATGTTTGGCAACAACATCAAGTTAGTCAGCCGTCTCCGCATGGCTCTGGACATCGTGGAGCGGGCCGAAGGCGCACTAATTTAACTGTTGATTTTGTCCAAGTGATGAATTACAATTGTCCAATAAACTTTTGATGAGAATTCACATGACCACATTATTACAAACATTGCAGGACGAACTGTTGGCTGCACGCAAGCTGCGCCTCGATGAAGTTCGAATCGAGCTTCTCAAGGTCGTCATCAATCGTGCAGAAGCTGAAGGCAAGAAGGAACTGCGTGCACCTACCGAAGCTGAAGTGTTGGACGCAATCAAGTACTACAGCAAGGGTGCCAAAGAGACAGTCGCATTGATGGCTAAAGGCGGGATGCTTTCGGATCCACGCTTTGATGTAGCACGCCGCGAAGTCGACATCCTGGCAGCTTTCTTACCAACGCAAATTGGCGATCCCGAATTGCTGGCTAGTATCCGCGAAATCGGTCTGACCAACATTGGTCTGGTGATGAAGGGCTTGAAAGCCAAATACGGCGACAGCTTCGATGCAGCGCGCGCCAAGCAGTTGTTCACCAAAGAAACATCCTAAACAAGAGGTTTAAGTCTTAAAATGAGTCGTCATAACGCATCAAAGTCGTATGAAATTCAATCCCTGGTAAAACAGGTGAACGAAGCAACGGAGCAAGAGCTGTACGATCTCCATGGTATTGAAGTGTCCGATGGTACTGTCTATGACATGTGCTACGATCAACACTTCGATTCTGTGGTAGAATGGGCAACCTTCAACATTGAACAAGAAGCGCTAGAGGACGACTCATCCTCAGCATATGGAGCACTCGATGATTAAGCTGTTAACAATTGTAGTTGCAGTATCCCTGCTCACGGGGTGTATTCGGCGTGAAGTCCCAGCCGTGGAGATGATTACCATGTTGTCTCCAGAGCAATTGTTTGCTCTGCAATCACGCTGCGAGGAGTTGGGGTTGATCTCCCGCGTGGTGACTGACAATCGCAACAGGCCGATAGTGGCCCAATGCCATGCCAAACGCACCCCAGTCAACCAACCAGTTGTAGTCAAACCGGTACCTTTGTCATGATCAAGAAGCTCCTTATCGTCGCAACATGCTTTGCATTGACTGCCTGTTACAACAGCGTAGGCATGTCTATCGAAACTGCTGGCAAAGTGCAAACGGCTTGTGCCGAGCTCAAGTTGGTATCCACGGTGGAACGTGGCAATGGCAACACAATTCGAGCTGTCCGGTGTTCCACAGCTGATCAGGCCAGTAGCGTGTCGCAATAAACAAAAGCCACCCTAGGGTGGCTTTTGTTATGGGAATGACGAAATGTACTTCTTACGTCTGATGAAAAACACATTTCGGACGTAACCTCGGTTGATTTCAAAGGCTGATTGTCCGTATCCATGCTGTTTGATACGTGTCTTGAAGCTGTACTTCTCTACATTGTCAAACCACTTATCTGGATCACATCCCGGCATGGCTGTACAAAGCGTGCGATCTTGGATAACACCACGCAATCCTCCGTTGTACCCGGACATCATAAACGCATAGTGCTCAATGTCAGTTGTTGGCCACTTTATGCTGTTGTATAGACCTTTGTCCATCAGCACAACGGTCTTCAACTGATACGAAGGATCATAGCGGTTTTCCCACTTCCAAGCGCGAAGTTCAGGGAACCTTGCCTTCATTTCTTCAAAGTTGTTGAACCGAACAGTACCATCCTTGCGGTAAGCAATAGTCAACTGTCCTAGTCCAAAGCCATACTCCACAGGCGTCTTCAGTTCTGTGGTTGGATTCCAACATTTCTTGCTCTTCAGGGAAGCACAACTCTCCTGCTCGATCTGAGCAGCAATCAGTGACTGACTTTGCATAGATGGCCAAATATCAACCATCACACGCTTCAGATCAGGCAAATACTGTACCGCACGTTCAGGCAGAGTTTGCGGTACGGAGTTCGTGCAGAAACCTAAGGCTACAACAACTACGAGTGCCTTTAGGATGTTCATGGTTAGCTCAGTAGTACTACACCGGCAACAACGAAGACCGATAGGATGATGCTGAAGCTGAGAAACACTACAGCGGCTGACATTGGTGTTTCCAAAGCACGTTCTGCATAGTGACGCAGATTAATGTAAGGAAACATGATTTTACGCAGGATATGCGACGCGGCCGCGAGAGCGATTGTGATACCCAACGAGTAGATCACGACGAGGCTGCCATGGTCTGGAATGAGAATCATCCCAGCTATAAGCAACATTGGGATAATACGTTTGGATTCTTTTTTGAGGTAGTTAAAGATACTGTTGAGCATAAGGGTCCTTGCTAAGGTTGTGTGGCTATTTATGACCCTTAGTTTGGACGAATACTATACCCTAATAAAGAAAAAGCCCAGATGGTCTGGGCTTTTGTATTAGGTGGCAGCAAACATCGGTGGCCATCCTGATGTAAAGTCCATCTTTGCAGGTGCCTTGGATTCAAGTAATGCCTCATGGTAACCTTCCGCTACCGCAAAAACTTGTGCTTGCAGCTGTTTGGCAGCAGCAACAATGTCATTACCCAATTGGATTGTCATAGGGACCATTGTGCCATCCATGGTCTTCCACAATACTGGATATCCTGCAACTGTAATAACGTCCGTCAGTGCACCACCAGCATCTAGCATATCGCGTCCACTATCTTTCAAGCTCAGGTACAATACCTTGCTGTCCAGGTCCGTATGGAACCAATGTTCACCTACCTGAACGCCACCAGCATAGTGTGCGTCCCGAATCTGCTGAATACGACTCCAGATTGCATCTAAGTCCACAGGTGGTGCAGCACTTTTCCATTTACCTTTAACCAATGATACAACCTGCAAGCGAGATGCTGCTTCACGCACAAATTCTTCATCGATCTTGCTGATTTCTACCAAGTCAGTTGGCCAAGTGCCTGCTCGTTCATATAGGTCTCGGTGCTCATCCAGGTAAAAACCTCCCTTTGAGGGCGAGTAGTATTTTTTAGTGTTCATGTAATGATCCTTAGTATCCAATTACGAGTACATGTGGGCGCGATTGCGAGTTGTATTGACCACTGTAACGCTGACGTTGTGTATATATGGACGATGTTGATGGGTACACCGTTTGGTACCACCAGTCACTCCAGTCCCCAGTTGATGAAACCTCCATCGACACGTACGCTGCAAGGAAGGCATTTGGGAACGTAATAGGGTAGGCAAGATATTGATATGGTTCATTGCCGTTAGCGGCTTCCCAATTTCCGCGAATCCATTGGACGATGAGACCACTTGGTAAACGTGTCCATCCTGATGTACCATATGAGCCTGTAAAGGCTGATTGGATGCTGGACGCAATATCAGAATCCATGACGATGTTACCCATGTCCGTATTGTCGACCGTGATCTTTGTTCTCGATCCTGACCATCCCATCTTTACTGTATTGGTGGATTGACCAATTCCTGTACCTTGTTGTACTGGAGTAAAGCCGAATGATGCTGTATTGCCAGGAACGCCTTGTGGGCCCTGAGGACCTGGAACATTTGATGCTGGACCAGTTGCTCCGGTAATCCCTTGAGGTCCTTGCGGCCCTTGAGGACCCTGTGGCCCTGTTGCTCCTGTTCCACCAGTTGCGCCTTGTGGACCTTGTGGGCCCTGAGGACCTGGAACACTACTATTCAATCCAGCTGGGCCTTGAGGACCTGTTGGACCAGGAGTCATGGCCCTGTTGTCGACATATTGCTTCGTTGCCGCGTGCAGTGGGGATGTTGGATTGGCATTGAGTGTCAGGAAGCCAGTCATTGTGTCGCCTGACCGAGCAACTTTGGCTGCAATGGCTGCCGTAACAGCACCACCAGTACCGTTGTCACCCACGAAGTTCCACGATCCTGTGGTACCATCATGTGAATACACTTTCAGTAGACGCACCGAATAGTCGAACCAAAGCTGGCCAACAGTTGGAGCTACGGGTGCAACACCAGCACTAGCAAAGTTCTCAAGGATGTGAACGATTGCTTCGCCGATGCGTTCACCATACTGGGTGATCCCCATTCCTGGAATGGTAATAGACGTGTTATACGACGTTGCAGTTGAGTCAGGTGCAGCTGTGATTGGCGTTAGAGGGCCATTCGTTGTATTCGGGTCAATCGTAAAAGGCGCTTTGCCTGGGACCGATTCGTCCGTGAAATTGATGTTATATGGAATTCCGAGCATGTTCTACCTCATTTTAGATATTGTGTATTTATGGAGCGCAGTCCAATACCATTTCACCCTTGATGATTCTAAGGATTACTCGTGGGTCCACAACCTTGCAATGGGCTTGCACTTCTGCAATCCGTCGCTTGGGAATATCGTAGTGAGGATATGAACTACCTCTATGGAACCAGCACCGATTGATATTTAGTTCAATTGCCATCCGGTGCAGATTCTCAATAGAATACGGCACACAAACGAGGTGCCGCATTTCATCACAGTAGTACATTAGATCAGGACTCATAGTCTACCTATGGTTAGGTGAAACCAACGCTTCGTAGTTGGATGACCATAAAAACCACGAACACTAGTCAGATCATCACACAGTGCATTCAACCACCAATGGTTTCCATTGGTGTAGACATCATGTGTATATTGTACAAGTACTTCTTTCCCATCATCATGCCCCCACTCCGGGCCATTGATGAGTGAGGGCTCACCACGGATGGCTGATACATGGGCACCCCATTGTGTTTTGTGTTGAAGTTTGATTCCAAATCTGACGTATACCATTTGAGCATAGTACCGAGCGATCTCGTCGTCAACGCGGACTAATAACCAATCGTCGATGTACTGAAGAGTGCCAACTACACTATGAATGTAGTTGTCACCCTCCCGGTCACGGTATGTGGTGTTGAGACGCCCAAAGGAACTGCCCAGTACATGGGTCCCTTGTGACGTATCGATATGCATCAGAAGTCTTCATCAAACGAAACTGATCCAGCTGTGTCAACAGAATACTCTGTTACCTTACGCTCGAAGAAGTTCGTCAGTGGTTGCATACTTTGCAGGATCATGAAGTCGAATGGGTTGGCTACATTGTATTGTGCTTGGTAACCTAAACGGACAGCACGCTGGTCTGCACTGAATTTGAGGAAGTTTTCCATGTCGTTGATTGTGAAGCCAAGTACGCCCAAGCTAAGTGCATCCTTAGAGAACATCAACTCACAGCCAATTGCTTCAGCCATCATCGCGTGTACTTGAGCTTCCAAGTCAGCATCAAACAGATCGGGCTCTTCACGACGAATCGTGTCAATGACCATGAATGCAAAGCGCATGTGGAATGATTCGTCACGGAACACCCAGTCAGTACCTTCAGCTAAGCCAGGCAGGAGGCCTTTGCTGCGGAGGTAGTAAACGTAGGCAAATGCACCCATGAAGAACAGACCTTCAATCGCACAAGCAAATGCAATGATACCCATTAGGACGTCTTGCTTGTCCTTGCGCGTTACAATGCGGTCAATCGTCACGAGACGGTCAATCCATTTTTGTGCGAAGTCTGCCTTAGCTTTAATTGATGGAATGTTGTCTACGGCCGCAAATGCTTCCGCTCGTTCTTTTTCGTCCGGGATGTACGATTCGAGCAACTGCAGATAGAAGTCGACGTGTACGGATTCTTCGAAAAGCTGACGCGAGTAGTACAGGCGTGCTTCTGGAGAATTGACGTGTTTGTACAGATTCAACACGAGGTTGTTCGATACGATGCTGTCGCCCGTAGCAAAGAAGGCTACCAGCCGTTTAATGAGGTGAGCTTGGCCTGGTGCGACCTTGTGGCGGAGATGCTCCAGATCTTGGGAGAAGTTGACTTCTTCCGGTGTCCAGCGGTTCTTGATGGCTTGTTTATAAGCCTCATAGAACTCTGGGTATTTCATTGGTCGTAATGTAAGATCAAATCCTGGATCTAGGAGTGACATGGGTTATCCTTGTTGATGCGTAATATAGTCCTGACAGTATACAGCAGTTCCTGTTCTAGTTGCAACCGCTTGCAGGATAAAAATAAGGGGCTCGTGAGCCCCTTATTTACCTTATTGACAAGACTCGCAAGACTCTGGGTTCTCCAGACTACATACGATGATCTCATCATCCGTGTACTCCTTTTTAGGAGTTGGAACAGCGTCAACTGCTCCGGAGACCAACTTCTCTACACGCGTTCCAGCACGGCTACGCAGGTAGTAAGTCGTCTTCAGGCCAAGCTTCCACGCCTTCATGTACATTGACGATGCTTTGCCAATGGTGCAATTTTCCATGAACAGATTCAGGCTCTGTGATTGATCGATATAACGGCCACGAACAGCAGCGAGCGTCATGATCGGCATCATCGAATATTCCCATACCGTACGGTGCTTACGCGCCAGACGATCAGGAATGCCACGGATGTTCTGTACTGATCCATCAGCAGCAATGATCTGTGCGCGTACTTCTGCTGTCCACATGCCGATTGCTTTCAGGTCACGTACCAGTTCAGCACTCACCTGTGTGAATTCGCCTGACAATGTCTGACGAGAGAACAGATTCGAGATGGTTGGTTCTGTGCATTCGCCCACACCAACGATCGAAGCAATCGTAGCTGTTGGAGCAATTGCGATACAGAGACTGTTGCGAGTACCGTGTGTACGGATGTCTTCGCGCAGTTGTTCCCAATTCATGTCACCAATCACAGGCGGTGCAAACTCACCCTTGCCCAGCAGTTCGTCTTGCAGATCAAATTGCAGCTTACCTTCAGCCAGACGTGAGATCTTGAAGTTCGGGAACGGGCCAAACTCTTTTGCCATTTCAACCGATGCCTTCATTGCGTGGTAGTAGATGAAGCCGTGCACATCGTTGACCAGCTGCAGAGTCTCAGGATCATCAAATACCAAATCCATCTTGTGCAACATCTCTTGGGTACCCATTACGCCGAGACCAACAGGACGCCACGCGTGGTTGGAGTTCTTTGCTTCGTGACGTGGGTAGAAGTTCTTGTCGATGACACGGTCTAGACCACGCATTGCTTGACGCACAACAACAGCCAAATCAGCCCAATTTACTGTACGGTCAGCATTGATGTAGGCACTCAGTACAATCGAGCCAAGGTTACATACTGCAATGTTGTCCTTGTCAGTAACTTCCAGGATCTCGGTGCACAGATTTGAGCTGTGTACGGTGTGACCATTGGTTTCTGTGACTTGATTGCAGAGAGCGTTGGAACGGTCTTTGAAGTTCATCCAACCATTGCCTGTCTCGCATAGAGTCTTCATCATGCGGAACCAAATAGTCTGCGCAGGAATACGCTTATACCATTTTGGCTTCTTCTCCATAGCTTCGTACTTCGCTTCCAGAGCCTCATATGCAACATCAAAGCGATCGCCCCATAAGTCGTTCAGAGCCATCACTTCTGGGTCAACGGTGGAGAACAATGACCAGTCACCTTTTGCTTCGACGCGGCGCATGAACAGATCAGGTACCCAGTTAGCCAGATTCAGATCGTGAGCACGACGCTTTGGATCGCCAGTGTTGTCACGCAGTTCTAGGAATTGGATCAAGTCGCCGTGCCAGGTTTCGAGGTATACAGCTGCGGCACCCTTACGTTTCCCGCCCTGATTTACAGCATTCACCAAAGCGTCTTGCGCATGGATGAATGGAATAATTCCGTTGGATAAGCCGTTTGTGCCCTTGATCAGTGAGTCAGTCGAGCGTACGCGCGAGAATGGCAGACCGATACCACCAGCCCACTTTGACAGCAAACCAACAGCTTTGTAGCCATCGTAGATTGCATCCAGATCATCATCTGGCGAAGGCAACAGATAGCAGGAGCTCATCTGTGTGTGCATCGTACCAGAGTTGAACAGTGTTGGCGTCGATGTGAAGTACTTGTGCTGTGCCAGGATGGTGTAGAATGCGATTGTTTCTTGCACATCACCTGTGTAGATGCCGGCTGCTACGCGCATCAGGAAGTACTGTGGCGATTCCAATACTTTGCGGGTCTCAGGATGCTTCAGCAAGTAACGATCGTACACCGTCTTGAGACCAAAATACTCATACTTGTCATCCAGGGAAGAATCGATCGAAGCGTTCAGCTTACGAGCGTTCTTTTTGACAAATGCTGCAACTTCGGCACTGACTAGGTCAACACTGTGTGATGCTGCGATACACTGGGAGAAAGATTGAATCTCTTGGTTTTGTACTTCTTTGTTGATGACATTCATCAAGATGCGTGCACAGAACTTGCTGTGATCAGGCTCTTCGTTTGTCAGCCACAGGGCTTTATCAATCGACAGTTCATCGATCTGTTGAGTTGTAGCACCATCATATAGCCCACCAATGACTTTAGTGGCGATGGTGAACGGATCAACGTTCAGGCCTACGGCAACCTTGGTCATCGACTTGACAATCTTGTTCAGATTGGCTTCTTCCTTGGTACCGTTTCTTTTTACTACATGCATCTATTTCTCCTAATTTCAGCTGGGGGTGTCTAATTTCGTGACCGGAATGTAATGGCGATTGAGGTAATCAATGCCTTCAGGTGTACGGTCATATTCTCGTTTGTAAAACACACGTGCGATGCCAGCGGCTGCTATCAGCTTGGCGCAGTCGAGACACGGTGAGTATGATACATATAGGTCAGCACCTTCAACTGCGATACCATGTCTGGCAGCGAACCCAATCGCATTTGCTTCACCGTGAAGTTCATTCTCGATGCTAAATTGGCGATGGGCCACATCCATAGTGGCTGAGTCGTAATCGGGGAAGTGCTCACAACAATGTTTGGCTCCTGCAAGTACACCATTCCATCCTGACACAATGCTTCGTCCGTTCTTGACGATGGTGCAGGCAACTTGGATACGTGCGCAGGTGGAGCGACGTTCATACACACTGAGGATATCTCGGTATGTGTCTTGGTCTTTTTGGCTCATTACAGGTCCGGGTTAGTTACAATCACGTCCATTCTAACCGATGAAACATGTTCGAGTCAAGAAATTTGTTCAACTATTTATTCCGCTCTCAAGTGGCGCATAAATAACCTTGTAAGGAAACACATCTTGCGCCTTTTCAACAACTTGGGAACCTATTTATGGACAACTCAATCGATCAGTCGATCAAACAACTCTCCTCTGCATTCTACAAGGCCACTCGTGGGTCAGGTGAAAAAGCAGTCCGTGGCACCAACCTGTTTCGTCTGCAAAACGAATTCTCGTACCTGGTTGATGGTATCAAGCGTGGGCCAGCGTATATCGCCCCTAAGCTGATCTCAGCAGCCAACGAGTTCATCAATGTTGAAGTGCCACGTGTACTGTCAGCAAAGTAAGACATGCATCTCTCTGAGATCTTGGATGTGCGGCGAAAGCCGCATTTGGAGCAGCTGTTCCTACTAAGGAATAGTTGTTCTGAATACTTGCATGAATCTAAGGGCTTGCCCATTTTCAAGCAAATCCCTGCGGGGATAACTGACTCGATCGCTAGAATCAAGGTGAGACACAAGTCGAACCCTATTAATAAGTACTTTGGTGAATCTGTTCTTCAATCCAGTAATGGTGGCAAAACAATCATCGAGTCAAGGTCATCCCCCTACCCCGCCGGTCAAAACTTTTGGATGTTTCCCATAAATGGATATAGGTACCTCTATAGCCCAGAAGTCCAAGATTACAGATCGAGCATCAAACATATATTAGAACAAACGTCTGATCAGGACATAATTCGTGAGATGGTGCAGGAGATGCACATCAGTACAAACCTGGTTGAAGGCATCGCATCTGCGACAGAAATTCTGTGGTATGGAATTTCGTCCTATTATGCGGTTGACTGTTCTAGTTTCATGGACTACAATGAGCTGTTGACACTATTGTAGCAGTCCAAGACATGAAAATTATGCAAGCCGTGAAATGGTTGGGAACAGCCATTATTGTTGTGGGTGCTGCCACTTTGGCAATTAGTCCAGAGTTCGCACACACATCAATTGTACCATTCCTGATGATGTTGATTGGTCAAACGATCTACATCTTCTGCTCCTTGCAGATCAGAGACTGGCCTACTATTGCGATGAGTGTAGGGTTCATGTGTATCGACCTATATGGTGTTTTTGTTCGACTAACTTAAATAATGGAGTAACACAATGAATGTAGTAGCATATCGTATGGTAAACGGCGACGAGATCCTTGGTCGCGAAGAAGGCCAGGACACTAACCGGGGTACTGTTACCCTGACCAAGGTTCGCCATCTGATCGTACAGCGTACGCAAGAAGGCCTTGGTGTGACGTTGATGCCTTGGGTATTCAGCGACATTGACACTGCCGTGACGGTATACACCGCCCACATTATGGCCACATTTGAGCCATCTGCAGAGACGCTCGCGTCATATCTGCAACAAACTACCGGAATCGCTCTCGCCAGCGCATAAGAACCAATGAAGAATGATACTTTCACCTGCGATACATGTAAAAAGGCTATTGACCTAATCAACAAGCCTTCGGGAATCACTGCGTACCCACGTTGTGTGATTACCAAGAATTGCCGAGGCCTAATGAGCCAAGTCAATAAGCTGTTTGTATCCGATGAACAGTATCACAATTCCGGAACCTCATCGGCTGCTTGGTCAAAGCGGCCTTTGATCTACGATCACAAGCAGCTTGCTGCGCGTAAAGTGTGGAACTTCGATCACAATCTTGGCACCCAGCCAATTTTGAATGTGTATGCCGAAGATCTGGAAGGAAACCTCCAGCAACTCGACAGCAGTCAATACACAGTGACGTTGCTGTCAGACTCAAAGGCTATCATTGCCTTTGGGACTGCACTAACTGGTACTGTACAGTGTCTCGTACGTCAGTCAGCCAACAAGGTTGTCTACTCGACAACTGAAGCTACTGCCGCACCTGTAAAGACACGTCTTCTGTACAACCAAACAATTGTGCTAGCTTCTAAAGTAGCAAACATCTCGACCCTCACCCTCGTTGTAAACTCATCCCCTCAAAAGGTGGTGACATTGAGTACTGATCCCTCAGCCTTGGCCAAAACACCATGGGTCGACATCCAGTATGTTACAATCAATAATGAGCGGTACAAGCTATTCAGCATTGATGCTTCTAGCCTGTCCGCCGGCGAATCAACAACCGCGTCCTTCTGGTTTTCCCTTGTTTCAGGAGCTGTTCCTGTACGTGGTGAGACGTATGTGCTGCTCGCAAAAGAGCCATATGCGCACAGTGTGGATAAGTTATTATCAAGCGTGGTCGATATTTCGGTGGTTAATCCCACATTCCAGAGCTTCACATCTTTGGTCGCCAATACCCTGTATTGTGATCCAAAGTTGGTAGCTTCCGTCTATCCTCCTATGGAACTATCTGAATGAATAACAAGAAGCAAAAACTGTTATTAGAATACCTCGCATCATCCCCAGACCTATTCGCACTTTGCTCTGGGATCGTTAAACCAAAGTACTTCGATCCAGAATATCGCTCTGCGATGACCTTCATCCAGAAGTATTATCTAGAACACAACGCCATCCCAGACACAGATCAAATCGAAGCTGAGACTGACGTTGTGATCACCACGAAGCCAATTACCAAAGACCAATTCAAGTACTGTTCGAAAGAGATCGAAGCATTCTGCAAGCAGAGTGCTATGATCGAGGCTGTACGCTCGGCTCCAGCATTGATTGACACCGAAGACTACGGTGCTTTGGAAACAAACATCAAGAACGCAGTGACCGTGTCTCTGAATAAGAACATGGGTGTCGACTTCTTTGCAGAAGCACGTGCAACACTGGAACGCTTGCTGTCATCAGGGCAAACAATCAGTACTGGTTGGGCTGACGTTGATGAAGTGCTGTTTGGTGGCCTACAACGTAAGCAACTGATTCTCTTCTCGGCTGGTTCGGGTGGTGGTAAATCAATCACCATGCAAAACTTAGGGCTAAACCTAGTTGCACAAGGGCTAAACGTCCTGTATTTCAGTCTTGAGCTGTCAGAGGAACTACTGTCAGAACGTATGGCATATCTGCTGTCTGGTGTTGGTAAGCTGCAGATGCGTGAGAAGTTTGAAGACATGATGTATGGCATTAGCCAGTTTGCAGCAGCTCAGACCACCGGTAAGATGATGTTCAAGCAGATGCCAGCCGGTATCAATGCAAATGACATGAAGGCCTACTTGAAAGAGTACGAGCTGATGTATGGTCACGTACCAGACGCAATCATTTGCGATTACCTGGATCTGATGTCTCCTTGCGACAAAGTATCAGCGGACAATGTGTTTGAAAAAGACAAACGTGTAGCAGAAGAACTGCGTAATATTGGTATTGAATACAACCTGATGATGATCACAGCATCCCAGCTGAATCGTTCGTCTGTTGGTGCCGATGTGATTAACCACAGCATGATTGCAGGTGGTATCTCCAAGATTAACACAGCTGACGTGTACATCACAATTATCCTGAGCGAAGCACTGAAAGCTGCTGGCGAGATTGCATTCAACTACCAGAAGACTCGTAACAGTGATGGTGTGGGTAAGACAACCTATCTTGGGTGGGGTAAGTCAAACCTACGAATATCCAACAAGGACAAGAACGAATCAAGCATCCTCAAGCCTGTAATTGCAGCGGTTGATAAGCGGGGCAAGAGTCGTCTGGTTGGTATGTTTGATGATATGGATGACTGATCTTAGGCATAAATACATCTTAAATGGCACTTCTCGAAGCGCCTTCAATAAATAAGCCATACATTAAGAGGACGATTATGACCCATCAACACAAAAGTAACACTTGCCCTGGATGCAAAGCAGTCGAAAATTACCGCTGCATGTCCAAGGACAAAGTAATGACCACTGAAACTTGCATCAAGTGCAAGGCCAAGGCTATCACCGAAGAAGCAGCAGCTGGCTCGTCAAGTGCTACTGCTGTTGCTGGCTTTCAAGGACGCATGTTCATGGGTGCAAAGAAGCTAGCCCGCCGTAAGGTGCCAGGCGAAGCTGCTCCAATCCCTATCATCCAATACTCAAACAAGAAGCTGTCTGAAGCAACTCGTCATTCGTTTAGCGCGTTCCTCGGTGAAGGCGATGACAACTTTGACTCGGTGGATGTGATCTCAAAACTGTCACAGAACTCCAAAGTTGCTGATGAGCTAGATGGTGATGAATTGGCAGTATTTGGTATGGAAGCAGATGACGGATCGATTACCAAGGTATACATCCCACACGAGCAAGCCAAAGAATTCGAGCGTGCTCTGGGCGATCGTCTGAAGGATACCAAAGATGCAACTGGCGAGGAAGAGATCGCAGGCATTCTATTTGACCTCAAGGATCGCTTCAAGATTGTTGACGTTAAGTGGCCAACAGTGCAAGAAGATGAAGAACAAGCTCCTGCTGCTGGTGCCGCTCCTGGCGCTGACCCAATGGCTCCTGGTGCACCTGGTGCTGATCCGATGGCTGCTCCTGGCACAGATCCAATGGCTGCTCCTGGTGCTGTAGGCCCTGATGGTGCTCCTGTTGACCCAATGGCAGATCCAAATGCTGACCCAATGGCTCCTGGTGCCGCTGCTCCTGCAGACACTGGCGACATGATTACCCAGATCTTGGATATGTTGCGTCAAGATGCTGAAGCTCGCAAGGCTGATGCCGAAGCCAAGACTGCTGATGCAAAAGCCCGTGAAGCCGATGCTGCTGCTCGTACCGCTGCTACCAAACTGCAAGGTGAGGAAGAAGTGATGGATGCAGAAGCCCACTTCAAGGAGAAGAAGGAAGAAAAGAAAGAGGGCGAACGTCTCAAGATGATCGCACGCTTCCGTCAAGAGACCAAGATGGATCAGGACTCACGTGCACCAATGCCAGCTCCTAAAGAGCAGGAACAAGGGCCAAATGACGAAGAACCTAAGGCTGAGGAAGAAGAGTCTGTAACCATGACCCGTCAGACCCTCCTGAATATTTTACGTGGGGGTCGCTAATATGTTGCTTAACGAACTCACAGATATGCAGGTAGCTGGTGCATTTATCGACAAGGACATGACACAACGTCGTGTTGACAATGCTAAGACGCCTCAGCAGTTGGCCAAAGAACGCGGTGCTCAAATCACCGCCGATAAGGTCAGCAAGGACCCTCTGAAGATTCGGATTGCCCAGTTGCGTCAGCAACTGGCAGCTCTGATGATTCAAGACCAGAAGAAAACACAGGATGCGGCAAAACTTGGTGGAGCTCAATTGGGAGCTGCGCCTGGTGGTGTAGCACAACCGTAATGAAGAAGCGGTTCAACCATACCCCGATCACAGATACCGATCTCGATGCTTACATGAAGCATGGACTTCGGTTCTATGTGACACCCGAAGGCGATTATCCGTCCATTACAACCATCTTAGGCGGAACAGCTGACAAGGGATGGTTGGATAGCTGGAGAACGTCACTTGGTGCATCAAAGGCTGATGCTGAGACACAACGCTGTGCTGATCGTGGCACAGCGGTCCACCTATTGGCCGAAAAGTATCTCCAGAACGACGAGAACTATGACGCTAAGCAGCGGTACGAGAACGTCAAGCTGTTCAACCAGATCAAGATTCACGTCAACAAGATCAACAACATTCTGGGCCAAGAGATTGCTTTGTATAGCACTCTACTAAGGCTTGCTGGGCGTTGCGATGTGATTGCTGAATACGATGGAGTGCTGTCGATCATCGACTTCAAGACATCGAATGGCAACAAAGACACGCACATGATCGAAGACTACTTCCTGCAATGTACGGCATATTCGCTGATGTTCGAAGAGATGTTTGGTATTACGATTGACCAGATTGTGGTCATCATCTCTGTCGAAAAAGGACTCAGTGGTCAGGTTTTCAAACGTGACCGTGCTCCTTACATCACACCACTAATTAAAAGGGCTAAGAAATTCCATGAATCAAGAAAAACCAAAGGCTGAGCGTTACTACCCAGCAGAAGAAGCAGAGAAGGAAGACCCAAAGGATAGCCATGTTGGTGTTAATCTAGACATCACTCTGACTGGCTTCAATGGTGACCAACCGATCCGTGCAAAGATTGACACTGGTGCTCAGGCATCCAGTCTCCACGGAGAGAACATCAAAGTGGTATCAAGCGATGTAGAAGGATCCAGCTACGTATCGTTCTCGTACGGCGAGTTCCAGTACAAGATGCGCGTGGATAGCTTCCAAGCGATCACCAGTGCTGATGGCGGAACCGTCAACCGGCCTGTTGTGTGTATTTCAGCACGCATCCACGGTAAGTACATCGAAGGTGCTAGATTCAACCTGAACGATCGTGGAAACATGGACTACCCCGTTCTGATCGGTCTAGACTTGATTAAGACGGCTGGACTGACTATCGATCCAAGTATGTCAGAGATGGAAGTATCCTTTGGGCCAAACGGCTTTGAAAAGGTAGAAGGATCTGATGAATCTGACGCCGTCCCAGATGCTGGGAGTGATTCCGTTGACATTTCATCTGATGTAAAGGATAATGATGTTTACAGTGATATTTCGCTCGCAAAGATCATGACTGAATGGTTGGCGGCAAATAAACACAAGACAGTGCAAGAAGTGTTTGCACATTTGTTTTTAATCGACGGCCCTAAACCAGCCACAGACTTTAATGACCCAACAAAGTAAATCGCCCTTCTATGTGATCCCCGAATTCATTTCGCCCTTGATGTGCGAAGAAATTGTGGATCAGCTAGATTTCATTGTGCCAGACGTTAGCCCGTCTGGCGCACTTTTGCCGTCTGTCAAGACAGAGGCTGATTATGAAGCTTACCTGTTTGGTCAGTTTCTGAAGTATAAGGATTCGATTGCTGCCTACTTCGACAGCGATCACAGAGCAACATCAGAATTCACCTTCACGTGGTACCCAACTGGTGCCCATGAGCCAATGCACGCCGAAAACAGCATCTACCAAAATGGAAAATGGTTTCGTGTGAAAGATCGTGACCTCACGTGTGTATTGTTCCTCTCGGACTACCAGGACAAACCACCATTTGATGATGAGTACGAGGTCTATGGTGGGAAGCTTGAATTCCCACAGCATGGCTTCGGTTTCAATCCACAGCGGGGTACTCTCGTTGTGTTTCCAAGCGTCCCACAGTTTGTCAATGGGATCGCACCCATCTTAGCAGGTAGCTTATATCTGGCTAAGTTTCACTTCGCTACAAAGACTCCGCTCATGTACGATCCTCGGAAGTTTCCTGGAAACTACACGACTTGGCTGAGAGAATTCGAGTAGCATAACAATTAGGAGGTAGTATGTCAACTCTTATTACTAAGAGGTCGCAATTCCTTTGCGCCAAATTTTTGATAGGTGTTACGTTAGTTACATCATTAACCACATTTCCAGGTATGGTCCACTCGGAAACAACCCAAATTAACGACCTGTTTGAAACATTCGTAGCAAAGTTCCGGCTTACGAATGTGCAAGTGACCAATCTCAAGTTGGTTAAGGAACGAGCCAAAAACCCAGAGGCGCTTCAAGGTATCATGTTGCAGGAGAGCGGTGCTGGACTCAACACTCGATCGTCTGGTGGTTGTCACGGACCATTCCAGATCAAGACGAGTACCGCGGTGGGTTTCCTGAAAGGGAACGACGAAGTACGCACTTTGTACTTTGGGAATAGTAATCCTACGCCTAAGCTAGTTGCATCGAAACTGAAAAATGATGTACTATTCAGTATCGACGTTGCTGACGGGTTATACGCAGGATCACTAGAAAGAAGCAAGGACCATAATCGTGCACTCATGGCTTACAACCAAGGAGAACGCAGAATGATGATCGAGCGGAATCCTACAAGATTCAAGTATGTACGCGAAGTATCAGCGAAGATTCAGAACATTATTAAGCCTTTCAATGCTGCACTGGCTCAACCTGCTCCTCCCGCTGATATGGTGACAACCTTAGAAACCATCAAGGAGGTGCTCTTCTAAGGAACAGTATGTCACGTCTCACCCAAGTCAAACATGGCTTAAAGCAAATCTCCCAAGGCACCCAGCGTGTCTTGGGTCTCACGAAGATCATGTCTCTTCTGAGCCCTTATTTCAAATCCCTATCGAAAAATACCTCTGTTGGTTACGCCCAGATTGCTGAAGGCGTCAAGCACATCTTTGGTCAAACTAAGGACCAGCTCCGTGACAAGTGGCTCCACCGTCTGATGGTCGACATGGATGAAAAGAAGCGTAAAGATTGGTTCTCCGTCTATCAAAACTGGTATCGTTATTACCACGATGAAGCAGCCGGTCGTCTCCTCCATGAGCGATCCAGTCGTTGTCCGTTTACAGCCAAAGAGTTTGTTGCTTTGGCGCATGGCATCATGCAAGGTCTTGGCACCTCCAAGCTAATTGGAGTACAACCTTTCATTGCATCCCATGGGCTTGTGTATCGGATGGGATTTGTTATGCCTGAGGTGGAACCGGTTGAACAGGTAGAAAATCCATCAGCTCTTGATCATGTTCCAGCGAATCCTCATTCATTTGAGTTCCAGGGCAGGTTCGAAATCACCTCCAATACAATCGAGACTCGCTATAGGAAACTGGCGGCCCGGGTACACTACGATGCTTCACAAGTAACAGAATCAGATCAGAAGCAGTTGATCCTAGCATTTTTGGCATCGGACATCGCTATGGATATCGATCAAGAACACCTGTCCAACATCGAAGATTTGGCTATTCCAACCGAAGATTTGCCAGACCACTACCTAGCAGTAGGCATTTGCAAGGCTTCTAACCAAATCGCACAACGTGCCCGTCGTGGTGCTGGCAACTGGGCGATCGTTAGTGCTAAAGCAAAAGCCGTGTTGCAGGAAAGCCGAGCAGTAAAATGGTTTGATCAGCCTACCGAAAGTGGCATTTTGACTCACATTGGTACTCTCAATGATACTATTGCCTTGTACGAGCGTAATGATCTGAACCCTGGCGAGCCGTATGGCAGTGATGTGTTGGTTGGGTACAAAGGATCGTCTGATGTCGATGCTGGTTACATATTTGCTCCACAGATTCCCGCTGCGATGTCTGGGGTGCTGATTGACCCCAACACATTCCAGCCAGTGTGGTCAATGATGACACGCTATGGTACCTACAAGTCTAAAGATGCCGAGAACTACTTCACAAAGTTCAATCTGATCTAATTGTTGCATTTGTTCGTGTTCTGTTCTATACTGTGTGTTCTCAATAAACAACACCTGTATAGGACAAACATGAGCATCGAAGAAAACCCAGCAATCACCAGTATCTCCAACCCAGCGGATCGTAAGAAACTCCGCGGTATGCTGGAAGAGATCATCGTCGTGTTCTACCGCCAAGAGGCAGACAAGACTGCCATCAAGGTAATCAAGGATGAAATCAAGAAGCAGTTCAACCTCTCCCCTAAGCATGCCGGCGCCCTAGCCCGTACCATGTACAAGGACAACTTCGAAGAAGTTCAAGCGTCACAGAGCGACTTCGAAACACTGTACGAGAACATCGTTCGTGGTTTCACCCCAGCGAAAGCTGAATTTAAGAGCACCGATCAAGCAGACGATTCGGACGACGGCGACGATTCTGACGAATAAATACAAGAGGACGCTCCGGCGTCCTTTTTAACTGAGATAACCAAATGTTTACACCAAGATTCGATGAAAAAGCATTTTTAGAAAACTTGCTGCTAGATGAAAGCCGTGATGCATATCAAAGCATGAGTCCCGCTCAGCGAGCTGTCGTCCATAAGGCTTATCTGTGTGGTCACGCTAAGTGTCTCCACTTTGTGAAGACGCAAAGTGGTGGCAAGATAGGTAGTATGACCTGGGTTGAAGCAGCACCCAAACCTGTTTAACTGCAACACAAAGGCTAATTGATGAGTTATATTTCCACATGGCGCAATCGGGATACGATTGTCGTTTGGGAACGTACCGAAGAAGGCCGCATCACAAAGAACTACCCTTCCCCGTACTACTTCTACATTGAGAACCCTGACGGCAAGTTTAAGTCGATCTTCGGCAAGAACCTTAGCCGCCTAAAGTTCAAGACGCAGGATGAATTCAAGGAAGCTGTTCAAGAATGCTTGGATGATGACATCCCTGTATACGAGTCTGACATTGGTCCAGACTTGAAAGTGCTTGCGACGCACTACTTCGAAGTTGAGCCACCGAAGCTGAATACCACACTGTTAGACATTGAGGTCGATTACGACCCATTGATTGGTTTCAGCTCGATCACCAACCCTTACGCTCCTATCAACGCGATTGCGTTACACCACTACTGGTCTAAAGAATCAGTCGTGTATGCTGTACCCCCACCACACTGGGATCCAAGTACCTTCGATGAGTCGCTGCGACTCCTGTCGAAGATCGTTATATGCAAGAACGAACGTGAGCTGTTGCAGCACATGCTGCGTGAATTCAAAGACTCTGACTGCCTATCTGGCTGGAACAGCGACTTCTTTGACTTGCCGTACATTTGTAAGCGCATTGAGCTCGTGCTCGGTAAGACAGAGCTTGACAAGATGTCCTTTCCAAACTGTGGCAAGAACACAGTTCGTTGGCGCGAAGTTGAGAAGTTTGGTAAGATCTCACACACGGTAGAACTGCGTGGCCGGATCAAGCTCGACTATATGGAACTGTTCAAGAAGTACGAGATGGACAAGCGAGCCAATTACAAGTTGGAAACCATTGCTGAAGAGATCTTACCAGAGCTGAAGAAGCTGACGTACGATGGATCACTGGCTCAACTGTACCGCAACGACTTCAACCATTTCATTCGATACAACATTCGAGATACGGAGATTCTGAAGGGCTTTGAAGACAAGCTCGGTTACATCGACTTGGCTAACGTAATGTATCACTCCGCATGTGGTCAAGCCTCACAAGTGTTCGGTACTGTGCGTCTAGCTGACTTATCGATTATCAACTACTGTCACAACACCATGAACGTAAAAGTTCCTGACTGGGTGGCAAAGGAAGACGGTTCAATTGAAGGAGCTATTGTGCTGTTGCCTCAAGTAGGCATGCACGATTGGACGGGATCTGTCGACATTGGATCCCTGTATCCATCAGCTATCCGAAGCATTAACATCTCACCTGAGACATTGGTCGCACAGTTTTCTGCTAAGGCAGATGCGTGGTTAGCCATTGCCAAAGGTCTGGATACTGAACTTCTGTTGGAGTACAATGATGGTAGCACTGAGCTGCACACTGCAGATGAATGGCGCACAATCATTCATGATAACAAGTGGGCTGTGTCAGGGTACGGAACGATCTTTAGGCAGGACAAACAAGGCGTAGTTCCAGCACTGCTAACCGATTGGTTCTCAACTCGTAAGAAGTACCAGAAGTTGAAAGTCGAATGGGGCGACAAATATCGTGAGTTGGAGAAGCTGGGCTTGAAGGATACGCCCGAGTACGAAGAGGCTAAGATGAAGACAGCCTACTTCGATCGCTTGCAGTATGTCTACAAGATCAAACTGAACTCGACTTATGGTGCGTTGACCAACTATCGATTCCGGTTCTTTGACCTGCGTACGGGTGAATCAACGACTGCAACTGGTCGACAGATTCTGTTCCACCAGGTCCGCAAGATTGCTGAGACATTGGATGGTAATTATGATGTGGATTTCCCACAGTACAATACTACCAAAGACTGCGACGAGAAAGGCATGCCACACCACTTAGCTCTTCACGGTCCTAAGTTCAATGGCGAGTTCCAAACAGAATCAGTCATCTATGGCGACACTGACTCTTGTTACTTCCTTACACACGCGGATAACGAGGCAGATGCGATTAAAATGGCGGACTACGTTGCAGATGTTGTCAACAAGTCTTTCCAGGAATTCATGCAGAGGTCGTTCTTGTGTCACCCAGGCTTTGATAACCTGATTAAGGCAGGCCGTGAAGTGGTGTCTGATCGTGGGATCTTTGTCGATAAGAAGCGGTATGTACTTCACCTAGTGAACCTGGACGGCAAGCCTGTTGATAAACTGAAGGTGATGGGTCTTGAAATGCGTAAGACCACTACTCCAAAGGTCATCCAGAACTTCTTGAAAGAGATCGTATCACGCATCCTTCGCGGCGAAGACTGGGACGAAATCAATGATCAGATCATTGAATATCGTGACCATGTTGTCACCAAGATGGATTTGCTGGATATTGGACTTCCTAAGGGTTGCAACAAGATGGAGGAGTATGCTCTCAAGAAGGCAGCTGGCAGGGACTCAACAGGGAAGAAGTACACTATTCCTGGACACGTTGCTGCTGCACTGCACTACAACGAGGCGCTGAAGATATATGGCGACTTGGAGAGCCCAGAGATTGTTTCAGAGATGAAGGTGAAGGTGTTCTACTTGGACAAGCCCGTAAATGGTTTCAAGAGCATTGCACTGCCAACAGATCTGGATCGAGCTCCTGATTGGTTTACAGAGAACTTCAATATCAACCGTGGCGATCACGCACAACGATTGATTGACAATAATCTAGGCCACATCTTTAAAGCGATCGGCAAAGAAGTACCAACAAGACAAACACTGCTGTTTAACAGCCTCTACAGCTTCGAATAGGCAACAAATGAAACAAACAATTAAACTAAGCCCTGACCTGGTTGCATATATCAAGAAGGTCCTAAAGACCGCACAAGTCCTAAAGTTTGAGGATATTGTGATTGGTCGTGATATGGTACGTGGGTGCAATCCGGTTCGTACTGCTGTGATTGTCGATCTGGATGTTCCAGAGCTGCCATTCGAAGGCATTGGCATTGGTGGTGTAGGACGACTGTTGACCCGTATGGGTCTGATGGAGAACTACACTGCCGAAGTCGAGCTGGTGAACAACTTCGTGATGAATTTGGAACTGAAGGTCAAGGGAATGTCAGTGAAATATCGCTGTGCGAACCCGAATGCAATCAAGTCTCCAAAGTCTCTCAAGGACGTTGATGGTTGGACAATGGAGCTCAGTCCAGAAGTGATTGCTCAGCTCACCAAGGGCGCGGCTGCAATGGGTTGTGAGATCATCACATTCAAAGTGGTCGAAGATGAGTGCTCACTGACTATGGTCGACTCAAACCGCGACTCATACACCCAGGAATTTCAGGGATATATAGAATCACTGTTCGGTCACGAAGACACTAGTTCGTTCACGTTCCATTATGACTTGCCTACGCTGCTGAACGTGCTGAAGTTCTGTGACAAGCCAAAGAAGGTTGAGGGACCAGAAGGCTCCCTCAAAGTAGTAATCGGTCAAGGTGGATCAATGGTTTGCACCTTGAATTCAATCAAAGTCAGTGTCGCTCCGAGGTCAGTATTATGAACATCGCAATGGTATTTCTGGTTTTCTGGGTCAATGGTGCAACTATGCCTACGGCCAAATTCATTCGCAGCTTTCCTGATATGGACTCCTGCACTAAAGCAAAAGAGATTGGGAAGCGAGACCCTGACCTCAAAGATGGCTTAGCTTGCATACAAATCCTGGGTACCTTGCCTGATGCTGGCGAACCATTCTAATTACACAGTAAGGACATACAATGTTTAAATATATGAAATCCATCCCTGAGCGCTTCGTCCGTTGGTTCGAGCGCCGCAAATACAAACACTCAAGCGAGCCTTGGATCTCGATCATTGGCGACGTTGAAGATGCCAAGAAAGGCCTAAAGCTGGATATGGATTGGAATGATGCGTTCATCCAATACCTACGCCAGAATGGCATCATCGGCATCTCTGATGAAGAAGTGGTAGCTCGTTGGATCACCACCCTCCACTCACAACTGTTAGATGAGAGTGATGAATAATGGCCAAGAGAGAACATCACTTAGTTCTTGATGCGTCACACTTGCTGTACCGTGCGTACTACGCCAACCCAAATGAACAGTCTGAAATCATTATGGGTCTGGCGATGCACTCAGCATTTCTGGTAATGAACAAGTACTACAAGAAGTTCAAGCCGGATCGCATTGTCATGTGCTTCGACCGTAACAACTGGCGCAAGGACTACACCTTGTCAGATGAGTGCTACTCAAAGCGCATCTACAAAGGCGAACGCCGCAAGGACCAGACTCCCGCTCAGAAAGAGAAGTACGCGGCTTTCAAGAAACACATTGGAGAGTTTGAGGCAATGGTGCGCGACCATACAACGATCACTGTCCTTGCTGAGCCACTTCTGGAAGGCGATGATTGTGTTGCTGGTTGGATTCTTCGCAACCCTGAGCACAAGCATACCATCATTTCGGGCGACAAAGACTTCGTCCAAATGCTTCGCTGCGAAGGTGTTGAGTTGATGGATCCAGCTACGGACAAGTACCGTACGACTGAAGATCCACACTACTACATCTTCGAGAAACTGTTCCGTGGCGAGCCAAAAGGTACGGACAACGTGCTGTCAGCGTATCCACGTATCCATCACACGAAGATCAAGAAGGCATATGAGGATCCAATTGCCCTGACTAACCTACGTCAAGCTACGTGGACGGACCATGACGGTCGCATCATGGTCGTTGGAAAGTTGTTGGATGAGAATAAGCTGCTGATGGATCTGACTTGCCAGCCAGAAGATATCCAAGACATTATGGATGCAATGGTGGTCAGGGCTATGATGAAGAAGCCTAAGTTCTCACACTTCCACTTCATGAAGTTCTTGGGTAAATACGAACTCAAGCGCATTGCAGAGCAGTTGGAGACATTCGTCCCAATGCTATCACGTTAAGGAGAACGGTATGCCAGGTGTATCTAGAGTAGGTGTTGATTCAGCCAGTTCCAAGATTGTGGAGAATCTGGCACCAACCGTTTTCGTCAACGGATCCCCAATCGCTGTTAAAGGCGCTAAGGAGCAGAATGGAAAGCGTTTATCAGAAGCAAGTTCTACTGTGTTTGCGCACGGAATTGCTGTAGTACGCGCAGGCGACAAGGACAGTGATCCGAAGCCCGCATCAGGCAGTTCTGATGTAATTGCAGGCTAGCCGTTTGAATCCCCCTGAAAATTTGAACTATAAATAAAGACATGAGCGTGCGATTGTTAGTCGCACATATACAATGAATCTTAGGAGATTTAAATGATTGGTAAGTACCCACACATCGAATGGATTGATCTGAACGGAAACAACGTCGTTACAGAATGCGCCATTCTCAAAAAAGACCCAGAAGGTAACATCTACTTCTTCACGCTGAACAGCCTCGATCTGATCGACAAAAAGCGTCTGCTGGATATCGTCACGAACCGCAACGCCAATATGTACGAGCTGTGGGACTTGATGTCGCAGATCACCATGCGCAATGGCGTCAATGCTCTGGTGTACTTCCACCAATTGGCAAAAGTTCTGACCCCTTCCGGTCAAGTTATCGAATGCGATCCATCGCGTCGTGGTCTGGCTCTCCAGAACCGCATTGACGTGGTTGACCAAGACCCAGCCGCTGACGTTCGTCGTGGCCGTGCTGCTGCCCCAGCTGCATAACGAATCAATCCCATCTTGATTGTTTTTCAAAAGGACCTTCGGGTCCTTTCTTTTGTCTATACATTCTGCGCAATAAAAAAGGACGCCTAGGCGTCCTTTTTTTATCCAACTTGGAACTGTATCACAGAACCGTGGACCTTTTCATTTTCCCATCCAGTATTGGGCATTCCTACAGGCTGGGTGAAGCTAACCCCTGATTGGCGTGCTTCACGGTACGGAGGATTGATAATGTTGTTTAGCACTTTTCCAGATAGTTGGCCTTGCTCTTCTCTACCATCTCTCGAGTTGACTACAGACACCATAAACACCATCCCACCATTCTGGCCTCGACGAGTAGTGTAGGTTGCGCCTTTCGGCACATCCTCCATACTTTGCGTCCATCCAGCTTGCTTCAGTAAGTTCTCCACATCATAGGCCATTTCCTGGCCCATGCGTGCATCTTCCAACAATTCCAGAATCTTCATCCTGTTCCTTTATTGTGAACGTGCAACCGAGATCGTCAGTGTGTATACAACACGGATCGTACGGTTCGCCGCTTTCAAAATTGGCGAGAAGATGATGTGTGTCAGAAGACGTTCACGCACGGTTGTTGCATCCGCTGCGTTGTTCTGTACACCAGCCAATTCGCCAGATACTGGAGCTGAGATCGATGTGAAACCAATCAGCTTGTTGAACAACCAGTTGGTTGGCAATTGTGAAGGCTGTGAGATCGTAATCGCCGAGTTAGGACCTGTTGCAGTACTCGTGATGATCAGGTTACCACCAGCGTAGATATTGTTCGCTTTGTCTGTCACCGTTGCAGTAGCACCAAGTGTTGCCAACTGAGAGTTGATCAGAGGAATAATGTCGCCGTACGTAACAAACTTGCTACCAACTGTTCCACCGCTACCAACTGCTGGTGTGGTGAATGTTACTGGCTGCGCGGCACCGCCATTGACAGAGATCGAGAATGTGTACTGACTTGATGCTGCGAGTCCAGTGTTCGATCCTTTTTCTTTGTTGGAGATGTTAACAACTTGCTTACCTTGGGTGTTGATGTGCTGACGGCCAGAGGTGAACAGGCCCAGTTCATCAAACATAAATTGCGATTCGGTACCTGTTTGCGGATCATTGTCAGTTGCTTCTTGGCTCGAAGGCTCCAAAGCATTCAATGTCAGGTCAATTGTGACAAGCGATACCAGACCTTGTTCCGAACTACGGACACCAGGACCAGAGATATTTGGTACCGCGATCGGATCGTTGGACGGGGAAGCGCCATCGCCTTGACCGAGCTTGCCACTCTGTTCATCGATTACTTCCGAGTAGGTCTCATTGTAGAGACGTGACTGCCAGCCCGATGGGTCAGGCAGCTGACCATCATTTGCGGTTTTGTAAGTGATGGTATTACCCACACTAACGGTTGTGCCACCATTGCCGAGAGCAACGCGGTAGATTTGCGCATTTGGCTCATTGGCCAGTGCACGTGCAAACACGCGAGCCAAATTTTGTGGGTGGACAGCATTCTGCTCATCTAGCAAAACATTGCCTAAGTCATCGGTGATATGTACGTGGCCGATGATCTTTGCAGTGGTTGCGTCGTTTTTTGGTTTGCGTTGCATTGGGTGAATCTCCTTAGTATAACTGTTTACTTAATTTCAATTCCACATTACGATATGGGAATAATTAATCTTTTTGGACACCATCATGTATTTACTGCGCTTGTATAACGACACCCACAACGAATTCAATGTTTTCGAAGTGCCTGTGTTGCCAAACGAAAAACAGACGGTTCTGTCCTTAGCTGGTGATATTTATGATCGTAAGCACTTAATGGAATGGTTGCGTCCACTTGCGGCTCGTTTCAAGGCAGTTGTCGTTGTTCTTGGCAACCACGATTACTGGAAAGGCGACGTTGACCGTCTCCAAGTGACTATCAAACAGTGGCAGCGGGATAACCCTATTCCTAACTTGCATGTCCTGTTTGACGAAGCCGTAGAGATTGATGGTACTGTATTCTTCGGTGGCACAATGTGGACAGATCTGAACAAAAAAGATCCTCTCACGATGATCAGCGACAAGCCATTCAACGACTTCAGGATGATACGGTACGAAAATTACATCAAGCGCTGGTCACCAAAGGAGCAGTACCGCCGCCACTACGTGTACCGTCAGAAGCTGTGGAACACCCTTGCATTACCTGAACATCAAGGTAAACGCTTTGTGGTATTGTCTCATCATGCGCCACACCAGTTGAGTTCAGACCCTCGTCGCACAGACCGTATAGAGAATGGCTTCTACACGTCCGATTTGTCCGAACTCATCCTGGATCACCCACAGATCGTTCTTTGGCATCATGGTCATACTCACTACAAGAATTGGTACTACATTGGTGATACTCCAGTTGCTTGCAACCCTCGTGGATATATTCCCGAGGGGCCTGTTAAAGACTTTGACCCTGAGATGATCATTGACCTGGATGCTATGCCAGTTCCGTAAGCCTGTGGATGGTCAAAGCCTTCAATTTGGCCACTTCAGCAATGGTGCTACAGTTCTGCAAATTATGCTTTCCAGAAAGTCTTACACTCTCGATCGCTGAAATTTTTGTCATCCACTCTGAGCGGCGTTTAACTACGTTCTCAGCGATATCTTTCATCGGAACGAGAAGTATTTCTCTTTCGATTTCCAGCAGTGGATATTCATGGTACCGGACTGGCTTTGTGGTTGACAAAAAGTCCAGTGCCTGTTCATACTTCTCGCGGTACACTTCTGCTTGTCCTGGGATGTCAGTGATGTGCTTTACTCTGGCATGCCCAGCCGCAATGTCAATTGCACGTGCAGCTTCTTCTTTTCCAGCCTCGAATAGGATCGTCTCTTCAGTTGCTGGACCAAACAATCCTGTCGTTTGGTGCAAACGCCATCCGGGCTGAGGCTGTGGATTGGCGTTTGACACTTCAATCCATTCCGTCAGTCCTTCCCCAATGTCTTCCATCGGGTAGTCAGTGTCTACAACTTGCAGTACTTTGTTGTGTTTTAATTGTGCGTATCTGTAGTTCATTAACGTTTCATTTCTAGTTGGCGAGTAACGCTGGTTGACAACTGGCGCAACATCCCGTGGAATGTTACTGGATCGACTTTGATCTTGCCACAGTTGAAGTCCTTTATGACCTCATCTGGTACACTACTGAAGATGAAGGTACCTCTACGGCCCTCCACCTCAATCGACTCCATCAAAAATCCCTGCAGCTTCAAGCATGCTGCAAGGACGATGTCAGTAGTTCTATATTGCATATCATGCTCCTTAGATCACTTGAATAGACAGCGATTCAATGATCGTCGCCCCAACAGAGTCTTCCCCGTTGTCTTGTTGCTCAAATGCCAATCGGCTCATATTTTCAGAATCAAACCCTTGTTCATCGAATGCTGTCATATCCCAGCCCATTGAGTGCAAGTTGGCATACGTGAGGATTTCCTCGGACAGATTCATGTCAATGAACATCTGCAGTTGTTCCGATATTGCTGTCAGAATGCGACTTGGTGATGCAGCATCGGAGAAGTGCGGATAATCCCATTGGTCCGCATCATACGGTCCAGTATCCCATCCCACTCCTGGAACAACGAAGAACTTATTCGAGTCAGTGGTCATCTCGATGTAGATCTCGTACCGCTCATTGATCGTTGCCCTTACAGGCTCGGTGTACACATACTCAAGGATAACCTCGTACACCTTGGTGTGGTACGGCTTTACCACACCAACGTATTCAATCAGACTTGCTAGTGGATCACGTTTACTCATCGAACTCTCCGTTTACATTCAATGGCGTAGTGCCATTGATTGAGATTGCCGAGGTCTTCATCAGACTTCCGGAGTAGTCAACGTCAATGTTAGCCAACGCATCCATCATCACAGCAAAGAACAGTTGGTTGACATGCTTTGCTGGGAACGAATCATACAAATCGTTCATAAACGCTAACAGGTCCACAGTTGTGTTCATTTTGTGGTTTTCCAGGAAGTAATCGATGTCGATAGGCTCGAAGTCAATCTCCGGACTATTTAGTACTAGAAGTATCGTCTCTAATGCCTCTGTACCATCAACGAACGTTTGCCCTGCACCAATACCGAATCGCGTCGAGGTACCATTTACACTATCGTAGATGGTGCGGTCCAATGAAGGCACCGCAATGTCAGCATCTGCGATTGTGTGGCCAATGACAGCTTCAGTAACCATATTCCACAGCGAGCGATCAATGTGTTGATCTTGGTTCTGACGGAACATGATCCACTCTGCGTGAGTTGGCTTCAACATCGATCCATCTGAGCCATTCAACTGGTGACGCAGTGTGTAGTTCTTGCGGATACGCAGAGTGTAACGATTTGGCTCTGAAACAATACCTGCTGTTCCAGCTAACACCAGTTGTGACAAACGTGACTCACCATTTACCAGCACTTCATTCATGCAGATTACATATGGACGGTCATTCACGCTCACCAACTTCTCCAGTGTCGAAGTAGTGATTGTGCGAGCACTATCGATCGTCTCAGCCATTCCACGAACCCAGAAGTAGTACAGTGGTTCACGTGAGACGCCATTTACCGCAACGTGATCCATCTTCGTGTGCGGGTATCCAACATACGATTGCTCTGAAGCAGGAGTCAGATCCAAGTCAGCAGGTACGGTAGTCAGCAGACCGTCAATGATGCCAGTCTTACGGATCACAGTCAGTCGAACACGTGTGCTATCTGCAAATGCTAACATCGTCTCAGGTTCAATATCGATAACGCCACCAGCCAATACAGGACCATCCTGTACGAACACGCCATCAGCAAACATTGCGAACTCTGATCCAACTGGCAGACCTGTCGTCAGTGTTGAACCATTGATGTTGATGGTGTAGTAGTGTTCAACCATTGGTACTACTTTTGTCCAAGCTCCTTTAAAGGTTGCTGGAGATACAGTAATCACACCTTCGCCTGGCATCGTCAGAGGAATAACAACACCTGCGCGGTCAGCAACAACTACTGTGGTAAAAGTTGAACCAGCACCAACGGTGTACACTGTCTTCTCTTTCAGTGGATGTGGCAATGTATCTGCATTGATGACAATGTCATCACCAATTGAAAATCCATGCACTACACCCAAATTCAAGGCAGTAGAACTAACCGTAGCTGTGAATTGAACGCGTGAGCGGCTGTATACTTCTGAGCGTGGTGTTCCATTCTTGAAGTCCTTTGGCGCAACGGTGCTTTCTACCCACTGGTAAACAGCAGGATCGCTCCACTCTTCCATCTTGCCCCAGTTGACCAGCTTCTCGTTGGTTGTCAGGTGCAATGCTTTGTACGACACGTAATCAAATGAATTCGTGTCCAGCCACACATTGCCAACTTCAGGCTTATTCCAGAACTTGGTGGTGCCGTTGGTAATCGCACTTGGCGACAAGTTGTATACCGCAGGATCAGCCTTAGCGTAGGTGTCAACGTACTGCGCCAGAGTCGCTTGATGGATGCCTGCAATAGGATCCCAAGCTGGCAACTCTTGGACAACAGTTTTTGCTTTCTCGTCGTACACGTGAATCGGTGCCAACGTAGCATAGTCAACCGCACGAGTAGTGACCCAAACATTGCTCGCAGGAGCAACCATCTGAATCATACCATTTGTCAAGCGGTGGTAATGCACACCTTCAACAAATGTGCTTACGTGCGGAACGATGACAACTACAGCATTGGCTCCAAAGTTGCCAATCACTTGGATTGACGTATCTGAGATCTCAGTGTAGTCTACATTGACGGTACGCAGTGCACCATTGATGAATACGTTCAGTGCACCAGAGTTCGGCAAGTAGGTTTGACCAGTCATCGTGATCACACTTCCTACACCAGCAGCGATACCTGTAGTGCGGCTACGTTCAGCACCAACTGGTTGGTACACAGTGATTACGTCACCAGGTGTGTGGAACGCGATGTAACGGGCACCGATCAGTTGGATGCTAACTTGTGCGTTTGTCTTTGCTACCGTACCGAACAGTGCATAGCTATCTGACAGGCTTGCGGCCTGTGCAGGGAAGTTAGGCCAACGTGACACATCACTCATTGGTACTTTAGTGAAGTATGGCTGTACGGTGTTCTCAGGCGTAGCAACGAACTGAATCTTTGCATGGCTGCTGATGGTATCCTGAGGAACCAAGTTCATTGTGTAGTGCACGTCAGGGCGGTTGTCCCCGAAGTCGAATGCACGGTACGCCCAGAACTCATCCACTGCAGCAGACTGGAAGTGCTTCGAGTTGGTAAATGCTTCAATGCTTCCTGTGGTACCTTTTGCCTTGATCATTCCTTTATAGAACAGGAACTGCGACTTTGGTGTCACGTTGGTGTTCGTCATGTACGTTGCGTTAGGTGTATAGCCCAACATGCGACGTGCATAGTTGACGAAATCCGAGTTCTCATTCACCGTGAAGGTATCGTAGTACTTCAGGATGTTCGAAGTCGTGTATTCATAGTTCTGTACAAACTTACCATCTTTGAGAACAAATCCGCCGATGTTAGGACGCTTGGTACTATCCTGTTGCTTCTCAAAGTAAGCTTGCAGACGGCTCACAGCAACACCCAGGAAGCTATCGAATACCAGAGCATTCGAAATCGTGTATGGGTTGAACATCAACACGTGTTCGTATTCATCGAAGTATGCGTGCACACCACCGAACGGGACATTGTCCGGCACCAGCATGAAGTTGTCCGTCTGTGCGCCATCCAAGATCTGGTTGGTTGCTGCAATGTGCGTGATCGTGTCTTGACGCAGTGCATGGAAGTTGCGTGTGTCAATACGGTTACCACGGTTGTCATACACGATCGCCATAGCGCTCGAATCTTTCGAGTCGACGGTATTGAACTCTGATACCACACCAGTTGGGTGCGTCAGCCAGATGTTGTTGCGGAATGGGTTCATCTCAATTTCACCCACCAGGTTAGCCATACTGTTGGTGCGGCTGACATTGCTTGCGTTCAGGTACAGTGTATCGATGAAGCTCTCAACTTCGAACTGCCAAGTGATCTGGCGGTTGTTGGAATCATCATACTCCAACACACTGCTGTCATTGAATACGATACCTTGATCTGTCAGGTACAATGAATAACCATCAACAAAGTCAACCACGTTCTGGATACCAGTAATAGGCACAGCGGTGCTGAACGAACGCAGGTCACGCTTGTTCACAGAGAAGTGTTTCCACAGAACTGGAGTGTGCTTACCTTCCAGTGAGTAGAATGTGCTTGTCAGCTCAGCCACGCTGTATACACCTGAACCATTTGTGACCAAGTTGATGTTGTGCCCGATAAGAGCTTCTTCCTTGCTGTTCGCCAGCATGAAGGTGGTGTCATTTACGGGAATGATGAAGTAGTATGTGAGATCATCAATGGCGTTAGGCAGCAAGCCTTGTACGCCAAGGTCGAATACAACGGGCGAACCAGCTACCCATCCAGACAATTCAATGGTACCATTAACCATCGAGAAGGTGTTTGTTGCCAGGTCAGACGTGACGCGGTATTTCTTGACGCCATAGTAGAACGCGGTACGAGCTGCTGGGCAATGTGTTGCCACATCAAACTTCCAGTCTCGTCCTGCACCCATAGGGATCTCACGTGGGCTACCTGCTTGAGCAATCGATGCATATAGAGCATCAACCCAAACATCACGCACGTGGCGTGCAGTCTTTACCTCAACTGAGTAGTCATTAGGAGTCATCTCAAACAGACCTGAGTCGATTGAGAGTGTATTGTCGATCACAAAACTACCAACGCTGTAGCACAGCTGGGTGGTCCATGATGTCCAAGCACGCTTGAATTCACTTGCATTCAGGTCCAGAGCGTTGTAACGGAAGAAGTTGACGAACAGTTGGTTAACACCATCAAACAATTGTGTTACGCCATTGTTGTCTGTATCGCCGTGGAAAATCACATCGCGGTGCGACAGAACTTTGCTCGTGCGGTTACAAACTTCCAAGCCATTGACAGAAGTGAATTCTTCACCAAATGTGTAGTGCGTGAAGCGAATTGGATCAAGACGGAACATCGAACGCATCTCAGCGTACTTGTAGTCCAGTGTTTTCTTCCAGGCGCGCTCATGCAGTGCATCCTGACCAAAGTAGAAGTTGTTGCTTGCGATATCCGCAGTTGCTGGCATTACAGTCAGCAGAGCAGGGTAGTCAGCATACAATTCCACATCTTCAGCACTAGATGGTTCCCAGTATGGAGGGAACAGATCATCTGGACCATAACCATCTACGGTAGTGTGACTGAATTGGTTGACCGGTACTTGTGGTACTGGTGCAACGGACCATGGCTCGACAGGCAAGATACCAAAATTGATGTTTGCCCACATATCAGTATTCCAACGACGACCTTGAGTAGCACCGTCGTAATGGAAATCCCACCATGTTGGCTTTTGCTCGAAGCCTTGCAGTTTCCATGGCTCCAGATGAGGATATGATGTTCCGTACAGTGACTGATAAATTGCATCCCAACGTACTTCACCAGTCAAGACTGTCGAGTAGTTCCATGTGAATGCATCAGTGATATCGAAGTCACCACGGTAAGGCGCAGTGATCCGATTTGCTTTGCAGTATTCTTCGAACTCTGTTTGCATCAAGGCGGCAAATTGTCCAGCATCCACCTCTGGCAGATTGTCGATCCACAGGTCGCCCTCAGGAACACTATCAGCTAAGCGTTGCTCAATACGCAGCAGAACACTGGCGACAACATCTACCAGGTCAAATTCTTTCCACAGTACGTCAGCAGCCAGGGTAGTTTCTTCCCAAGCTGAGTTAACATTCTGGTACACCAGCTGAGTGATCGGGTTCAGATACATGGCCCCTGCTGGGTACACACGTGCATCCGGGATTGATGTGGTTACTGCAATCGCGCTGAAGCGGAACAACTGATCCCTTGTTGCATTGTACCACATTTCGCCTGGTTGAGCATCAAATGCAGACACGTATGGTTGCTGTACGCCATTTGGATACAGGTTCAGTGTCTTGATGATGTTGGCTTTAGCTACAGCACTGGTGATGCTATTCAGCTCATCCAAACTGCGGTGACCGTCGTGGTGAACCATTTCCAAGATGCCACGTTTGTCATCACGGATGTATTGTGGTGTCGATTTGCCGCTCATGCGCAGGTACGGCAGGGTGGCGATCCAGTTGGTGATAGCACCACGGGTCGTTACGCTGCTATCACCATAGATGCGTGACAGTGCAGTATCATTGCGCAGGGTAGTGAGCACTTTGCCTTCAATGAAACCAATCAAGTCACCTACAGCACCATTGTCTAGGGAGTTCAGCGAAGCAACGATATTTTGCTCTACGTTCTCACGCACACGCACCAGCAGCTCGTTGTATTGAGTTGCCGCGAATGCCAGGATCGAAGGCAAGTTAAAGTTGCTGCTGATCAGGGACGAAACAAAATTATCGAATGAGTAGCTGTGCTCTTTAATTGTTCCACCCAGAGCATAGTTGATATTTTCCTGCAGACGGTACGAATTCGATGGAGTGAGGTTCACGCCATAGATCGAAGGGTCAGCAGGAGGCTGGTTATCGACAATCGACTTGAAGTGCAGGAACAGCTCTGAGTAGCTCAGTTGGCGACGGCACTCGTGGTGCGCGTTCTTCATCAGTTGCTGAGGGATCTCATATACGCCATCAGGGTCTTCGTTGCCAACTGGCATACGGTCTGCATTTACTTTGGTTGGAACATACAGGGCTGCATTGCTCCACACAGAAGCAGTTGTGCCATCATCCGAGTTGATGTAGAAGCGCAGGGTGTCATCTGCAGCGACTAAGTCGATATCAAATGTGAACTCTTTGGTCAGTGTGTTGTGCTTGATGCGGGAACCGAAATCGGCATCAACGTCTGCTGTGCTATCTTCCGTAAATGTGACGATGCTTGTCGATTGGTTCAGAGCATTGCCCTTAACATCAACAACATTGAACAGTGGGTACTGATTGCGAGCGGTCTTGTATTGTTCTTGCTTACGGTATTTGATCAAGCAACGCAGTTCCAGAGGTGCATCGTCATCTTCCGATACACGCACCATGACCATCTCTTTACCTTGGTCTTCTTCAGCGATGGCATTTGGGTAGATCTCGACAACGTCACCAGCACTGAGTGGTTCAGTAAAACGAATGCGGTAGATTGGAAGTTCCGTGTAGGTTCCATACTGGCGGCGACCGTTCAAGTAGACGCGAGCTAACCCACCATCAAACAGGTACATTGTGGTTAGTGCAAAATCAGTCTGGCCTTCAATCGCAGTGAACTGCTCGCCATTGTTGCCTTGGTACGCTAATGCTGGTTCCATTGTAGGCAGTGGTTGTCCCAGTTCAACCAACATCCAGTGATTGAACAGCCCTTTCCAATCATCGCCCAAGCTGGTTGTAGCGAATGGCAGAACGGTTCCAGAAGGATTGTCTGTTGTCAGATTGCCATCAACGTGGATGACGGTCACATCACCTTCATAGAAGTAATCAACGCTGAGAGCATTCCACTTGCCGTTGTACAGTTCCGATCCTTCGATAGTAAATGGTTGATCCACACTAAGCTTGCTAGTTTGGTCGCCAGCAACAGTAATCGTGTCGTCATCACGACTTGATGCAACAACAGGCATACGATCAAACAATTCATTACGAGCTGGGCCTGTGGTGTTGATTTCCCAAGGGAAAGAAGCCGAGCGGCGGTACTGCCACACTTGTGGACGGTATGTGTATTCAGTCAGCTGGATGTTGTCATTGTACTCAATGATTGGCATCTTGGCTTGCTTGACGAGTGACAGATCGGCAACATCCAGACGGTGGATCCATTTGTTCTGGATAGCCCAATCAGATGTCAGCACGAACATACCTTCCATTTCACCTGGCAGTTGTGCGAAGATATATGGAGGGTGAATTGGGTCCGCGATGATGGTCGTGAGGTTTGGGATAGAGATTCGTTGGTCTGCAGCCACGAAGGTGTTCACAGCATTCAACGCAAACTCAATATCAGCCCACAGAGCCAGCTTATCGTCAGCCGATGGGTAGTGCGAAGCCATCTGGCTCAACTGTGCTTGCAGCTTCGTCAGTTTGTTTTCAATGACGACGTACTCTGGATCGGTTTCACTTGACCAGTAGTATTCATTGTAGTTGGTAATCTTGTCGAGGTTGATAGGCAGGGCGTAATTGAACTGCTCAGCATTCTGCCACTCTTGGACACGTGACGTATCAATGCCTAGCTGCTCACAGAGGCGCTTAATATCTTTGTATGTAGTGATTTGGACTTCCGAAGCGGCGCTATTTTTGATAGCTGGCTGCAATTGGAATGCCTGGTCATATGTGCTTGGTTCAACAATTTGATCATCCTGTGAGGATGTCTTGCGTTGTCCAATGGTGCCGATTACGCGCTGAAGTTCCGGCTTTGTGTAGAATCGATTGAATGTGGTCTCTGCTAGCGCCTTGGATAACGGGTTCTGATGGATAGCAGGCAGCAGATTGTGCACGTCCGGACGACCCAGCTTGTAATCGCTATTATTTTGTGACATATGATTCCTTTGTGTATGAGGTACTAATCCATAATATTTATAGCATATTATGGATTAGCCAAAAACAGAATCAAATCAAGCAGTTACCGGGCTTGGTTGGTATTCACCGCGTTCAGTGCCGTTGTGATCTCAACATCATCGATGTCCACGTCCGCTTGAATGATCTCGTCTTCACTCATATTTACTTGGAACATGTCACCGAAAAAGTGATTAGGGTAGAGAGGTACCAGAACCACTGAGTTGATATCAGAAGCCAGCTCTTTGTGGATCACGGCTGATAGCTCAGTGAAGTAGAACGATTCACCAAACTCCCAGTACGTGATATCAAAGAAGCTACGCACCACATCACGAACCTTCAGTTTGATCTGACTGTCCGTCAGCACCGAGCGTGGGTTCTTAACAACCAGGAACTTTGCTTGGAGCTGTGGTGCTGCTTTGTCACCAATCACCAACTTGATCTTGCCTGGGTGGAATACCACCGTGTCCGAGATCATTGCGTTGACCAGTAAATCTTTGTAGTCGTTGCGCAACTGCATTGGAGTTGGAGGAAGTGGCTGTGCGCCGTTTCCTTCTAACCACGTTTGCAGGTTGTTGTAGTAACCCTTCTGAATCACAAATGCATCATTAATGTTCGTTGGTGATGGATCTACCAAGTGGAACATAGACGTCTGGTGCATCCACATGAAGTTCAGACCAGAACGGCCGCGAGTGCGACGGTACTTACGATCTTGAGCAGACACACCTGCCAGTTCTTCCAGTGCTTGCAAAGTCCGAACTGTGCCGGTAGTCGTAACAAACTTCCATGGGGCCGAAGCACTAACGCGCTGGTGGTACACAAAGCTTGTACGAGTGACTGTGATCAACCCACTAGCAGGACGTGCGCTCAAACGCACAGTCGTTGTCAGATCACCTAATGCCACACCTGGGCTCTCTACCCAGCTCGTACCAACTCCGGAAACACTGATTTCATTCATTCCACGAACATACGCGAACGGCAGGGTGATGTCAACAGGAACAGACCCCGAAGCAGCAACCGAAATTGTATAGTCAGGGTCAATCAGTTCACCCACAAGCCCGGTACCACTCAGCTCGGATTGTACTGCATCGTATGCCACAACTTCCAGCTTGTTGATGTTTTGTAGACCAGATAACTCATCGTACACCACTCCAGACGGTACCATAGTTACAGCAGTCGACAGAGTACGGATACGTGATTCATTGGAAGTATTTGTGTCAGCCTGATCGTATTTGTTGGTGTTAGCCTTCAACAGGATGATCTTGTCACGCTCTGCCGTCAATGTGTCTTCTGCAACGATTGCTGAACCATTAGCAGCCCAGAAGCGAGTCGTTGGACTCTCAATCGTCATTTTGGTAGCAGCATTGCTTACGGTCCATCCAATGACATTACCACCATTCATTGTTGCATCAATGAGCATGACGTAGTCTGATGTGCCAGCTGTTGATGCTGAATACACACCCGTTGTCGCGTTGTAGATGATATACACAGGATCAGGCCATACATTGTTTTGCAGTACGGTGGAGATCTGGAGCATCTCATCAGCTGTGAAGGTGCGACGAATATTTTGCACACGGTTGATAAATGCACGTGTGTACGTTCCCGCAGCAGACAGAGTAGGGATGATGTAGTTGGTGAACAACTTATCGGTATCGACCGGGTCCGTCACACGAACAGCATCGGTATAGTTCTCAAACATCACGATCATATCGTCACCAGCCAGCTTGACGTTTTCGTACGTCTCACTCGTATCGTGCCAACGTGAATACTTCGACTCGCCAGCATACGTGCGGTTGACAGTGCGCAACTTCAAGATCGTTGGATCCTTCAGTGGGTACAGATTGTAGTCTGCACCATTGACCATACGGTTCTGAGTGTAGTACACAGATGGAGCAACACGACGGATGTGTTCGATATCTTCAGATGCCGAAGCATTCTGCAGGTTCGAGATCAGAGATACAGTAAACTGCAACGTCTGTGGTTGACCCAGCTTGTCGATGTAGCGCAGCGAGAATGCCTTGTCGATAACAGCATTCAGAGGGATCGACAGGTTTTCATTTGCTGACGTGCGATACCAGAAGTCAAACGTTCCTGCTGGGATGTTAGCAAACTCACCATCACCAAACACTACACGTACTTGGTCATTGTCGAGAGTTTCCGTCTCAAAGCGGTTGCGACCATTCGTGTAGCTGAAGATCACGTTCTGTGCACTTGTGGTGTCTACTTCTTCCCATTCGCCTGAGCGTTTGGTACGAATCGATCCATCATTCAGTATTTGCTCTGAGGTGATGTCGATGTTGTTGACCCACAGGTCAGTATCATTGATGTTCGATGTTGGGATGTCGATGTATTGGTTTGGTGTCTTGCCGTCGAATGTACTACGTGTCGAAGACAACGTACCTTGTTTGGTAAAGAAGAAGAAACCAGTTGTAGGCGAATCATTGCCGAAACCATCTGAACCGTACAGCAAAGTCATCCCGCCACCATTCTCAGGACGACGTTCTGTAGGACCATAGCGATCTACACGCACTGGAACGATTTCCATTGGGTAAGACGTTCCGTCAACGCTTACAGCATATGGAAGAACGCTACGCTGCGTAGGAACGTTGTTAAGCGAGTACAATTCAAAGAGAACGTTATCGACTTGAACGCGATCGCCAGGATTGACTGTTCCGATGTTGGACAGCGTGGCCGAGTTCATGATAGTGAGGAACTGTTCTTTCCACAGCAGGTTATTGGTATCATTCCAACTAACTTGCTTGCCTTTCAGAGGCGTACCGCGGGTATCGTACAGATCTTCAGATGTAGTCAGTGAGGTGATCTTCAGCAGACCACGAGCAGGGATGTTACGGGTAGCACGGTACGAGATCAGTTTTGCAAGACGCAGTACGTTTTGCTTACGCTGTGCAACACCAATGAAGTTCTCGTGCGAGCTTACGTCAACACGGTAGATCAGAAGTTCGCCCAAGTATGCAAAGATCTCGATCATGGCGATGAATTCGCTTGATTCGATGAAGTCGTTGAAGCTCTCAGGGAAGTACAGCTTGAGGTAGTCTACGATCGACTGCTTGATCGATGTGTAATCGAATGCTGTGAAGTTGATTTGGTTAAATGCCTCGTAGGCCTTTTCCCATGCTTCTGCGCGTGATACTAAACGTGCCATGTGATATCTCTCTTATAATTGGGCATCGAATTCGAGGTGTAGGTCAAAGCGATCGACCACATTCAACTCGATATACTGCAGAACGGCCGATGCAATGATACCGTTCAATTCGGGTACAGCAAACACATTCAGCTCGATCAGGGTAACACGTGGGTCATAGTTGAAGACGTACTCCAACTGTTGACGCACTTCCTGGACGGTCTTTTCGTCTAGCTGCTCGAATAATAGATCTGGGATAGAAGTACCAAAGTTTGACATCATCACGCGTTCACCACGTCTGGTATAGATGTGGTTCAGCAAGTCGCGTTTCACAACATCAATGTCAGCAAGTCTGAACGATTGTTTGTTGGAAAGGTAACTGGCAGTTGAAAACCCACGGTATAAAGATAAAGCCATTACTTACTCCTTGTAATGGCTTTATTTATCCTCATTGGCAGATCACCGTCTCCAGTGCTTTCCACGCGGTATGGAAGTTCCACGTTCTGAAGTCCCAACTGCTGGATCATCATATGGAAATTCTGGTTCATGTGTTGTGTCATCCTTTGTCATCACTCGCGCGAATGGCTCGTGAGATGGTAGACGGTTTGTGAGCTTTGCTTCTTCTGGTGATGCAGATGCTGCAGCCTGTCCATTCATGTGGATCTGTGATCCTGTCTGTAGAATATTGCCTGACGCTTTCAAACTCAGCGCTGCACCACTTTGCACATTAACAGCAGCCTCTGCTTTAACCTCGAGCCCTGCATCAGTCTTGATGTTGATATTGTCAGTTGCTTGGATGCTAACTTCAGCCTTGGACACCATGTGGATACCTTTGTCGGCGTACATACGAATAGTCTCACCAGCTGTGAAGTTGATGTCTGTCTCAGCACGGACGGATACACGCTTGCCGTACATATCGATGTTGCCATCATAATCCATCTCTACCCAGTTGTCTCCTTTGGGAGTGCTGATGTAGATACGCTCATTCGTGTCATCCATCAAGATCTGGGCACCTGAAGTTGTTCGAACACGGACGCGGCAGTTCTCAGGTCTGTCATCCATCGAGAAGCTATGAAAGCCTGGTGTAGTCCACGAGTACACTGAACTATCATCACCAGCTTCACCATTCTGGTTTACAGCATAGCCATTCTTCACATCAAACGTTTTACCGTCATTTGAGGTAAATGGTGTTAATTGGGTTTCGTCAGCCTTGTCGCTCGGGGAAGTATCAACGTGCTCAGCCGTATTGCCTGTTGCCGAATAGTCAGCACCACGAGTGCGCCATTCGTACCCATTGGCATCCTTGAATGCCTTTTGCATATTGCTGTAGAGCGGCTCGATCGGGTCTTCGTACGAATCGAATGGTCCATCGGGTGTACCACTTTTGCCTTTGTAGAAGAAGCGACCATGTGGCAGTGAGCTTACGGCACCTTGGTCGAATACACATCCGAGCCACACACGGTAGTAAGGATCTCCATCGACACAACAAACAAGAACGGTTGCTCCACGCTTGGGGATACCCCACAGCCCATACGCAACCGGTCCTTTTGATGAGAGGCCTACACTAGGACCACGCTTGAAATCTGAATTGACCATTCCACCAAGTGGTGAGACGTAGGTAGCCCAAGGTAAATTTTCACCTTGTAAGTCATCTGGGTTGTCGCCCAGCGTAGGACACAGAATCTTCAAACGACCCATCTGATGAGGATCGTTTGTTGCCATCACGGTACCAAGTGTTATGGAATCCATAGTTGTTTGCTTACCAACTTGTGAATTCCTGTTATTGAACTGTTTACCCATTTATACTCTCAGGTGGATGAATTTACGTGCTGCAGGGATCGGGTTCAGTGAAGAGTCGATGTTGAAACTACAGTGAACCCAACTTGCGGAAGCACTAGTCTCACTGATAACTTGTCTAAAGTCAAGGCCTGAACTCTTCAAGGCGTTGAAAATCTTCTCTGGCGATCCGTATGCTGGGCAGATAAAGTCAACTGCTACGCCTTGCATGTGGTCACTCGTCTTCGAGCTACCTTTGGTTCCAGCGTTGTATGCAGCACAACGGAATCCACTGGTGATGGTGATGCTGTGACCTAACAGCGACTGCACGTCTTCCAGCTTCTTAGCTAATGCACACAAGTTGTTCATGATGCGATCTGTCAGGTGAGGAATATTCACTTCGCGACGAATCAGTTGCTCCAACGTGAATGACTTGCTCAAGAAGGTACGACGAGCCGAAGCCATTGTGATTGGTTGCTTACGCACACTCTGACAATTCAGTAGTTCTTGTGGAGACAGTGGTGTTGAATTTACGCCCATTTTGGCTTTCTGCTCTGCAGTAACGACAGGAGCTGCTTTTGTAGATTTGTCTACCTTTTTCTCTGCCTTTTGGTTTCCATCCGGTACACCTGAAGGTGATGAGGTAGATGGTTGTGTATCACGACGAGCTGGTGGAGCCCCGGCACCGGTTGGTGTTACCATCTCTTCCGTTAATATCGTGATCAGGTCTAACTCTTGATCGAACTTGCCGTCACGGAATACACTCTTGATGGAGATGATCTGGAAGAAGCCTGTGTACCAGAACTCCTCAGTGAAATCCTTCTGACCAGCAACGAATTCATTATCGCGGGCAGGCATACGCACATTGACCTTGATCAACGGGATCGTTTCCTTCAGTGCTGTACCATTTGGGCTGGACACTTCAAGAGCAGTTGGACTAAATGCCTCTAGCAGCCATGGAATACCTACAATGCGCATCTTCGAGTTGATTGCTTCGATTGCTGCTTGTCGTGCCATAAACGTACGGAAGTCAGCCGTCTTTGCAGGCTCACGTTTGTTACGCGATGCAGGATCTTGAATCGTGCCAGAGTTTCCAACAATCGAGTACTTACGCATCACGGTGTTGTCTGTATTCAGAATAGTACCAGCTCCGCTACCTAACGTAGTGATATCACCAGAAGCTCCATGGAAATCACCTGGGAAGTTGTTTGATGATCCGAATGTCTGGAAGAATGCCTGACCGAGCAACATCTTCATATCGTACTCTAGGATCTCGATGTTCGCACCCGTAAAGATGTAGTCGAACTCAATCACATAACGATGATCCACATTTGGCAAAATCATCTTGCCTTCATTGTTGCGGTTGTCTTTAATGCTGACTGGTACCTTACATGCCTTGACAATGTACGTCACAATAGCGGCATCAATGGTGGTGTCAAGCACTGAGTCAATCTTGAAGATTGTCTTGTATCCTTTGTCAACGTCACGGTTCATGATCTCTGTGACCTTGGTCGTGCTCATTAGCACGTCCGTGATAGCAGACTCAATGTCGATTCCAATTGGCGTTGCCATCTGAGCTTGGCCGCCACCACCTTGGTTACGAGTGTTGATATTATCGAGTGGCAGGTTAGCGTACTCATCAGCACACGAGATCACATATTTGATCTGACGACCAATTGGGCTATACTTCGAAGGATCATCACTTGCACCCTTATTGGTATTGTTGCGTTCATCCAATTGCTTGATCAGTTCCTTGTATGATTTCTCTGCGTTCTCATTCAATGTCGTTTCAAGTGATGTTAACGCTTCCTGCACGGTTCCACCCCTAGCATTCGATTGCTCGAGCTTGGCAAATACTGGAAGGCGAGGAGTGCCGTTGATATGGCCTACAAACTCCATCTGATACGTTGACCCAGCAGCTGTAAACTCTCCCGTGATGTCCATCATCAGGAATTGGAATGGGCGCGTCTCTAACAATTGTTGGATATGTGGCTCACCGTCGTGTCCGTCTGTGTAACCCACAAAAATGGTCTTCAACACAAATGTCAGCCCATTTGGTTCAGATTGCAGAGCATCGCATGCGTGCTTCAGCAGGTTCATGAAGCGGACGCCTTTTGGTTCCATGATCTCCATCATGCCTTCAACGAAGCTGGCGTGAGGATTGCTGCTGCGAGCAGCAGGGTCAATGATGGTCTCAATTTCCAGTGCCTGGATCACAAACTCAGCATCCGTCATACCATTGATCAACACCATGTATGCATCTTTGCCGTCTGGCACTCCAGGTGGCTTCTTTGGCATGTACTTGTCTTCATACGATGCGTGCATCCACGTCTCAATGTCGCTCGACTCCATAGCATAGTTTGCAGCAGCCGTTGTGTTAGCTACCACGAGGATGTGATGGTATGAGTACGTGCGGAATTGATGCAACAGGTTCAACTCTTTCTCAACATCAATGATGTCCTGAGGAGTCTTACCGTTGAGGATCCGTTGGTCAGAGTTAAAGATTCTTGCCATAGTATGATATAATTTTTATAAGATGCGGTCTGGAGAAGGAAGGTAAATTACTGCACCTTCGATCAGCTCTTCGCGGTCATCCAAGATTGTGTTATACTGCAACACAACCCACATATACTGATCACTACCGTAGACGAGCTTTGCAATCGCATCAGCTCGTCCTACTAGATCGCTCGTGATCACTAGACGGATGTCTGTGTTCGAACGAGGCATGATCTTACGTTCCCACCATCCAAGACGGTTCGGGAATTGTTCAGTTGTGCCACCTTGCACATATCGTGTGCGCTTGTTGTTTGTCGATGATGCCATGATTAGAATCCTGGTAATTTACCATCACGGTATTTGAAAATGTCGAAGTTTTCAAACTCGCGAGGTGAGTGAGTCTCAACCAGAGCTAATGAGATGCTCATGATGATCGGGAATGGCTCACCATCAATAGTTGGTATGTAATCCACATCATTTGGGTAGTTGATGCTCAGGTTCGTAATCACCACTGGGATCTTAAAAATGTTGGTGGAACGGTCCAACTGTCCACCTTTCAGTACAGGATCCGAATATGCAGTCAGATACAACACTTCTGGAGGAGCTCCTAGGAATTGTTTGCCACGTTGCACCGTTTGTGTTCCGTCAGCTACTGCAACGCGCTTGAACGAATCATTACCACCATTGAACATTGGTCGTGCTGATTGCGGCAGTCCACCGCTCTGATCATTCATCACGCTCAACAGGAATTGTGCTTTCGTCTTGTTACTCGATGTCAACAGCTTCCGCTTCTGATCTTCAGTGAGGACAGAGGCACCATTAGTTGCTCCTGGGGTAACCCAACCATTCGATTGAAGTACACCTGCAATGTCATTTGCATTGAGAGGTTCTGTTTTGGACTTATCGCCTTCAACTGTTCGTTGCCATTCTTCTTTAGTCTTTGCCATCAGCACGTTCTTGCCATTCGCTGTACCAAAACCAAAGTACGGCTTCGTCCAACCACGAAGAGTGTTACGGATAGCTTGATTCGCCGTCGCTTCCATTGGAGTACGACTGATCAACTTCAGATCACCAATGTCGTATGTGCTAGACTTAGTGCCTTTGTAGACGAAGAACGAACCAGGCATATGAATTGGATCCAATGCTTGGTACTCAACCTGAATGTTTTCAGCAATTGTTGGCATCACATTGAACACCACCTCACTGGTAGGAATCGTTGAGGTGCCGTGACTGTAGCTCTCGAGCCTTACTTTATACTGATTGCTATTGTCCATGGGCCTCTTTCAACAGGTCGAATGTGGTGGTTACTTGTTTGTTATCTGTATACATCAAATGCGAACGGAATGACGTCAAGTCATTGTTCGCAACCGCCCGTTCGCAAACTTGCTGCACACTGTCCAGGTAAGCTGGTACATACTTCACCAGTGTATCTTTTCCGTATACGGCTTTGCACGTGACAAGTGCCTTCTCCACGATTACAGTTTCACCAAGCACTGCCACAGGCACACGACTAAATGAGTGCAGCTTCATTAGGGAGGAAGCGACATCGCGCTCAACTACTACCTTCAGGAAGCTGTAGTCACGGGACAAGGTCTCAATGACTGTGTTCAACATCGTTTCGTTTGTGCTAGGGGTGCGCATGATTGTGAGGATAGCTTCGGCATTGTGTTCGTCACTCAGCTTCATCATTTCGGCAATCATTGGTAAATAGCCGATGTGGAAAGGACTGAATGATCCATACCCGAGGATCACCGATTGGGTATCACCCAAAAAGTGTGACTCCTGGAGTTGTTTATCATTTGATAAGAAGTTCTTGAAATTCATAGTGTCCATTCCGCGTTTCCATCTATTTATCACGACCTGTTGCCTTTAATTAGACCATGGTGTAGTATGTATGCCTATAGGACGTCAGGGAAAAGCCCCAGGCGCGACATACTAACATTTGTGATCATATGGCAACATTGACACATAAGCCCAAACTGAGGGCATAAGGAAATAACATGGCACGACCTAAAAAAGTAGTAACAATCGATGAAGTCATTCAAGATGCACCAAACATGGATGATCTGTATGAAGTTGATCCAGAGCAGTTCCTAGCTGCAGCAGTGCATGGAGATGCAATCGATCCTGAGCTGGCTACTCTGTTGGACGATGAGCCTGAAGTTGAAGAGCCGGTGGTCGAAGAAGAGGTGATGAAGCCAATTAAGGCCAAGCGCGTCAAGAACTACATCAACAACGCCGACTTGCTGGTACAGTTAGCGATCAGCAATGCAAATGGTGAGATGAGCAAGGAACTGGTCAAAATGTTCCAGACCCTGTGTGACCGTTACGGCGCCAAGGCAAACTTTGGTGGCTACTCGTACATCGACGATATGAAGGCATATGCAATGTACATGCTCGTGCGCACATGGAAGGCTTTCAAGTGCGAGAAAAGCCAGAACCCATTTGCTTTCTTCACCCAGTGCATCAAGCACAGTTTCATCCAGTGTCTCAACAAGGAACGCAACGAGCGTGACATTCGGGACCAGCTACTGATTGATGCTGGTCTGAATCCTTCCTACTCCTTTGGAGGTGGTGATTCAGATAGCTCTGGTGGCGGTGGTGAAGACAGCTACGATTGATCAAAAGCCCTACGGGGCTTTTTCTTCGTTTGGATCCAATAAATAGCAGATCTAGGAGATGCTATGATTCTTAACGAACTATTCGACACTGCAGCACGTTACCAACTTACGGACGATGGTACTGGCTATTTCAACATCAACGGCAAAGCTTTTGTGGTGGACTTTGCAGTAGAGCCTGACAAGAGCGTTGAGGTATCGTTCATGCTCCGGGATGGTGAGTACAAAGGTGGTACACCCAAGTACACACATACTGCAACTGGCACGGGTGATGAGCTTGTGGTGTTCAGCACAGTCATTGCAATCATTAGAGAATATCTGAAACGCACACCAACACACAAGATCGTGTTCACGTCAAAGACGAGTGAGCCTTCACGTGTGAAATTATACGATCGGATGGCTCGTACACTGGTACCAGGTTGGCAGTTGTCCACACGGTTTATTAGTGGCGAGAAAATGTATGAATTAGTAGACCCTGCTTTCCACACAAGAAATACTCCACCGGGTGCAGGGTCTTCAGAAGACGTTCCGTTCTAAAAAGTTGTTGACATCGGTTGTGTTCTAGTCTAGGATGTGGAGCGTACACATATCCTGTAACTTGAGACCTATGATCCTAAACAATACACATCCCGAAACAGTTGCTTTGTTCAAGAAATTGAAGAAGGCTGCTGCATTCACTGATATCCACTTCGGCAAGAAGGGAAACTCAGATCAACACAATCAAGACTGCTTGGATTCTATCACCTGGTTCTGTGAACAGGTGCGTAAGGATCCAACGATCGATCACATAGTTGTACCAGGTGACTGGCATGAACTGCGTTCGTCACTCAGCATCAACACGATGGATTACTCTCTCCGTGGTGCTGAACTATTAAGCACTCTCGGTATCCCAATCATCATCACTATCGGCAACCACGATCTGTTTCACCGTGATAGCCGTACGATGTATTCCACTATCATGTTCAAGCACATCCCCAACATCTATCTGGTGCCTGAGCCAGTAGTGATGGAGTTGAAGCACGGTCCAACATTGTTTGCACCATTCCTGTTCTCTGATGAGTACCCAGGTCTGGTGAAGCATGCAGCTGTGCCAGTATGGTGGGGACACTTTGAGTTTAAAGGCTTCGTCATCAGTGGATACAACACGAAGATGGAACACGGTCCAGAACATGGCGACTTCAGTGGACCAAAGCGGATCTTCAGTGGCCACTTTCACAAGCGCCAAATTCAAGACAACATCGTCTATATCGGCAATGCCTTCCCTATGGATTTCTCTGATGCTGGAGACTTTGCACGGGGCATGGCAGTGTATGACTACAAACACGATGAGCTGGAGTTTATTGACTGGCCAGGCTGTCCGAAGTACGTTAAGGCAAAGCTGTCACAATTCCTTGACGAGACCGCTGCCATCCCTGCGAACTCACGTGTGCGTTGCATCATTGATGTGCCGCTGACGTACGAAGAGAGCATTATCATCAAGCAGACATTCCTGGTTCAGTATGAACTTCGTGAGCTGCGCCTTGAAGAGTCAGATGAGTTGACAGACGTCCTAACCAACACCGAGACAGGGGAGATCATGGAGAACCCAGAAGGCCGATTGAATACTGTCGATGAGCTGGTTGTTCAGATGCTTGGTGCAATCGACACTCCTAAGATTGATCAGGCCATGCTTGTCAATCTGTACCAAAAATTACAATCGGAGGGATGATATGACATTTGATGACTATGTAGCGGCCGTGGATGTTTGGGTGCTGGAAGTGTTCACCACAGGATTGGACCATGACGATCTGGAGTACGTTATGGCTATGATGGATATTAAGATGTTACCCGAGTCGTGTGCTGCGGAAGTTGTTAAACAAAGAATGAAAGAGTGTGAAGATGATTGATAGTACCGATATGTTAGAATTACTGGAGCTGCGCATGCGCAACTTCCTATCGTATGGCAACAACTATACGATCATCGACCTGACGACACCTGGCACCACTCTGATCGTGGGAGAAGACTTGGATAGTGGTACCGGGTCAGCAAACGGTGTTGGTAAGACGACCATCCTCAATGGCATCGTCTATGGCTTATATGATAAGCCACTGTCGAAAGAGATCAAGCTCGACCACCTGATCAACAACATCAACAAGAAGAATATGGAAGTGTCTCTGACCTTCCGCAAGCATGGTGATACATTTGTTGTTACGCGCTTCCGCAAGGGCAAGGACGGCAACACTGTCATCCTGACCAAGAATGGTACCGCTATCACGCGTGACAGCGTAGACCAGACTAACAAGTTCATCGAGACGGTGATTGGTTACTCATACGACCTGTTCGTCCGCATTGTTGTGTTCTCTGCAGGACACGATGCATTCTTAGACTTGCCTACGTCTGGGGCAAAGAAGCCTCTTCAATCAGACATCATGGAAGAGCTGTTCGACTTAACGTCACTGACGGAAAAGGCCGAGCGCGCCAAGAAAGAGATCAAGGCCAATGAGCAGCGCATGGAAGTTATCAAGGCTCAGATTGAACAGATCGAGCGTGAAGCTGAACGCCACGCTGCACAGATTGCAACCACACGCCGGCTAATCGGTGAATGGGATGTTACACAGACAGGTAAGATTGCTCGACTCAAGGCTGAACTGGCTACTCTGGAAGGGATCGACTTCGAGAAGGAGCAACGACTCCACAAAGAGTTAGAGGCAAAGAAGCCGGCTCGCAAGGCATTGTGGGATGCGCGTGATCGTGCAGTCACGTGGGAAGCTTCTCACCAGATGAAGACGCTGCGTGTGATGAAGGATCTCAAGAAGCTTGATGGGATTGACTTCGACGCACAGTTGGAACTGCATCGTCAGTTGAAGCATGCCACGCAGCGCCACAAAGAGTTAGCCAGCACCTTCAAGCAGTACTCCAGCTTTGAAGAGACCAATAGTCTCAAGCTGTCATCTCTGGCCAAAGAAATCCAATCAATGGCCGATGTGGACTTTGATGCTGAGAAGGCTATCTTTACCCATTTGGCCGATAAGCAAGCATCTCTGAAGACCCTCAACACAGAGTTAGAAGAGATCGTCAGGGTCAAGGGTGAGAACTTAGTCACCTATGAAAAACTGAACACAGAGTCGAAGCACCTGTTCGATGCTACCTGTCCGTACTGTTTGCAGAACTTTGCAGGTGCTAAGGAGAAGGGTGAGAAGATTGGTGATCAGCTAACTGAGCTGCAGGGTGGTCTCAAGAAGCACGACAGTAAGATCACAAAGACCAATAAGGCAATCTCTGCACTGGCTGAAGAGATTGAGGCACTCAAAGGTAAGGCGATCGTTAAGTCCTTGGCGGATCTGGTCAAGATGCAATCTGATAAAGAGTCACTGGATTGTCGTTATGCTGATGCAAGTGATGCAGTCAATCCTCATGCGGTAGCCCTGCAAGAGCTGATGCAATCGGACAAAATTGAATCTGACCAAGTTGAGTTGGACATTGCAGAACTTGCTACAAAGATCAAGGCCCGTAAGGACTGCATTACTGTGGATGACGCTGATGAGCTCGCTCAGATGAAATCAGATAGCGTCTCATTGAAGGCTCGCTTGGAGGAGCTGACGGAGGAAGCTAATCCGTACCTCAAGGAGATCAATGCACTTGGTGTGAAGATCAAAGCGACCGATGACATCTTGGAGGTATGTGATCCAATCATTAATCGACTGACCAGTGAGATCAAGGACATCGAGGATCAGATTACAGTGGATGACATTGAGGACTTGTTGGAGACAAAGAACAACAGTGCCACAATGGAAGCCAGGATCAAGGAGATGTCAACAGAGGCCAATCCATACGAGACTACTTTGGCGGAGTTGGAAGCGGTTGAGTTGGATGAGGCAAAGTATGATTTCATCAACGAGATGACTAAGGTAGTGGATCACCACAAGTTCCTGGTCAAGCTGTTGACAAAATCTGACAGCTTTGTTCGGAAACAACTGATCGCTGAGAATATTCCGTTCCTAAATAAACAACTGCGTGAGAATCTGAAGGACTTAGGATTGCCACACCGTGTAGAGTTTACTGATACCATGTCAGCATCGATCTCGCAGTTGGGTCGTCCTTTAGAGTTTGGTAACCTGTCTCGTGGTCAGAAGGCACGTGTGAACTTGGCACTAGCTTGGGCATTCCACGATGTTCTACAAAGCATGCACGGGCCCGTCAATTTCTGTTTACTTGATGAGGTGCTTGATGTAGGATTGTGTTCAGTAGGAGTCATTATGGCTGCGAAGATGTTGAAGAACAGAGCGAAGCGTGACAAGTTGACGATGTTCATCATCTCACACAAGCAGGAAGTGGACAGTATCTTCGATCGTACAATGAAGATTCAGTTGCACAAGGGCTTCTCCAAGATTGCTACAGAGTAACCAATAGGCGACCTTCGGGTCGCCATTTCCCGTAGGAGGAATGTATGACAATGGATCAATCGATGTGGGAAGACGTGCATGAACCGTCCGAGGAAGAGATAGCAACAGGAAGACGCCTCCAGGCCGAGGCAAAGGCGAGATGGGATGCATTAACGCCAGAGCAGAAAGCCAAGAAGGAAGAGGAGCGGCAAGCACGATTTCGCGCGCATTCAGAATTTTATGAACGTTTGGGTTTGAGGTTGATTGTGCCTACAACTATACCTCAAACTGAGCTCATTGTCCAACCAATGGTCGAACCTCAAGGATTGGTGTTCGCAATGCGAGCACGATACAATTGGGAGATCCAAAAAGGCGAAACTGATGAAAAACCAGTTTGAACAATACTACGATGTCGTGTACGGTATCGATTCGGGTGTCAGTGTTTCTCAAGCAATGAAAGAGATCATCAGATGGTCCATGCAGGATCGGACTATTGAAGGTGTCATTGCCAAGAACCCTGATCTGGAAGGCGCTGACTTGAGTCGTCTAGATACACACCTGATCATTGCAATACTTCGTTCTACCTACATCATCCATAACTATTTGGCGTGTTGGGAGGCCAAAGTTGATGAGGCTGAGTTAGTATTGATCGGACGAAGCCTTAACCCTAGACAATTGTTACGCGGACTAAAGAGATTTCCTAAATGAACATGTTTGTTATTTGTTTCCCCTTCAGTGGAGCTAAAGACCAATCTGGTGAATATGCACGTATGGAGTACCTATTCTTTCGGGATGAGGCGCCTGCATTAAAGTGCTTACGTGAGCAGGATCACAAGGACGGTCATGAGTATTATGAAGTGCCTTGTTTCCATCGTGGCGGATACGTCCGTCGTGAAAAGATCCTTTGGGCGTGGGAACCACAAGATATGGTTCAGGCTGAAGACTACGCCAACCACTATGGGCTAAAGTTGATTGAGTTTGACCGTTCGTGGTTAGAATGATCCTAAGCATGTGATATTCCTTTGGTATTTGCGGGCCTTAAATAGCCTCAATACCAATACAGGAGTATCACATGATTATCTTAGGCATCGATCAATCTTACACCAGCTCAGGTTTAGTTGTTGTGGACGGCGATAAATTGTTGTACAGTGGCGTCTTTAAGACGCCCAAGGACATGGACATCTTCGAACGCGCTTGGCGCATCGGTGAACATGTACTAGAAAAGATAGAAGAATTCGGTGTCGAGGCGGTTGCGATTGAAGGTCTTGCTTTTGGTATGACTGGAAACGCTACGCGAGACCTAGCAGGACTACAGTTTGTGATTGTATCGAAGATCCAGTTTGTTGCTGGAAAGCTCGTTGCTGTCATATCACCAAAGTCTCTGAAAGTGTTCGCGACGGCTAATGGTAAGGCAACGAAGAAAGAGATGATTGCTGCAGTACCCGAGGATGTAAATTCTATTTTCAAGGGTCAGGGGTATAAACTAACGACAGGTCTTGCTGACTTATCGGATGCTTATTTCCTGGCGCAATATATCAAGAAGCAGGATACAAATTAAGTTGCGAGATGTTGACCCGTGTAGTGCGGGTGAAAACCTTCGGGTATGACATTGTGGACGCAATACGAATGATGGATGTGCGCAACATCCGGTACTAGCTCGTATTGTGGGTCCCACTAAATTGGTTATGCAACCGCGAGCGTAGGGATACAAGCAGCGCGAGACCATATCCATCTAGCCACTCCTGCGAGTGATAGTTAAACATCTCCTGACCATTGGGGTATGACAGTATGCCTGTCCGGCCCGCACCCACGGTCGATAGGGGGATTGTTTCATTGTTTGAATTAATTGATAGTCGGCAATCAAGATAGATTAACTGATCGAATATCTGAGGACGAACGCAGTGAGGACGAAGATGGAGATCAGATGAGGCGAAGCCGAGTTAAATGATTCAACCGGTTCTTTTGCAGCTAGCTGGATTATGTGTCTGTCGTTACACTCCAGACTTAATATAGATGATTGTGAAACTCGCTACGCTCGCCATCACAATCATCTATATTAAGGGTTATTTTAATCGGCCGTGTTCTGTGAGTACTTTGGATTCAGCAATATCGTACTCTATTCGAGCCTTTTCCGATTCAGCTGATGCAACTGCCAACTGAGCTTCCGCTTTCGCCAATGTATCTTCCACAGATGGTTCAGATTGGCTTCCACCACAAGCAACCAAACACAATAGTACTAGAACTGGTAGCGTCTTCATTGTACTGACTCCAACGATAAGTGTTTGTCCTCAACCGTCTTGGCATAGTCATACAACTTCTCAATATACTTGTCACGACGCAGAATTTTGAATGCCAGGTTCTCAACCGAGAACTCACCGTCACGATCCAAGCCCATCTTCCTCATCTCTCGCAATCGGGTTTTTAATTTCTCGATCGTAGTGAGATTACACACTTTATTATGGATTATCCCGTCGATAGACGATTTCCATTTATCTGCCTTACTGATTACATACGAGTCGTTAATTTCGGGATTGGATTTCTTAGGCTTGACCAACCACTTGTTCCTCATAATGCTATACACACCTGACGATACATGAGGTTCCTTCTCACCTTGGACATACAACTCAACGGGGAAGCCTTTGATCTTGATATCATGCTCAAGGTTCCATAGCTGCTTCTTAGCGTTGAATAGCTCCAAAGCTACCTCTTCATTCTCACAGCGTGACAAGTCTGCCATGATGTGAAGATCGACGTCTGACTGATCGTGCCACGTATAGTTGGCGAGACTCCCAGTTACAATCATATCAACCACAATTAGTTCACTTGAGTCCACAAAGTCGATGAACTGTTTTGCAATCGACTTCAGTGCAGTCTTAATCTCGGGCTTCATGACGGTCTCTTCCCATACAGCATGGTTGAGGTGACGCTTCTCATCAAGAGCGAACGCTGTTTCATTCAGGTATTGTTTAAATTTCATTTGGATTATCCTTGTGTGCATCCTATTTATGGTACAGACAAAAGAAAAGGAAGGTTGTTTCCAACCTTCCTTTTGACACTCAGAACATCCTCAATACACTGGATGGGCGTTTTTCTTCTCAATCTCGAACCGTTCATCCAAGAACTCTTTGATCAGAACACGCTCGGCGTATGTACGCCACATCATCTCATCATACGATATTGCACCACGCATGAAGTATACCAGAGAGATCATAGACACAACCAAGCTTCTGGATTCAGCTCCCATCCTCTGGAGCATCTGCATCTTCTCTTGAGGAGAACCCTGTCTGAGTACTAGATAAAAAAACTAATCGGGTTCAGTGGTGTTGGGATGACCAACTCTTCACCACAGTCGATACACTTGATTGGCACGTTAAATTCAACGCCCCAGTCTGTGGTTCGGGTAGCTGCTTCTGAAATAGATTGCAGCCATTGGACAGGAAGCGACTTGAGCCACTCAACAATCATTGCACGATCGGAGGTGTCATCAACACGGTCAATCAAAATGGCTGCAGATGTCAGCAAACGATTGAGCATGTCCGAGTGCGATTCACTGTCATCCGCTTGGGCGTGATGAATCTGTTCTGTCTTGTACACTTCGATCACGTCGTCGTATGTTGCAGGCTTGAAGTACACAACTTGCTTGTTCTCCAGTACATGTTGGTACGAAGATTTGATTGTGGTTGGATTTAACGACTTTGCCCCGCGCAGGAAAATGTCCAGCGCTAATTCGTATGTGTGCTGCTCAGCATTTTCACACGTGTGGGTGTACGTGATATCAAATGTTGGACCGTACGACACTTTCTTGATGGCTACCAACAGATAGTCAATGTCTTTGGCTGACAGCTCGCCCGGCTTCAGGATGCTTGGAATGCAGCGGCCGAATACTTCCTTGACAGCCTCACCGTTCAGGATCTTGTCGACTGATTTCATGATCAGCTCATCGATACCTGTCATTGGGTATACATGCACCTCGCCGTTCTTGACATCAGGAGCAAGTTCGCCATTGGTATAGAAGACGCCACCAGACGGCAGAGTAAAAGACTCACCTGGGATGCGGACGCGCATCAACAGAGGATTAATTTGGGAAGGGATGCCAGTAGGTGGCAGGATTTGATCCATGGAAGGACTCCTATATGTTATGAATGACTTACACCATATTTACGACCGTTTAGAATGGCGGGAAAGCCAGGATAGTATTGACAATAAATATAAGCACATTATAGGATATCCACATGGCTACAGGTACACCAATCGCAGGCGGAACAATTGAGCAGTTAGCAGCAGCAATTGCACAGGCTATTAATCAGTCTGGTGGTGCTGGCCGTAACTATAACCCAATCACGAACCAAGCATCCAAGCAAGATGATCCAGCAGCTCGTGTGGCGGCAATCCGAACTCACAAGACAGCAATCTCAGCTAATGAGCTGATGAAAGAACTGGCTGAGGTCCAACGCAAGTCGATCCGAAGCAGCCAAGACTTAGAGCGTATGCTCGACTTCAACCGCAAGACACTCGGTCAAGCACTGAACAAGTACGAGACATTTGCTGAAGCACAGAAGGAAATGGTAAAGGAACTGAACAAGCAGTTGAGTTCCGGTTCTGTTCCAGCAAGTGTAAAAGCATTAGCCGGATCGATTGACACACTCGAAGACGTCCTGAAGTTTAGTGATGCTGCCAAAGCAGCTGCTGAACTATCGAAGGCGATGAAGGACAGCCAGAAGACTGGTGAGAACATGGCCACGTTGGCCGAGACTATCTCCGACTTGAAGAAAGCTTTACCAGCAGGAAAGAGCCTGGCGGATGTAGATGCATCTCTGGATGCATTAGACAAGCGCATGCAATCATTCCTGACTGCATTCAATGCACAGCAACAAGCAGATGGAAGCTACAAGTACCATGATGCTGCTGGTGCAGAACGCAGCCAAGCAGACCAAGATAAAATCAACAAGGCATTGCAAGCAATCGTTCAGAAGAGCCAGGTGGCAAAGAATGCTGCTAAGGCCGCTGAAGACCTCGCAATCAATGGACACACTGCAGTAATCGAGGCCAATGTACGCTCTATGAAGCGTCTGGATGGAGTTGTAGCAGAAGCTGGCCGTCGCGTCAGTGCATGGGGAGTTAAAGTAACATCAGCAGCTTGGGCAATTGACAAGCTGGCGGATGCTGCCGTCCACCTGTACCAATCACTGAAGACTGCAGCAGCAACCGGAACTGAGCGCAGCTTGGGTGGTGTTGCCGGCCGCGAAATGACAGCGCTGACGACAATGATCAGCAGTGAGACTATTCAAGAAGGCCAAAAGAATTACGCACAGCGTCGTAACATTGCTGGCCGTGAAGACTACGACAAATCACAGCGTCAAGGAACTTTCGACTTCTTCAAGCTGACAGGTGACTTGGATGAAGCTCACAGACAGTTCGGGTTGACTAATGAGTTGATTGGTCGTCACGGTGTCAGCTTCCAGACAGCTATGAAGAGTACCCGCATGCTGATGGGGACGTTCAATGAGCTCACGATGATGACTGGTATGACCGTTGGTGAAATCAACGCGATGAACCAAGAGCTCGCATCTGGTAACGACTACCGTCAAACACTTGCAGGACTGAACGAAAAAGAACGCGCTATGGCGCTTGTTGGACTTGACCTGATGGTTAAAGAGAATGCCATCCGTGGTATCTCGATCCAACAAACCAAAGAGATGTTGAAAGCGACACAAGCTGAGTCAAATCCATTCAGCCCTAAGTCTCGCATGAAAGCGGCCGCGAAGTTGCGTCTGCTTGGTGCATCACAAGGATTGGATGTTGAATCAGCTGCACGTGTGATTGATGCAGGTGGTATTGCTCAACGTCGTGCAGAACTGTCTCAATCGGGAATGAGCCCTCAGGCCATTGAAGCTGAGATGAACAAGGTACAGAGACAAGAACAATCTCTGGGAACCAAGAATAGTAAAGACATGGGTGGACGTGTAACCGCTCAAGGTTTGGCGATTGAAGCTATTGGTGGAAAGATGCCAGAGCTGAAGTCGTACTTTGATGGTACACGTGACGTTAGTGCAATCGAGGGCAACCAGATGCTTGGTAAAGCCGCGGACGAGTTCAACGTTGGTGTCAATAAGTTCGTTGCTGGTGTAGGACTGATGGGTGTGAATGGTGCTAAGAATACAGCATCTAACCCTTACGTGCAAGCTATCATCGCTGGTGCCGGATATCTATTGTTCCGAAAAATGGGTGGACCAGGAATCGCCAAGCTTCTTCCCGGCATTAGTGGATTGCTTAAAAAAGTTCTTCCTGGTGCTAAGGGTGCGGCTGCCGGTGCCACAGGGGCGGCTGGTGCTCTATCAGGAGCCCGCACGGCCTCTGGAGCCGCAGCTGTAGTCCGAAGCAGCTCCGGTGCACTAATGAATACCGTACGTGCAATCATCCCTGTGCTTGGAGCAAAAGCAGCAACTGCTGCGGCCGCTATTCCAGCCGCAGCATCATCTGCACGGACAATGGCGGCAGCCGCAGTGGCTGCATCGGCAGCTGCTCGTCCTATCATCCCTAAGATTCCTACTCAAGTTGGTATGGGTTCAAAGGCACTGGGCGTGCTTGGTAAGTTAGCTACACCGCTTGCCGTATTAGGAACTGGTTTATCAATATACGGTCACGCAACAAGTGATGAAACAGCGAAAGAAAAGACAGAAGCGATCTCAGGTGATGTGGGTGGATTAGCTGGCGGGTTGGCAGGTGCTGGTTACGGCGCCGCAATTGGTACAGCAATTTTCCCAGGGGTTGGTACAGCAGTTGGTGGTATTCTGGGTGGACTGATTGGTATGTGGGCTGGTGATAAGGTAGGCACTGGTGTTGGCATGGGCATCAACGCGACAGGTGTCAACGACCCTTCTCAGCCTGGCGTGACGGGTCCAAGTGTAAATACGCCATCTGATCAAACACAGTCAACAGCAGTAGTAGATGCTAACGGTAATGTAACTGGTTACGTTACACCTGACGCACCACAAGCTGTCGATCCTTCAATTATGCTGACACAAGCTGTAACGCAAATGAATATAACCTTGGGCTCAATTCACACTCTCTTAGCAGCCTCAGCTGGTGAAATGAGTGGATCTAGCGAAGCCGCCCTCGAACAACAGAAGCGCTTAGCTCGTGCTTTAAAAAATGCTGGCATGGGTAGTGTAGCCCCAGCATCAACAGCATACAATGCTTAATCAGGAATAATAATGACAAAATGGACTGGCTATTTTAAGGTTGTTCAACCAACAACCGATACAACAACCGTTACCGATAACCAGGCAATGGATGGTACCGAGTATGGAAACTACTCGTGGTATCAACGTCTGGTACAAGGTTCGGCATCACGGATCAGCCGCTACAGCGAATATGATGTGATGGATAGCGACGTTGAAGTCGCTCGTGCTTTGGATATCATTGCAGAGGAGATGACTTCCAACAACGAGAAGACCGACTTGCCAATCAACATCGATGTCCAAGCAGAAGACATCGAACACATGGCTCCAACCACTTTGATGACTCTCCGTGCCGCTTTGCGCTACTGGAGTTCTGTTCACGACTGGGAAAATCGTCTGTTCAAGATTGCTCGCACTACTGCAAAGTATGGCGACTGCTTCTTCCGTCGTGGCAAAGATCCTCGTGCTAAGTGGACCTTCATTCATCCGAAGATGGTTGTTGGTGCTGTAGTCGATGAGCAAGATGTTACCAAGATTCTCGCATACCAAATCAAAGTCGATATCAACCGTCCTGTGTCAAGCGCTGGACAGATCCCTGTTGGTCAGCAGTATGACAGTGAGATCGTTCCTGCACACGAAATCGTTCGGTTCTCGCTGAACGATGACATGTCGTCCGTTGCACCTTTCGGTGAATCGATTCTGTCGCCTGTGTATCGTGCACACAAACAAAAAGAGATGCTGGAAGACGCGATCATCATTTACCGTACGGTACGTGCTCCTGAACGGCGCGTATTCTACATTGACGTGGGCAAGATGCCACCAGCAATGACCAAGAAGTACCTCGAGCAAATCAAAAATGAGATTCGGCAGCGTAAGATCCCATCCGCCAATGGTGGACAAACAAACGTCGACTCGGTCTATAATGCCCAATCAATGTCAGAAGACTTCTACTTCGCACAACGTGCTGACGGTAAAGGTAGTCGTGTAGAGACTCTCCCTGGTGGAGCTGGTCTTGGTGAATTGGCTGACTTGGATCACTTCCTCAACAAAGTCTTCCGCGGTCTTCGTATTCCTATCTCTTGGATGAATGAAGCAAACGGTGGTGGTGCAATCTTCAATGATGGCAAGACTGGCCAAGCGTACATCCAAGAGATTATCTTCGGTAAGTATGTTGCTCGTCTGCAAGGGTACATTGACCGTGTGCTGGATGTTGAATTTAAGAAGTACCTTCGTGACAACCGCATTGTGGTTGATGAGAGTATGTACAAGCTGCGTTTGCCAGAGTCGACCAACTTTGCAAAGCTGCGCCAAGCTGAAGTAGATGGACAGATGTTGGCTACCTATGCAAGTGCATCGGAGATCCCACACATGTCGAAGCGTTATGGCTTAGAGCGTTATGCTCAGTGGTCTGAGGATGAGATCCTGGCAAATGAGAAGAAGGTCATGGAAGAGCGTGGCATCCCAGCTGACGCACCAAACCGCATGCAATTGATCTACGGTGATCCAAATACTACACCAGCGGACTTCTCATTGCCAGGTGGCGGTGGAGCAATGGGTGGTGGCGGAGCGATGCCTTTAGGTGCTGGTGAAGGTACCGGAGATCCATTAGATCCAGGTGCAGATGCTGACGGCAAAGACACATCGACTACTGATTTAGCAGACAAACAAACCACGCGTGATGCGCCGGCTCCTGGCGCAAAACCAGGTGGGGTTGGCGGTAAGCCATAAATACTCTAAATCAACATAAATGGAGTCTGATATGAATCAACAAATGCTTATCGAAACGTTGGCACCTGGCATGGCAAACATGATCAGTGAGTCAACTCAAGATGGTAAGAATACGTGGCTTTCAGGCGTCTTCATGCAGGCAGATATTCGTAATCGTAACAATCGAGTCTACCCAATGCGTGAGATCGCTGAAGCGGTCAACAATGCGAATCTCATCATTCAAGAGACGAACGGAATCTTCGGAGAGTTGGATCATCCTCAGACGCTGTCTATCAATATGGATCGTGTATCGCATGTGATCACAAGCCTCCGTATGGAAGGTGCCAACGCAGTCGGCAAGATGAAGATCTTGTGCGGCCAAAATGGTACACCATGTGGTAACATTGCAAAAGCTCTGATCGAGAGTGGCGTCCGCGTTGGCGTTAGCTCACGTGGTGCTGGTGCAGTGAATGAGAGTGGTGAAGTGAATGGTTTCAATTTTGTGACCATTGATATCGTTGCCACACCTAGTGCACCAGGTGCGCGTCCTAACTCGTTGATCGAGTCACTGGAAGCAAATGCATCGGGACGCCTGGTTCTGACCCTGGCTGAGCAAATGCAACAAGATGAAGCTGCACAAAAGTACTTCAAAGCGGAAATCATGCGCTTTGTCAACCTCAACTTATTTGCCAAGAGCAAGTAATCAACACAATTAGGAGATCAAGATGGACTTTAAAGAACAACTGGGCACGCTTATCGATGCCATGTTAGCAAACAAGGATGACGAAGCTAAAGCTGCGTTCCACGCCTACTCAGTCGCCAAGACTTCAAAGCTGGTAGCCGAAGGCGAAATGCCTAAGGGATTCGTTCCGTTCAAGAAAAAGGGCGAGAAGGACGAAGACAAAGACGACAAGTCTGCCAAGAAGGATGACGGCAAGTCAGACGACAAGGATGAAGATGACAAAAAGGACAAGCCTAAAAAAGGCGTGAACCCTTTTGCCAAGAAGGATGACGACAAGTCTGATGACAAGAAGGACGACGACAAAAAGGACGACGACAAAAAGGACGACAAGAAATCGGACAAGAAGGATGACGACAAGTCAGACGACAAGGCCGACAAAAAGTCAAAAAAGGATGACAACAAGGACGAAGAGTAATCATTCGTATTGAAACAACTAACACCTTGGTTTAACAGGGTTAGTTGTTTGTTTAGGTGGTCAGCTTCGGCTGCCGCCTAAATATGTTTAATAATCAATGGATTAGGAGATTTAGCATGGATGAATTACTGAAGCAATTGTTCGAATCTGAAGTTCTTTCAGAAGAAACAAAAACTCAACTGCAAGAAGCGATGGCCTCTCAAATGGCTGACATGATTGCAGAAACCAAAACTGCCACCGAAGAAGCTGTTCGTCTGGAACTGGCTGAGCAATGGGTCACTACTCGTGAAACATTGATCGAAGCTATCGACACCAAAGTGTCCGATCTGCTGGAAGCCGAAATCACTGAACTGCACAGCGACATTGCTGCATTCCGTGACCTGGAAGTTGAATACGCTGGCAAGCTGACAGAAGCAAAACAAGAAATGGCTGTTCAGGTAAAATCTGATATGGCTCAACTGATCGAAAAGCTGGACGCGTTCCTGGAACTGCGCATCGCTGAAGAGTTCGCTGAACTGAAGACATCAATCGACGAAGCCAAAAAGAATGACTTTGGTCGCCGTGTTGTTGAAGCCTTCATGGGTGAATACCAAGCCAAGTTTGTCGACGAAAACGAAGTACATGCAAAACTGGAAGAAGCAGAAGCTAAACTGCAAGCTGTTACGGCAAAACTGAACGAAGCATCGTCAACACGTGCTAAGCTCGAGCGTACCATCAAGCTGGAAAACCTCCTGTCACCTCTCGCCGGTACGCACCGTCAGCTGATGGAAACTATTCTGTCGACTGTCAAAACCAACGAATTGGACAAGGCTTACACCAAGTTCATCGGTCGTGTCATGAAAGAAGATGCTGCTCCAACCAATGCCCAGGAAGACAAAGTACTGGCCGAAGGTAAAGAAGTACCTGCTGCTGACAAGGCAACCGTAGTAAAAACCGGCGATTCTTTAACAGAATCCCAAAACCTGAACGCCACTGTTTCTGCGCTGTCTGACGACGAAAAGCGTAAATTACAGCGTATGGCTGGCATTGCTTACTAAATAGTAGTATAAGAAACATTTAAGGAGATTCAAGATGGACTTACAAACAAAATGGGCAGAAGAAAAAGTTGCCTTGCTGGAAGGCCTGGAAGGCAAACAACGCGAGACCGTTGGACAGGTTCTGGAAAATCAACGCAATTACGTTCTGAACGAAACAGCAGCTGAAGGTTCGACCTCAGCAAGCAACATCGCTGGTTTCCGTAAGATCATGATTCCAATGATTCGTCGTATTATCCCTGGCACTATTGCTCAGGAACTCGTTGGTGTTCAGCCAATGGAAGGCCCAGTTGGCCTGGTTTACTCGCTGCGCTTTAAGTACGCCGAGTCAGTTACTACTTCGACTTCGCCAAACGGTGACATCGTTGCTGGTGACGAAATCTGGGGTAACGCAAACCCAATCCGTCGTTTCTATTCGAGCGGCACTGGCGTAGCACAAGTTGCTGGCGCTGGCGGTATGGGTGCACCTGCACCAGGCGCAATCACTGGAACAGCAAACGGTAACGCATGGGGTTCGACCCTGGACGCGGCTGCTGGTTGTACAGTTGGTGGTGCTGGTTCGTTCCTGGAAGGTTCAGGCGGTCGTAAGTCGAGCTTCGAGATCGTTTCGCAAGCTGTTGAAGCTGGTACGCGTAAGCTGCAAACTGGTTGGACTATCGAAGCAATGCAAGATGCTAAGAACCAACACGGTATCGACATCGAGTCAGAAATGACCAAAACGATCTCTGCACAAATCGTGCAAGAAATCGACAACGAAATCATCACGGACTTGACAGCTCTGGCTGGCACCGTAGCAACATGGGACGGTGCTCTGCCATCAGCTCCAGGCTACTACCGTCCAACATTCATCGGCGATCGCTTCGCGAACCTCGGTGTGATGATCTCGTACGTTGCGAATGAAATCGCTCGTAAGACCCGTCGTGGTCCAGGTAACTTCATCGTTGTTTCGCCAATGATGTTGACCGTTCTGCAACAGGCTGTTAAGTCCCAGTTCGCACCAGCAGTTCGTGGTTCGTTCAAAGGCCCTAACAACACCCAATTGGTTGGTACCCTCAACGGTACAATCAAGGTCTACAGCTACCTGTGGAACCAAACACAATCGACCGACGTTGGTGGTACAGGCGACGACACGATTCTGGTTGGCTACAAAGGCGGTGACGGTGAATCGGACGCAGGTTACTTCTACTGCCCATACATCCCACTGATGAGCTCAGGCGTTATCACTAACCCTGTGACCTTCCAGCCAGTCGTATCGCTGATGACTCGTTACGGTAAGACATACTTTACCAACCCAACGACTTCGCTCGGCAACTCGGCTGACTACTACGGTAAGATCAACGTCACTAACCTGTCGTTCGCTTAATCGCAGTAACAGTTGGAAAACAAAAAGCCCTCTTCGGAGGGCTTTTTTATTGTCTGGTGGATCCGCTCCGAACAACAGGGCATTCCAAATCTTACCACAAAAATAACACCCGCGCATAAATATCCACAAATATAAGGAGAACAATATGGAATTCAGTCGCTGGGCAGAACAAGTTATATCTGGGGCACTAGATACGGAGGGACACTTTTTTCCTCTGGATTCGCTCCAACAAACGCTAACACGTGATGCTGGAACAGGAAATGTAACAAAAATCGTTGCTACCAATGGGACCAACACGTGGACACAAACCATGACGTACACTAGTGGCTTGCTGACAAATATTTCTGGATGGGTAAAAGTGTGAATATTTCTCAACATCTAATTGCAGCCGCTGCTGTAGCTGGGAACGCCGGTCCTGGTGGCACAGGTGCTACGGGTCCTGCTGGACCGACTGGGCCCACTGGTCCTGCTGGACCGACTGGGCCCACTGGTCCTGCTGGACCAACCGGAACTACTGGACTGACAGGGCCCACAGGCCCTACGGGATCGACTGGACCTGCGGGTGCTACCGGGGCTACTGGGGCTACTGGACCTGCAGGAGCAGCAGCGCCTGCCGCTAAGTACGTACCACTGATCTCACAGTACGACCGCGCTCTGATCTTACCATTTGTTCGGCAGGCAAATGCCGTTAAGGGTTTTAGCCGTAACATCAATGATGCACAGTATGTGGGTCCAGTCACGGATGCAGAAATCTACGGAACAGAAGCAGGTGCACTGTCAGTTGGACAAGCAACCACAAAAGCACTTGCCTTCTATTGGGCAAAGATGAGCTGGGACTTAGCCAATGGTGAATCACTATTGATCCAGGCAAGATTTAAGACTATTAGTGCAACAACCAGTGCCAACAACATATTTGGTAACTCTGATGGTACCATTGAAGGTTTAGGTCTCGTATTGTACGGACCAACCCATGCTACGACGCCAGGTAGGCTATTGCTTAACTTCAAGACTATTGGAGTAGGAGCACAAGCCATTCAACTGCAGCCAGCTGTAGTAGTTGGTGGAACAGTTACACAAACGGTCGTTCCAACAGACGTATACCAGAATATCACTATTCACGTTGACGGAGCTACACGCAAGCTCGATGCATGGGTAAACTGTCAGGAAGGGCTAAATGCAGGATATGTTCTGCCTGCTGGTAGTACAATTCCAACAGTAAAGCGCAATTTTGGGCTTGGGTACTTTCCACCAGATGACAGCTTCGTAGCAACTACTGCCAAAGCGGCCCGCTTTCAAGCTTTCCGCATGGCAGTATTGCCTGCTGGCTTGCGTTTTATTAATCCAGGTCTGCTGGATATGCAATTCAACATCAACCCATACCGCTTCTTTACTGACAGCGATTACGTAGGAGCAGTATAATGACACAACGTAAAGTTGCTTTGATTATTGGCTACGGTCAATCTAATGAGCGTGGCACGGGAGTGGCACCTCGACTTGCCGGTACAGCAGTTCTTAGTTCTGATACAGCAAACAACGTTCGCCATACGGCCGTCTTTGGACAAGCAAATGTCAGCTTGACCACAACTGCACCTTATGTTGAACCTTGTTCGATTTTTCAGAAGGTGGGTGAACACCTGGCTATGGAAACAGGATGGGTAGTGAACGTGGTGAACAAAGCTGTTGGTGGAACTGCTGCTACAGATTCTTGGTGCGGATGGGATTCAACCAACAACCGCATCAAAACGTCGGGCGAGTCAGGATACGATCCTTCAGGTCTGATTGCTGCGTTTGTTGCTGCAATTACTAGTGCTGTTGCACAAGGGTATGAAGTTTGGACCATTACCGCAGGACACCAACAAGACATTACTCTAGGTCGCCCAGTGGATCAAGTTATTGCTGCATCAGTATACATTCAACAATTAGCAATTGCTGCTGGTGCTACTAAGGTGTTTGTTGGTAAGACCCCACGTTACATTGGTGGCGCTACTGAAGCTGAATGGAATACAGGCGGAAAGATCCATCTGATCGCAGCGGGTGTACTCGCAGGTATCCCAGGATCATACGCAGGAGCTGATTTGTCAACCAACACTGACACCAAACTGTGCGCAACTGATAACATCCAGTACATTCACTTGAACCACGCTGGAGTTTGTTGGGCAGCAGAGAAGTGGCTGATTGCGATGAAACCTGTTTTTAGTGCTTAAACGAGCCCTCTTCGGAGGGCTTTTTATTGTCTGGTGTTTTTGAGAGACTTGATGTACAATCAAACATTGTCTCCACTCTACACAGATATGACACCAGTTGACCAACAATTTATGAAAGTGCCTGAGATAGGACAAGCAGGCGATTGTGCAAGAGCAGCGATAGCAACCCTGCTAGATCTTCCTTTAATCGATGTTCCCCACTTTCTCCAAGAAGTATTGGATGGCAAGACGAGCGAAAAAGGATCCCTTGGATTCTACGGCTATATTGATGATTGGCTTGAGGATCGTGGCTACATTATGCAATGGCAACACAATCCAATATACCACCCAGTGGGCACGTACTGCTACATTAGTGGACCAAGTCCAAATATTGTAGGTGGGTGGCATGCTTGTGTTGGGCAAATACAAGAGGATCGCACAATCAAACTATTGCACGATCCTCACCCGCTTAAGAAAGGCTTGTTAGAGCCTGAACGCTGGAAGTTTAGCTTTTTGGTGAAACATCGTCGATCAGTGTCTTGATGCTTGGCCGGCTATACGGCACGTGGGGCTTCTTCCCATCAAACTGTTCGTAGATGTAGTGGGTGAACTGGCTTTGCAGCTGTCCATCCACCATACGGGCACCAAAGGCGCCGTACACAGCTTTGAACTTACGGCCAGTCTCGGCATTCTCGTAAGGCACCACTGCGATTGAGGACATGAAGTTCTCCAGCTTGCGCAGACTTGGCTTTTCGTAGAACAGCTCGGTGATCCAACCATTGATCTCGATTTCACCACCACTGCCGATGTTCTTCTGGGTGAAAATCCCCTTCCAGAATGTGGAATCGTGGAACACAAAGGAGGTGAGTATCTGATCCAGTACACCATGCACAACACGCATGTAACCAGCAGCACCTGTCAAACCAACTGAGTCAAACAGCTTGGCAATGCCATCCGCACTATTCACCAGGCTGTCCCAGTCAGCAACGGTGCCGCCTACTTCGACTTCTGGGATACCACAACAGAAGGTCATGTAGTTGTAGTACGCCTGTACACCGTCAAGCAATGCAGCACATAGCGCAAGCCTGGATTCTTTTGTCAGTGTCGACAGCTCAGGCACAAACATTGCTTGGTCCGTAGGCATAAGACTGGTCAGCTGATCCATCACCGAATCGAGATCCATTTGTGTTGGGTCAGTTGTAGGCACCATGATGGTGACCTTATCATCAGACCGGGTGAACAGTGGACGGCAGGCTTCCGTGTTGGCCTTGATGATCTTGGCAACCTCACACATCACAATGAACCAGAGATCCTGAGGGAGGATCAACATCTTCTGGTGGGTTGAGTACGCGGTGCTCAATGTACCCACGAAGCCAAGTGCTGGATACACATCGGCTTCTTCTGGTGGCATTGCTGTCACCAGCTTGAAGTGATTCTGCTCGGTGTTGAGCTTCACTTCGAGGCTGCTGACGATCTGCAACACTTCCTTCCTGCGACGGATTGGTGTTGCTTCGAGACTTGCATCGATTACTACTTTCATGTATGTTCCTAACGGTCGTTTACGAATTTGTGGAGACGCTTCTTGGCTTTTGCAGCCTTGATCCCTTTCCAACGTTTCACTTCTTTATCTGCCAATCCACTCTTGATCATGTTCTTGATGCCCCACAGACCATAATAGTTCAATGCATCTAACATGGCTTGTGCAAGACTCTCACCGCCAGGGTTCTTTCGTGCATTTCTTCCAAGGAAGATAATGTACTCCCGCAGCTCGTAAGGAATGCAAAACTTGAGCATCCCCTCGTGCATGGCCGTGCGGGAGGCATCGATACCTCCCGTAAGCTTAAACTCGATCGTGTTCATTACAGTTCGCGTGGAGCGTGTACGATAGGGATGGAACGGCCGATGCTTGGCTTAGCCAGTTCAGGATGTTGACGCATCCAGTCTTGGACGAACCAGAGCTGGCCGCAACCGCCGCCGATATCATCTTGACCTGCAGGATCGAAACAGCGAGTGGAGTAGCCGTAACCATTCAGCAGACTCATGAAGTCTTCGGCCAGCTGACGTTGGCGGATGTTCGCGGCCGCAACAGCTTCATCACGCTCACACACGACCGAGATTGTCGCCTGCCATACACCTGGATTGAACAAACGATAGATGCGAGCAGCATCTTCTGGTGACGTATTGTCCGCGTGTGCGCAGTAGTTGAAGAATGGCATGCGTCCGGTGGCTGCAAACCACTTCTCGCCTTCTTGGCTGATTTCGTACAGATCAAGCTTGGCCTTGAACGGCACCAGCTTGTCACGCGCTTCGTCAGTGCTCTCATGAACACTGAACTGGAGGCCGATGTTGGGGAATTCAACCGAGAGGTTGCGAATGGCTTCGTAGTCTGCCTTTGGTGCCGATGTGCTAATCAGCAAAGCAAACCGTGGGTACTTCTCGCTGAGCATGCGAATGGCCCCGGACAGTCCCTTGATGTTGAGCAATGGCTCACCCATCGACATGAACATGATTTGGCACCGTTCGACTTTTTCAGGATCGATATTGCGATCCGCAAACAGGTGGTCAACCTGTGCAACGATCTCTTCAGCGGTCAGTGACCGGACAAAGGAGTCGCCGGCGCCACAGAAGCGGCAACCAACTGGACAGCCACTTTGGGTGGAGCAGCAGATCACCGTGCGTGCTTCGTAGGTGGGATATTTGTACAGTACTGCTTCAGCAACGGCATTGCCAAAGTCGAACACATACTTGCTGACATTCTCGTCAGTTGAATCAACGCGCTTGACGTCCATTTTAGTTACCCTTCAGTTGAAAGAAAGTTAACTATACTGGGTAACTAAAATATTGTCAACTGTTACTCCTTATAATAGCAAAACCATTTACCAAACACCCAGTAGCAGTGTTGCTCCTTGGACATATCATTAGTATTACCACATCCTGCCCATTTGCAACGAGCAATGCCAGTATTATATCCTGCAGAGGATCTTTTCTGGCACTTGGTGCAGAACCAATAGTACATCATAATGCACAGGTACCAGCCACAGGATAGTATTTGCCCCGGCGACTTTGAACAATGCGTACGTTGGTCCTAACTGGCACTTTCGGCTTCTCCTGGTGATAAGGGATGACAGAGTCTTGCATTGTCAGTTTCATTAAGTTGGATTTCCACACGTACAGCCTCTGTCCCTCGACTGAGATATTGTAGCCGGCCTCATTCTGATTGTTGAAGTACGCAATACACAGTTTAAGCGGACGCAGTTCACCACTCACTTTAATGCTGTATAACTGCTTGTCCTCAGTATTCCAAAAGTATCCCGGATACTTGATAGCTACAAACGGTGGCGGCAGTGTAATCATGGCAGGATCCCCAGCATAGCTAATTGCATTTTCAGACGTGTATAATCAGCCCACACTTTCTTTGGTAAGTCTTCTACCTCTTTTCCAGACATCGCGTCGTACTTAGCAGTCAGAGTCTTGTACAGTTCGATGGTAGGAGCGTACTCTTTGGTCCGCTCAGCTATTCTGTCCTCTGGTGATACCATCGGAGCGAGCTCGACTGTTGTAGTGACGGTGTAGACGGCTACCTGAGCCATCTTATAATCTTCGCTGTTGCGGGCTAAGTCGTCACATGCTGCTATTGCAGCTTCGCGGCTCTTGAATGATTTGCCTAGGCATGCTTTAGTTGGATCTTGGGTAAAGCGTTGTTGCTCCCAGACTGCACCATCATATACATAGCCAAATGGCGGAATGAATATGCCATAACGTACTTGTTTCATGTCACCCTCCTGATTAGATTCGATAATCATACAAGGGTCTAGGAATATGTCAACAACTCGTTGTAAATTATTCAGATTTCTGTACAATGCAAAGCATGTCTCTTTAACGGATAAAATATGGCACACGACCACGAACACACAGAACACTATCACACAGACGAAAAGGGTGTACTCGTCAAGTGCTACCACCAATGCAAGGCACTCCTTGCGATGCCATCATTTTGGATTGGGTCAACAATCAGCTTTCCGCTGGAGCACTTTATCTGGGAAAAACTTCCTGGGTTTAGCCATCTAGCCCATTGGATGGGGATGTAATGAGATTCGATCTTCCTCAAGAGCAATTAAATGATGTCAGGCGGTCAGTGGACGATCCCGACTACTTTACCCAGAAGTTCCTGCACATCCCATTGGTGGACTTAGATGTCGAGGTTCCAATCACACAAGATCCAAAGTTGGGATGCATGCAATTGTGTGCATACGTCGTCTGGCACTTGATCTTCCGAATGGAGCAGACTGTTGTAGTTATCTCCCCGACTATGGAACATCGCCAGTCGATGAATACCATAGTCACTGATATGTTAGCTATGATACCAGCATGGTTCAGTGTTAATGTCAGAGAAGGGCTGAAGACTCGCATTGTCTTGGGAAACAATTCTCGAGCTGTGTTTGCTGTTGCTTCTTCTGCACCAATCCGTGGTGAAGCTGTGAATACGTTTGTGTTTCCCAAGTACGATCAAGTGAAAGAATACATCAAGTTTGAGATGATACAGTACTTGCTTCCAATGTTGTATACACACGCAACTGTAGTGATGTCTGGAACGGACGAGCGACTGGATTACTGATCCCACTTCTCCAATCAAACAAACCCGCTTCGGCGGGTTTCTTTTTGTCCAGTAAATAGCTTACGTTGTTGAAGCCACTATTCATGCATAGTTTTTGTGTATCAATTGTCCCAAGGCTATAAATAACTTTTATCAACACACATAAGGTTACACTGCGTGGATCACTTATCATTTAAAGATTACCTAGTCTCGAAGGTTCAGCTGAAGAATGCGCTGCACGAGACGCCATACAAGATTGCAACGTACCGCGTCACGAAGTACTGCAAGCTTGAATTGGCAGAGGGAGATGAATTGGTATCACTGAAGCCAAACAACGAGCTGATCGTTGAGTGGGTGTATACTGACATGGCGAGCCCAACCATACAGACGGTGGTGCTTATGACCAAAGAATCTTCCAGCGCCATTGCTGTCAAACGCGATGCTCATAAGCTAACCAAATGGCTCACATCAAATACTGAAGCGGTCGATTAACGCCCAGCTTTACGTACTGTACGAAACACCGCAACAGCACTCTTACGCAGATCGAACTTGTTGTCCGTCGTACGACGGAACAATGCATCTGGAGCACCAAACGTTACACCCAGGCGACCACGGCGGATCAGCTCTTGAGTTGCCGTACGGTACTTACCGTCCTCACAAAAGAACAACGCCTGACCATGTTGGGTCAGTTTGTACTTGGTGCCAGAGAAGAAGAACTGATCTTCTGTATCAACTAGGAACATTGAAGACTTGCGAGTACCTTCTTCGATGCATGTTACCATTGTCGAGGTGATGGTAACGCCACGCTGTGTTGCTTCTTGCAATCCTTGGCGATATGCTGCCAGAGTCAAGTGGTAGTTCGTATCAATTGGGAACTCTGGAACCATGCTCTCCGGAATGACTAAGTTCTCGTGGGTGACATCATATGTGTCCATAGGATTCATCCGGGGCACGCGAACATCATCTGGCACTGCGAAGCCATAGTTTGCCAGAATTGCTCGTGCCATCGATGTAGACTCTACGATGCCCTCACCTGTGCCTGAAGCACCCTTGATAATGAGCATTGGATAGTCCCATCCACTGATCGTGAACTTGTTCTCTGCTACCCAGGCCTTATCTGCATCTGACACTTTCAGTGTGACCATTCCGCTGGGGAAACGTTTGGCGAAAGTGACACCCAATTTGCATTCCATGTTAGACATTTTAAGACCCTCCTGTTGAGAAATTAAAGAACTAAGTCGATGGGGTGACATTAAAAGTCTTGAACAAAAAAGTAAACAATTATTTTAGATCCCATCGTAAATAAATACAATACATTTTAGGAGTTCCATACATGGCAACATTCGATACATACGCAGACGCACCATTCCAGATCAAGCGTGAAGGCCAAGAGATTGTCGTGCGACAGTCCCGCATTAGCCCAACAACAATCCGCATCTCCTGGACACTGCCTTCTGCACTGACATGCAATTTGCCATACTCATACAATGGTGCAATTGTAACCCTCGCGTCCGACCCAACGGCATTGAGTAAACTGCCCGTAGATGGATCCGTCTATACTGCAGACGCAACGGCAGACTCTGATCTTCACTCTGGCAGCAAGATTGGCACTGCTAAGGTAGTAGGAGCATTCTATAATGATGTGCTTACAAGCTACGTCGACGTGATGGATGCACCTGAAGGAAAAGCCTTCTATGCTTCTGTGCATGCAGTTGACAACGTCAATCGGTATCATACAGATGGTGCACACTCATACTCACTGCCGTACGGTAAAGACATCACTCTAGGTACATCTGGGTACCAAATGATCTTCATGGGTGCTAATGGCATCTTTGGTACGACTCCAACTAACCTCGACCCACTGCTGAACTACAATTTCAAGCTGTCTGTTGATGGTACAATGGAAATTCCTGTGACGATCTCAGGAGCCGATGCTGACACCTATGACAAGCTGATTACAGCGATCAACACCAAACTGAAGCTGCATGGCGCTGTTGTGCAATCACCAGAAATGCCTGCTCAAGGTCAATACTGGCTGAATGTCCCTGCTAAAGAACTGAAACAGTGGGATGGAATTAAGTACACAACTATCCCTGGTGTATACTTCGTAGCTAATGATCCTCTGTCTCCTAATGCTGGAGACTACTGGTACAATCCTACATTAGATCAGCTGAGTGTGTTCAATGCTGGATGGGAAATCAAAGAATTCCACAATTGGCCTCGTGATCCACGCAACCCGTACTGCAATGATTTCTGGTACGATGGAACTGTCATGCGCAAGTGGAATGGTGGCGCTTGGGTTGTACAAACGTTAGTGCACTCAGCAATCGATCCAGCCCTGGCTCCGATCATGACTTGCCACAGCTATTGGGTTCATGATGACAAAGTATATCAGTGGGATGAGAAGAATTGCATCTGGGTACTCCAAGTGTCCACACCAACAGCTCCAACTACGCCCACAAGTGGAATGCTCCACCTCGATGCTACCAACCATAAGGTTTACATTTGGTCTGACATTGATGCCGCGTGGATTGACGTTGGAGCCGTATTCTCTACTATCGACCCTTCGTTAGTAGTCGAGGTTGCACAGAACGTCGTATGGCATGACACAATCGCCAACTTGTTCTTTAACCGCGACGGAACATCATGGGTGCCAGTAAAGTATCTCAAAGGAACGACAAAGCCACAACTGATCACAGATGGTGCATTATGGTTCAATAGCACTGACAAGAAGTGGTACAAAATGGCAATGGGTATGTGGATTGTGTTTATCCCAGTCGTAAGCACCGTTACTCCGAACGTTCCACTGCTAGGTGCTATGTGGTACCAAGCTTCAACTTTTACTCTGTGGAAATTTGATGGGTCTGTATGGGTAAGTGTTCCTTTCTCGACCACGTCTGTCACGCCTGCTGTTGGCACCGTATGGTACAACACAACAAATGATACTCTGTACACTTGGACAGGAACTATGTGGGCCGTTCGTTTAGCTCCAGCATTGTTCTCGATCAATGAGCTAGGTAATATCAAAGTGGAGAGCAGCACCACAGGAAGCAAGTCATCAGCTTGCATTAGCGATCCAGGTACTCTGTGGAATACAGTGTCTCTGACGCCAGTTCCACGTCCTCAGCAGCCAATGAAGGGTACGGATCCACTGTCAAGTGTTCCAGCATACCAGCAGGCTGGTGTAGGCACAGACGGAAGTCAGGACGAGCGTCGTGCATTAGTATCACGTATCAAGTCAGCATTGGGATACCCAGTGATGCAAGTAGAACTGACAAAGGACCAAATTGACATGGCGATTGACATGGCTCTGGAGAAATTGCGTGCAATTAGCTCAGCGCCGTACCGTCGCGGATACTTCGCTCTCGATTTGCAACCACGCGTACAGAAATACATCCTGACTAATGAGACTGTTGGACACAACAAGATCGTGGACGTGCTTTACGTATACCGTCCTTCGGCTTCGTACTTGAGCACTGCTGCAGGCAATGACGTGTATGGTCAGATGATGATCCAGAGCCTGTTCACTATGGGCAAGTTTGACCTGCTGAGTCACCACATGATGACTCAATACACAGAAACAATGCGCCAAGTATTTGCTACAGAGATCCAACACTCATGGGATGAACATGCCCGTGCGCTGACGATTTACAAAGACCTGCCACGTGCTGAGAAGGTTCTGGTAGATGCAATGGTGGAGCGTACTGAGCAAGACCTGATGTCAGACCGTTGGACTCGCCCATGGATACAAAAGTACGCTACAGCACAATGCCGCTACATGTTGTCAGAAATTCGCGGTAAGTTCTCTACCTTACCAGGTGCTGGTGGTGCAGTAACACTGAATGCTGCTGATCTGCGTAGTGCCGGTGACAAAGAGATTCAAGAATGTATCGAAGACGTCGACAACTATGTGGTTGGTGGTAAGACAGAATTTGGTATGGCATCAGACTTCGTTTTAGGATAACCAATGATTAATGATGAATGCAAAGACTACGGTCTAGGCCCACTGCGAAACCCAGATTGCACTACGTTTGATCTGGGGAGTAGCGACACCACAGTAATGGATCACTACGGTAATGAGCAGTTGCTCATTGCTGGTGCTGACATTAACGTGTTCAAGCTGTTGGGCGTTCACGACCAAGGAAAACTAACAGACGTCACTGGACGAGGTATTGCCATCTCCAGTGGTGCGCAACCAACGTACGAAGCCGCCAATGTGTTCGATCTGAATACATGTGGTGAGTGGCGTTCACTTGCTCGTGGCCCTGAAGTGTTACAGAAAGCCTATATTGGCTACAACTTCGGAGACATCAAACTTGCCAATGGCCGCCTTCAGTACGGAGTGGAGACTTACGTCCAATACAATATCGACCGCATCCGCATCCAACAAGGTGAGCAAAAGATCAACCGTGCCACTAAAGCTCGCGTGGAACATTCAGTTGATGGTGTAACCTGGCGTGGAGCGGCTGTTATAGCGCTTCCAGACGATGCACAACCGCATACAATCACATTCGCGATGTCTGTTCGCGCAAAATATTGGAGACTGCGTCCTCTCGCGTTTAACGGCGGTCCTACCGATTTTTGGACTGTACGCGCTGTTGACTTGATTGAGGCTGGTGCCACATCCCTAAGTAACGTGCAGGATGATTGGGGATTGCTAGAAAACCGTGATCGTGAATACTCAAAGACCAGCATCCGTCTGAAGGCTACATATGACTTGGTGGACATTCAAACTATGTTGGCTCGCTTCGGCATGGAAACCACAGATGAATTTACATTGCAGTTCCACTTCCTGTCGATGGTAGCAATGCTTGGTCGTCCTCTGGTGATTGGTGACATTCTGGAGATCCCTAGTCAAGTGCAGTACGGTGCAGATATGGTACCTGTTAAGAAGTACCTGAGTGTTACACAAACTGCTTGGGCCGTTGGTGGATTTACGCCTGGATGGAAGCCAACGATCCTGAAGGTGGTTGCTGCCCCAATTATGGCTACACAAGAGACGATGGATGTTATGGGCGACTTCTCGGGTGCTCGTGATATGACTGGCTTCCTTGATATGGACACTTCGAAGTACAACAATATGGCTGAAGAGCTCACGATGAAGTCAGATGCTATGTCGCGTGAGCTGGTACCCGAACGTGGTGAAGACGATACGGGCGCTGCTGTAATTGATCCAGAAGTAATCGAGATTGCCAACTTCAACGGACTCGATATTGAGAAGTTGTCGCACCCTACTACCAATTTGGGATATGTGCATGATGCGATGCCTCCAGGTGGTGCAGATTACACAGAAGGTGATGTAAGACCAGCTTCTCCTAAGGATGGTGACTATCACCGTCTGACATACACCAACATTGACGCTGATATCCCAACGCGTCTGTATCGTTGGTCATTGAAGAAGAATAAGTGGATCTATCTGGAAACAGACGATCGCAAAACAAACACAGTGCACAGCGCAAGGATCAATGAATTCTTGAGCAGCCCAACCCGTTCAAATTTTGGAGACATTAAGTAATGCTACCATACTACTATGACAACCAGTTCAAGAAATACATCGTCCAATTCATGACGATCTTTTCAGGACTGCAAGTATCAGTCGGAACAGGTGAGAATGCTCGCCTGATCTCAGTACCAATTCACTTCGCTCAAATGGACCGTGTGGCCGCATCCATTAAAGCTGGTGGAACATCCAACAAACCATTGCGCTTGCCAGTGATGAGTGTAGACGTTGCAGGCATCCGTCAGGATCCTCTGAGCCACGTTGGTCTCAATCAAACTTACAGCCAGACGTATCTGCCAGAGGGTGGATTCTTTGCAGAAGACGTCAAGACCCTGAAACGTCTTCGTCCAGCTGTGTACCAGTTAGATCTCGATCTTGCCATCTGGACAAGCAATACGGACCAGCACTTCCAGATCATGGAACAGCTTCTGTCAATCTTCAACCCATCACTACAGATCCAAACAAGTGACGATCGTTTCGACTGGACGAAGATTACAACTGTAGAGCTGAATGGAATCAATGTCAACAGTAACTTCCCTATCGGAACTGCTCAACGCATTGTGATGGCTAACCTTTCATTCTCGTTGCCAGTGTATATGTCTGCACCAGCAAACCTGAAAGATGAGTTCGTGCGTGACATTTTTGTTCGCTTGGCGGTTGTAGACCAAGCTGATAACCTGGCAGCAGCACTATCTGAGCTGGAAGAGGAAGATGCACCAGCATTTAAAGTGGCATCTGCAGACGACTTGATTCCACCTGTTTAAACGCATTTCATGCGGTGCTCATACGGGGATCGCATGAAAATCTGCATGTTTCGATCCAGCCCCACTAAATAATAGCATAACACTTGCGTGTATGTAACGGATCGCACCATTATGTATTAAGAGACCGAATGATTTGGTCTACGTTTTAAAAACCGCAAACTTAGGAGAATTAATATGGCAAATTTGGTTTCACCAGGCGTATCTGTTACGGTCACTGACGAGTCGTTCTACGTCCCGGCCTCCGCCCCAACAGTACCACTGATCTTCATTGCCACAGCAGACGAAAAATTACAACCGAATGGCATTACTCCTGCCGCGGGTACGTTCGAATCTAATGTGGTTCGCACGATCACCTCGCTTCAGCAAAGCACCCAGATGTATGGTATCCCAGTTTTCAAAGAAGACTACACAGGGAAGCCATTGCACGGTGACGCACGTAATGAACAAGGTCTGTTAACGCTGAACAAGTTCCTCGGACTTGGTAGCTCAGCCTTCGTTGTTCGTGCCAATGTCAACTTGAATGATGACACAGAAGATGTAGCGGGTAAGTGGGCTGACAAAATGCAGACTGCAAGCTTCGTGCTGCAGAACTACATCACTTCGTTCCTGGACGAATATAACACATTGAATGGTTACACGCCTTTTAGCTCAAGCTATAAGACAACTGTGACTCAGTCGGAGTTAGTGTACTTGACTAACAAGGCAACTGCCGAACTGTTCGCACTGTACACATTCAAGAACGCTAAGGCGGACTTTTTTGACAACAACCTGGGCAATGAAGTAAGCACAGCCGGTAGTCAAGCAGTAAGCTTCGGTGGTAGTATCACTGACGGTACAGCTGCAACTGGTCTGGCAGCACAAGTTTACACTGCTACGGTACGTGTAGATGGCGTGAACAAGGCAATCTCGATTAGTGGTTCTGTAGCAACAACGTACAATGCTCTGATTACAGAAATCAACAACGACCTGGGTCTGTCGGCTACTGCTGTTCTGGCTGATGGGAATATCAAGATCACGAGCGAGACTGTTGGTTCAGCTTCGAAAGTTCTGATCACTGACACTGACCTGTTTGCTTCGGTCGAAGGTTTTGTTTCACTGTATCTGCCAACAGATGGTTCATTAGCAGATGCCCCACTGCCAGTATTTGGTAATGGTTTCAGTCAGCCACCAACCGGTTCGTACTTAGGTTTCGAAGGTATGGCTATGGAATGGGTTGATACTCACCCAACGGATTCTGGTGTTTCGGAATTCACGGCAGAAGATGCTGCTGAGCTCCTGCTGGATGCTGCTGATGAGTACTCACTGACTGTCGAGTTCCTGAACAAGACAAGCTTGGGTGCAAACGATGCTGCTCGTCGTGTTTCGATCGTAACAGCCCTGGCTGCATTGATCAACAGTAACACAGATGTACGTTCGGAGCGTTTCGAGTACAACCTGATCATGTGCCCTGGCTTCCCAGAAGTCGTTGACGAGATGGTTGCCCTGGCACAAGAGATCGGTGAAGAAGCATTCGTAGTTGCTGACATGCCAATGCTGTTAAGCCCAGAAGCTGCTGCAACTTGGGGTACTTCGTCTGACCGTGTTCGCGGTACAAACGTTGCGTACTACTACCCAGGTGCTTTGACTTCGAACCTGGACGGTAAGGATGTGTATTCGTCATCAGTGGCTGTTGCGCTGCGTACGATCACAAACAGCGACAACGTGAGCAAGATTCACTTTGCTCCAGCTGGTCCACGTCGTGGTCTGGTTACTGGTTTCTCGAAAATGGGTTACCTGACTGGCACACCTGGAACACCAACCACATTCATCGAGACAAACCTGAATGTTGGACAACGTAACAATCTGTACCAGTACACAAACAACATCAACCCAATTACCGAGATCCCAGGTCGCGGCATTATGGTGATGGGTCAGAAAACATCGGCTGTTGCTGCATCTGCCATGGACCGTATCAATGTTGTTCGTATGTTGGCTGATCTGCGTCGTAGCCTGCGCAAGACTGCATTCTCGTACCTGTTCGAACCTAACGATCAAATCACTCGTGATAATCTGAAGTCGGCAGTTGATGGTGTTCTGTCTAACCTGATGGTTGAGCGTGGCCTGTACGATTACGTCACCGTGTGTGACGCGTCTAACAACGATGGTGTTCGCATCGACCGTAACGAGCTGTATATCGATATCGCGCTGAAGCCTGTGCGTGCAGTCGAATTCATCTACGTGCCGATCCGTGTGTTGAGCACTGGCGCTACATTAGCAAATTAATTGGCGGGCCCCTTTGGGGGCCCACTAAATACAACAAACGAATTTCGATCGGAAGGATATAGAAATGGCAAATATTAACGACATGGGTCTCCCGTTACCAGGTGGTTCTGGAATGGGCATCTTGCACCCAAAGCTGAAAAAGAACTTCATGGTTCAATTCATCAACATCGGCTTTGTAGGCTCGCGTGACCTGTCAATGCAAGCAATCTCAGTAACGCGTCCTAAGGTCTCGTTTGCTGAAGTAGAACTACACCGCTACAACTCGATCTCATGGTATGCTGGTAAGCAATCGTATGAGCCACTGTCGATCGTTATCCAAGATAACTACTCGAACGGTGCAACTCGTATCATCCAGTCACAACTTGAGCGTCAACAAAAACTGATTGGTGCTGATAGTGGTCCTTTCCTGGCTACTGCTCCAGATGGTAACACGTACAAATTCGCTGTCAAGCTGACCCAGCTGGATGGTGGTACGCAAGTACTGGAAGAGTGGAACTATGAAGGTTGCTTCATCCAAGCAGCCGACTACGATACAGTGGAATACTCATCGAGCGATCCTGTGACGATTACATTGACGATTCGTTTCGACAATGCGTTCCAAGTGTTTGGTGCTACTCCATCAAGTGGTCAGTCACTGGGCGGTAACGCTCCACGCTAATCTGATTAGCAACCTAAGTCAAAGCCGCCTCGTGCGGCTTTTTCTTTTGGTGGTGGCGGCCATAAATAATACACACGAAAAGGGTCACACATATGTCATTACTAGACGAGTTCATTAAATCAGGCATTGGTACTGCAAACCAAACAATCACGGAGACGAGATCCAACACATCACGTAAGCTCCAAGGCTTCGTTATGGGTGCTTTGCCACGGACCAACCGCATCCCAGGTCCCCTTGGTGGATTCGCGGAGAGTCTGACAGGTAATATCACAGGCAAAGTTGGTGATGGCCTTAAGCAGGTATTCGATGCTGTTGGGGTGCCCTTTGATACTAAGGTCAAGCTAGTCAACGAGCGTGTGTACAACAACGGTGTGGCAGCAGCTCAAAATGTGTGGCACCAGATCGACTCTGGTGAATATAAAGTAGGCGATATTGTAGCAGGTGCTCAAGAACCTCTCACATTGCTGAAGTATAGCCATGACACTATGCCACCAGACGATGTGACAGCTCCTCTCGAATCAAATGCATCACACCCAACTCCATATGCAATGGACTTGTTCCGCTTGGCACCAAAGCACAAATTCCTATTCGTAGTTGAGTTCGTATTCAATGGTGGTTACGACTTCATTGGTTCCGGCCAACGCAGCAAGAATGACTTTGCGGTTGTGATTAAAGAGTTTGACCGTCCAAAGGTAAAATACGAGCATGAGCCTGATGTAAACTTCTACAACTTCCGCTCGTCTGTGGTCAAACGCGTAATACATGACACGCTAACAATTAAGTTCCTGGATGACCGTCAAAATCTTGCCATGACGTTCTTCCACAAGTATATGAAGGCGACTCACCCAATTACTTCAGTGGAAGCGGGTAGCGCTGCGTTTTACGAGGATAACGGCATGAATTTCGCTAGCAATATCAACTCGTCTTCGACTGGAGTGCTAGAGAACAACCTCAAGACCATCCTCAAAGAAATCAAAGTATACCACCTGTATGACTTTGGTGCGATGATGAATGTGCACCACTTTACCAATCCAAAGATTGTATCGATCGAGCACGACAACTGGGATATGTCTGACTCCAATGGCAGCAGCATCAATTCACAGTTTACCTACGATTCGTGGAATATGGAACTGGGCATTAAAGTTGCAGCCGATGAAGCATCTCTGTTGGGTACATTGTCGAACTCAGGTAAGTATCAACTGCGTCCAATGCAGACTCCTCCACCGGGCGATCACGCTGGTGTTAATCAGGATGCTGGACCAGAATCAACAATCCGTGAGTCATTGGGCAACAACGAGCGCCTGGTCACAGCTACTGAGATTGAACTGGCAGAAGCTACGCGCCGTGCTGGCGTGAACCCAGGAGACTTATTCTAATGGCATCAAAATTTAACCAAGGCTACTATGCAGCCAAGAATGTGGAGAAGTATGTTGGCGATCTGGACAAGATCCGATACATGTCATCGTGGGAGTTGAACTTCTTCAAGTTCCTCGATGGCAATCCAAATGTGCTACGTTGGAGCAGCGAGAACATCGCTATTCCTTACATGAAGCCAACAGACGGACGCATTCACAAGTACTATCCGGACATCTGGATTGAGTACCGTAACCGCGATGGCGAGATCTTACAGGAAATCCTGGAGATCAAGCCAAAGAGCCAAGTCACTTTAGGCAAACGCCCATCACAATACGAACAACTGCAATGGGCCGTGAACGTATCTAAATGGAAAGCAGCACAAGCATTCTGCCAAGCCAAAGGGATTAAGTTCAGGATTTTAACAGAAGACGAGCTCTTCTCAAAGGGGAAGTAACATGGAAACAAAAATCGTTGAGGTGCAATTTCAGCACCCTGCAGAACAAATATTCGATCTCGAGCCAGGGTCTACTGTAATTGACCAAGTGGTGACTACGTCTCCTCCCGAAGAGCAGCCTGTACAGTACGATGACAAGGACCAAGAGATTAATGATCAGCTCCAATTGGTATTCAACGCTGCATATGGCACGTTTGAATCTCAGCGGATGCTAACAGAAGGAATGAACCCACAGTTTCAGAACCGTGCAATGGAAGTCGCCGCTCAGTTCCTAAATACAGCCTTGGCTGCAGTGAATGCAAAGAGTCAGTTCAAGCAGGCCAAAGACAAGATTGTCAAGCCTACCGGGAACGTCAATACCACAACTAACAACCTGATCATGGACCGGGACGATATGTTGAAGATGTTGATGGAACAAAAAAAGAACGCAGAACGAATTATCGATCAAGAGGAACAATAACATGCCAGTAGCAGAACAACACATCTTAGTACAAGACACTGACGATCTCTTATTTGACTCATTCTTATCTGATGGGCCATTTGTAGACCACGTAGGCGAGACAGGGATGGCCTGGAACGCGGGTGTATTCGGTAATGACCAGGTGTCATCCAGTGGCGGATTGATTGTCAATGGTACTTTATACAGTCACTCATCTACCAATTTCGAACGGATTCAGGGTTATACCGACTTCGCCACTCCTCAGCGATACCAGATAAGCTTTGAATTTGTCATTGGCAACCAACCAAATACTACATTCTTTGACTTGTATGGTCCTACTGAGGGAAACGGTCTGTATTCGTACTATGTATCGTTCCAGCCAGATGCAAACGATACCATGTACTTCTCCATCCAAAATAGTGGCGATGGTGGGTACTCTGCTGGCGACTTACCTTATACACCAGGCCAACACGTACTGCGTGTCGAAATCGACAATCTTGCAGGCACCAAGACGGTACTATGGGACGACACAGAAGTCTGTTCTGTGAATGGTGGTAGTTATATCGCAGGTAACATGGGCTTTATGATGGACATTGACGACCAAGAATCCGCAATGAGCATTGTTGCAATCAAAATGGGCCCTTTGGGTGAACCAGTGGATCCACCTTTCCTCGACCGTCGGATGCTTGTTTTTTAATATACAACAAATATGGTAACCCTCCGTTACCATCCAGGTATTTCCCAATAAATAGGGCGATTTTGGGATCGCCCTATTTTTTGGCCTATAAATAACCTTACAATATATTATGAGGTTATCATGGCAAGTAATGTCCAGAAAAACGCGTCAGCAGGCGTAGAGTACAATGGCGATAGGATGCAAGAGCTCCTGCGCTGTGCAATGAGCGCGTCTTACTTCATCAACAAGTACGTCAAGATTCAGCACCCAATGAAAGGGCAGGTTCCATTTTCATTGTATCCGTACCAATTTAAGATGCTCGAGACGATGCAGCACAATCGTAAGACCATCGTACTGTCTGCACGTCAGACTGGTAAATCACAAACCTCAGCAGCGTTTCTACTCTGGTACGCACTGTTCAATGAAGACAAGACTGTCTTGATTGCATCGAACAAGAACAGCAATGCGCTGGAGATGATCTCTCGTATCCGCTACATGTATGAGACGGTCCCTGATTGGCTAAAGTCTGGAATCACTAAAGACGGGTGGAACAAACTGTCTGTAGGCTTTACCAATAAGTCCCGTATCATATCGACGGCTACTTCCGAATCATCGGGTCGAGGTCTTTCGATCTCCCTGCTGTTTTGTGACGAGTTAGCTTTCGTGAACCGCACAGTACAAGAAGAGTTCTGGAAATCGATTTCCCCTACGCTGTCAACAGGTGGTGGTTGTATCATTTCGTCAACACCTAATGGTGAAGGTGACCTGTTTGCTAATCTGTGGCACGGTGCCGAGCTTGGTGCTACTGGAGCGTTCAAGCCTGTGTATGTAGCATGGGATGAACCACCGGGACGCGATGACTCATTCAAGGAAGAGAAGATTGCGGAACTAGGTATGCTCGCATGGCGACAGGAATTTGAGTGCGAATTCTTGACATCTGAAGCATTGCTGATCGACCCAATGTTCTTGCAGAACCTAGGAACAATCTGTAAGAAGATTGAACCTATCAAGCAAGAGATGGGCACAGACTGGTTCGATGTGCTGAAAGCGGATGGTACGTATCTGATGGGTGTAGATCCATCCACGGGTACAGGAAGTGACTTTAGTGTCATTCAGGTATTTGAGTTTCCTACTCTAATTCAGGTTGCACAATTCCGATCAAATCTAGTATCATCTCCACAGCTGTATGGTGTGATGAAATATATACTAAAAGAGATGGAGAAGATCAACGCAAAATGTTACTTCAGCGTTGAGAACAATGGTGTTGGTGAAGGTGTTATTGCGTTGTACCAGAATGACGAGAACATGCCTGAATCAGGTCAGTTCATTTCTGAAGAAGGCAAGAACCGCATTGGTATGTCAACGACTACCCGCTCCAAGCTGAAGGCTTGTCTCAACTTCAAGTCGCTGCTGGAATCAGGCAAGATCACCATCAAGTCGTCACTGCTTGTAACAGAGCTGAAGATGTTCGCTACAGGCAAAGGTTCATACATTGCTCTGCCAGGCGGAACGGACGATATGGTTATGGCTTGTATGATTGTGGTGCGTCTGTTAAGCGAGATCGCTTCGTACGAACAAGAGGCTTTTGACAAGCTGTATGTGTACTCGGAAGAGGAGATGCAGTTTGGAGATGATGAGGGCAGTATTGAAGAGCCACTCGGAATGATATTCTAAAGGAACAAGATGTTACTAGTCGAAATGACACACCTCCAACTGGACGAGATGACCACGTACCAGTTGGACCGAAGCACCCACACAGCGTTTGGAGACACTCGCGAAGCAAGTGCAGGCCGTACCCAAATTGGTAACATTGAGTTTTCATCCACAACTGCAAAGGGTAAGCAGCAGCTCGTGGTGAAGTCAACTGTAACGGGACCTACAGGAAAAAAGTACACGACCTTGATCATCTTTAAGAACGTCAAGTTCGAGCCGGAAGACACCCCACAGAACATCACCATACAAGGTGTGGATGGGCAACCTCTCCATATTGACCCATATAGCACTGGGATGTCTGATGTTCAGGTGCGTTGCGACTGTATGGACTTCTACTGGCGCTTTGCAAACTGGAACTTCAAGCACCACGCACTCTCGGGTGATAAACCTCCTCCGTATGTGAAGGTGACAGATCGTCCTCCCGTCAATCCTCTCCAAAAAGCTGGTACGTGTAAGCACCTGTACAAGCTTGTTCAACAGATTCGCGCTAAGCAACTAATTGGCTAGCAAGTTGTTCCCTAGATGGGTCACACTAAATACAGTGATCTATTTAGGGAACACTAATGAAACTAAAATTCCGCCAAGGCCTCGTTCGCTGCCAAACAGACAATAATAACAATCCTTTGTTCCTGCAACGCACGGGACATGCTGTTTCTCTGGTCGTATCACCTACCCCAACAATCGTCACATTCGCTCACACCGATACAGACTATCTGTACACGGAAGGAAAGAATGTCCCTAGTGCTTGGCTAGGTCCTTTCCTTGCTGATAAAGATTATTGGCTGTACTGGGATCTCAATATCATCACAGGACTGCGCACGTTCGGTCACACACTTCGCGCTCCAATCACATCAAGAACTCCTCCAGCACAGCCACTGGTGGATCAGCACTGGTTTGACTTAAACACAACATCAATGCGTGTGTGGAATGGTAACGTCTGGAATACTGTCATCCGCGTGTTTGCATGTAAGTATGCTCTAGGTACTGTGTTTGAAACAATGCTGAAGCCTCTGTCGAAGCAATTCACTGGCTCACAAGTGTCTCTTAATGTTCCATGCAAATCGGGAGCACTGATCTTCGATACGGTTGGAAAGCCCTTGAAGACGTCTACAAATACGTTCTTCACTACTGAAACGGGAGCTGCAGTATCCGGATTCGCAAGTGCCATCAACATCGCATCGTTGTTCAAGGAAGGTGAGGCTCAAGAAGTTATCCCAGCCTACTCAATGGTATACTTCTCAGGCTTCCACAAGCTCAAGCGTGCCAACAATAATACGTCACCGCTAATCCCTGTTGGTATGGTCGAGACGGCGCTGACGCCTGGACAAGTTGGCCAAATGGTAACCGAAGGTTTGGTGGTTAGTGATCAATGGAATTGGACCACTGTCAACCAGCCTCTGTACATTGGAGTCAATGGGGAACTTACCGTAACACAAATGCAGCCTGATCAAGGTCCAATCGCATTCGTTATGTCACCTGACTCTGTTATGATCATTCGCACACAGTTATCACGTGGCGATCGAGGTAACGATGGTGTGATTGGTGTAGACGGAGCTGATGGTGCCCCAGGTCCCATTGGACCACAAGGTTTGCCTGGCGATCAAGGAGAAGTTGGTCCAGAAGGTCCAATCGGACCACAAGGTATTCCAGGTAATGATGGAGCAGATGGATCTCTAAACGCCGTAGCACGTGCGGGCGACGAGATGACTGGTGCACTGATTCTGCATGCTGATCCAATGACTTCGATGCAAGCTGCCACAAAGCAGTACGCAGACTCAGTATCTACAGGCCACTTACGTATCCCATGCCGCGTTGGTTCAAAGACTGCACTGACTCTGTATGGCTCTCAAGTGGTAGACAATGTAGTGGTTGTCGTTGGTGATCGTGTGCTCGTCAAGAACCAAAGCGGAAATGGTCCGCACAAAGACAATGGTATCTACATAGTTACCAATGGCGAATGGACACGGGCAGGCGATGCTGCCACTAGCCAAAATATGGTTACTGGTATGATTGTCTATATCAGTGAAGGATCGACTCAAGCAGGACAGGCATTTGTTGTCAGCACTGTTGGTAATATTTTCGTCGGCACCACACCAATTCAATTTATCTCGTTCAACAACTCGCAGGTAATTGTACTGTCAGGTGCCGCTGGTGGATCGGGAACTACTTCGATCCCTGTCACACTGACGAACTCTGGTGTAATCCCCGGCTCGTACACACAAGTGACTGTAAACACTGCTGGTCAAGTAACATATGGACAGAGTCCATCCACTATTGCTGGGTATGGTATTACCAATGCCGTCAACAAGCAAGGTGACAGCATGTCAGGATTCTTGCAGTTGGTAGCAGATCCAATCCTTGGAGACCATGCTGCGACCAAGAACTATGTAGATACTCGCACGTCTGGTCCAGGATTTATCACAGCTGGTGGTCTAGCATTCAACGCAAATAGCCTCAGTGTAGTGTCTGTATCACAAAATCGGATTGTGGTGAATCCAGGTACCATTGACTTGGCATTGACGGGCGTATCTGCTGGTACATATAACAGCGTAACAGTTGACGGATATGGACGTATCACTGCTGGTTCGTCAGTAGGAAACTCACAGATCACACTAAGTGGAGATGCTACGGGTTCAGGCACATCCGCAATCAATGTGCAACTATCAAGTACTGGTGTTACAGCAGGTACGTACACTCAGGTGACAGTCGACGTCAAGGGCCGTATCACTACGGGATCTGCCCCAACAACACTTGCGGGATTCGGAATTACAGATGCGATAAAGAAGACCGGCGACACGATGACCGGTAATCTGGTAATGGGTACTTCAGATACGGTATCAGCATCAAATCGTTGGATCCAGCGAGTTCGTGATCCTGTCAACCCACAAGACGTTGCTACAAAGAACTATGTGGATACAGCAACTGGTGCGGTACTGACACCAGGCAATGGTTTAGCATTCGAAGGCAATCTACTGAACATTGTACCAGTAAGTACAAACCGAATCGTTGTTGCTCCAGGCACTATTGATTTAGCTACATCCGGAGCTGCTGCTGGAACATACCAACAAGTTACCGTCGACGTGTATGGTCGTGTCACTAGTGGTGCTAATCCTCCACTGGTAAATGCAAACATCACACTATCTGGTGACGTGTCTGGTTCTGGTACTTCTGCAATTGCCGTTACGTTGGCGAACAGTGGCGTTTCGGCTGGTGCGAACTATACCAAGTTTACGGTCAACTCAAAAGGTATTGTAACTGCAGCTGCTACACCAACGACGTTTGCTGGACTGGGGTTAGTAGATGGCCTAGATTCATTAAGTGATGTGGTACTAACTACACCTTCATCATTACAGGTATTGACGTACAATGGTGCCAACTGGATTAACTCGTCACCAGCACAAGCAACTGACAAGTTGGTAGCTACCAGTTCTACAGATACTACCCCTGGATACTTACACAGCAAATTGGCATTAACACCACGGTTTTCGACATCAATCACTAGCCCAAGTGGAAATGAAACGTTTGCTGTTGACTTAGCCACAACGGGTGTGACGGCTGGTGGTCCATACAACACTTTCAATGTGGATGCATATGGTCGCATCACTGTAGCCAATAACACATCTGGCTCTAACCAACCAATCACTCTGTCTGGTGATGCAACAGGAACCGGGTCAACAGCAATTACAGTAGCCCTGTCCAATACTGGTGTTCCAGCAGGGACGTACACTAAGGTCACTGTCGATGCTAAAGGACGTGTCACTAGTGCTGCCAACCCAACTACCATGTCTGGGTACGGGCTGACTGATGCTCAGCCATTGAATGGTTTCCTGTCGAACATATCTACAGGCAATGCCGGTATTGTTGCGAAGAACTCAACATCTGCCTACTTCATATCGATTGTTGGTACTGCAGGACGAATCAACGTCACCAATGGTGTAGGGTATAATGGAAATCCAACTATCGATCTGGCTTCAGGTGTAATTCCAGTAGCTGGAACGTATACTAAGTTGACGGTTGATACGTACGGGCGGGTTATTGCTGGTCAAACTATTACAACATCAGATGTTGGTGGATTGGGAACCATTGCAGGACAGAATGCAAACAACGTAACCCTTACGGGCGGCAGCGTCACCAATACCAAAGTGTTGCCAAGAATTAGCACCGTAGCATATGCCGCAAACGTAAATATCGACTGGGCAACTGCGGACATCGTAAGGGTGGTGTTGACGGGGAATATAAATATCACAAACATTGGGGCGGGACCAGGACAGAAATGTATCCTGGAATTGATACAAGACGCCACAGGTGGACGTACGGTAACATTCACCACCGAGACCAGGTTTGGCACAGACATCACTGGATTTACCGCATCGACGGGCGCTAACAAGCTCGACCGCATCGGATTTATCTACAGTGAAATATACACGACATACGATGTCGTTGCAGTTATTCGAGGATTCTAAATGACAGTCACAGTTTACAGATCAACAGATGCAGGAGCACCCACGTTGAATGGAGTCCGTGGCTCCTTCACGGCAGTGCTTCGTGCCTGTTTAGCAGATGGATATGGTACAAAACCATCTTCTGGTTGGACAGTCCCCTTTACGGGAACAAACCTTGCAGTACTGAAAATGCCAGCAACATCAAATGGCAGGTATCTTTGGGTTGATGAACAATCACAAGATAACAATGTGGTAATGGTCGGCTTCGAGAACATGACCTCTCTTACTGCTGGAACGGGACGGTTTCCGCTTCCGTCAATGGTTCCTCCCATATTGACTAGATCGATTTCGTATGGTAGTGCGGCAACTCAGTCGTGGATGATTGTAGCATCGGATAAGATATTTTATATGTGGTGGAATGCTGGTGGCACAATTCCATCTGTGTACATGTACACGTTTGCATTTGGTGACTTTATCTCGTACTTGCCAAACGACATCTACAACACAATCATGATGTCCCCAACGAGCATAAACAGTTATGCTCTGCAACAGATCATTCCTACTGCAACAGACAGCACTGTATCACCGGGCCATTACATGCCAAGGAATTACACACAAACAGGTGGAGCTATCCAAGTAACTAAAACTTCGGACTATGCCAAGATTGGTGGATTGGTATTAGGTGCTCAAGGGATGCCATTTCCTAACCCAGTAGATGGCAAAATCTATGTAGCTCCACTATACATATCTGAGTCTGTTGGATCCACGTATGGCATTCTGCGAGGCGTTTTACCTGGTGTGCATGCACCTTGCTTTAAAGCAGCAGGCACCATTAATGACGGTGACGTGCTAACAGATGTGATCGGGTTAGAGGGCAAAACGCTTGAATGCAAGACGGTCAATAGTGCAGGCCAAGGCATCGGTATGGTTATATTAGAAACATCAAACACGTGGTAACAGAGGAATTATATGCCAGTAACAGTTTATAGCTCCACAGACGTTGGAGCTCCAGTATTGACGGGTGCCGTAGGATCGATGATTACTGTGTTGGATGCAGTTCTCGTCAATGGATACGGAGCCAAGTTGGCAGCTGGATGGACCAAGCCTTATGCAGGCACCAACGTTGCAATGTATCGTCAAGGTACAGGCAACCAGTTGTATATGCGCGTTGACGATACATCAACACTGTCCGCCAACGTGTATGGGTGCGAGACGAGCAACGGAATCAACAGTTTCACTAATAGGTTTCCAAATGCGGCCGCTTCTACATCAGGTCTATTCTTCAATAAGTCAAATGCAGCGGATACAACCGCTCGAGCTTGGATGATCATCGCAACATCAAAAGCACTGTACATGTGGGTAAACATTAACAATGAAGCTGGCAGTGCACTAGTAAACTCCGGGCTTGTGTTTTTTGGTGATATTCAACCTACCAAAGCGAATGACATTTACCACACAATGATCATTGGCCATTATGCAGCAGGGTCAACTGGTAGTCAATTTCCATTCCTGGCAACATCATTGCCTGTAGGATTGTCTAGTCACTTTATGGCTAGGTCATACACTCAAGTGGGTTCATCCGTACAGGTAAGTAAACACTCAGATTACATGCGTGGTGCCTCTGTTGTAGGTCGTGGGAACATTACATTCCCCAACCCTATTGATGGTTCAGTTGTATTGGCGCCTATATGGGTTCATGAGAATTTGCTGAGCAGCTACCCCATCCGCGGCGTGATGCCAGGAGTGTGGAACATTTGCCACACTGCTCCATTTAACCACGGTGATGTGTTTCAAGGAACAGGACTGTTGGTCGGTAAGACATTCATGGCAGTCAACATGTGGTGGAATGGATCAACTGCTGCACAAGTAGCAATCGAAACATCGAACACGTGGTAAAGGAGACCCAATGACAGTTAGAGTATACAGATCTACAGACTTGAATGCCCCTCAGTTGAATATAAACGCGGGCAGTCTGATTACTGTACTGGACGCATGTTTAGTAAATGGGTACGGAGCAAAGACTGGGTCGGGATGGATTAAAACGCACAGTGGGACAAATGTAGCCGCATATCAGATGCCGTCGGGTACACTCAGGTACATGCGAATCAATGATACGGGTGATAGTGGTGGAGGTACAGCACGCGTTCGTGGGTTCGAAACTATCACCAACGTAACTACTGGTACCGGAACAGGGTTGTTCCCGACAGACCCTCAAATGTCTGGTGGGTTCAGCATTATGAAGTCGTATGGGGTTGGATCGGCCTCAACCACCTGGGTACTAATTGCCACCCAGACTATGTTCTATCTTTGGACTAACCCAACCAATAGCGCAAATATAACCAATGAATCGTACGTTGGCCTATTTTGCTTTGGCGATCTTATCTCCTATGTGCCAGGAGACATTGGACATACCTATATGTGTGGTCAGGTATCTACAGAGGTATATGCAACATATGCTAACTTTGCAAGAACGATTGCAGGTGGATTTACTGCTACTCAAGGCCAAGTGTTGTGTCGTGGGTATGGACAAGTAACTTCTTCCATCCCATGTGCCAAGTTTACGGATGTTTCGAAAAGTGCAGGGCATGGGTTTGCAGGGAACTATCCATTTTCTGTGCAACCATTTCCTGAACCCATAAATCAGACCATAAACGTAAGTAAGTTTTGGGTAATCGAAAATAGTCAACCGTTAGTGCGAGGGCATGTGCCTGGTGCTTGGACGTTGCTGCATATTGACCCGTTCAAGATGGTGAGCGGGTCAGAAGGTAACACCCTCACATTTACCACAGGTGAAATGGCAGGTAAAACTATTGAGTGCTTCTACACTGGTAACAGCAGTAGAATATGGTTAGAAATATCAAATACATGGTAAAGGTAACACAATGACAGTCCGAGTTTATAGATCGACAGACGCCAGTGCACCAATTATGTCTGGCTCTCCTGGTGCACTAATTTCTCTGCTAGATGCATGTCTAGTGAATGGATATGGTTCGTCTGTCGCAGCTGGCTGGACAAAACCATTCTTCACGGGTGCTACCGTTGCTGCATACAAGCAAGGCGCTGGTAGCAATGGTATGTATTTTAAGTTTTTTGATACAGGGACTACGTGGTCAAATTGCTACGGCGCCGAGACTATGACTGACATTAACACTACGACCGGAGATTTCCCAAGCCCAGGAACTCGCTCGGTATCTGGTTATAACCCAATTGTTTTCAAAAGCGCATATGGAGACTCAAGCGCTGTTCCATGGATGTTGGTAGCAAGCGAAAAGTGGTTCATGTTGTTCATAACCAGTGTGCGTGATGCGCTCGCTATTCCAAACTACATCACTGGTTTTTATTGTGGCGATATAGTATCAGAGCGGGCAAATGATGCGTACGCTACAGCGATCCTATCTGGTACATCATTCCAATACTATGACCAGCAGTTTGCAGCAACCCTAAATAATTTGAATGGTATACAACCTGGTAACATGCTTGCACGAGCTTGGTATCAATTGGGAAATTGTGTTCACGTGAGTAAAACAGCAGATCCAGTGCGGGCGTACACAGGCACATACCCATCAATGACAGATAGCCAGATCTCTCTGTCCCCATGGGTTCTTATGGAAGGCGGCATTGTTCGTGGAAGAGTGCCAGGGATTTATGTTCCTACCTGGAACAATGGAAATGGTAATACATTTACCATGGTAGATGGACAGCGCGTAAGCTTTACAGAGGGTGAATTGGCTGGTAAAACGTTTGAAGCAAAATTCATAGCACCAAGCCAACAGTTTCTCTTAATCGAAATATCTAACACATACTGATACCATGACAGCACATACATACTGGAGACTGACCACAGAAACCAACAACGGTGGGGCAGTTCTGAACATTAGTGAGATTGAATTCCGTACATCACTAAATGGAGCAAACGTTGCTTTAGCATCGATGACTGCTGCTCCATCAATAGTAAACAGGTCTAGCAACGTGTTAGGGGCAGCTGCCCTTACAATGATACAAAATGGATCCGTTGATGATAACTCATTAACTGTTCCACTGCCTTTCACGGTGTCATTCCTTGGTGTGAGCTACAATACCGTGTATGTTGGATCAAATAGCTATGTCACATTCGGGGCTTCAGCTGGTGGGCTGTATTCGGGAGTTACAGGGTCAAATCCTGCAATACCTAACATTCAAATATGTACAGGAGATCGCAGCTATCAACGCGTGTATACTGGTACCGAAAATAGTGGTGCTACATTTCGCATTCGCTGGGAAGGAAGCACCTCCACAGGTGGTACACCAGGCTCGCCTACTATGGTGTGGGAGATAACGTTCAATCGCGATACTCCTGATGTAATCCTGGTCGACATGGGAACAAATGCGGCAGAAGGCAGTGGAGCAACTGGTGTATCAGATTCGACTCAGTATGTTCTTGGTTTTGCAAATGGCACAACAAATACTGGTTACACACTCGCACCCGGCAACACTAATCCAACTGGGTTCATTACTACATCAGCAGGGGGTGGGCTGGCAGCGTTTGATGGAGCACCAGGGACGGCTTGGTCTGTAGCACCAGGTGCTTGGATCCAATACAGATTTTCAGTAGCCAAAGACATTATCCAGCACGTAGTGCGTGCGGACAATATTGCAGTTAATGCACCAAAGCGTTGGTCTATTTCTTATTCAGATGATGGTGTTTCTTGGACCAACACTGTGACCATTATGGCACAAGAAAATTGGGGACCTTCCGAGGCACGAACATTTACTGATACACAGTGGCCACCAAAGGCAAATGCGGTTACGTATGGCACTGCTGAACCAATCCCAGGTGCAGTGTCGCCGTCCACAATTGGGACAACTGCACCGAGACAGTTTTACGCCGCAAAGCTGACAAATGCTGGATGGCCAGCAACAATTGCACCTATTCAGGTAAAGCTTGATTTGAATTCAACCGCATCCAGGTATCGGTACCTTCCTTGGTGGGCAGTTGACTACAGAGGATACTTCCCAAATGATGCAACAACATTGAATCTGCCAGCATTCAATAACGGCTACACATTGCCTTCGCAAGGTATTTCTGTATCTGGCACAATTTCTGGTCAAGTGCAAGAAGAAGGATTACCGGTAGCTGGGAAATTGGTAAGGTTGTACTACCGCCCAACAGGAGCATTGATTGCGAATGCAATATCGGATGCAACAGGACGATACACATTCAGGGGGCTAGAGCCTAGCGCGAATGTCTACGTAATCACAGCATTCAACCAAGCACCACTGCAATACGATGCAGTGATCCACGACAACATATCGGCACTATAATATGAGCTACAATGCACCGGTTACTCCAAATGTAACACTCAACTTTGTGATCAAGCCGTATAACCCACCTGTCACTCCTAATGTGACGCTCAATTTCGGAGCGGTAGCTGGGGGCGGTTCGGGGGGAGGTAACGGCTTCACATCATCAAACTTCTTTATGGTGATGTGAGCTTGAGTAAATACGAGTATCAATCTAACAATCGAGGGTAAACCTATGAAACTAACATTCCGTCAAGGTGTTGTACAACACCAGACCGACTCGAACAAGAACCAATTGTTCCTACAGCCAAATGGGCAAGCTGTGACTCTTAACGTGTCGCCAACCCCAACGATCATCTCATTTGCGCACAAAGACGCCGACTACCTCTACACTGAAGGGACCACAGTACCTAATGCATGGCCTGGTCCGTTTGCACCTGGTGCTGAGTATTGGCTCTACTGGGACCTGCACCCAATTACTGGCCTACGCACATTCGGTTACAGCACACGTGCACCAATCGTGTCGGCTATCAAGCCAGGCAGCGCTGCTACATCTCAACATTGGTTCGACTTAAAAGAGAACACAATGAAGGAGTGGAATGGATTCATCTGGAAGCCAGTGATCCGCGTATTCGCTGCGAAATACAAAGCAGGTGTTGGTTTTACTACTGTCGCCCAAGGCGATTCGTTTACTGGTACCCAAGCTGGACTGCGTACTACGAACTTCTCAGGTGCGTTGATTTTTGATGGCCTGGGCAAAGCTGTTAAAACAGCAAACGGCACATTCTTCACGGCTGAGTCTGGTGCATCCGTTGCTGGTCTGTCAAGCGCTGTTAAGTACGCTGCTATGATGGTTGAAGCTGAAGTACAAGAACCAATTCCGCGCTACTCGTTTGTTTACTTCTCAGACTTTAGCCAAATTGAACTGGCTGACCCGACTACGTCTATCACTAAGCCAATCGGCATGATCGAAGTTGATGCTGTTCAAGGAAATCTGGTACAAGTTATTACTTGTGGCCTGGTCACAAACAACTCGTGGAACTGGCTGGAAGTTAACAAGCGCATCTACGTCGGTGATAACGGTACAGTACAAACAGAACCCGTATTCCCAGGACAACCGTCTGTAGGTTTTGTGGTTGCAAAAAATGCAATCTTGATTCGGGACGCTGCAGCAGCTGCTACTGATGTGACAATCCCTGACACAGTGACGTACCCTGTGCTGTTCCGCGTTGGTGCAACAGAAGCGATACACAATCATAGTGCAGCTATGACATTGCTGCAAGCACGCGATTTGATCGAAGGCAATGTATCCCAAGTTGTTCTGACCACGTCAATTAATGGTGCATATGGCGGCGAATTGCACGACCATGATATTACCGTTGTGTACAACTACGAAACTGACTGTATGGATGTCATTGACATCACCAACAATGATGGTGATAACCACATTGCAAAAGCAATTGACGTTGGCTCTGGTGATACTATCGTAGGTGGATCTGGTGCGGCTGCAATGATCCGCATTGGTACTGATTGGACCGCAACAGACGACGAAAATGACTTGTGGATGAACCATAATCACAGTGCTGTACTCTCAGTTGAGGATGCCGAGTCACTGATTCAAGGAACCGCATACGGTGGTGGAATTGAATTGCAGACAAGTTACTATACAGGTAATAATCCTGGGCAAAATCATAACCACACAATTTATGTTACGTTCAATGAGCTCACAAACTGTTTCGAAATAGGTAACGTTTACAACAATCACTCCGCATTGCCGCACGTGGGTACAGTGGTTGATATTGGTAGTGGCGGAAGTACGGTACCAATTCCAGGTCCAACTATCATGCCTACCGTGTACTACGAAGTGCCTTATAATGGACAATATGACGTGATGCCACAGACTGTTCAACGCCTGAAGGTACATAACCTCCGTAGATACACACCATTTGCAGGTGAGACACAAGATGTAGGTTTTATGATTGACCACCCATGCGGATATGTGTATTCGTACCCGAATGGTCCCGATTACGGCGATGGACCTCCTATGGAGGGCCATTCCTTCATGCCTCACAGCAATGGTTTGTATTTGATTGAGATTGGCTTAGTATTGGAGATTGCTACAGAGATCCCATTGCCTATTTCTGTGTCAATGTACAATGGTATGAATGGAGATACCATTCAGCAGGATATGTTCATTGCTTCGCGTTCACCTGCTCCAACAGAGTTCAAGCGATCGGTGACGTTTACTGGCTTCTTGGGCACGTACATTCCATACGAACTGAGCATTGAGAACTTGTCGGCCGTAGATACCTTCGCCGTAAAAGGATACACGTACTTGAAAGCGATTCGATTGTCTGATACTGACCTGGCAGAGGTTCCAGGATAACCAAGAGGAGCCAAGTGCTCCTCTTTTTCCGTCTGTCACTTCCTCCGCCTAAATAAGTCAAAACCCGTCGTACGCGGAGGTACCATTGTCTTTACCAACAACACCAGCTTTTAGTTCCGAAGAGATCATCTCCGCCGAACACATACGCCTGATTCAAGCGTACACAGAGTGCATCACATCCTTACATAAGTTACTTGGATACAATGCATCACATAACAATTGTTACAGAGAGAAGGCGGCTGTAGCACTTGATCAATCGATCTATCCTCACCTACAGATCAAACACAACACCAAAATGACTGGACCGGATGCCACAGACAATGTGGGTCGTGCAAGAGAATACAAGAAGATTGAACTTGGTCCAGGATACAAAAAGCCATTTGATCGCACCTATCTAAAAGACTCCACTGTCAAGAAGCACCGCAAGGGCGAGAATGGTTTCCAACCATCAAAGCTGTTTGTGATGCTTAGTAGGTTCAGAGATGAAGCATCACAAGAGCTATTCATCGCAAATAATGTACTTGTTATTAGTGCCTTCTTTGCAGAGAACGCTATGCCATCAATTAGTTATGTTGTGGGAGGAATTGACAACTTACGAAAGGTAGTCGAGTTCTACAATAAGAAGGTGATTGATTCCCCAACAGGGACAAATAAATGGGCACACAACAACGTCAGAATACCGGTGTCGTGGATGCTTGAAAATCTAGACCACAAGCACATAGACGTCATCGTAATGGTGAACGGCAAGCACAAGAAGATCTCAGTTGACCATCACAATACCAAGTACGTGGGAGCCAATCTGAATCCCACTGGTTTTTATGTCTGATCAAAATAGTTGTCTTGGTTCATCAATTAAGCGTTGTGTTCGTGTTTCAACCGATGCATAATGCTCCTCATTGGATCGGTTCCAACAACACGGAACCGACAGGGTCGAAATACCCCATTTCCTCGTAGTAAATCAAGTATAAATAGAGACACGACACAAGCAATTGTGAAGTATTGAAAATTAGACCTGAATAGTAAAACTTAACCTTAGACAAACTTAGAACTGGAAACAATATCATGGCAAAATCCTCATTTGACGCGATCAAATCGCGCTTCTCAGCACAAAGCGGCAACGCAAACACCAACAACTATTACCCTTTCTTCAAGATGCCAGACGACGCTCAAGCTCGTATTCGCTTCCTGCCGGACGGTAACGAAGACAATCCACTTGGCTTCCTGGTTGAAAAGCTGACCCACTCGCTGAAAGTAAATGGCGAAAACAAGACTGTTCCTTGCTTAACACCACACGGTGAAGAGTGCCCAGTCTGCAAAGTTGCAAAAGACTACTACGACCGTGACGACAAGGTCAACGGTAAACTGTACTACAAGAAACGCACCTACCTGGCTCAAGCTCTGGTTGTCGAAGATCCAATCGTCGATGGCAAGCATGAGAACTGCGAAGGTAAAGTCAAACTGATCTCGATCGGCTACAGCCTGTTCAAGATCATCAAAGACGCGTTTGAATCAGGTGAACTGGACGATGCTCCATTCGCGTACGAAGGTGGTACCGATTTCCTGATCAAGAAAACCAAGCAAGGTGAGTTCGCTTCTTACACTCTGTCAAAGTTCGCTCGTAAATCGACCGATCTGGACGCTGAGCAGCAAGAGCACGTCAAGGCCGGCCTGGTGGATCTGTCGACTCTGTTGCCTAAAAAGCCAGACGTCAAGTTCGTTGAAAACGTCCTCGAAGCAGCCCTGACCGGCAAGAGCATCAAGGGTGAAGACGACGAGACCGACGAAGACGACATGGGTGCCTTCGCCAAGATGAAAGCCAAAGCAGCTGCAAAGCCTGCCAAAGCTGATTCGGATGACGAAGATGAAGAGTTCGTGAAGCCTGTAAAAGCAGAAGCTGCGAAACCAGCACCTAAAGCAGCTCCTGCTGCTGATATGGATGAAGATGACGAAGCTGAGGCCCTGCTGGCCCAACTGAAGGCAAAACGCGAAGCAGCAAAGCGTGCAGCCGCAGGCAGCGACGACTAATCTCTCATCGAGATGATCTGACCTAAAATAAGGGTGGCTTTGGTCACCTTTATTTTTTGGGTAAACGCAACTGGTACAGGAGTATAAACATGGCAGTAAGTATGAGTTTTCTGGCAGACTTCGAGAAAGAAGTCTCCAAAATTGAGGGCGTGACTGGTCAATCCATTCCACCTCGTAACTGGTTCAGCTTTGGGAATTATGTTCTCAATCGCGTGATGTCCGGTTCGTTCCGTCGCGGAACACCACAAGGTCGCATTACTTGTGTAGCAGGTCCATCGGGATCTGGCAAATCATTCGTTGTTGGCAATCTTGTCAAGAACGCACAAATGGCAGGTGCTTATATCCTGGTTATTGACTCAGAGAATGCTCTGGACAATGATTACATGGAAGGCATTGGAGTTGATACCAATGATGGTTACAACTACAAAGACGTGTCCACGATCAACCAAGTTGTAAATGTGGTCTCCAAGTTTATCAAAGGTTACCATAAAGCATATGGTACGATTATCGAGAATCCTGATCAACCACCAGTCCTGATCGCAATCGACTCACTCGATATGTTGTCAACGGACACAGAGCAAGACCACTTTGCTAAGGGTGATGCCAAGGGTGACCAAGGTCAGCGGTCGAAGCAACTGAAAGCAATGTTACGCAACTTCGTGACTGCAATCAAACACCTGAACATTCAGATGGTAGTGACACACCAAGTGTACCGCGCATCACAAGAGCAGATTCTTGCTGGTGAAGGTGTTTGGAAAGTCGGCGATGCAATCCGTTACGCATGCTCGCAGATTCTGCTGGTAACAAAGCTGAAGTTGAAAGCAGAGACCGGTGGTGCAATCACGGGTATCCGAATGAAGTGCGAAGGATTCAAGACGCGCTTTGCTCTGCCATTCCAAACGGTAACGATTGAAGTGCCGTACACTACAGGCATGGATCCGAACTCAGGTATCATTGAAGCGTTCGAAGCTGCTGGAATTCTGAAACGTGGTGGTTCGTGGTATTCGGTACCTGATACCGAAATCAAGTTCCAATCCAAAGATCTGGACACGTACGTGGACCGTCTGTTGAAGATTGCCGATGACCGCGAAGGACTATCACTGATCGCTTCAGAAGAGGATGACGAAGAGCAAGGCAAGGAAACCTCGAAAGACTTGAAGCTCAAGCGTAAGAATGTTGCAGCAGGTACTGAGGAGTAACTGAATGGATAAGGTCGACGTGCTGTATCATGCTCTCCTGGCTCGTGAGGTGGAGTGGACAAACCGCACCACCGAGATCTTCTCCAAAGCGGAGTATCTCACACAGGGGATTATTAATTACCTAGACCTACCTATTGCATCCATCAAGTGGGAATCAATCGATGTATTCGGTCAAGAAATGATGATTCAGGTATCAATCCCGAACACAGATCGTTTCGAGTACGTCGAGCCTGGTGAACGAAATATCCAAACCTTAACCATTGTGCTTCCAGTATCAGTGGTTGAGGCAGAGGACACAGACTTGATCACGGCATTCCTGCATGATACCGAGGATGTACGAAAGGACGACCACCTTCAACCTGATACTGAAGAATCAGCTCAGGGCATCGTGGCTTATTCACTGGCTTCAAAGGAAACAATACATTGAGTCTGATCGACCGATTAGGCGAGAATGCTGCAGGACTGCCAGGAATTGTTGATGAGTACGAGGAGCACCTTAGTGGTGCTGCTCGGCATCTCAACATGAAGGGGAAGACAGCCCAAGAAGCAAACGCCGAACATGCAACATGGCTGTACTTTTACGACCAGAAACGAATTGAGCTGTACATCCTAAAGAAGCACATGGAAAAGGAAGTATCCCGCATCAGAGGTAAACTCTGGAAGGAATACACCGAAACACACTCTCGTGAACTGAACGCTCGTGACAAGGACAATTATATCAACCAGGAGAAAGCTTTCCTGAACAAGGACGAGTTGATGCTGATTGTGCAAGAACTTCATGATCATTACCAAGCCGTAGTCGACGCATTCAAAGCTCGTGGCTATGCCTTGAACAACATCACGAAGCTGCGCACCAGTGCAATCGAAAACGATGTCATCTAAAAGAACAACCTGCTACATCAAAATTGAGGATGAGGTCAACTGTTTAATCACTGGCCTCCATCCAACCGACGAATTAAAGCTGTACAACCAATACGGCTTATTCGCACCGAATCACTTTTTCAACCCACGCTTTAAACTGGGCATCTGGGATGGCAAGCTCCGATTCTTTCAGAAGTCGGGGCAAACCCTCGTGTATCTGTTGGATGAGATCATTCCAAAGCTCGTCAAGATGGGCTATTCGCCAGAGATCAAGGACCAGCGCAAAGGTCCCTATGTCAATGCGAAGAACATTACCAAAGATGTGTTTGCTCATGTACTGAAGGGTGACACACCAATGGAACTGCGTTACTACCAAGTAGATGCAGTGAATGCCTTGCTGGCTGAAGGCAAGGGAATGATCGAAGCGTCTACCAGTGCTGGTAAGACATGGATCAATGCTGCACTCGTCAATGCATACGGATTGGAAGGGCTGCGCACAATTACGATCGTGCCTAGTACATCACTGGTCATTCAAACGATCAAGGACTTTCGGGATGCTGGGTTAGACGTAGGTGAGTACACCGGCAAAACAAAAGACCTTGAGCACCAGCACATTATCTCAACTTGGCAAGCACTGAAGAACCACCCAGAGATTATGCACAACTTCCAGGTTGTTGTCGTCGATGAAGTGCACCAAGCAAAGAGTAAGATCCTCAATGAGCTGGTGAACATCCATGGAGCCAACACTCCGTACCGCTTTGGCTTGACTGGTACCTTGCCTAAAGATCCAGTGGAACGATTGACAATTCACAATGCCTTTGGTGAAGTGAAGTATACAATCCCAGCACACGAGCTAATTGAGCAGGACTATATTTCCTCAGTGGAAGTAACAATCGCACAATTGTTTGAGAATCATCCGAAAGGCTACTTCCCAGACTTCACAGCTGAAAAGTCCTACCTACAGATCCGCAAGGAACGTCTGGAGTGGATTGCTGACAAGGTGATTGAGCGAGCGGCTCTACCCAAAGGTAATGCAATGGTTCTGGTGTCAAGCGTTGGCATCGGTAAGAAGTTGCAGAAGCTGATCCCAAATTCGATCTTCTTGCATGGTACGGATAGTGCCGAAGACCGGAAGAAGGTATACGACCTGTTTGAGACGAACGACAACATGACCGTCATAGCGACAGTTCAGATTGCTGGTACCGGTTTGAGTATTGACCGCATCTTCAACCTGTTCCTAATCGACATCGGTAAGTCATTCACTCGCGTGATTCAGGCGATCGGACGAGGCCTACGTCGCAATAGTAGCGATAAAGACCACGTCAATGTGTTTGACATTTGCAGCAACCTCAAGTATAGTAAGAACCACTTGCTGATGCGAATCCAGTACTACACGGATGCAAAGTACCCGTTCACTAAGAATGTTGTAAAATACCGCAACTACGATGACAAGTTCAGCGAGACGCAGGATGACATTTTAAAGCAGATCGAAAGTGAAACATCGCTTGACTATTGATCCAACTGGATGTATAGTTGACTCATCAACTGTAATGGGAATAGAAGCAACATGCTAATTTTTGACGAAAACTACCAGACGATTATCTTGGACAGCATCCATACACCGGTGCGTTCGGATTACTTCTGGTGTCTGGACACAGACGACAAGGATTTCATGCTGGCGCAACTTCTGGTTCTCGAAGAGATTACCGCTCCAACGTTCACATTGAACTTGGGCGGTTTCGAATTCGATGTTCCAGCAAGTTGGAATGTACTGATTTACGATGCAGAGACAATGCAAATTGATAGTGTAGAACTGGCAAATGCGGCTGGTAAAGACTTCACAGCCTTTATCTATGGACCACGAGAGAATCATCAACGCGGTGAGATTATCACCATCACCGGTTACAAGCCAGTGAGCAAGTCGGTGGCTCCTCTGCTTAACAAGCACCAAATGCTATGTCACCCTATCTCTCCAAAGCACTGGATCTGCATTACGCCACATGATGTCCAAAAACACCTTAAAAACGTGTTTGTGGGAACCATTCTGAACTTTTAAGGAACCAGGATGTTTTTTGACAGCAAAGCAGAATACACAGGTCCACAAGAGTGCCCAGCTTGTGGCACTCTAGACTGTGGTCATACAACAAATGAAATGCAAGGATTTGCACTCGATGCACTAGTCGAAGCGAGTCAACTCATGGGGTTGTATGATATCGAACCAACAAAAGGAGAAACAAATGGCAAAGAAAAAAGCGACTGACGGAGTCACTCTAGCAGAGTTCCGCGCTTGGCTGCAAGGTGTAGAAGAAATGCAAGGTGCTGATTGGGCCCCTTCCGCTGAACAGTGGCGTAAGATCAAAGCTAAGTTCAATGATATCGTAGAAGAGGAAGCTTCTGCCCCTGTATTGGCACCACAGGGGCACACTCTACGCCAGCCGTATCAGCCACCACCATTCCAACAATTTGCACCAGGAACGATGCCAGCGCCGGAACGTCCATCAATGCCTCAGCCACTCCCACAAGGATTGCAGTCAGGACTTGGCGGAACAAAGACGCCTGATATCGATTCGACAAACGGTTACTCATCGAGCCTCGTATGAAATACTTTGAATGTCCAGCCATCTTCCGATCCTCCTTGCATGACGACTTCTGTGTCTTCATGGGTGGAGGAATCACCGGATGCCCAGATTGGCAAGCCGACGCGGTGGACTACCTTAAAGATGTGGCTGACCTCGCATTGGTGAACCCTCGACGTGCAAGCTTCGATGTTACGAATGCCAACATGACAGTTGAGCAAATTGCATGGGAACATCATCACCTGACCAATGCGGACGCCATCATGTTTTGGTTTCCTTGTGAGACCCTTTGCCCGATCACCCTATTCGAGTTAGGTGTTTATGCAGCTAAAGGGTACAACATCTTTGTGGGCTGTCATCCTGACTATGCACGCAAGGTTGATGTAATCGAACAGCTGAAGAACCTACGACCAGATGTCAAAGTGCATCAACACTTGCATAACATGCTTGATGATGTACACGAACGCGTTAAGGCCATATTCGGATGAAGACACAGCTCAAGTCATACGAACTTTGGTATGATGGGGACGTGGTAATTAAGGCCAATGACATCGAACGGTTCATTACTAAAGTACCAAGTAATAAGCTGTTCGTTGACAAGGTCACTAAAGATATCAAGCAGTTCAATGCTCTGATGTCACGAGACGATGCGATCACAACCAAAGAAGAATGCAAGCCACTCAACTTTGATTGGGACCTACCTGAGTATTATTTGACCCTAGACGTAAAGTCACATGTGTTGCGTAAGCTTGAGCAGGAAAAGCTGACATCTGATGAAGAGCTGGAAGAACGGTTTGCACGCGTTTTGACGGAGGTTAAAGCGTTTGCCAAACTTAACTTGATCAATCTGCTACGTTGCCTGATTTATATCGTGGATACGTTTACCAAATGTGGCATCGTTTGGGGAGTGGGTCGTGGAAGTAGCGTTTCGTCGTATGTCCTGTATCTCATTGGGGTTCATGACATTGACAGCGTGCAATTTGAGCTGCCATTCACAGATTTTGTGAAACACGAGTAAGTATTTATGTTTTCAGGACATAAATAGGCGATAGAACTTTATAGGAGCAGCTCCATGACAAAGATGGTACGTAGCGCACGAGGCGATTTGGTCGACTTCGATTTAATCAAACTCAAGCAACAACTGGCAGACGCGCCAGCCCCAACCGAAGTAGCGGCCAGGGAGAATTTCGTCGAGAAGCGTCTCAAGCGCAAACTCAGAACTAAAACCGTGCCAGCAGTTACACCTGTTGGCAAAGATGAATCAGAAAAAGAGGAAGCATCAGAATGAATGTAACAACAATGCGCAACAACATCCTGTTCCACTTCAAGGACAAAGTCAAAGACGGCAAGTTCGTCGAAGTCACTGAATCAGGATTGTATCTGGGTTTCCAGGCAGTCGACAGCAGCCAGAAGCCGCGCGAAGGGATTGTCCTCGTTGTTGGTCCAAAGTGCACTGACGTCAAGGTGGGTGATACTATCCTGATCGAACCACTGAAGTGGACTGAGGAAACAAAGTTTGGTGGCGAGAAGTTTTGGCTCACTACCGAAGACAATGTAATTGGTATCGTGACCTAAAAAGAGAGCCTATGTTATTCATCGCCTTAATGCTTATAACCACCACCTGCGTTGCAGGAGCTGCTGCATTCTTCAGTGTGTACGGGCTTGCCCACACATTTGCTGCTTCGTTCTGGTCTGTTGTATTCATGGGCGGTTCTCTGGAGGCTGGCAAACTAATGCTGGCCTCCTATTTGTACCGTTTCAAGGATGCAATAACCTACAAGACCAAAGCTCTTGGTTACGTCTTCGTCGTGGTACTGATGCTAATCACATCATTAGGTATCTACGGATATCTTGCTGAGGCGTATCAAGCCGGCTCTACAGACATGAAGCAAGTCAACGCCTCCATGGACCTGAAGAAGCAGGAGCAGGCAACCCTGCAAAAACGTAAGGGCGAAATTGACGCCCAGATTGCCCAAGTACCTGTAAAGGACGTTCGTGGCAAGCAACGTTTGATGAAACAATTTGGACCAGAAGTAAACACCATCAATACCCGCCTGATTGCACTAACATCCGAAGTCCAAGTAGAAGCACAAAAGCAGATCACCACTGATTCACATGTGGGACCTATTGTCTTTGTGGCCAAGATTGTTGGCATCGAGCCGGATAATGCAATCAGCTTGCTGATCCTCGCAATTGTGTTCGCATTTGACCCACTTGCTATCTACCTGACCATTGCATGCAACACAGCAATTGCCAAGTACAAAGCCAAGAAGGCTGAACCCGAAGATGAACCACCAATGGAAGATTATTGGTCAACGGACCCCGATCCTGTCCATACTGCAGACTTCAGGAAAGAGTTCGTGGACAAGTTCAAGGCTGATATGGGGGACACTATCCTTGATGTCAAGCTTGCTGAGCAGCAGGACGACAATCCTGAGCACATCGATCTTCTAATCAAGCCAATCCCAGCTGCTGAATACGTCACCATGCCTCCAATGGGAGACTTGTCAGAGTTTGTAGAAGTTGATGCTCTTCCTGAGCCACTCACATTCCCTGAGATCGATTTGGACCTGCCTGGTGTCCCACTAGTTGAAGAGGATACTATTCATGTACCAGAAGAGATTGTGAAACGGGCAGCGGACATTGATGTTGTCGGAGCAACTTTTGATGACAGCATGTCGACCGATGAAGTACACGAGAAGTTCAACCAGCTGGTAAAAGAATCACGAGCTAGATTGGTTTCTCCTGGTGTACCTGTAATCATGACAGAGGTCAATGAGTGGTGGGATGGGATGAAGCGGCCTCGAGAACCAATCGCTGACATGAAAGCATTGGGCGAACTTTTCTCGAAAGAGGAAACAGAAGACGTCACTTTCGAAGAAGGTACAGAAGCACCTCCAGTCCAACAACTGGTTAAAATCTATGAAGAGACTGCAGCGAAAGATGTTGCAGAGCAAACTCCGATGGATATCGAGACGATGGATCGCATCACGCGATTCTTCAAGCGTCAAGAACTTATCAAAAATGTTCGCAGTGGTACAGTGGAATAACTGTTGAACCCCTTGGTGGGGACGATACTTCTCAATAAATACCTCCTTCGTGGAGGTATTTTCTTTTGGCACACATTTACAAAATAACAAACGCGGTTGATGGTAAGGTATATGTAGGCAAGACCAACCGTACGATCAGCAAGCGATTCAAGCTGCATATATCAAAACACAACACCGGCACCACTTATTTGTATAGAGCAATGCGGTTGCATGGACTGGCTAACTTTAGTATATCAGAAATTGAAGAAGTGTGTGAAGTGGATGCATCAACACGAGAACAGTTCTGGATAGTAAAACTTGGTACCAAAGTACCTTTGGGATATAATATGACAAATGGTGGGGATGGTGGCGACACTAGTGATTCTCCACAATTCCAGAAATATTTAGCCAACCGTGACTATCGTGGTGTTAAAAATCCAATGTACGGTAAACGTGGGAAGGAAAATCCCAACTATGGCAGCTGTCGATCAGATGAACAGAAGATAAACATGTCAGTTGGGCTGACTACTGCATGGGAAGCAAATGCCGACCGCAAGGACAAACAGTCCAATAAAATGCAAGGTGTGGGTAACCCCATGTTTGGGAAAAAGCCTAAAAACACCAAACGTGTTGTCTTTGACGGTGTTCTGTACGATAGTATCGCGGACTGCATGAAAGCAACAAAACGGTCCTCCTATTATATACAACGACACGGGCACATACAACATGACATTACTACACAAGCTTTGGCAGGAGAAATATAGGCCAACTGAAGTCGAAGACTACCTTTTCCAGAACAAAGCGCAAAAATCCAAGTTTCTCAAAATGATTCTTGACCAGTCGATTCCACACCTACTGCTTTCGGGTGTGCAAGGAACCGGCAAGACATCACTCGCATGGCTGCTGATGAAGCAGATTGGCGTGGATGAAGACGACATCCTGGTAATCGATTGCTCACTGACCACGTCGGTTGATGTAGTCCGAAACGACATCGATTGCTTCATCAAGCAGTTTCCAACTGGCGACTTCCGTGTAGTTCTGATGGAAGAAGCGGACCAGTTTACTCCTGCAGCCCAGAAGGCTCTCAAAGTCACGCTGGAAGAGTATGCCGATGTAGTTCGATTCATCTTCACAACCAATCACGAACAGAAGATTCTGCCAGCAATCAAGTCGCGTTGCACACACGCTCGCTTCAAAGCACACAATGTCCCGCAAGTGACTAATCTGTGCATGAACATTCTTGAAGCTGAGGGAATGCTGTACGACCCGGACGAAGTGGACAAGTATATTGCGTTGTGCTATCCAGACATTCGCAAGACGATTGGCATGTTACAAGATAACTGCCCGAATGGCAAACTGCTTCCAGCTTCGGACTCGACCTCCGAAAATTCTGACTATAAGTACAAGATGCTCGAGATGATCGAGAGCGATGCGTGGGATCAATTGCGCATTGAAGTACTGCCAAGCATTGCCACCGAAGAGTGGGATGATGCGTACCGGTTCTTGTATGAGAACATCCATCGTAGTCCAAAAATGGTTGAAGATGTAGCGAACATGAAACAAGCGGTTGTCGCAATCGCTGAATATCTGTATCGTCACTCATTCTTTGCCGACCCCATCATCAATGCCTCTGCCTTGATGATCCGAATCTCCGATATTTAAGGAACACCATGAGCACACTTGACGACCAAACCGAACAAACCAAAGAAGACCGCGCCATCCTTGAGACGATTGCTGGTCACGCCGTAAAAGGCGAGATCGCTGCCTGGAATCGCAAACGCAAGTCCATCGAGCGCATCATTACCAACAACATCCATCCGCTTGAGCAAAAGTTGATCGAGCTGAATGCACAGTTGATGCCACTGTACGATGAGCTGAAGTCGGCCCGATCTGCCATGATCGAGTTTTGCATCCACCCTATTGACATGTTGGTCAAAGTTGAAGGCCATGTAGAATGTAAATTCTGTGATGCCAAGATGGTTGTGCCAGCAAAGGCAGCAGAATAATGAGCATTCGACCACTTAAACTGAAGGATCCTACCCTACCTTCTAACCAACAGGGTATGTACGAGAAGTTTGTTGTTGCTCGTACTGATGGCAGTGATGAGCCGGGCGGTAAGCATGAAGACTGTGACTACTTTGTGCTTGATCTGACACACGACAAGCATGCTGTAGCTGCACTAGCGGCGTATGCTGTATCGTGCAAAGATACGCACCCACAGTTACATGCTGATATTACCAAACGGCTCTTCAAGATCATGCCATACACTCGAGAGGATATCCTGGTGGGTGCATATTCCTTGAACCTCGAAAAAGGTATTGGGTTTGATTCCCTCGAGATGCAAGAGTCCGTCAACAAAACTATGGCTGAATATGATGATCTGGTCGAAGCGACGAAAAAAGGTTAGTGTGCAGCCACAGGATGACAGTTCTGATATTGTGAAGGAACTGTTCTCTGAGTATATTAGAGCTAGCGTGAGAACCGCAATGGCGAAGCTGTATGACAAGGCACAGTATGTACCACGTCTGAAGGAAGAGATGGATGCGTTCAATCTCTTCATGTACCAATTCAAGAGAGAGAACCAAGACTAATGAGCGAAGACACAAAAGCCAGGCCTCTTGACATCTTTGAGGCATTGGACCGGATCAACCACAACGACTTCGGCTACTTTGCCACTCTATCGGAAGAGCAGCAGAAGTCATTCTCACCTTACGTGGCGATGAAGTGGATGCAAGGTACCAACAAGAAGAAGCAACTGGTTCGCCTGAACAACCGCGTCAATCCGTACGTGTTTGCTTTAGGCAACAATCACAAGCAGTTGATGTTCATGCTGATGTGCTCCTGCACTGAAGGCAATGGGCAACGTTACACATGGTCCAAAGGATCTACAAAGGCACCTGCCAAGGCACATTCCGTTGGAGTGATCATGGAAGCCTACAAGTACACACAGAAGCAAGCGCGTGAAGTACTTCATATGTTCAATATGGACGAAATATTAGAACTGGCACAATACCTCGGAAGACAAACGGATGAGCTTACAAAAATTAAGTCTGAACACAAATCAAAGTCAAAATAGAGTCCCAATGCCACTGATCGCAAAAGAGAAGCCAGTTTACGAGTGCACGTGGTGTAAGAAAAACTACACGCGCGAGAAGGCTTTCATGGAACACAAGTGCCCTGTCCGTGCTCGGATGGAGCAACTGCGTTCGCCTCTTGGTCAGGCAGCATATATGTTCTATGCAAAGTGGATGCACGCTTCAAAGCGAGCTATCCCTGAACAGGCAACATTCATGACATCCAAGTTCTACGAATCGTTTATTCGGTTTGCCAAGTTCAACAAGGCTCTGCAGTTGCCATCGACTGAGCTGTACGTGCAAGTGATGATGCAAAAAGACATCCCTCCTAACCTCTGGACGGACGATCGGGCGTATTCCATTTACCTGGAGCATATGGAGTATCACATTGATCCAAAGCTGTCGATCATTATGACATCTGAAAGTTTGGCAAAGCTGTGTAAGGAGTATGAATGCGAGATTAGCGATGTTTTCGCTCGTGTTAATAAGAATGATGTTATACAATTGATTCGTGAGCGAAAGTTGTCGCCTTGGATTCTGTTGCGTAGCCCACGCTTTCACGAGTTCTTGGGTGATTGTTCACGTGAGCAGTTGGCCATGATTGAGACATTGATTGATGCTCCGTTCTGGAAGAAGAAGTTTAAGGCTGACCCAAAGACTACCAAGTTTGTTGGCCTCTGCATACAAGAGTTAGGACTGTAAATTGGATATCGACATTGATCTTCCCACCAACTTCGACCCAAAGAAGATTTTCACCAGCGTTAGGGTGGCATCGATGCTGAAGGGTTCGGAATTTGTGAAGCATCCGTGTGGTGCATACTTCCAAGGCATTGCGGTAGATCCAATAACGGGACTGGCTGCAATTCCCCACAAGGAGGCACAAGACTTAGGCTTCTTCAAGATCGACTTCCTGCACCTGAGTGTATTGGATGACTTTACCACAAAGGAACAGATTCGGAAGCTGATGAAGTACAAGCCAGACTGGACCTTGCTAAATAGTCAGGAGGTAGTGGAGAAGCTCTTCCACATCAAGAACCACTTCGATTTAGTAAATAGGGTAAAGCCTACGTCAGTACAAGAACTGGCAGACATTATGGCATTGATTCGTCCTGGCAGGCGCCAGCTGGTAGATCAGTACATGATGAACAAGGAAGCTGTACGAAAGAAACAACTGTATGAACGCCAGGCTCATGATGAGTATTCGTTCAAACGCAGTCACGCAATTGCGTATGCCTACAATGTGGTATTGCAGTTGCACCTAATCAAAAAAGGTCTACTATGAAATTAACAGAAGTGGTAATGCCATCGAACAACCAAATGACGTCACATCAGCAAGTGGCTCTACTGTCGGTGTTCATTGCACTATCTAATTCGCCAGAAGCTGGTGCAGAAGCACTGAAGGGCGACGAGAAGAAAATGGCTGCAGGTGAGTATCTCATCCAACGTGGATTGGTACAAGTATCTGGTGCAGGTATCTCAATCACCCAACGTGGCGTCACAGAACTGACATCAATGGGGTTGATCCAGCAGGGCATGGTCACTGACAAAGGTCAACAACTGATCAACCCCAAGGCGAAGGCAGTCCCAGCACCAACACAACAACCAAAAGGATTGGAATTATGACAACCGAAGTTGAGAGACTGAAGCAACGCCTGATCGAAGGTGGGATCAGTCTCATTAGTGTGTTCCCGGGCACAAACCCAATGACAACACGGGAAGACTTGGCAGCAGAAATGAACAAAGCACTCGACATGATAGAAGCAGGCGAGTTTAAAGAATCAACATTTAACGACAGGGAGTTAGTAGAATGAACCAAGTACCATTAGAGGACTATGTCCGTGTAGGAAACATCATCAAAATTATCGATGGTGACACAATTGATGTTGACACGGACATGGGATGTGATATCCGCCTCAAGCAGCGCATCCGCTTGTACGGTATCAATGCACCAGAACGCCGTGAAGCTGCAGGAATGGCTGCAAAAGCATTCCTGGAACAGCTGTTAGCTGGTCACACTCTGATTGTTCTGAAGACGCACAAGAACAGGAAAGAGAAGTACGGGCGTTACCTGGGCGAGATCTTTATCCCAGGTGAGTCAGTCAGCATCAACATGCAAATGGTCAATGCTGGACACGCAGTAGAATTTATGGTTTGATTTTAGACGGTTTCGTCTGATTGAACTTTTGGGAATGGCTTACGTTTGCGGCGTTTGATGGTTTGGCACTGGCTAATGGTGTACTTGTTAGCTGGTCCAATAAATCGCGTTACGAAGTTGATGTTGAGGATTCGGTAGATGCGTGATGTCTCAGAGATGAGGTTATGCTTCGCGAACTCGATGGAGATGGGATAATTGTCTCGGCTATTCTCAAACCAATCCATAGCAACACGCAACATCATCTGCTCATCCACACGTTCCGGGCCGCAATAGTCCAGCACATACGCCATAATCTTGGCATCATCCATATTATCGACGATAGCTAGCAGCGTTTGATCCTGGTATTGGATCAACGAAATGAATGGATAGCCGTTATACTCCCGCGGGTGGGATTCAATCAATAACGAACACTTGGGTTTTCTTGTTGCCAAAATACGTACCTCCTAGATGTGTATATTTAGTTTGGTTATAAATAGTCCGATAGATCCTCACTAAAGGTTACAACAATGAAAAATCCATTCACCGCGATGTTAGCTGAACTGAACATCTCCCTGGGCAACAAACTGATCGCTCCTTCCTCGAGCAGTGAAGTTGATGCCCTGAGCGACAAAGAAGAAGACAAAGTAGGTGGTATGGAGTTGCCATCTGACGAAGAGGTCACAGACCTTGATGATGCCGAAACAGATCTGAGCAAACTAACACTTGACCAGATTATTGCTGCCCTGCAAGCTATCAAGAAAAGCCAAGAACAAGAGGCTGATATTGGTGGTCAACGCATTGAGCCACACAGCGACTTTGCAGATGTGGACCCAATGGATCCTCCTGAGAATGTCAATCCTGCTGACAACCGTATGCCAGATGAGAATCTGCTGGACGATGAAGGTATCCCTGCTCTGCCAGGTATGCGTCGTTCCCCAGAAGATGAACAGCTTGCTGGTCCTAAGAAGTCCAATCCTTTTAGCAACGACGAAGAGGAAGACAATTTGGACGATCCAGAAGGCGCGTCTTTTGATGGCTTTGATGCCGATCCTGAAGGCGATGCTGGTGATGTTGACCTCGACAAAGAAGGCGACGATGCCGACCCAGTAGATGACTTCGGAGCTGATGTTACCAAAGGTGAAGACCCGATGGGTGGTGATGACATGGGTGCTGAAGATGAGCCCGATGAAAACCACATGGGAACTATCCGTGCTGTTAAGGGTGCCCACTTAGTCTACAAGCGCCAAGCTGGTGACGGTACATTCTCTGAGCTGTGGACGTACAACATTGGCGAACACGTCAATGATGCTATTGCCATCAAAAAAGCTATTGTTGCTGGTACAGATATCCCAGAAAACAAGCTACGTTCAGATGACGGTACTCAGTCATATGAGCTGGTCACCATGGGTAATGCTCAGTTGCTGAAAATTACTGGACTGCCTAACTAATTAGGTGTTGCCTTTCCGGTCTGGAACAGATATAATGTGTCCAACACATTATTATCCCCGGTTCCGGAAAGGACTAACATGCTAGTACCAGTATCAGGCAGTCAAGGCTGCGGCAAGACAACCATTATCAATGAGTTGTATAAAGCAGGCCACCCAATCATCCAACGCAAGACCTCGCGATCTATTCTGAGTGAATGGGGCGTATCCCTAAACGAAGTCAACCAAGATCCACAGTTGACGATGAAGTTCCAGGAAGAAATCATCCGTCGCAAGTTTCTGGACGAAAAAGAAGCCATTGAATCAGACCAAATCGTGTTCACCGAGCGTACGTACGCCGACTTGTTCACGTATGCATTGGTTGCATTAGGTCGTGATAACGACTTTGATGACTGGCTTCGTGACTACTACCTTCGGTGTATGACTTACCAACAGTCGTACTCGATGGTGTTCTATCTCACTGCTGGACACTTCACAGTGCAAAAGGATGGCGTGCGTGCATCCAACAAACAGTACAGCACACTGGTTGACTTGAGCATGCAAGAGTTCACCCGACAAATGACGTCGCACAATCGACTAAATATCGTCTCCACACCAGTTCTGCAAGAGCGCAAGACCATCATCGAAGTACAGACGCTGTCAGCGCTCAACCCAGCTGCATTCAATTTGAACCTTCTCCAGTCGCTGTAACATCATAGCAAGGACACCAGTCGAACAAATAATTGGTGTCTTTGTTCAGAACATGATGTATCATGCGTAGCGTCAGCAGTCTACAAATTGACCAAACATTTGAAAACAGGAAATTACATGGAATACAACAAAATTCGCAGCACGGACTACTCGGAAAAGATGGACGACACCATCTTCACATACGACGAGCAGTTCTACCCACTGGACAGTGACCTACCAGATCCTCAGGTCGATCCTGTGATTCCTGGCAAGCGTGTCATGATCCAGAAAGTTGGTATTGCTCCAGTCGATCTGCCAGTGAAGTTGCTGCGTCGTGATGGTGGTGTACAGGTTCTCCAGACAGAAGCATCGCTGTATTGCTCACTGGATGACATGAACGCAAAAGGCCTAAACCTGAGCCGTCTGTATCTGATCATGCACGACACGATCGAAAACCAACTGTCACTCGATGGCATCAAGGCAGCTCTGCACAATCTGGCAACCAAGCAAGGTAGCAAGAATGCATACTGCAAGCTGCGCTTCAAGTACCCATGGCATCAGGAAGCTCTGCGTACCCGTAAGGAACTTGCGGCAATCCCTGAAGGCGCAGTTCACGATCCAATGCTGACGCAGACTCTGTCTGATGGCACTGTGATCAACCGTGAGAAGATGGTTGGCCACATCGCTTATAAGACCGAGATCGAAGGTCAATACATCGACGGCAAGTACAAGTTCTTCCTGACGGTGGACTATGTGTACTCTTCAACTTGCCCATGCAGCTTCGAACTGTCACACAATGCTCGCAACTATCGCAAGCAAGCGGCCAATGCACACAGCCAGCGTTCGATCGCAAAAGTCAAAGTGCAATTCAATCCAGACAACGTTGTGTGGGTCGAAGATGTGGTTGAACTGTGCCGTCATCAGATCCCAACGGAAGTTCAGATCGTGGTCAAGCGTCGTGATGAACAAGCATTTGCTGAACTGAACGGTTCGAACCTGCTGTTCTCGGAAGACACGGCCCGCCTGTTGTACGAATCACTCGATCAGTGGTACGACTCAGGCAAGATCAGCGACTTCAGTGTATCGATCTCCCACGAAGAGTCGTTGCACCCATGGAACGCAATCGCGGTTGTCTACAAAGACATCCCAGGCGGTCTGCGCTAATCAATAGGCCCTTCGGGGCCTGTTTTAACTAACAAAGGAACAACATGTCAGAAGTAAAGAAACCAATTTATGTCAGTACGAAAACTTACGGTGCTGAGCGTGGATTCGCAGTAGCATACCGTCAGTTCAAAGCAGAAAGCCATTGCAACCTAATTCACGGTTATGCGATGGGCTTCCACTTTGAGTTCGAGTCGACCGAACTAGACGTGCGCAATTGGGTAGTTGACTTTGGCTCACTGAAGACTCTCAAAGAAAAGCTGGACGACTGGTTCGATCATACGTGCCTTGTTGCAACAGACGATCCAGAGATCGAGCTGTTCAAGGAAATGCACAAGCGTAAGCTGATCAAGATGGTCGAAGTTGAGCGTACTGGCTGCGAAGGCCTGGCAACGTTCCTCGCAGAGTACATCAACGAAATCTGGATGGAAGAGAATGGATACCACGGGCGCGTGAAGCTGCGCAAGGTGGAAGTCCGCGAAACCCCAAGCAATTCGGCCATGTGGCTGAATCCAGACCGCGCTTAAACGCCTTATAGATGTGATCTTATAGTGTATAAGATCACATCTATCATCCACAGAGGAAGTATGAATATTAGCCTAGATTATGACGATACCTACACACGAGATCCCGCAACTTGGGATAAGGTTATACAAACCTTTCGTGAAGCTGGCAGCAAAGTGTACATAGTCACCTGGCGGTTTGACAAACAAACCGCCTTTGATTATGGTGGGCTGTTCGGTGACGAAAGTGGTGTGGTTCGCGAAGCTCTGGATGGTAAAGTCGACGGGATGTTCTTTACAGGACGCACAGCTAAGGCAATGTTTATGTATAACCAAGGCATACGAATTGACGTGTGGATTGACGATGACCCACAAGCAATCCTCAGAAACATGCAAGGGCATTAAACTGCAGTAACCCTAACAAGATCAATTTGTTTTAGAAACATGTTGATCTTGTTCACGTCCTACCCTATAATGTTCTGATCGCCACCACACCTGAGATCGAACATGGACAGCAACATTGCACAAGACGTATTCCACACCACCTACCGTGACCTTACGGAAGAAGAGGTGCAACAACTGACCTTGATCAAGCAAACGGCAGCATTGCTGTATTCACAGATCAGCCAAATTGCCTACATGCACACTGAAATCAACGTGGTGCGTGAGGTACAAATTGCCCAAGAACGTCTTGAAGAAGCCATTATGTGGGCTGGCAAGGCAATGTCGAGCCAACTTTACAACTTGAAGCACAATTAAGAACAACACCTGTTGATATTGTTCTGAACCTCACCTATAATATTCGTACAGTAACTTAACAAGGAAACACATGCCATACATCACAAAAGAAGACGGCTCCAAGTGGCGCATCACTGACACCAAAGTTGTGTTTGCATCATTGCAGTTCCAAGGCATCCACAACTGGCCTGGTTGTCCGTTTGACGAAGTCGCCTATCTGCGCGACCCACACCGTCATATGTTCCACATCAAAGCCTACAAGGAAGTCTTCCATGACGACCGCGACGTCGAGTTCATCATGCTCAAGAATGCCATCCAAAAGTACATTGGGGAAACGTATCCTAATGGTGTGTTGGGTGCCAAGTCGTGCGAAATGCTCGCAGTAGAACTGATCGAAAAGTTCGAGCTCTGCCAGTGTGAAGTAAATGAAGATAACGAGAACGGTGCGATCGTTACTCGCGAAACAATGCAACTCGGTAGCCTGTGCGTGGAGCCTTAATATGATGAACCCATCTATCCCTCTCCAGTCCAATCTGGTCAAAGAGCCACAGTTTTGCATCATCACTCCAACGGCATATCTGGAGCAGTACGCTTCACAATCGTCGATGCACCTGATTCTTGCTCACCTGGTTGATACTGATGATGCGTATGCTGCTTACTACGCAAATCGTGACACCGACGAACTGAAGATCATGGACAACGGCGCCTTTGAATTGGGTCAGTCGTATGATCCAGAAAAGCTGATTGAGCTGGCTCGCAAGTGCCGTGCTGATGCAATCGTGCTGCCAGACTATCCAGGCCAGAATCAAGACAAGACCATCGAAGCAGCTATCGAATGGGCACCAAAGGTCAAAGCAGCTGGATTCAAGACGATGTTCGTTCCTCAGTCGGTAGTTGGTGACACTGAAGGCTGGATCGAAGCATACACTTGGGCTACTCTCGACAACGACCTGATTGATATCATCGGTATGTCGATTCTGGGTATCCCGAATGCGCTTCCACGCATTAACCGTGCATATGCTCGTGTTGTGATGACGTCGATGTTGATTGACCAGAACATCTTCAACTTCCAGAAGCATCACCACTATCTGGGCCTCAATTCGGGACCAGCACTGGAGATTCCTTCGTTGATCAATATGGGTGCTCTCGGATCGTGCGATAGCTCGAGCCCTGTATGGGCTGGTATTTGTGCAAACGAGTATTCAGAGAACACTGACAGCTTCATGTCAACCAAGAAGATCTCGAAGCATGTTGACTTCAATTACCCAATGGTCAAGGATCCAAACGTACACCGTATGATCCAGCGCAACGTTGACCTCACCCTCAGCCTCTTTAAAAAGGAAACAAAGTAATGACCACAGCAGTTGAAGTCCAAGCAATGGACGAATTGTGGGTCGAAATCGTCGGTTTCGTCCCAAAAAAAGAGCAGAAAGACCTAGCTCTGAAGGTTGTCCGCATCTTCGAAGATAACCTAGATGCCAATGGCGCCGAATCAGACCACCCGATGCTGCGTAAGGCATCGAATGAGCTGAATGGTGAAGAAGACGAAGAGGACGAAGACTGATGTTGGCGAACCCTACCGATATGATCGCGCAGGGGTTCGTCAAGAACCTCAAAGACGTGAACAAGCAAGTACAGCCAAATGCAATCGACTTCACTGTTGACCAGATCCAGATGATCGGTGATGGCACATCAGAGCACGATTGCATCATTGGCGAGAGCAAGAAAGAGATGGCTCCACAAACGCCAATCGCTGCGAATATGGAGGGATTCTTTCCTCTAATTGCCAACCGGTCGTACGATATCTCGTCAGATATGTACGTTGAAGTGCCAGCGGGATATGCTGCCATCCTAGTGCTACGGTCGACCTTTGTTCGAAACGGTATGATCTTGGCATCCGGTCTCTATGACAGTGGCTTCAAAGGCAACATTGGTGCTGTTCTGCACACCAACAATGCAAATGCACTGGTTGAAAAGGGCGTTCGCATTGGCCAAATCATGTTTGTTGAATCCAACTCACATGGCGTCTATGCAGGTGGCTACAACACAGCAGATGGCATTCACTGGAAAGACAAAGCATGATCAATGTTACTCCTACTACAATGAGCCTCAAGCCAGGAGAAGTTCTGGTATTGACGGTCGATGTAGCCAACCTACCTGCACAAAAGGCAGCCGAAGTAATGAGGCACGTCAAGGAGTTCAACGAATTGGCGGTGCATGCCCGGGAGAACGGCAACGTTGTATTGGTAAAATCCAACCGGGTGCAAGCAGAAGTGCTGTCGTATGGTCCAGAAGATCGTGTTGTGGCATACGTAGATATTGGTAATCTGCCTAGACAGGCGGCCGAAAAGTATCTGGAGCATGTGCGGGAGCAGTTGAAAGAATCGATCCCGTCGGACCAAACGTTGGTGGTAGCCAAGGGCAACAAGTTTGAGGTCCAGAAAGCATGAAAACGATCATTCACGTCAACCAACACGTCATCAAGTCGAACCGTAAGGATGGGGTGAATGATCCTGTTCTTACAGTCAAGACCTACAAGGACAACACATACGCGCACAGCGTCGAAATCAAAGGCGATAGCAAGGTGGTATATAGCCCTGACAAGCCTTTGAGTTGTGGGGCCCACGTATGGATTGAGACCCATGCAGAGGTTATCTGCCACCTAAACCCAACAGAAGAAGAAAATGAAAAAACGACCAGCAATGTTTGACCTAGTCCTGGCACTAGATTCTGAAACGTCCGGAATTGCCATGGGCTCTCTTGATCCCACTTACAGGTCCGATCCGGGCGTGGGTGCCGAACGGTACCAAGCCGTATCCTTTGGACTGATTGTGGCAGATGTCCACACTCTGAAACCTATCGATTCGTTGTACGTCGAGATTAAGCACGATGACAACTACTACAATTGGTCCGATGGCGCTGAGCGAGTGCACGGCCTGTCCCGTGAATACCTGGAAGCTAACGGCATGTCACTGGTTGACGCCGCCACTAAAATCCTGAACTTCATCGAAAAGTACTTCGGTCCGTATCAGGCAATCCGTAAGCTGCCAATGCTCGGCCACAACGTAGCCACATTCGACCGCTACTTTTTGCATGACCTACTGAGCCACATCGACGTTGAGATCCAATTCGGCAATCGACACATCGATACGTTCTCGCTGGGTGTAGTTCTGATGGATCTATTTTCTTCGGATGAACTGTTTGACTTTTTCGAACTAAAGCGTGATGCTGAGAAGCATAATGCACTTGATGATGCGAAGTATGCTCTCAAGGTGGCTCGTCTGATGAAAAAGAACTTCCAAGCCTAAGGGGAACCGTATGACCGTAGCAAAAATTCGTTATTCGTACAACCAAATCACGCAGATGTGCGAAGATCTGGCTGAAATTATTAACGACATGGATGAAGCCGAGAAGCCAAAGACTATCGTTGGCTTGATCCGTGGTGGTTGCATTCCAGCTGTGATCTTGTCGCACTTGACCAAGATCCCTTGCAAGATGTTGTCCTATTCTTCGCATCAAGGATTTGGCGGCGGTGAGAATGACAACCAGATCCCAGGTGACATTCTGGAAGGTGTGATGCAACTGTTTGTAGATGATATCTGCGATTCAGGCTACACCCTGAAAGAAGTGATGGAAGCGTGTGGTGAAGGTATGGGCAACCTATCAGCCTCATTGATCTACCGTGATCACACTAAGTCACAATTCGATCCAGACATGTATGCCACGCGCATCACCGATTCAAGCTGGGTAGTGTTTCCCTGGGAATAATCCCAAGCATTGCCCATCCACTACAATAGTACAAGGTATAAAATGAAATTAAGCTCCACACTGTCATGGGCCGATAAGCTGGTCCTGGTTAGCCGCTACGAATTGAGCGAGACCGAAGCATGTACCGCATTTGGCGTCACCAAGCAAGAGCTAGTCGTCGCAAAGAATCTGCTCGCTAAAGGTGTGTTTGCACCGAATGAAACGCTGAATACATCCATTTACAGCGACTTCTTTGTCAAGCTCCGCAGTGGTGAATTGGATCACCTTCAGAAGACGTTTAAACCGAAAGGTGCACGTCCAAGCAAGATCACGATGGCATTTGAAGCCATCACGGATTCGCCACAAAAGGTATCCGAGATCATCGAGCGCTATGGCGTATCTTTGGCAGTACTACGGCAGAGCAAGCGCTTTGACAAAGGCAACGTTGGTCAAATCCATATCCGGAAGGATAAGGATACCAGCGAATTGATGGTGTGGCGCGACAAACAGGACTAAACATGAACATTACTGAAGCGTTTGCTCCCCAAATTGGGGATGAAAGTACCAACTTGTATTTTGTTGGGTTTGCCGAAGGCAAAATGGAAATCCTGAAGGTCAAGGAAAGCGACCTTCCTTCGATGGATGCTAAGTGGGAACTGATGGACCCCGCATATGATGTTGGGTCCGTACTGCCACGACTGAAACAGAAGCTGGATTGAATATGAGCATACTTGAGCAACCAATGTATTCAAAAGACTTCACTATTCAGTTCACTGATCTTGATGGAGTACCGCATGAGGCAACTGTAGCATTGGGGCGCAACGTCGTGGCGATATCAAAAATCGATTACGCCGAAGCCTCATTTGGGATAGGCGTAGGTAGTACGGATGTCAAATTCTACGATAGTGTGGGTGCACTAAAGGGGTTGGACTTTTTGGTTGCTGAAGGTGCCTTTAATGTTGTGATCCACCTAATGGATAAGCACCACAACGTCAAAGTGGTTCGGACACTGCAAGGCTGTGGGATTCGGAAGACCGTCTTTCAGTCTCTACTGGCTCATTCGTGCAATGATGTGATGGGGACATCCTTCGGAATCATGTTCAACACATACACAAACACTTACCCAGATACGGAGTAATACCATGGTAGTAAACACAGGCGAGATGATCCTCTTCTGGCAACCCGATTCGATCTACTCGAACTGGTATCCAAACACTCCGTTGGTGCTAGCCGAGTACCCAAAGCTGAAGTTTGACAACTCTGAGGCAGCATTCATGTTCCTCAAAGCAAAGGCCTTTGGGGATGATGTGATGGCTCTCATGATTCTGAACAACCAGGATCCTTGGGAGACCAAGAAGATGGGTCGCCGCATCAATGCGTACAATGAAGAAAAGTGGGCAGAAGTTCGCGAAGATGCGATGTTTGCGGCCTGCTACGCAAAGTTCTCCCAGAATGAAGACCTGAAAGCAGAGTTGCTTTCAACTGGTACTTTGCTGTTGGTCGAAGCAAGTCCAGTAGATAAGATCTGGGGAATCGGCCTGGCACCTAATGAGCCAAGGGCTCGTCGAGTTGAAACGTGGCAGGGCCTCAATCTGTTGGGTAAAATCCTGATGGAAGTACGGACGGTACTTGTCAATGAAATGGCTCGCGATGTAGCGGAGACGGCACAATGAGGATCGACACACTAATTTCACTGTGCCAGATGTATTCACGAGAAGGACACTCCATTCATGAACAAATGGATGATGTGATGGAGGGGAGGGACCTGGAAGAACTGAACCCAAACGCTCTAAAAATCATTCGTGCATTCTTTGAGAGAGCAGCCCGTGCCGACGTGGATGGTGCTGACGGTCTGGCAGAGATGATCGAGGATCACCAAGCCACGCTTGTCGTTTCTGACAATCGCATATATAATAGTTCATTATCACAGGAGTAATTTTTATGGCAAAGTACGAATGGTCGGAAGTATTTCAATCGATCGAAGGTGAGGCTCGATATTCAGGCCACCCAACGGCTTATATCCGTTTCACGATGTGCAACTTCCAATGCCGTGGGTTCAACAACCCAGAGAAGCTGGATACCACATCACTAGACGTGTTGGGTTTCAACCCAGCCGACTACAAAGACATCTACTCGATCCCGCTGATCACGCGCGGCTGCGACTCGATCTATTCGTGGGATGACAAATTCAAGCATATGTGGAAGAAAGGCACTCAGGATGACCTCGTAAAGGAACTGATTGAAGTGCTGCCACACAACAGCTTCGTTAATCCTAATTCGGGCAAGCGCACTATTCTGTCGTTGACGGGCGGAGAGCCAACGCTGCGCATGAAGTTCATCCCTGAGCTGCTTGCGCACCCAGACATGAAAGAATGTCGCCACATCCTGATCGAGACGAACTGCTCTGTCAAGCTGAAAGAAGAGCACATGCACCAACTGGCTGAATGGGCAGGCGATCATGGCGGGCGTGGTCCCGGACGCGTAACGTGGAGCAATTCACCAAAGCTGTCGGTGAGTGGTGAAGACTGGTCGGAAGCAATTCGTCCTGAAATTGCTGTGATGCAATTGCAATCAGCGTCGATGTCTGGTTATTTTGACCAGTACTTCAAGTTCGTATGTGGACCAAACGAAGCAGACTTCGCTGAAGTGGAGAATGCGATGGAAGAGTACTACAGTGCTGGCATTTCGCGCGACACTGATGTGTACGTAATGCCAACTGCTTGTACCGAAGAGCAACAGCAGACTGTGTCCGCTACAGTGGCCAACATGTGCATTCAACGTGGTTACATCTACTGCCACCGCATCCAGAACTCTGTATTCGGAAACGGTGTGGGGACATAATGACAAATTGGACAATTACGCACCCAATCTCGGGTGCAACTATTCAAGTTGCAACCGTAGGGTATCCACAGTTAGTATTTGAAGAAGTGGACGTATTCACGGGCAATTCTTCTACAGCTTGGGTTGCAGGTGCAATGGCATGGCAACCAATCGAATTGGTCGCTGATTCACAACAACCATTGAAAGATTTCCTGGTAGCACAGGGAGCTGTTGTGGGATTCACCATGCTTGAAATTGGAGGTGTGGAGAACGATCCTTGTCATTACGTTGTGGGAGGTCTAACCACGGCCGGGGCATACTTGTCCAAAGACGGAACACACATCCACTCCCAACAGATCACCCGAGTGATGAACCTTAAATAAGGAGTAATATGGAACAGTACCAACTTCAGATCATGGTTGCCGGCTGTGCCGGCACAGGAAAGTCTGCAGTAGCTCAGCTGATTGCTGATACACTGAAGGCAAATGGGTTTAATGTCGATCTCGTGGAAGAGGAGCATGCTCCTCGTACGCCAGAGATGTTGGCCCAGATTGTCCAGACCATGAGCGCGCGTGATACCAAACTGGCGATCAAGATGACCGAAATGAGGATCACAGTTGGTTCTGTTCAATTAGCTCGTGATTCAGCCCCATCGTGGCGGGTAGTATCATGAGTAACGTTGAGATTGTCATTTCCGGGCCCGGTGGGTGCATTGAATTTGAAGCAGAGCTTGTGATCCAGGCTCTGCAAAAAGCCGGCTTTTCGGTTAGCACCGAAACGAACCACAAGCGTGATTCAACAGTCGAAGGCACCGAGGAGTACATGGCTCGGCGCCACAAGCTCCTTCAAGATCGATTGGCCCAAGGCAAGGAAGAGACCATCCACGTCCGAATCAATCACTGTCCATGGGGCGGCTAATGAAATCTGAATGCCAATGTAAGATACACATCCGCCAACGAGCAATCGAAGCTCGGATGGAAGGCCTCTGTCCAGATCACAAGGAGTTGGTAGAAGATCTTATGGAGATCTTGTACGAAGCTGAAATGGATCGCGATTACTACCGTGCATTGTGTCGTGGAGTATGGCCCAATTCCGATGAAGTGATCAAAAGCATTCGGCACGTCCATGCCATTAAGAACCCACCAATTCCAGGAGAAGATAATGCCGCAGCTGTACATCCCACCACTCCGGGTTAAGTTCATCCTGCTCGAAGATTGGACATTCCCTCTTCATGTCGAGATGCGGAATCGTGTGTTTGCTGAATTCATAGAAGCAAAGTATGAGCTAAATGAATCTGGTTACGTGGCCTATGATTCGCCACCCGTGAATGTCACTGTTCCGAAAGGTACTGTCATGCACATCGAGCGGTACTACATCAAGAATGGCGGTCGAGACGATTTCGATAGCGTCACATTCAGAGCATGGTTCGGAAAGAAGTCACAACGATTCTGGAGTAAGTTGGCGGATGCCAATAGAATCCAGGCAGTCTTTACTGTTCCTGCATAAAACAAAGCCGCATTGTGCGGCTTTTTTGTTACCTGGACACAAAAAGCATAAATAGCCCTATCGTGGAATAAATATCGGAAACACATGCCACATGTTTCACACACAATACCGTACAGGAGAAATACATGAAATTACTACTCGCCCTTTTACAAGAGGCTAAGAAAAGTGAGATGGACCCATCTCAAGTGACTGCTTCGGACGTATCAGCTTATGTTCGCCAGGTCAAATCAGCTCTGAAGGGCCAGAAGATGACCAAAGGTTCTATCGGAAGTGCTGTTCGTGACATCGCAGAAGATGATCCAAAGTTTGGTGCCCATCCAGGTGCTCTGTCGAAATTGGCCGCTGCTGTTGCTGCAAAGCTCCTAGTTGTGCCTGTCAAAGAAGGCCTGGATGACGAAGACTTTAGTGCACCAGCTGCAACTGAGCCTCCAGCACCCAAGCAACCAGATGCTGCTACTATTGCTGCCCTGTCACTGCAATTCACAGCTGGTGAGATCTCATTTGATGAGTTCAAGGCCCAACTGGCAAGTCTGGAAGCCGGCCCTGAAGCAACTACTGATGCACCACACGGTGAGCACCCAACTGGTGGTATGGATGATGATCTCGATGGCATGGACGATGATGAATTCGATTCACACCGCTATAATGAGAGCGCAGATGCTGACGATGAAGATGATTCAATTCCTGCCAAGTTCTCTGCATCGTCTACAAAGGCTGAACTGAGCAAGCAAGCTTCGTACCTGAAGGCTGAAATCGCCAAAGCTAGTGATCGTATGTTGGCTGCTAAGCTGAAGCAGGCACTAACCAAGATCCAAGGATTCCAGAAGTCACAAGTATCGGAAAGCCTGTCGCCACGTGCTGAGAAAGCCTTGTCAAACAAGCTTTCAAAGGTGTCTGAGAGCGCTGACAGTGCTTCCAAAGAAGTTGTTGAAGAGTCTAGCCATATCGACGTGGATGAACTGACTACGACTGAAATCAGTTCGAAGTTGCTGGCTGCTGCTAAAGCTGGACACCCTGGTGTTGAAGGTATGAAGGTACATGCCGATGCAACAATGATGCGTGTTGAAGTACCTGGCACAGATCGTTGCTACGCAACCCTGAATCTGGACACTGGCGCATTGACGGTGCTCAAAGAAGGTTGGGACTCGGAAGAGGAAGAAGAAGCCTGTGATGGTAAAGAAATGGCTGCTGCAAAGAAGCCAAAAACTAAACTGTCACCACGTGCTACAGTCGCCATGACCAAGAAATTGGCTAAGGCACCAAAGAAAGTAGCCGAAACTGTTGAAGTCAAGCCTGAAGTTGCAGTAGTAGAAGAGAAGGTTGCTGAAGTTAAAGTGGTAGAAGCAGCAGCGCCTAAAACTCTGGGACGTTTTGCTCAATCTATCGTGGATGCCAAATCTGCTGAGTAAAGGGTAGGACGGCTAGGTAGCCTAAATAGAAGGGATCCATTTGGATCCCTTTTTTATTGGGTAGCCCTATGTCAATCTTTGACCCGAAATCTGTTTCACACGCGTTCTATGCCGAGTTGTTTACAAAAATCTCCATCAATCAGCTACTAGCGGAATCTGGACACTGCAAGCTCATCAAGGACATGACCAAAGGTGAATTTATCAGCTACCAGATGTATCTCCTAGAAAGCGTGAACGATGTTCAGAAGCCCTTGAAGAAATAGCACGGCCATGCAAACGGCCTGATCGTACTTCAAATTCGTCCCCAACTTGTGGAGCGAAATCGAGGCGATCAGCCCTAGGTTCCTTTCGGTCCGAACTCTTTTGGACCCACCACACGTCGTAGCCAACCAATACTGGCATATTACAACCCTGACAGCTCGCACGCACGTAGTGTGGCTTGACCGCAACCACAATTGCAGGCTCAGCCGCATAAGTAGCTGTAACAGACATCGTTGCAATAAGCAAAAACAGCAATCGTTTCATAATGACTCCCAGTTATTAATCTTCATTATATACAAAATTTTATTTTTGTCAACGATGTCGATACTGCCGAGGACTTGCGGTACCTGCGCACCATTATGACGATTGTAAACTCAAACCCGCCGAACGTACGGCGGTCGTGATAAATACCACGATCAATACTAGAACGGAGCAAAAATTAATGAAACTATCATTTCGCCAAGGTTTGGTGAGCTACCAAACGGACCAAGATGGGTCTATGCAGTTCCTCCAAGTTGGTTCAGGAGGCGTAACACTGTACGTGTCGCCAGCCCCTACTGTAATTAACTTTGCACATGGTGAAGCGAACTACCTATTTTCCGAAACAGCAACAGTGCCTAATGCATGGGGTGGTCCATTTGTTGCTGATAATGACTACTGGTTATTCTGGGACTTGAACCCATTGACTGGCGTTCGTACGTTTGGAGTGACGCGTTTAGCACCGATCACTGCCGTAAGAGCACCAACAAATCCTCTGACAGACCAACACTGGTTCGATCTGTCGTCTACAACTATGAAGGTATGGCGCAATATGTGGATCCCTGTGATTCGCGTGTTTGCTGCTAAGTACCTGGCTGGAGCAAGCTTCAGTTCGATGACCGGCAATGTTGCAGATTTCACTGGTACTCAAGTATCTCTGAAAACAGCACGATCGGCTGGTGCTCTGTTGTTTGACGATGCAGGCGTCCCACTTCGCTCGGCAGATGGCCACTTCTTCACGACAGAAGATTCTTTTACTACGGGCGTCAGCACAGCTTCGAAGGTTAAGATTGCTTCTACCTTAGTAGAAGCAATTGCTGATGACAGTGTCCCAAAGTTTTCTGCAGTACAATTTACTGATTTCGGTAAGGTGCGTCTGGCAAATGCCTATTCGGCTGCAACAAAAGTTGTTGGTATCGTCGAAGAAGATGCGTACCAAGGCAAATTGGTTTCAGTTGTAACAGATGGAATTGTTGTCAACACTAAATGGAATTGGACACAAGTCAACGCATTGCTGTACATCAAAAATGATGGTACACTATCAACTAACCCAGTTGTTCCTAATCAATCGCCCGTTGCGATCGTAACAGGCATCCACACAGTTCTGCTGAAAATTCCAGCAGCGGTTAATGTTGGTCCACCAGGTTCTACTGGCCCTCAAGGTCCAGCTGGTCCTACAGGGGCTGCTGGCGTAAACGGAACTAATGGTGCTCCTGGTGCTTCTGGCCCTCAAGGTGGTATTGGTCCTATCGGCCCTACTGGTCCACAAGGCGAAGTAGGTCCACAAGGCAATCAAGGCGAAACTGGTCCACAAGGGCCACAGGGCGAAGTTGGTCCAACCGGTCCAGCTGGCGAACAAGGTATTCAAGGCCTCACGGGTTCTATGGGAAATGTGGGTCCTGTTGGTCCTCAAGGTCCTGCTGGTCCTATTGGCCCTATCGGTCCTACGGGCGTAGCTGGTCCACAAGGTTTGTTAGGTCCCGTTGGTGCACAAGGTTCGCCGGGCGAGTCAGGTCCTATTGGTCCTGCTGGTGCTGGTGGTCCACAAGGCGAAATCGGTCTGACGGGTCCTGCCGGTCCACAAGGCGAACAGGGCATCCAGGGCGAACAAGGTGAAATCGGTGAAGTTGGTCCACAAGGTGAAATCGGTTTGACAGGTCCACAAGGTGATCAGGGCGAACAAGGAATTCAGGGCGAACAAGGCGACATTGGACCTGAAGGTCCACAAGGTGATCAGGGCGAGCAGGGAATCCAAGGTATTCAGGGAATCCAAGGCGAACAAGGTGAAGTAGGCGAAACTGGTCCACAAGGTGAAATCGGCCTGACAGGTCCACAAGGTGAAATCGGTGAAACTGGTCCTGAAGGTCCACAAGGTGAAATCGGTGAGACCGGTCCACAGGGCGAGCAAGGTATCCAAGGCGAGCAGGGCATTCAAGGCATTCAAGGCGAAATCGGACCTGAAGGCCCACAAGGTGAAAATGGCTTGACAAGTCGTGGTGCATGGACATCCGGGGAGACTTACGTCTCTGGTGACTATGTGGTGTATGCTTCTGATGAAAACCCAGGTCAATTAGGTCTGTGGGTTAGCACTTCAGCTACACCGTACGTATCAAACACTGCACCTAACCTTGATCTGACGAAGTGGTCAGAACTCTCAAGTGTGCAAGGTCCAGCTGGTACCAACGGAACAAATGGTACCGATGGAGAAACCGGTGCTACTGGACCAATTGGTCCACAAGGCGAACAGGGCATCCAAGGTATCCAAGGCATTCAAGGCATTCAAGGTATAAAAGGTGACACTGGCGAGCAGGGTATCCAAGGCATTCAAGGCGAAGTAGGTGCATCCGGTCCACAGGGTGACCAAGGTCCACAAGGCTTTGATGGTAACCAAGGTGATACTGGGCCACAAGGTGACCAAGGCTTAGAAGGACCTCAGGGGCCTGAAGGTCCACAAGGTTTAGATGGAGTCCAAGGTGAAACCGGTCTGACTGGTCCACAGGGTCCTATCGGCCTCACTGGTCCAGTTGGTCCACAAGGTATCCAAGGCATCAAAGGTGATACGGGCAACACAGGTTCACAAGGTGCTACTGGCTTAACTGGTCCTGCGGGTCCTACTGGTCCAACTGGTCCACAAGGTGCTACCGGGCTGACTGGTCCTACGGGTCCACAAGGTGAAATCGGTTTGACAGGTCCACAAGGCCCTCAAGGTATTCAAGGCTTAACAGGTCCACAAGGTGTACAGGGTGAAACTGGTACTTCCACGTTGGCTGGTCTGACAGACGTTGATGTATCAGGTGTTGCAGATGGTCACGTGTTGGTGTATGACGCCGATAACAGCAACTGGGTTAGTGCAGATGTTGCACCAAGCCAGACCGTACAGTACAGTGAACAGACTCGTTATTTTGTAGAAGCTACTCCTGGATTGACCGTTCAAGTGCTGAGTACGTCAACTTACGTTAGTGCTTTACAGTGGAATCGGTTCGAGACTCTTCTGACAATCGCACATACGGCTCATGGCCATGCAGTTGGAGACCGTGTGATTGTTCGCAATACGAACCAAGATCAGCAGATTTCGCTGATCACGGAAGTAACGGCAAATACGTTCTCCATTGCTTGCCCAGATAGTGGTCCTACATCTGGTCGTGCTGGTGCGTATGGCATGGGGTTCACTTTTGCTCATGCTGGTACTTCTGGAACGATCACGGGCGGAACACTGACAGCTCCTACTGGTGCTAATGTGGTATTGACTTCGATGCGTATGCACTTGGCAGTAAACACTCGTGCTACCACAACGTATTCGCTGGTAATGCCAACATCGGCTTTCAATGGTGCTGGAAGTAACTCGAGCTTTGATGATCTGGTAGTTCCGCTGGTGGCTGTGCGTCAAGCTGCATCGACGCTAGCAGCAGTAGCAGCAACTCTGCAGGTGAATGTAGCAAGTGCTGGTATGAACGTATTCCAGTTGGGTGCATTGGGTGCAGGAACAACTGCCCTCACGATCGCTTTGCAGTTCTAAACACAACAAACAAGCAATCTGAGTTCATTACCTAAATAGGGGAGTAGAGAAATCTACTCCCTTTTTTATTCGATCAAACAGTTCTTAGGAGACAAGCATGGAATACAACAAAGTAAGAGACACGCTCAAGGATGGACAAGTTGTGTTCATCCTGGCGAAGACCTGGAAACAAAAATTAATCTGCTTGGTGACAGGTGGGCGATTCTCACACGTTGGATTCCTCGTGTGGATGTATGATGGATTAGGGCGGAAACGTCTCATGTGCATCGAATCAAACTTCGGCGGAGCACGTCTTGTGCAAGCAAGTGCATACATTCCACGTGGAATGACAGTGCTCGACATAGGAATCGATTGGACAGAATACGAGGACAGTGCATTTGGAGATACAGGCAAGTTGCCGTACAGCATACCGAACTTAGTACTGATCGGCATGAAGACCTTGCTGAATAAGGTGGGTTTGCGCAAGCTGGCAAAACTGGTACCACGTGATCACCACGGTGAGGTGTGCAGTGAGTATGTTGCTACCTTGCTTGTTGAAGTTGGTAGATACCAACTGGATGCATTTATCAGCCCACACGAACTATATGAAATGCTGATGTCTGCACCTGTGTTGCGGGGCGTGACGGTAATTGAAGCGGTTGACTAAAAGGGCTTTCCTTTATGTTGATAACGCATAACCCATAGTTTATCCCCCTCATTCCACATCGCAAACCGTTTCCAAAATGATAAACGTTTACGCGATTATCATTTGTTTTGGAATGCTAATCCACCAGACGTAAAAAAAGCCCCGAAGGGCTTTTTTTATTGCTTGTGTGGTATTAACCCTTGACGTTGCCGCCGTAGCCGATGACGAATTCTGCCAGGCCCATCGCATAGCCGGCGCCGACCGCTTTGAAGGTCCAGTCGCCCGACGATTTCTTGTAGACCGAACCGAACTGGACAGCGGTTTCGTTGCTAAAGTCGTCTTCCAGTTTGTAACCGCCGATGATGTCGTTGGTTTCGTCGTTGAACAGCGTAATCGATGCTTTGGAAACCTGGCCGAAGTTCTGGCGGCGCGCTTCGGCGTCGTGGATGGTAACAACGAATGCGATCTCGTCGACTGCTGCATCCAGCTTGGTGAAGTCGACAACTGCATCTTCGCCATCGCCACCGCCGGTGGTGTTGTCTGGGCTCTTGACCACGGAACCGTTCGGGAGCGCCAGCATGTTGTAGAAGACGAAGTGGCCATCATCGATCAGCTTTGGATCGCCAGCGGTATCGTAGTGGCAAACGAAGATGCTCAGGTCGAGATCGAAGTCGCTTCCGGTATCGGTTGCGTTTGTAGTCCACTTCAATTCCGCGCGAACGCGATTCAGGCCGACGACTTTGGACAGGTCAATGCGACCGCCTTTGGAAAGATTGATTCCCGACATAATAACTCCAGTGTGATGTTTTGTGAGATTGGGCGTCATCGCTGACAACACCCACTTTACTGCAAGCTGACAAAATTGTCAACAATTACTTTTTACTACTGTCGATCAGATCGAGTCAAACTTGGCATCGGACATGCGCTGGAAGTGACCGCTAACTGCACGGTAGATTGCTTCTGCCAGTTCGGTGACCAGATCTGCAACGATGAACCAGATGACCGAGATTGGCCAGTAAGCGATCCAGATCACGATCGATCCTTTGTTCGTGCTCGCTTGTGGAGCCACCAGCTTCAGCAGTTCCGACATCTTGGTGATATCTGCCCAGTTGGTCCCACGTGGAGCACCATACTTGATTTCTTTGACAAATGATGCCAGCATTTCAGCATCTGCTGAGTGAGCCTTGAAGTAGTCCAATGGCAGATTCTTCTGCCTCAGGAACGCTGCGCGCGAAGCAACAAACGCTTCGGCCTTCTTGGTCAGAAAGTTTGACCACTTGTATCGTGCCCAAAGTACCCCAATCACGGCATACAGTACGAGGGCGCCGGCCACGTAGAGTGGATTGGTGATGAAGTCGATGACTACTGGGAACTTTGCGGCAATGGCCACGCCCAGTGCGATGGTGGCAATTGTTGCCCAACCTCCGCGTTCGTGGACAACGAAACACCAGAGAATGATCGTGATGATTGCCAATGGCACCCAGAAAATTGGGAGTAAGGCAAGTAGTGCCAAATCTGCGAAAAGGGATGTGATCATTTGAGATCCTGTAAGTGGGGTTAGAAAAAGGCTTGCTAGATTCAGCAAGCCTCTTGGTGTTTCAGATCAGTACTCGTTGGTTACTGGCTCGTAAGGTGGCTTGATGACAGCACGGTCTTTGCGATTGTGCATGATCGATGAGATCAGCGCGACGACAATGAATGCTGCACCAATTGTTCCCGATACCAGCTCGGACATGTGGTGGAATGTGCTGATGAACATGATCGTTGCCAGAGCACCAATTGCGTAGAACGCACCGTGTTCAAGGTATCGGAATTCAGCCAGCGTGCCCTTGTCGACGAGATACAGTGTCATTGACCGGACGAACATTGCACCAACACCCAGGCCAAGCGCAATCACGAGCAGGTTGTTTGTCACAGCAAATGCACCAATCACACCATCGAACGAGAAGGACGCATCCAACACTTCGAGGTACAAGAAGCCCATCAGACCGTTCTTTGCAACCATCACGGCCGTGCCGTTGGTAACAACTTCCTCTTCCTCGTTACCAGTGAACAACTCGAGGCTATCAACAAGCACGTATGTGATGATGCCAGCCCCGCCTGCCATGAGGAACGAGATAGCTTCTGCAGGGATCGCAATATATTTGCTGACGATGTACAGGATAGCCATGGTAATGACGATCTGGATGGATTCAGCATTGCCGATCTTGGCGAGCGGTTTCTCAATCATAGCAACCCAGTGCGTATCTTTCTCAGCGTCCAGAAAGAACTTGAGGAAGACCAACATCAGGAATGCTCCACCAAAGCCGGCGATCATGGAATGGGTTGCGGTCAATGTAGCAGCGTACTTGGCAGGATCATTCATTGCCATGACACTAACATCCCACATGCCCATGCCTGTCGTGATTGCCACGATCAAGATAGGGAACACGATCCGCATGCCAAATACAGCGATCACCATACCGACGGTGAGGAACATCTTGCGCCAGAATGGCGTCATTTTGTTCAACTGCTTTGCATTTACCACCGCGTTGTCGATAGACAGCGATGTTTCGAGCAGACCCAACATCAGGACTGCGTAGAGGCCTGGCATACCACCGAAGTAGTAGCCCGCCCCTACAGCCAAGATCGTGAAAACGAACGACCAGTTAAAATAGCTGAGGGTGGACTTCATGGTATTAGGCGCCCGTCTTTGCTTTGTACCATTCGATGAATTCGCGGTTCAGCAGCTTGCCGTACAGGTCTTCATCGGACATATTTTCGATCTGGTTGGCATTGAAGAAGCCAACATTGTCGTACTTGTCTGCCATGCGCTGCAGGAAGCGGAACGCGCAGCCCGAACCTGGGTCGCTGATGCCGATGAACTGGTAGTAGACGGCGGCATCTTTGAATTCTTCGAACAGCGTTTCGGTGGCCGTTTCGTCACCATTGTCACCATCGGTTACGATGATTGCGTAAGCTGGTGGCTTGGCTTTACCAGTAGCAGCCGGGGCAACAGGCTCAGGAGCCGGGGTCGCTTTGCCAAACAGCTTGCCGAGGATGCCCTTTGCTGCGGTAGTGGCGCCGGCAATACTGGCCGAGACGGCACTTGGCTTGTAACGATCGTTGATCAGGCGCAGCAGTGGCGAATAGTTGGTGCCGGACCAAAGACGCAGGGAGCTGTTGTTCAGGATATGCTTGTTGACGTAGTCACCGAACATTGATTCTTTGACGTCCGGTGCTTCTTGTGCGTTTGAACCGAACACGAATGCATCGAGCGTTGCATTGTCGTCGAACTTCATGGCCAGCGGGAAGACGCGCTGCACGGTGTTGTGCATGACGCCGCGCGAGAACAACCCTTGGGCGGAGCCGGACACGTCCAGCGAAATGCTGACCTGGGCACAGATTTTCGGTGCCGAGCGTTTCATCAGGATGATATCGACTTTCTTGCGCAGGTCGATGAGGTTTGGTTGGTCAATGGCCATGGTTATTTCCTTTGGATAAGTTTGGTTTGCAACTCTTTTTGCATCTCGGCTACGCGGTTTGACACGAGCTTACGATGTTTGGCACCTTCTTCGGTGATCTGGAATACTCCCTGGATCCCCGAAATAAGTTCTGATTGGACATGCTCGATCGTTGTTAGATCGATAATGCCACGCTGACTTTGTTGCGCAACCGCAATGGACGTCTGCTTCAGCTTGGTAGCTGTATCGCGAGCCATTTGGTTGGTAAAGTCATTGATTTGGGTTGACAGCTGGGCACCACGAGCTTGCTCGTCTACCATCATCCCGACCATGAACTGACGCTTCCAGTTCGGGACAACGTGTGCCTTCACGAGCTTGAACTGCTCGATCAGGTGAACACCATTCTGTTGCATCAAGCGAATTGCCGGTGCCGTTTGATAGGCAGCCATTTTCAGGCGCTCGAAGTTCGATGCCTTCATGTCGAGACTTACCAAATAGTTCTTGGCATCATTGACTTGTTGGACATCGTAAGGATCTGGGTTGGGGCCAAGGCTGGCTACGAAGGCATCGGTCTCGACCTGCAGCTCTTCAATCGCCAAGCGGGAAGCAAGCACGAGCTTGTCCAGAGCATGGTACTGATCCATGTTGGCTTCGTACAGGTCTTCCATGATGTCGAGTCGCTTGCTGATGCCCGAGGAGAATACATCCACCTCATTGACGATCTTTTCCACCTGGGTGGTAGCCAAATCAAATTGGCCAACGACGCGATCTTTTGTATTGCGGAATTTGTCGAGCCAGCCACCAATGACAGGCAGGCGGCTCTTCTGGTTCAGCACACCAATGTTGATACCTTTGGCTGCGATGATGATGTTAGTGAGCTTGTCACCAACAAAGTCCAAATCGCTGGACTTGCTGTGTTGCAGCATATTGTCTGCCATATCGGCAATACGATCCTGCACATCATCACCGAACGCTACCAGAGCCGTAGGATCTACCTTCACCAGCTGATCCTTGAGCTTACGGATCTCGGCCATTCCTTCTGAGCTGTACTTGGCCATCGCCGTGTTTAATACAGAAGGACTACCGTTCAGCGAAGCATTTGTCGCTACAGCGGATGAGCCAAAAGGACTCGATTCGCTTGTGCGCGCAGACTGCGATTTGAACTGTTTCATTCGATCTCCCTTAACAATGACATCATTATACGGATGGGCTATACGAAAAGTCAACAAATATTTCTGCTAACTTTGAAACTGAAGGGTCTAAGCCAGAATTTGTTTCAGGGAGGTGAACGATTGCTCGATTTCAGCCAATACACCTTTCTTGCGAATGAACTGCTTATCCATCTGCAAGTCGGCGATCTTGGATGCCGAGGATGTCTCGAGAGCGGACATCAACACAACACATTGCTGTTTCCACGTGGGAACAACTGTCTGCGATATTTGTTGAATTCGATCTGCCTTGTCTTTACTTGCCATCTGCAACATTCGGATCGCAGGTGCATTCAGAATAACTGAGTGGGCAAGCTTTTCAAGTTCAGTGACCTTACGCTCAAACCGAGTAACACTGTCACGGAAGTATGCCAAGTCCTGCCCAGCAAAAATGTTGGTAGTATCGACTGTCTTTTCCATTTCAGGAAGAGTCTTGGTGAGGTGACGTTCTGTAATGATCTTGCCAGCAATAACGTGCAGGTTCAATAAGGTGAAGTTGTCACGATTGTTCTTGAATACATCATCAAACGAATCAATCAATTTGAGCAGTTCAGACACGCTAGACTTCAGTTCCACAACCAGCACGTCCACTCTATTGATATTGTTTTGGAACTTCTGTACAACTTCGTTAACGGAAGGTACGTACGCTCCTTGACGGATCCAACGCATCAGACCAGATTCTTGTGGAGTGGTGAGGATGGTGGTGAGCTCTTTGGATGCTTCCATTGTGATCAATAGGTCTTGGATCTTGTCATTGACCTGGGAAGTCTTACCAGATGTCTGCTCTTTGATGATCCCATCGATCAGCGTACCAAACCGAACGCGCTGCTCGTCGGAATAATGCAACACGTAGGATGCGTCTGCAATGTCGGCAGCATCAACGATGTTACGTACTCGAGCTATGTCTTTGTGGGAGAGTTTAACACAAAGTGGGTGGTCGCGGTAGAATGGATCCACCACATCAACACCAACAGCTTTACTCGGGAAAAGTACTTTCCCGGCAGTGCCCTTGGGAGCAGGCTTAGGTATAGGTATAGGTATAGGTATAGGGGATTTTGGTGCCCGTTCGAGTTCCATCCGCTTCTGCAATTCCTCCCGGACCATGCGCCGTTGTTCTTCGAGGCGCAGATGTTCTTCGTTGGTCATTACCGATTTGGTAGGATCGTCTACAACAGGAGAAGGCTTTGGTGCTGGAGTAGGCATAGTCCGCGCAGGAGCGGACTTGAATACCTGCTTCGGTTTGTTTGGTTGTGCCATGGTCGTTACTTTATTTGGGAAGAGCGGTTTCGGTTCCATTACACAACTTTGGTTACTTCCCTGAGGCTAATTTGTAGATGTCGAGCCAAGTGCCCTCGTGGTAGATCTTTTCGACCGTCACTGGGTTGATAATCGTCTCGCTGTGTATTGGAGGAGTGAAATCCACCGCAGCATTGCCGGTCACTTCACGGGCGGCAATACGCTCTGGTTCCACAAGCATTACGATGTATGAGGACTTTTTGCCAGTGATCTTAATAACATCACCTGGCTTAAGCTGAGTTACAGCCCAACGGCCGCAAATGGATTGCATGGTAGCTTTCCGGGCAGTTTTGGCGGCAGCAGCTTTCTCGCGCACCTTGTTCCAGCCATTAGCTTTTTCGCTGATGTGTTCGTCTAACATCACATTCAATGCCTTCTTGAAGGCAACCATCTGACCTTTGTTCTTGAAAGGCAAAGACTTAAATCGGCCTACCATTCCTTGAATGATAGTTGCATGTGGTACTACTTTTGTTTCGTCAGTCATGATGTCCTTTAGGGAATCGCTTCACAATTACCTATACTGTAAAGCAATTCCTCTTAATAGTCAACAAAAATTAGCAGGTGAGAATGTTCTTCCCAATGCCTGGCATCATCGGTGGATTGACGTCTACTGGATGATACGGAAACTGTGGGTACACCGGGAGGACATTAGGTGATGGTGCCTGCTTGTCAATCTCCTTCATCAGGCGCTGAAGCGCTTCATTAGGAGACACCTTAACTGTACCTGGTGCTACTACCGCTGCTGGCTTAGCCAATGGCGGTGTTGTTTTTGTCAACACAGTGTCCAAATGTTGACAAATCGATAACCATTGCTCTGGTGTAGGGACTTTGTCCCCCGCCAGCTCAACGAAACCTGTTAACCAATATGCGAATTGTTCTGGGTTCATGCTATTTCCTTTCCGATGTTTGCGATATACCAATCTTTACCTACACGATTGACCTTGCCCATTACTTCTTTTGCGACCAGACCACTTGCTTCAATGGTATCCAGTTCTTCTTTGATGACGTCCGAACCCAGGAACTTCAGGAATGTTCCGATGTTCTTCACATCATCAGCATCTAGGCCCATTTCGACCACTTTGCCCTTCATCTGCATCAGACGGTTCTCCGTAACCACTTTGGTTGCGAATTCGTTGATGCTGTTGACCTTCTCCACATCCACCTCAGCCAGAACTTTGACCTTCGATGCCGAGTGCTTCTCGCCTTTTACTTTGAACAGAAGTCCACGCTGGTAAAAACGCTCGTCTGTGTCTACACAGCTCCAAACAATGCCTTCACCTACGCCATTGTCAACGCCAAAGTGCTTAGCTACTGGGCACTCTGTTTCGACCTCAATTGTCAGTTCAACCAGTTTGTTTTGGCTCAGCTCAGGGTTGGTGAAATCAATGTCCATCTCCCAAGTTGGGAATTCGAAGATTGAGTACACGTTCTGTGAACTGAATGCTTCGCCCATTGCTGAGAAGAGTTCGTCCTGGATGTTTTTGCCTAGGTAGCGAGTTGTTTCGCCCGTGCCGTGACGGATACCAAAGATCACAAACATCTTTGGTAAGCCACTGATCCCAACACCCTTTTGGATGTTGCCACCGCACCACTCACCGTAGATCGTGAGGGTTTCATCAGTACCCAGGCCGGCCAGTTGGCGGATATTGCCGAAAGCCAGTTCCCACATTGCTGTACGGGTGTGGACATACTGAGCAAACCCTGCATTGTCACTTTCAGGTGTGATGATGCGCTCACGCGATTGAGCCCAAAGTACACCGGACTCTTGCACCACTGACGAATTGGTTCCGTGCAGCTTAACAGTTCCACGGAACTTCAGCACCGGAGCTGGGATTGTGTGATAGTTGCACATATCACGGACGTGTTTGACGATCGAGCGAAATTGGTCGATCGATGGGTATTTAATGTGTTCCATGGTCATTCTCCTTGTTTGGGGACCCAATAAAATATGGGATTGTTTCGTTTGTGTTGGCGTTGCCGCTCTTCTACGCCGTACCAATAGGTGCCGCTCCATTCCATCAGAAAGCTCACCACTCCACACCGCAGTTGCATCACTACAATATAATGCCCCGGGTTGATTGGTGTTCTTTCGTATATCCCAAAGCGGCGGTTACTCATTTTGAATTGTGCTGATCGTACCAGCTCACATGGAAGTGATCATCAACCGTCTGCACAATATCGCTCACATTGAATCGCAACGCTTGTTGGATATTGGCAAACAGCGTCTTCGCATCATCTCCAAACCACAAAAATCCATAGCCTGGTAACCCATAGTTGGTATTTGGCTTGATGATGCCGCTGAACCGATCGCACACCAACTCCAGATGTTTGCCTTGTACTTCAATTGACTCGACTTGTTCCGGACGAATCCACGTCTTGAATTGTGCGATCACTGTCTCGTACTCTTCTCGCTTGTACTCGTATGGAAGGTCCGAGAGCGTTACTCCACGACCACCTTCTGTAGTGACGATGATCATTCTGGTACCCTGTCAGCTACACTATCTCCCACCGGGTCAAACTGCAGCAGGAAGTTGAGCACTTGAGCCCAGCTCTGGTATTCGTTCTGGTGACCATAAGTCAACAGAGTGCCAGCAAACTCTTCGATGTGAGCCTTGTGTGGCCGATCATCGATCAGGAAGTCCCGCTGGGTACCAAGAGTACCTTTATTTGGGGTGATGATCACACTTTTGAACAGCTCAGGGATGTGCTCTTGGACCCAGAACAGCTTTTCGGCCGCTGCATACGGGTTATCATGAGGAATCTTGGTAGCGATCCAGACATCAAACCCATGAGCGATCAGGATGCGTATGCTGTCGATTGCGTGAGGAAGGGGCTTCAGATTGCGGTATGCACCAGGACGAAGTTTGAACTCTTCAGAGGTAAGACCGGATTTGTCTCGGCATGAGCCGAAGTCAGCAGTGACACCATCAAGGTCAACGAAGACGCGACGGGCGCCACCATTGTAGCCTTTGGCGGTATAGAATTTGCGACGGGTAATGTTGGACATCGATGTCTCTCAGGTTGTTTGTTCCAGATGGAACTATACGACAACCTGATCAACATGTCAACTGAGGGAAACTACTTTTTCTTTGGAAAGGTGTCTAACCAGCACTCGTGGACGAACGGAGGCACTTGAGTCGTAGGCTCAGAGCGACCATTGCACAACAGTTGCATGGTAGTTACTTGCCAATAAATCTTGAAGCATAGCAGGACAGCAATGATGCATGAGACAGCAAAGACTAGGCCAGCAAAGACGCGTAGAAGCTTCTTCATAATGTACCTCCATATTTAGGGTATATTGGTATATAGTACCATATCCCTAAACAATGGACGGAAAAAAAGCCCCGAAGGGCTTTTTTGATGTCTTAGTGAATGCGCTTGTATCCACGTTTCAGGCGAGCAAGTGCCAGATCCTTGTGTTCTTGTTTTGTTACAGATCCCCACTTCCGGCCTAGGTGATTATCCCACAACCCACTTCCATACGGCGTGAAGTATTTGTCCCAGGCTTCTTTACCAAACAGATACTCTGCAGCGTCCTCTTGATACATCTCTTCGCCATTGGCAAGCTTGAGATATACTTGGCCTTGGCTCAGAAACAATCCTTGAGCAGTGAAGTATGGGTGCATGGACAGCCAACCAAACGTACAACCAATAGTACCACATGTTGGTTTGGTTGTACGATTGTTTGAACAGATTTTGTCCAGGTCAAAGTTCTTAGGTGGGATACCACCGACAATCGAAAAAGCTACCGCAAGGTTTTCCTTGCGGACGGCCATAGGCAACATCTTGGTCATTTTGGAACTTCCAGTTTGGAGTTGAACTTCGAGTAGTAACCACGCTTAAGACGAGCTAGGGCAAGTGCTTTATGTTCCTGTTGGGTCCCACTGCCATAATCTTTGGGCTGGTTTAGTTCTTTGAGTAGAAACTTATCAGCTGCACCATCCCCGTATGCATCGAAGAATCGATTGAAGGCACGCCGTCCAAACAAGCGTTGTGCAATTAATTCAACGTCGGTGCCGTAACCGTACCCATAACCATGTGGGTTATCAGCAGTATCAATCACACTGCCGTTGCGCAGCCCCAGTCCTTGGGCAGTAAAGTACGGGTGAATAGCTAGCCATCCCAAGGTACACCCAATGGTACCACAGCGGTGCTTACTGGCAACCTCAATATCTTCTGGTTTTTGGACCTTGTAACTATTACAGAAAGTGTCCAGATTGAACTGTTCTGGCGGAATACCACCAATGATGGAATAGGCTACGGCGATGTTTTCGCGTTGTTGTTCCGGTGTAATACGTTTCATTTTGGGACTTCCAGTTTGGAGTTGAACTTCGAGTAGTAGCCACGCTTCAGCCGTGCAAGAGCTAGCGTCTTTTGTTGTTCTTTGGTGGCATCATGATCACAGTACTCATGATCATATGGAAGACCCAACTCCTTGCACAATGCAGAATCAGCCGAACCACCACCATACGGCTCAAAGAAACGCTTGAATGCGCGGCGCCCGAACAGTGCATCAGCAATGTAAACTACATTGACCTTCTGGTAATAATACTTGTCCTGGTCACCATCACGAATTACTTCGCCTTGGTGCAAGCGGATACCTTGGGACACAAAGTGTGGGTGAGTAGCGAGCCAGCCTAACGTACAACCAGTTGAGCCACAAGACTTTACAATGTCTTCTGCTGTTGTGGCACTTGATGTGCTACAAAAACTGTCTAGGTCGAAGTGCTTCGCTGGGATACCACCAATGATGGAATAGGCTACGGCAATGTTTTCGCGTTTTTGTGCTGCGGAGAGTCGTTTCATAATTTGAGTCCAATTTGTTGAAGACAGATGCAAACTGTAGATGAAACAAAACTACAAGTCAACAACTTTTTGTTCAAGTTGCGACTGAAGCTCACGGATTGTGTACAACAGCTGGTCAACTATGATCTCGTGGTCTGTATGGTACACAAGATGTCCATGAGCAGCAGGGAGAACACATTCAACTACATCTGGGTTGGTATCGTACCGGGTGATATCTGGTGCTTCGATCATGTGTGTAGGAACTTTTTGTAAAAGGCTTCGAAATGGCGTTCACAAGCAATCAGCACCATCTCTTCTTCGGATGGGCGACCTTTTAGTGACTTACGGCGACGGCGGATCTCTTCGAAATCCTGCTGCATCTTGGAATAGAACTCCTTATCAAAGAAGTCCTTGTTGGGCATGGGAGGCTTATAAGGCTTCTCGTGCTCTTCTTTACTTGGCTTCATTTCGTGCCTTCATCCATTCAGAACATTGCAAATGGCCTCCACGTGAATCCAACCGTGGGATGATGCCACCGAACATCCCGCCGCTGATATACTGCAAGCCAGTCCGCTGATCGGTGTAGACGGTCAGCCCACTACGACGTCTCCCAGTCTTTGGGTCACTATCGTCCCGTGGGGCAAGGCGGCCATTGATCACCATTACGACAATGACAACCACAATCAAATAAAACATGCTGTTCCTTAAATTGAACCATCGATCATTGTGAATTTGGTATACTTCATTGATGCTTCAGAAAAGGTATCGTACGACACACTTTCAAACTCAACATCAATGATGTTCATATTACGCAGCTTGCTCCAACGAGACAACCGCTTTTGTGATGAGGCTACAGTCCTCGCTTGCACGAACAGGTGATTCTTACCCACACCATTTGAATACACAAACCATTGCATTGCACTATTCCTTTGTTTCGGGCATTTCGTGAGTTGACCAGGCTTTGCCATCCCATTTCCAAAGCTTACCCCAGATTACCATTTCCATCGGAAATACAACTGGTGGTAGGGTTGGCGCTTTTGGTAAATTGCCCATCATTATGTTGAACATGCTCAGACCGGACATCATGATTGTTCCTTTGGAACATAGATCACACCACTCTTGCCCTTGTCCTGGATTTGTGCAACGCCCTCAACTTCGTAGTTGTCTTCGTTGACGCGCTTATATGTGAAGCCCCCGTATTCGGAGGTATCTTCAATGATGTTCTGTTTGATCTTCTCGATGATGTCGAGTAGGGCGAATTTGTCGATTAGCATGAGGCAGCCTGTATGAGTTGTACGTTGCGGATCACATCTTGGGCACGCATCTCTTTTAGAACAGCACCAACACGGACACGAGTGGGAAGCGACAGCGTCTGCTCCTTCCAGGTATTACCTGATTTGGTCTCGTATGTGATGACGTGTTTATCGATAGTTTGCTTGGACATTTGTGGCTCCGTGATTGAATTTGTGCAATAATCATAGAACAAAACACAGAATGAGACAACAAATTTTGCTGTGGATTCAGCTGAATGCCAAAATCGTTAGATAGCTTGTAAGCAGGGGAAATGTAAAATGTTCGGCTATTCGATTGAAGCCTGAAGGTAGTTGATGGCTGATTGGAGCCGCAGAATATCGTCCTTAGCCAATCCAATCATCTTATTGCACTTACCACATAATAGCCCACGCACATTACCTGTACTATGGCAATGATCTAAGTTGGCGGCTGTAGATTGGTTTCCTGTCCCAATGAACAGTTGAAAACATATTGCACATTTGTGATCTTGTTTTGCCAACAAAGTGGCATGTTGCTCTAATGTGATCCCATAGTTTCGGAGCAAGTGATTACGACGGGTAGAGAGTTTGACTTGGTCTGTCTGAAGGTATTCTTGATAGTTCTTGCTGGCTCTGTACTTAGCCCTGGCTGCGGTCTTGGCCTCAGAAGGAATGTAGGTGCATTCAATACACCTGCCAGAGACGTGGCGCTCACCTATGTGACCACGCTTGCATGGTGTGGTTGACATGTATTTGGTTAAGCCTGCAGCAATGGCTTGTTGTCTTGGTGAATTCATTATTGCTTTCCGGTTCTGGAATAGGTGAAGGCCCGACACTAACCTGGCCGGGCCTTCTATTTGATTTGATGACAAGTCAATGTGTTTACCAATTTCACCAACCCCGCATCAGAAGTACTCTGCTGATGCAACGCACTTTTGGTGCGGGGTGAAGGACTCGAACCTCCAAGGAGTTAACTATATGTCATTGGTTCCAGATTATGTATCACGTCGACTGCTGAGCTTTGCTAATAAAATGGCACTCTACCTCTGAGCTACCAGCCACCAAAAGAGACTATTGCGAATCTGTTTTGGTTGGCCGGGATGGATTCGAACCACCGACTTCCGATTTGGGACTCAACACCGCGCTTTATTGTACAATCCAATAAACCGATAAAGCTGTATAGGCAAGAAACTAAGGCTGACTAGATACTAAATGTACCTGTTAAGCTAAGACTAATGATAAAGCTACCTATTCTTTAATACCTTGCGTGCGGTGGGAATCACTAACTATGACCCCACCCACATATTTCTTAGAAGCCTTCTGGGTGCAAGAACGAGATCAGCTTTTGCCCGATCTTGGTCTGGCGCACTGGCGTCGCGTTTGCACGCATACGCGCTTGCTTCGTGGCCTGGATCAGATCGTCCAGACGACCCAGCAAGGCCGATTTTTCGGTGGTGGTCATTGCCGACGACCAGGTTTCTTTGGTGAAGGTGCCGACGTTGACGGTCTCTTCCCACTTTTCGATCTGTGCCGGATGCTTGTCCGTTGGAGCGACCAGCACTTTGTGCTTGATTTCTTTCGCGGTCTTGGCGCGAACTTCGGCATTTGCCTGGCGGAAGACGTGCTTGCCGCGGGCCGAATCAGGAACCCAGTTGATGCCTGGCGCCAGCGTAGGAATGACTTCGTACACGGTGCGCAGCGCTTTCAGCTTGGTTTCCATGCCCAGCAGGAAGCCGACTGGCAGCTTTTCTGCCAACACGGTGCCGTCAGTCAGGACCAGGTCAGCGACGGCGTCTTGATTCGTTGCTTCTTTTTGCAGCACGACGTCGTAGTAACGGGTGACGCCGTCGAGTACGTACTGCAGCTTTTCGTGGACGGTGGTAACCATTTCCAGGTGCTGCTCTTCAGCCTTTTCCGTTGCTGCGGTTGCCGCTTCGTTACTGGCGTCGCCGGAGAACATTTTCAGGGTACGATGCGAACCGGTGAAGTGGGTTGCTTTGTCCGAGAAGGTCTTGATTGCTTCAGGGATGATCTTGTTTGCAACGCCTTGAACATCGACTTCAACTGCCAGAATCTCATGCAGCATTGGTGCTTTTTTGTTATCGCTCATATACCCTCAAAATGGTTACGTGTTAATCTGATATTTGTTGTTCAGAGGATTTCTCTCTCAAAACATCATGAAGTGCACTTTAAACTGTTTACTTCATTTTGACAACGATTATTTCAACTGATTTTTCAACAACTCTTGGGAGTGGATATGCTTCTTCGGACCGCACTCCCAAAACTACTTACTACCGCCCTTCCTCCTACAAACCATCCGCATGCACATCTCTGTAGGCAGTCTCTAACGTGACAGAGATCAGTATATAGAAATCTCCGTTTGGTTGACAACGATTATTTTTATGGACGAAAGTGGCGTGGTGGCATCTCTGCCAGCTGTTTGATGCGGTTCTTTTTGCTGGACGTAAATCCGAAGTCGCCTTCCGATTCTGATGATGAGGGGCTCTCAGTCATCATAGCACGCAGCTTCTGTGCCGCCCAATCGACATCACGCCGGAACACACGGGTCAGAATGATGAACTCGCGCAGGTGGGCAATCGAGAACCCTTCTGACAGGTTTACGTACTTTTCCACTTCCTCTGCTGTCAGCCCTGGCTCTTTGGCTTTCAGGTAAATTGCCCGCGCCGCTGATGTTGGCATACCAACCTTGATCACCGAATCGAAACGGGATGGACGGTCGATGAACCGACGATCCATTCGTTCAGGGTAGTTTGTGGTAGCAACAAAGATGATGTTGTCCACTTGGTTCTCCCCGTCCAGAATGGAAAGGTAGTTTGCTTCACCGTATGTTTGTACCAGTGCATCCATATCTTCCAACAGCGCCACGATTTGGCGATGTGGTTCGATTTTTCGGATCAGCTTCAGGCACTCAGCGGCATAATGTGGATGACCAACCACAAATGCGATACCTTGCATTTTGTTGATAACGATATCTACCAGCTGGGCAAGGGTAGACGTCTTTCCTGAACCAGGAGGACCCCACAGAAAAATACCACGCTTGTAGATCATCTTGCGGGCAATGAATTCAGGCTTGAGGTCAGCAAACTCCTCAATCTCACGCAGTACCGATTCGGACGCGCTATCAGGGAGATGAATGAGGCCATCAGTGGCATTCTCTACCTTGGTCAGGTAGAATCCAGCAGCATCTGAGTGGCCCCCTGTATACATGCCACATTCGAGAGCTGGAGTAGAATCTTGCACACCCCAGTAAGTCTTACCACTTCGTGCCCAACGAGATGGGTTATTGGAGCTGGAAATATCAGACGAGTTGGTAGAGACAGGTGTCTCTGATACCGCCACACAGTCTCCGCTAGACGTTGGTTTGAGATCGGTACCAACTGTGGACATCAACTCACTGATTTCATCTACATTACTCATTATTGCTCCAGGGTGTGTTGTGGAAAACTAAGGTGAACTATATCTTTTTTCGTTGCTGGTGGACAACGATTATTTCTTCGGATGTTTGGCTAATATGTCCTTCATGATGAAGTGGCTCATGATACGAGTCTCTATCATCTGCCTGTTAGGGTTATCAATCTTAGCCAATTTTGGATCCCCATCGTACGCCTCCCACCAAGCCTGCATCTCCTTCATCAGAGCAAGACCTTCAGATCGTTTGAAGTACCCTGCTTGGTCCGTTAAATGCCAACTTGGTCTGTAGCCATCAATGGTTGGGTGACCACGAACGATTCCCTCAAAGGAACACCAATGAAATGTACCATCGGTATCTTCTGTGTATTCGTGAAGCATTGTCCGGACTTCTGTAGCATTCTCAGGTGTGTCTGGCTTATACATAGCATGGTAATCGTCAGCAGATGCATTCATGTATTGCCCCGGCGCCCGATATGTTGCTAAACGGACGTCTACAAGTTGCCAACACCTGGTGCCTTCGTAAAGTTCCATTAGAGCTACTCTATCACTTTCCCATGGCTTCATATCTGGATTGACTAGGATTAGGGCAATCTGTCCCCGGCGCATTATGATTCTGGTTTTCATTATTGTGCTCACAAAAAAGGCGCACAAGGCGCCTTTTGGTTACAGAGATGCCATCAGGCGTTCGACCTCAATCCGACGACGCTCATCTGGTGATAGTACCGTGTTGAGACGGTCTTCAAGTTCATCCAGTGCCTTCTTTTCTTCACGGATGGTAATACCAGCAAGGCGCTTCTTGCTGTCTTCTACCCACGAGTTGAATGTGTAGCCTTGATAGCTCTTCGGTGGATCCAGCTCCAACAGCATTGCAGCCTCTTCACGAGCCTTGCGCTGGATCATCAGATCAGCCACCACATCAAGTACTTGGCTAGCAGTGCTAGTGCCAAGGCTCACAGGGGTGGTAGATCCCAGCAGACGGTAGCTGCAATTTGTAGTCCAGCTTTTTGCCAGCTGGGATTCCAATTCGGCTACTTTTGCCTTGCGTGCATTCAGTTTGTCGAATAGGGTACGAATTTGGTCGTCAAGTGTTGACATATTATTTCTCCTTGTTAGTAAATTTGTGTTTTGCTTACATGGCTATTCTGCAGAATTGCATACAGATCACCGAAGTTGTGTGCCCGCGCTACGGCAATTAACCTTTCCAGGCCATGGAGAATATCCTCGGTTAGTGGAGCAGCGCCATGGTGCATTGGTACCCAGCCCACCAGAGCTTCTGTGAAGTCATTATGCACACCATTGATTCGCTCAGCAACACCAGGGGTGCGCTCATTGAAGTCTTCCAATACCAATTTGGGCTGATTGCGACCGTAGTAGCCAGTTGCACCGGGATTGCTGAACCGCACCCGACGTTCAGCAGGATCATACACTGCCACACGAGAATACGTGACCGAATATTTTGGTGGTTGTGGGCCCGGGGCGTAGTGCGACGATGGGTGTAGATCAATCTCCACACAGATCTCGATGAAGCGCGTCTCGTCGAATTGGATCCAATGGTTGCCCTTGACTGAGTGGTCAATCCCGTTGCTGCAGGCATAATATCCCAGGTTTTGAGTGTATGAATCATGATCCTTGTAGTGCTTGAGGAAATCATCATTGCGCACATCAGGGAAATTATTGGGCACCAGTTTGACACCGATCATTGGTTGTGACGAGTACAGCTTGTAGAAGGTGTCCATGAGCTCAGCGTACTGAGGATGGCACTCTTCGCTCACCACTTGAGCCAGGTACTGGGTTGGCGACTTGAATTCCACTGCACCAGTTTCGGGGTTGATGAAGACGTGTTGCGGCTTCTTATCTACCTGGGTGCTTGTTAGACTACTACCCCAATTTTCAGCACGTTCGCTCACCATGTCGTACGTAGGAAAGCGACCCAAATACACCACTTGTTTGCGGTCAGTTTTGATCTCGTAGGTGTACCCAATGCCCAGTTCTTTAGCACCAACCTTCATTCCTTGCTTGTCAGTGTGTGTTACGGATTCTTGGTATTCCACGGAGTTCGTAGGCAACAATACCAAGTCGGCGCCATGCCAAGCATATACGCACGGCTCGACGATATCACGCTTTGACACATCTGAGTGCATCAGGATGCCAATAAGGTTGTCGACCTCAATTTCCATCTCGAAGTTGCGTGGATCCCAGACGCGAATCTTGGACCGACCACTACCCCAATGGCCATCGCGTTGGATACCCTTGTTGAATGTGAAGTTTGGTTGTGGCGTGTTGTCGAAAGTCTCGACCTCGATATTCTTATCGCGCCAGTTTTCCCAGGACGTTTGCTTACGCAGTTTGCCCTTGTGATCCGTGTAGATGACGTACGCCAGCTTTCCTGTGAATGTATCGGGGCGTGATACGTACCCTACGGTAATTGTTTTTGGTATATAGAGATCTGTTTTCATTCGGCCAATATGATGGGGAGTTAGTAAAAACCAAACACCATCATAATGGATCAAGTCTAGATAGTCAACAACTATTTTGCAAAAGAAAAGGAGCCGAAGCTCCCTTATTTGACGGGCTTTCGATCAATCTCGGTGATTTGAGAGTGATGTGCCCATAATATTTCACGCCATCCACCAGGCTCCTGAAATTCTACGCCTGCTTGGTCAATTTTGACAAATGTGCCGTCGATGAATTCTGGGCTGATCCTGCCCTCTACCCGAATCCTGACGGCACAATTTGGTGTCAGTTTGACTTTAAGTGCCTTCGGGAACATCACGTGGCTTTGGCTCTGGGAACTGTTCTCGGCGATCGTACCATTCTTTGGTAAATTTCTTACTCTTTGACCGCATGGTATCGCTGTCGTAGAAGTACTTCAGCCTGCGGTCCCAGATAACGCGGTCTGGGATTGGCAGAGAACCCTTGACGTTCTTGAGGTGTTCCTGCAATGCATCGTACAGCATCTTGTCGAGGCCGCGCAACATTAAGGCCAGCATTTGTACGGTGTCGCCCACATTCATGTTGCGATCCCGCATCATCTGCATCAATTCGCCACTGATTTCGGCCATCTCATCTGGCGTTTTGTTTGGCGGCCTGGTATGTTCATTATCCATGGCTATCTCCTGTTAGGTTTGTCGCAACTTAGTTTGAACCCACTTCCAGTAATTAGGCTCCATGGTCTCACACTCTACAATGGAGGTGACCCAGGCTTGTCTTGTGAAAACTGGGTGAGTATCGATATACTTGTCTTCCAGTTGATCAATGGTCAACGTTTTGTCTTCTTTTGTGATCTGGGCATAATCCGCTGACATTGCTCACACCTTATAAATTATTGGTACGACCGATCCATATCGCAATGGCAATAGTCGCAAACTACCTTGCCGTCAATGATGTTGCAATTGCCAGCAACACCACCACGAGCCCCTTTGCAGATCGAACAGTTATCGGCCGCCCGGTACAGAATTGTCTTAGCCTTGTGGCCGTAGAAACCATCCGTGATAATCTCGACGTCGTCAATCAACACTTGAAATGCTGCAACTTGCAGTACCAAATCCTTTGGAATCTGGGCAAGCACTTCCGGGATGGTAGGCTTGAAGAACATATGATACCCACAGGTATGATACGTCTCAATTTCAGCAAGTACGTGGAACCGGGACATATCCGCCTTTTCCGTAATGACTGGGTCCCACCGGAATGCTGTGTTGCGAAGGTTGTCGGGCAATGCAATGAATGCCTGTTCGCCACTGTCGCCCTTAAAACATACCAAGGGTTTAATGTAGGTCAACATTTCAGCAATCTCTTCATCACTGATTACCAGCTTTGCCTTGATGCTAGCTTCTTTTTCAGCCTTGGCAGCTTGGTCAGCAGCAAAACGCTCGAGCGTCTCATGTTGCCGCTTTACTTCCCACGCGCCATCATACTTTGGGTCTGTGTAATCGATCACGTGCACTCCTCTGGTTCAGATACTTTAACAACCTTCTCTTTTACTTTACGCGGTTTCGTTTTGCGCGTTTCCTTCAGGTAGTCCCCAAACGGAATGATGCGGATGTTGGCATTGCTGATTGCTACGTCCTTATCCTTCTGAACGAGCACAAACATCCCGTCTGGATTGCGCTTGTGTTGGCCCCACTTGCCAGAATCTTTCCAGGCAGTCCACCATTCCCACAAGCTCAATTCAAAAGCAACGTCAGGGTACAAGTTCTGGAAGTTGTTCTTGAACGTGTGGAATGCCGCGAGAGGAGTCTTCTTGTAGTCCTCGTCGAAGGCGCGCAGTTCATCCCACTGCTCTTTAGTGCACCCGTACTTGTCGCACATAACGGGAGCCATATCTACGATACCGTCATCGCGGATTGCAACTTGAGCTGCTTTGCCACCATCTTTGCGGCCCAACCCATTCTTCTTCAAGATGCGGTGAACCCCTTGGTATGAAATATTCCCAAGCTCGAGGCTGATCTCTGTCACCGTAGCAGGTTCCTTTCCAGGAATCAAACCACGGAACCGATCGCAAATGTATTGTTCGTCTTGCTTAGCCATCTATTACCTTTTCCTGGAATTCTCTTGCGCCAATACTTGGCTCGCTACGATATTGAACCGTTCTTCTTCGGTCATGGCAGTGCACATGGACATCAAGATATTAAACTCAACATCACATGGCATCATTACCTGTCGTTCTGGACCATCGCCACTTCTTGCTGTGGCAAGCGTAACCAGCACGTCCCAATCGGCATGATACACACCAGATGGGGCTATTATATCGTCACCCGCTTTAATTAAGCGGAACGTACGACCTTTCAGCTCCACAGGAAAACCAGATGCCAATGCCCGCAAAAAGATTTCTGAATTGGTACGCATCACTTCTTCATCCCCGCAAACACACCATCAATGTGGCTGCACTTGCGACGATATCCAAAGCCCGAACAAGTGCAACTGCCATGGCCTTTGGAATCAATTGTCACGGTGTAATCTGCACCCTTTGACCCTTTTACAGGAAAGGTAAGCAATGTTGCCTGAGGAGCAGAATGAGTCTTCTGTACCTTCTTGCCGTTCGCTCCAATAACGTGCCGCAGACTTATCACACGAACAGGCATCTGGTCATTTCCTGACATGCGAAATGATTCAGGTGGATCGTAAGGTGCACCTGGAAGAACCGTCCCTGAGTAGGTAATAGTGTCATTGCCGGGAAACATGCGACGGTCGACTGCAGAACTGTTTCTCAATTCCACAGTGATCTCTTCTCCCACTCTTGCTACAAATTGTTCAGCCATGATAATCTTCCCGAAGCGTTTCCACTATTATAACGTAAAAATCTAGACTTGTCAACGAAGATTGATCAGATATCTAAATCGTACATCGAAGCGCCTAGGGCTGCTAGAGCTGCCTTTCCAATGGGCGTTGGCCCGTTTCGCTTAGCAGCCGCTTCCCGAGCAGCGTGACCACGAGCTTTGATCCGTGCAAGTAGGTCTTCCGCATCTGCAGTGCGTTTGTCTTGGACTAGAGGCTCATCTTCGTCTTCTCCCAACCAATCGCGGCAGGCTTTGGCGGCCATCTTGGGTGTGGGTAAATGCCCATCTTCGTCTTCTTCCACATCGTCGTCACGGTTAATGCGGATGATAGCTGGGAACTGGATTGTGATTTCCATGAATAGCCGTTGGTTGGAGAAAGTACTCTTATTATACACCAGGTCTGCTGTTACCTTGATAGGGAGCGTGTCCATTAGTAATGCTAGCTGGGTGTTTTCTTCCTTCGGTACCCAACCAAGCAGACGACCCGACCAGCGGTCTACAACCTGGATGGCGTTCTTGTCGTATTTGTTCGTTGGGTCACGCACTAGGTCAAATGTGACCATTCCTTCATCTTTGGAGCGTCGCGCCCGAAGCCGTTCGTACCCATCGATGTTATTTTTGTAGTGGTGGTACACCCCAGCAATCCGGTGCTGTGTCCATTTGACGCTAACGTAGTTCATGGTGATCCTTATACGAGGAAGGCTAACAGTGGACCGACCAGGTCGGTATTGAATTTTGCGAAGGTTTTCTTGGTCAGTTCTGAGAACGGAACATAACCAACCCAGATGCCTGGTTCATTCTCACGAACGCCGTCACTGTACTGGGCAGCTATTGAGATCAGTTCTGCACGGTCGGTAACCACGAAGACACTGACAGCCCAGCCTTCTTCATCAATGAAGGTACCGAGGTATTCTGGTTTAGAACGGAGGTGATGGTTGGTTTCTTCTGCAAACTCGCGCATTGCAGCAGCCTGAGTATCTTCTCCCAGGTCTTGTTTACCACCAATGATGCCCCAATCGTCGTAGGTGCCACGACGAGTTGCTGCGAGAATGCGACCATTCTGGGGGTGAATGGCAATGACGCAAGAGGCTAGTTTTGTGCTGTCGATTTTCATATTGTGTCTCTGGAAGTGGATGAGAACACAATACTGGACTTGAACAAACAAGTCAACAAAAAGAAAGGAGACCTAGGTCTCCCATTTTTAGAACGCTACGGTGTTGTCCAATGTATGCAGCGCTTTTGATAGACGCTCCTTATTGGCACCGGCTTCTCGGAACGATTCTGCTCCATTGAAGAAGCCAATTAAGGCTGGAATGCCTCGCACTCCGTACTTTGCCGGAGCATCCGCTACTGCTTGGACGTCGATCTTGGCAAATGAGACACCTGGGAAATCGATGCTCAGTGCCTCGAAGATTGGTGCAACTGCTTTGCAAGGGCCACACCATGGTGCCCACAGATCGATAATTGCCTTCTCGTTGTTGGCAATGAAAGCCTCCATTGCTTCTACTGAATCTAATACTTCTACCATTGTTCTTCCTTATTTTAAAAGTTCTGGGACCCAGAAGGCGCCCAGGACGACTGCGATGATGATAGCTTGGAGGACCCAAGCCTTGGCGTCTGCTGATTGTAGCTTCAACCGGTCGGTAATGTACCGCATTTGTTCTCCCATTTCATAAATAATGTACTGAATCAGATACAGCTTACGAGCATCCTCACCAAAGCACAACAGCTTTTGGTGCTAAATACTGATAACAATGGGATAGGACACTATTTATGCGCTTTACAGAATACCTTACAGAGCATGTTATGCTCGCACAAACAGTTGAGATGGCAGAGTTGCCTATCGTCGAAGAGGTTCGCCGTCAGGTGGGATCGTACATGCAGTTCACAGGCAACACTGTGAAACGGAACATGGATCGCCTACTTTTGAAAACAGCTAGGGAATTACAGGAGTGGGCTGAACATATCAGACCGTTTGCAGAGAAGAATGGGTATCGTACCCAGGTGCTTGACAAGATCTTGGCAGACCCACAGAAGGCAGCTAAAGCTCTAATTCGGAAGTACGTGATGGATCACGTAGGTAGTACAGGTGCTGACATTCCTGCTCTTGATGACAAGGTAATGCCAGCTGCTCCCCCAGCGCTATAATTTACTTACCAGACCAGCAAGCAAGGGACTAGGCTTACAAGCTTTGGTCCTTTTCCTTTTGTGGGCTGGCACTTTCCAATCGGCCTTCTTGGGCTGCCAGTCCGTCACCAAGTCATTTTTCCAGAAAGTGTACTCCGGCTGTGGACGAAGTACAAATGTGTTATTGCCCCATCCTGAATTGGCCTTGTAGATGTCAAGAGCCAACTTGTCCCGAAGTTGGACCATAATGTCATCGCCCTCATGGCACATCATGATACGAGCACCAGGGTCTTTAATCAGCATTTGTTGAAGCAATGCGATTTGCAGTCCCATTTTGCCAGACCTTGCAGCCCTATATCCCATCAGAGTTCCATCGAGCAAGATGGTTCGAGGAATGTTGATGTGGATTGGTGTAGTACGACTCATACCAAAGGCTCCAAAGGATGCATCTCTTCAATGAACCGGAACAGCTCACGACGTACGTGACGCTCACTTTTCTCGTAGATCACAAATTGTGGGAACTCTTCGATCCGACCTTCCCATCTAGCACAAGGAGGCATTCCTGTAACTGTCATGTCCTGCTCTTGCACAACGAACGTGAATGCAGTCGGATCAAAATCGGATCGCGCCTTAACAACATGTCGGCCATGTTGTGGACTAACTGGTTCCCACCCTTGATCTACCAGTGATTCGTAGAAGCCATCATTCTGGATCGACTCAATGTAGGTATATTCGCAAGTGTGCTGGCTATTGATCCACTCGAGCAGTTCATGCATAATCCCTACACCACGGAACAGAGGCAGGATTGTGACATTAGCAACATCGAAACACGTGTGTGTTACATCATTGAAGTTGTGAAACCCTTGGCCACGCATGTAGAACTCGCCCACTTTACATGAGACCCACGCATTGCGTTGACCACTATCAATGAAGCGCTTGATCTCTTCCTTGGCATCTGCTACCAATTCAGCTCGTGTGTAGGTCATGGCCGCACCGATTCAACACCACGGTTAGCCAACAAGTCGGCACGCTCATTACCAATGTCACCGGCATGGCCCTTGACCCATTGCCAGGTCACGTTGTGGATCTCGCGAGCTTTATCCAGGCGGCGCCACAGCTCAGCATTCTTCACTGGCTCTTTTGCAGCCGTTTTCCAACCGTTCCTTTTCCAACCGTGAATCCATTCACTAATTCCTTTTTGGACGTACTTACTGTCCGTATACACGATGATTGAAGCGCTGTCTTGCAGATACTCCAATGCTTGGATTACTGCCATTAGCTCCATGCGATTGTTGGTGCTGTTCAACTCGCCACCAAACATCTCGTGGATCCACTCGTAGTTGGTGATCATTGCGCCCCATCCGCCAATGCCACCAGGGTTGCCTTTGCAGGCCCCATCTGCATAAATGTGGATTGGTTCAGCTGTGATTGGTTTTGATTTGGTCATTTGATGCTTTCTTGGATTCGCCGCCATGCAAGGCCATAAATTCGGGAGTGGGAAGTTCGCATCCCTTTTCGCCGTTGCATACTGTGCACATCGGGATGCTGTTTTTGATTGTGTCAGCACCGTTTTGCTTAATAGGAATGATATGGTCCATCGTCATCATACGGATCTCGCCAGTAGGCATGATACCATACAGATTCATGTGGTATGGTCCTGTGTATGGCTTGTTCTTCTTTTTATTGAACCACGACTGGCGCTCAACCGAGAAGAACGAACCTTTGCAACCACATACCACACAATCTGTTCCCTTGTGCTTAAATGTCTGAAGACGCAGTGAACAGGAATTGATCTTGTTGCCCTCGTGGATGAAGCTGGCTCCCTCCGCAATCAAAGGCAGCACATCAACAATCTGCAGAACACCAATACTTTCCATCTTCTGGGACATCTGCTACTCCAAGTTGTGAGATAATGCAATCACTATACTTCACAACTCGGATTTTGTCAACTGTTAGCGAACGAACTTGTCATTGTAAGGGTTGATGGTACCTTTTTTAGCCCACACCTTTTTTCGCTCAGTCAAACTATCACCAACTTGGCACATCGTCAGCTTTGATACAGGATGTGGTTCAGTAGGAGAAACAACACCAGCTAGGATTTGCTCCCACACATGATCGAGCTCCTTCGTAGAGAAGGAAGCGTTCTCGTCGATGATGTACTTCATGTACACCAGCTTGCCTAGTTCAGCTTCCAACCTTGGCTGATTCAATTCGGCTGCTTTAAACGATATGCTGCGTTGGCGATCGCCAAACACTTTCAGCACGAGCTGGAGAGTATACTGCCCTTTGACTCGTTGGCGCCAACACGCACTGATTCCAGCAACACCAAATTCAACATTCTTGATGCACGACTCTTTGTAATCTCGGTCAGGCAAATCGGCTGCGCTGGTGTGGTAGTGTGCACGTAGGAACTGGGATGCTCGGGCCAATGATTCTTCAGGGAGATCTAGGTATCGATCGTCACGGAAATATACTGCCGGGAAGTGGCGCTTTGGGATTTTCACCACCCAGTTATGATCGCCATTGCGAACGATATATTGTGGCACCGATAAAATCTTGCCACGTACACAAACGTCACGGTGAGGTAGCGCTACAGAAACGAGTGGATTGTTCCGGTAATCGACATCTACATATGTGACATCAGCATTGCGGGTAACAGGAGTACGTACGTGAGGGAATTGTTTGGTCTTGGTTAACATGTGAGGTGAGTTCCGATAGATGTTTGGTGTAGAACATCATAGTTCGAACAGAACAGAAGATCAACAACTATTTGAACAGACAAAAAGAAACCCGCAGGGGGTAATCTGCGGGTTTCTTTTTCACAACACCAATCACTCTACTCAAGGAACATGCACAAGATATTTATACAGGTTCTGTTGACGGGCCTGGAAGGATAACTGGAGTACCCTTCATGTGGTTATAGTCTGTACGTCGAATTTCGACTGCCTCAACTTCCGTGATTGATGCCTCTTCTATTTGTATACCACCAAAATGATCCTTAGTGTATGCTAATTCAAATAGCCTACCATCACGTTTCAGCAGCACGCTGTACTGCGTGTAGGTCATGTAAGAGCTCCAGCCGATTAGCTCACCCTCCTCAATCAGAGCCTTGAGGTCTTCTAGGGTTTCAAATTTAAACATTGGTTGTGGTCCTTGTATGGATATTAAAAAACCCACCGGCCTGTAAAACCGGTGGGTTCCTTCCGTCTAGGGTCATAAGCCCTTAACGGTCGCTTCAATTGTCAAGGTGGTAAGTCTCAACTAGAGAAGCATACTATACTGCTGGTCAACAGTATTATCAATTGCAATCCTGCAATTGACAATTACCATTCTACACATTTATTGACAAAAGTCAACGGTTACTAATATGGCGGAAAAAGTGGGGCTCGAACCCACACACCCCATCCCTGGAGCCTTCGGTTTTCAAGACCGCTGCCGCTAGTCCTCGCTCGGCTAATTTTTCCTTTGTTCTGGCTTTTGTAATATGCTATGCTGTGTAGGTAGGGATCGAACCTACAGTTGGCAATTAAGCCGTCTCATTAACAGTGAGGTGCCTTACCGTTCGGCGCACTACACAGCATAGCATACTACAGGTAATGCACTTTGTCTGGATGGTTGGATTCGAACCAACGTCCTCCCGCATCCAAGGCGGGCCGTCTACCAGGCTGACAATACACCCAGACAAAATGCACTACTAAATTTGTTTTGCTGACAAACCTGGGTTCGAACCAGGGACCCTCTGATTAACAGTCAGACGCTCTGCCAGCTGAGCTATATGTCAGCAAAACAAACTATGGTCTCTCGTGCTGGATTCGAACCAGCGTTATGCTCCGCCCCAAACGGAGTGCCATACCAGACTAGGCGAACGAGAGATTGATACTTCTAAAACAAACAGACAATAAAAAAGGGCCTCTTGTGGAGGCCCTTTCAAAATTTTGTAACATCTTCTATGGATGCTTTACATTTTGGTAAGACCTCTGAGGGCGATAGTTGAATTCGACGGACGCGAAGCAACAACCGGGTTATTCACCGGGTTGGAATTGCTATTTGAGTTGCGGACGAATGATTTCATGATTAACCTAAATGTGTTTGTATTTCTATTTATTATCAAGCCCCAAACGGGAACTGTGAGGGTACAAAAGGGTTTGGCCTGCCGGCCTTTCACCAGCTACGTTTTCGGCGCCAGATGGGTTGAGTACCATCAAGGACTTACATGCTTGCAACCCATTGACTGCTTACGAATGAGTGGAGGGCTATTACACCCTCCGTGCCTTTCGGCGAACTACAACGTCCTGACTGATACCAAGTCGTTTATACCCAGACGTTGCCACAAAAGGTATAACACTTAGGCTCTGCATCAGCACAATGTGACGATAGGGGCTCCGCTCTTCTGTTGCCGTATGGGACCACATTGCTAACCCACGAAAGGTTTAATGGAGCCGGCTCCAGGACTAGTGGAGAGTCTTCCGGCATTGACTGGTGTTCCTTCAGGGAATCGAACCCACTTTTCTTGCATACCTCAGCGCACTTCATGATCCATCCAGGTCACTATCTTCACCTACTTCCGCATTACTTGCCCGGTCCAGCCTAACACACTGATTTAACTTTCGCCCCAGGCCGGATGGTTGCCTGTGGTCAGTGATATAGCCCGAGGAAGGAACTTGTTTGGAGCGGGTAGAGAGAATCGAACTCTCGTCTTGAGCTTGGAAGGCTCTTGATCTGCCACTGACCTATACCCGCATTGTTCTTACACCGCTTATTATGTACCGAGCGGATGTCACGGTAACCTCTTCCTACCAATGGTAGGTGAGCTTATTCAGCTGCTGGACTCGCTTTTGCGACATCAACCACTTTGGCTTTTTTGCCTTTGTGTTTGTGCTCCTTAGGAGTTTCCACTACTTTTGTCTCTTCGACAACAGCAGTTTCAGCTGGTACTTCAACTTCTTTTTGTTCTTCGACCACTAGTACTTCAACTTCAACAACTGGGACAACTACTTCTTTTTGCTCTTCAACTACTGGAGCGACAACTGGAGCGACAACTGGAGCGACAACTGGAGCGACAACTGGAGCGACAACTGGGGCAACTACTTCCGCTGGCGGAGCGTACGGGGCCGGCGTTGGCTGTAACGTAAAACCTTTGAGTTCCATAATGGTTCCTATCATAGATGTGTGATCTATTTAGACAGAAACACTTTCAAAGGGACCTGGGTCCCTCTGAACTATCTTACGACTGCCATGACTTTGCTTCTTTTGCTGCCAATGCGGCTGCTGCAGCTGCGTCAGCGGCCAGGGCTGCTGTCAGAGGAGCACCGGTCAGGGTTGCTAAGAATGTCACACGAGCTGCTGCGAGAGCGGCTTGGTCGGTAACGTACTTTGCAGTAATTTCCTTCATGATGCCTTCTTTAACCCACAACTTGCGCTGTTTCAGCAACAGAGTGGTTGGGTCGTATTGGGCTGGGGTGTTAACTAATGCCATAATGTTTTCCTTTTAAGAGGGTTGTCCTCTATTTATGGAATACATCACAGATACTACAAATATGGCAGGCAAGCAAGGAATCGAACCTCAGACTGATGGTTTGGAGCCACCCGTTTTACCACTGAAACTACTCACCCGTTGTACATCTTATTCCCAGTTGCGAACAATAATGCTCACTACCAAGGCTATTGCAAGCAGCCCTACAACATAAATCGCTGTCATATTTAATGTTCCGTTTGCAAATGCATGAGAAGAAGTATATATGATTGTTTTTCAACTGTCAACAGTTATTTTTCTGGGTCACAATGTATGGTGGTCTACCAACACATCCCCAGGGAACAATACCTGGGTATCGCATTCCTTTTTCAATCGGATCTGCATTTCAGTCATTTCTGGACGGCGACTCATCTTGCACATCCGCGTCATGAAGATGGCATACCCAGCACACTGCTGAGCTTTGTGGGGAGCAATGTCCGGGCCACCTGGTTGGGTGACCGTCATGTGGCAGGCGAAAGGAATGTCCGCTCGTACCAAGTCGACGAAGTCTTGTGGATCGTGTTCACCAACCCATCCCTTCATTTTGCCCACATAGGGACATTCAGCACAAGGCTCTTTAAGATCGTGTTTCATGCAAGTTCAGCCCAAAATGCAGCGGCCTGCACAACTTGCTTTACTTTATGCAAGTCAAACTCGTTGTCCGTACGAATACCAGTTTCCATGTCTGCCCAATATGGCACAGCATGGGCTTCCATCGTCACAATTGCTTGTTCGATGTTGCTTGGGCCAAGTCCACCAGCAAACCCACAAAACATGTGTTCCAATCCCTCGGGCAGTTCCCAATTGTCAGGAGATTGCCCGCGGCCGCGCGAGTCGTCCATCAGGATGTGGACCCGGCCTCGGTCAACATTTTGCAATGAATTGATGAAAGAGGTGATGACGGATGCCGTCCCTGCATGGTATTGCAGAATAACAGCTGGGCTGATGTCCATTGCACGCTTGTACACATCAAGCACCTGGGACGTTGTGAAACTGGGCTTGCGAGCATTGATGTTGAGCTGCATGCGGTCCGCATATTCCAGCTCAGCAGGCAATTGATTAGCCAGAAGCTGTTCGAACGCCAGGTCACCGCAAAGGTGGATAGCATTGTGCCCCGGCAATTGCATATCGAAGAACTCTTGTCGCCAACGTTGTGAAGGATTGCGCTGTTTGCCCTCCGTATACGGCGAATACAGCAATGCCCACTCAATGAAGGAGAATTCGGTGCTCAGATTGGCCAAATCAAGCAAAAGGGTATTGTCGTCTGCTCCGGTGAGCGACAGGCGGTCGAGGTATACAGGTTTCATAGGATGCGATCTAGCACTTTCAGGTTGGGGCGTTTGTCAAAATACACCTGGCACGTGATGCAATACTTGCACCCTACTTGTGCCTCGCGACGAGCTTGAGGGATTGGGTCATGGCATTCGCGGCAGAACTTATTGCTTGGACCAGTTGGTAACATCAACCGAGCAATGTCGATGGCATTTTCTACCATTGCCATCGCGTTGACTGATTCGTCGTCTGCTCCGCCGTAACCGCTCATTGTTTACCCTTTTTCCATTACCGTAATGCCATTATCACCCTTTTGCACAAAAATGTCAACGGGGTCCGACTTTGAAGCAGCAGCAATGGCTAGGATCTTGTTGTATGTGGTCCTGCGGATGACAAGGGTTGTCAATTGTTCTTCACGTACACCATTCACAATACGGTGGACGCCTATGTGCACGTCCTTTGAGAGAGGCCAGCCCAGCTCGCACATCTGACAATCAAGAGGTTCTTGCATGCGCAAGGCTTGCTCAAGTGGCATGAACAAATCAGGGACACGTTCCTCGAATTTGATGAGCGATGTGGATGGTTCAGGATCTCTCCAGAAGTGCAGATCTGGGGCTGTCATACTTTGACCCATTCGGAAAATGGTATCATTGCAAGGGTGCTGTTGCTATACCGGAAGTCATTGGATACTTCTGCACCAACCCAATGAGGCTTGACAAAGCGCTGGGACTCATCATCCAGTTCCACTTCGACAGTGATCAACCCCTTGTTGACGCCCAAGAACTCATCAACTTCCCAGATCAGACCATCAAATTTGATCAGGCTCCGAATCTTGTCGATTGTGTGAGTTCCGTCCGCACGCAGGTCAAATAACTGCAGGGCATCTTCTTGGTGGAGTTCCACCTCTACCTCTGTACGTGACAAACCAACAGGCTTACCCTTGATGCCAAGGATGTGACTGTCACCATCGATGCGCACTCGAACGGTGCGGGCTGGGTCTGTGGAAATATACCACTGTTGCATCCGCCGCTTGGACATCACAACATCACGCCAACCATCATCTGTGACTAGGAACTTACGCTCAATCTCGATACCCATAATATTCCTCGTAAACGATTAGCAAATGCATTTGGAAATGCAGCAAACTTCATTATACGCGGTGTAAACAAGATTATCAACAAGGATCGTAAAAAGAAAAACCCGCACAAGGCGGGTTCTCTAATTCTGGCGGAGTTGACGGGACTCGAACCCGCGACCTCTACCGTGACAGGGTAGCGCTCTAACCAGCTGAGCTACAACTCCAGAATGTTTATTTATGCTTCACTTTTTCAGATGTATTTTGGCGGTAGCTCTGGTTATTCAACAGCCAGGAAAGATAGCTGAACACTACTAACTAGTCTTCGTGCCCAAAGCCACCACAGAATACGACTGCTAATGCACATTTGTTTGGGTTGAGAGACGGGAATCGAACCCGCGCTACTTCCGTCACAAGGAAGGGCTCTACCATTGAGCTACTCCCAAACAAATGTGCACTACAAGTACACCATCCTACCTTCAATCATTTTGCCCCGTACCCTTCCGGTACCTTCACAGGAAGAACATTTGGGGCTTCTTCCTGAGTCGTATCTACCAGAACCATTGCATGCAACACAGGGAAATAACTTGAACCCGTGCACATGCATATGGTAATGTGCAAACCGACGTGCTTTACGTATCGCGAAATCGCTCATGTCTCATTGACTCTATGTAATCTTCAATCTCATTGTACTGCATGCTGCGTGGTCGCACGATTACAAGGTATTCTCCTTTGTAGTCTGGGCTGCGATCTTTTAGGATCTTGAATGCGCCCGTAACATCAATGACAATGCACCGATGTGCTTCACAGATGTCACGCATGGTTAGCTTTACATCACCAATTGTGATCTCGGATAGGGGCAATTTCATCCCATCCTTGTGTAGATCTAAATGGGTATACAAACGAAGTTCAATTGGCCGCATGATATACCTGGTTACATTGTTGTGGAGTAGGGGACAGGATTTGAACCTGCGGTGCGCTTTCGCATCGAGATTTGCAGTCTCGCTCCTTCGACCACTCAGACACCCCTACATTGTTCTATTCTGCTACTAAGGCTGTCTTGGCCTCAGTTTCTGCTCGCTTGACCTTTGACGCACCATCTATCAGAGCAAACATCTGATCCATATTCAGGTCGCACATCCCTTTCGGGCAATTCATTTTTGCATACCTGTCAACTGGTACTTGGATGTCCTTGTAGATGAACATTAGCTCATCGTGCTTGAGAATGCCATCTATTACCATCAACCGGAACTGATTTACCATCACATCCGAGCCAACACAAACATTGGACACACTTTCGTCACAGTAATTCTCGATCCACTTCAGCACGCGTTTTGCTACTTGGCCATCAGGGACTACAGTCCCGTATTGCTCATCATATTCAACATACAGCATATTACTCCTTGGTAGAGATAGTTGGATTCGAACCAACGTAGCCTTCCTTATGAGGGAAGTTCATAAACCACTCTGACACATCTCCAGCGATTGGTGGAAGAGGGACCTGTCGTAGGCTATCGACTCCCTTTGCACTACCCTTAGCCTTCACATCCATAACCGCCTGCGCAGGCTCTATGGGTAGCTCCAGTTAGAGTACCGTTAACTTCCATTGTTTGGCACGGGATCTAGGATTCGAACCTAGGACCTACGCAGTCAAAGTGCGTTGCTCTACCAGCTGAGCTAATCCCGAACAGTCTTTACTTACTACATATTCTGGCGGGGATGGTAGGATTCGAACCTACGCATGGCGGAATCAAAATCCGCTGCCTTAACCAACTTGGCGACATCCCTCTTGTTACAATACTACTAAAGAAGCACTCGAACGCGTGCTGCTACGCCTAATGCTCTAAGGGTCTTGATAAGCATCTGCTTGGGCTTTTATCCCCTATTACCCGCACATTAAGTCACCGGCTTGGCCCGCGTGACACAGCATCCCCGAAACATCGCGATTGAATCGAGTTGACGCTTTACCTATCAAACTGTACTTGTCCTTCCCCTGTGGTTATACGGTCTAAACGCACCCTGGGATCGGGCGGACACGGCTCCACTTGCAACTCATTAAAGATGGCTGCCCTTAAGCCAACTGCATACGAGCGCTTCTTTAGTACCACTAAACTAGACCATGTACCGGGGATTCGAACCCACGTTAATCGCCGCTTGACCTGTTACCATGAACCTTACTGTGAGGCGATTACATCCATGGAGTCCGTACATGACTTAAAAACTCGTATTACAAATTTTATAATGGTCGGGCTCTTCAAAATATGCATATTGCCTGGGAGGGAGTCAAACCCTACCGTCTCTCCCAGTAGTCGCCTAAAAGGCTTTCTGGAAGCATCCATTGTCGCTGGACCACATGCTACACATTTCGATCTGGCCAGATACTCAACAGTGTCTAGAATTTGTTGAGCAGAGCCCGATCATTATAAAACTTTGGTGCCGCTAATTGGTATCGAACCAATCTCCCTGGGGTTTCAGGCCAGTGCTAATCCATCTCAGCTACAGCGGCATGGTAAAGCCACTAAAGTCACTTTTCATTTTGTTTCTTTCTCCACGCATATGTGCGTTCAAGTGCTGCATCTAATAAAACTTGGTCAATTTTGCCAGCCACAATGTAGTGCTCGTAACAAACATCACAACATGCAAAGCAATGTTTTATGTTCGAACCCACTACATGACAATTACATATACAGGCTGTGATTGATTCTCCCAGCCATGTAAATGTGCGCTTACTCATTTCTTCATGACCCTTGACATTAAGTCATTGTAAACTGCCATGACAGGGTCATTTCGCATCTTGCGTGCTTCTCGGGATGCTTTTGCATCCTCATACATCTTTAGGTAATCAGGGACAGCTCTTGGATCCATTTGTTTCTCCTACAGGTATAACTTCATCACTATCAACGGAAATGATAACCATTTCCGACTTTTCCCGTGCCTTGACCAATGGATTTACTTTCCAAGGGTAGCAACACGGAACACAATGTAGTATTGTGCCTTCTGGGTACCGATGACAAGCACAACTACATTTCTGCTCTTCATATACCATCGGAATGATCGCAGCCATTACTCTTCGTCCATTGGCACTTCAACAGCATCATTTGCGTTGAACTTGCGCTCATTGTTGCGGCGCTTCGTCCAACCATAATCCGCCGCCACCTGGGCCACACCCATCTTCCCAACTTGGTTAGGATTCTGGCTTACCATCGTCACAAAAGTGTGACCCAGGTCGTCTCGGTGCTTGCGAACACATTCAAGTGCTCCAACAAGATCATTATCACCGAAATCTGAGAAATGAGCAACATTAATGTTGTCGTTTCCTGTCTTACCACCTAAAAAACTTTCAGTCCAATAGACTCGAAACATTACTTTCCTTGGCCTCGCGGCAAATTCAGTTCAAGAGCAGCGCGTTCCAACATGTCATCATTTGGTAAGGCATCAGTACCATACTTGGCGCTTACTTCCTTTGGCGACATTGTCACCGGGCCAAATACAACCTTCATTACCTGAACCGAATCAACATACCGCTTCCCACCTTTACCTTCAGCCTTAGCGATGTGCGCTGCTGCCTGAATCAAACATGGGATGCTTGCATGGATGTCATATTCAAAGGTGATCTCCGTATTAGCCTTTTCATCCCTAGGACCAGATACTGCATCGGTTGGGGTGTTTACGCCTTTTGGATCACCAGAACCTGGCAAACGCATTTCTTTCAATTCAATCAACTTCATGTTAGCTCCTTAGTTACAGTATTGTATCACCTATTTACTGAAGAGTCAACATCAAGTTCCTTATTTGGTACTGCATCTTTGATTTTCAGGTCATTAAACTTGTCAATGACCTCCATGGGTATCGATTCGTACTTGAACTCCGATTCCCCTGGCTTTTGTTCGTTTCGTTCTTCTTGGTCACAACCTGCACATGACCCACCGCTACCTGAGTAGCCATGATAGTAACAATCCGCCATCTTTTATCCTTTGGTGCCCCCGCAGAGACTCGAACTCTGAAAGGCGCGGCTTCTGAGGCCGCTAGCTGTACCAATTTGCATTAGCCACAGGGGCGTTTATCGTAAAGTACCAATAAAATCTTGGTAATCTTTAACCTGACGCACAATTTGTTCGTGGATGCGCTTCAAATCAGCTTCATCCGTATACGTCTCAATTGTACCATCAAGATACTCTACTACAGCCTTTCGGCCTGGCTCAACCGCGATGTCTTCATAATCCACCGATTTGATGAGCTTCATTCGTCGTCATCCTCGTACTGACGATACTCATCTTGAGCACATTCATAACCTTGCCAGTTATCAACACCAGCATTGCGCAGACAGTTTAGGAACAGACTGTCGTCATACAACTTTTCATACTCTGCCACAGACATCGTGACCACATCATCTTTAATTTCAATAGCCATTTGCTACCTTCATTATGGTGCGAGTAGAGGGACTCGAACCCCCACGATATTCCTACCGCCAGGACCTAAACCTGGTGCGTCTACCAATTTCGCCATACTCGCATGCTTCAAACAACAAAATCTGGGGGGAGTGAGGGGAGTCGAACCCCATGATGGAACGTCATGCCTGGACAACCCGACGCCTGGTGGTGTCCCCATCTTCCCGCATACTGAGCCCGCACTGCACTCCCCATTGTTACATTTGTAGCAACCGGTACTGATCTCCGGTTTGTCCCCAAGCCGTATGAGGCCGCTTACAAGGGGTTCGGGCATTACGTAGAACAAGGTGGCCACACCTACGCAACCTCTTTTATGTTCCCGCGCATCAGTCTGCGCATTTGCTACAAAATCTTCGCTTTAGGCTTTCACCTACCCTGGCCTTGAGGCTGCGTATGAAGAGTACCGATCCATGCCGATACCTCCGAGCAATCGCTAAGTTGATTCACTCTTCGGTTTCCCGAACGCTGATCAAGCGCTGCCTAGAAGGGCCGTATAATAATTTACAACCCCACGTACAATTGCGAAACTGGTGCCGGCGGCTGGAATCGAACCCGCAAGAACTGCTTTTCACACAGTCTCATCACCCTGAGCATCAACTGGGACTAGTACTCCAGTCTATCTCTTATCGATGCTACCCTTTTGCATGGGGCGTCCGGCATATCTTGGTGGATGCGAAGGGAATCGAACCCTCATGCCCCGCTACTACCGTTTGTCCAGGATGACCTAGGCGGGAGCGCACCCAATGTTATGGTGGAGGATGCCGGGATCGAACCGGCCACCTGATGCTTGCAAAGCACCCGCTCTCCCAAATGAGCTAATCCCCCAAATTCTATACTACTTGAATCTTTACCTTCTTGATCTCGATCGTGTCGAGTGCCTTAAGCTGTTCATCAAGGGAAGCAAGTTTTTCTTTCTTTTGTGCTCGTGAAAAGAAGCTACTCTTCGTTTCCACCAGCTTTTTCTTCTCGTACTCGAGGTTGCTACGAACCTGATTGATGTTTCGTACCACTGATGGTCTGTGAGCGTACAACTTATCAGGCGCAGTCCACATGTTCAGAATCGAACCATCAGGGAAAACCCCAACATACATCTCGTCATCAATATTCAAGGTCTTCTCCAAGTTCTTAATGAGACATCCTATCGAACAAAGAGGAATCGAACCTCTTGAGCCCAACCGCGGATGTGGAGAACGTACCCAACTGCTTCCGTTACTTTGCTCTCTTCCTAGGTGCTTCCGGCGATATTGAAGTCTCGGCCGGTACCAGCCTTCCTTCTCGACGTGCCATCTTCAATCTAGTCGCCCAGTGTTTCACGTTAAGGGTGTCTCATTAAAAACTCTTGTTACAGTAACCATGCCAGGCAGGGTAATGCTCCCCGAACTCCGCGCGCAAAAGGTGGAGTCAACATCTGTGATACTAACCACTTACAGGTACTTGCTAGGTTTACTAATTGGCGGCATAGGGGCCCCTACTACCAACTTTCACTTCGTTTTCGCTATCCATGTTTAGGCTACTGAAACAAGAACTCTTTATGTGAGACCAGGCGGGATTCGAACCCACGGCCCTCCGCCATCACTGGCGGTGCTCATCCCACTCGAGCTCACCGGTCCCCCATTATTCTTTGGAGGGGCGGGGTGGAATCGAACCACCGACCTCCTGGATTAACCCTGGCGCTCTCTCCCCCGAGCTTGCCGCCCCACAACTTGGTGGACAGTGTAGGGATCGAACCTACGACCAATGCCTTGTAAGGGCACCGCTCTACCGCTGAGCTAACCGTCCGTATTTCTTACTACTTGTTCATTTTACTGCTGATGTTCTCAAAAGACAACATCTAAATTCTGGTAGTTAGAACAGGGCTCGAACCTGTGACCTGTGGTTTATCGAACCACTGCTCTACCAACTGAGCTATCTAACTAAACTGGTGTTGTGTTCAGGAGTTTAACCTGAGTCTCTCCCAGGAAGAGGGAACATCCTAACACTAGACGAACACAACGATGAAACGGTACAACAAAATCTGGGTGCGTCCCCGAGGAGTTGAACCTCGCTTAAGCTCTCTATACGTAGCCTGCCCTAGCACTAGACGAAAGACGCGGTGTTACTCTGCCGAAAACCTTGATGCCAGGATGATGATTCTCTCTTCACCACCATCTGTTTGGATAATGACACCATTACCCATTACACCCAGTATTTCGTACTTCTTTCCTATTGTCAACATAGGGTGAAACTTTTTAGCATCACACAATGATTGTAGAATCATACTGCATCCATTCAAACAAGACAACATTTAAAATCTGGTATGGATAACGGAATTCGAATCCGTGTTTGCAGAGTGAAAGTCTGCCGTCCTAGTCCTATCTAGACGATATCCATATTGTACTACTTTTTAACCTTCTCGTACTGCACACCATCAATCACCACTACTGCTTTCGGTGACTTTTCTTGTGTGACCGTTGATGTTGAACTATTCGGACATCGAACAACCGTGATTGCATTTCCGTTTGTGTTCCTCATGTATGTAAAGGAACAATCGTTCAAGTGCTCGGGCACCGAATACCGCGTCTTCGAATCTTCGGTTGTTGCTTCACATCCTGCTACCAACACGCATAATACCACTGCCGCAACCTTGTTCATTTGATACCTTGTTGTGTAAACTTCTGGTCACTTAGGTCGATCTTAACGATCTTGCTTTCGTCCCTTGTCTCTGCATCAATGAAAATGGTTCGTAACACAACCCATTCCCCAACAAATGAAACTGGAACAATAAGGTAATCAATTACAAACTCGACCCTTCCAATCTTTTCACCATTAACATATCGGGTATGAAAGTAAAGCAACTCACACAACCCATAATTAACAATGCGCTTTAGCAGCTTTCCTAGACGATCTGCATTGTCTTTGGTAATCCGCTCCTTCATCCTATCAATCGCATGGCTCGACAGCTTTAGCTTGAACCGCGTGTGATAATCAATCAGGTCAAATACTTCAAGCAGTTTCTGGTTCAATGGAACCATCAAATGCCGGTTTAGTGTTTTATTGTCGTATTCCATGTGGTGTATTCTACAACATGTTCTATTCAAAAATCAACAACTATTTGTTCTGGTGGATCATGATGGAGTCGAACCACCTATGACTAGCATGCTTGCGGGTTACAGCCGCACCCCTTACCGTTCGGGCAACGATCCAATGTTCTGGTGGGTTGGGTAGGGATCGAACCTACTTACCATAAGGAACGGGGGTTACAGCCCCGCAGCACGACCTTTGTGCCATCCAACCCGGTATTCTTTACTTCAACTTCTTGATGTCCATTTTCAGGTCAGCGATCTTTCGCATGGTGCCTGGTACGTCAAATGCTGGACCCTTACCCTTTTGTTGCAAAGCGAGCTTCATTTCTGACTCGAGCTGTACAACACGGGCTTCCAGGTTTGCAATCTTCTTATCGTTCTTGGCCATCATAAACTCCTGTTGTTGTGTTAATGAATCAACATGATACATCTTAAACACGTTTACTGCAACTTCTAATTTGGTAGGGCCGGAGGAGCTCGAATCCTCTTTTGCTGGTTAAAAGCCAGCTACTTCACCGTTAAAGTTTCAACCCCAAAATTCGGATAACAAAAAAGAGCACCGTCTTTCGAGGGTGCTCTTGTCGTTGGAATAAAATGGAGGTTTACTTCTTAGACACTCCACCTTTGACAAAAGCACACACGCGTTTATATTGGGCAGCATACGCTACTTCAATAATAAACATCTCGTGTTGTTCTAGTTGGCAAAGGGTAAACATTTTATAATCCAAGTGTTGGGTGATTCGTTATAATGCTATTTAGTGCTGATACTCTCAAAGGCAAGAGGGTATAAACAGGGTAACAATTCTTATGGGGGCACCGCGTCTACTCGTCCTGTAAATTTGCACAGCAACGCCGCCAGCGCGCGCTATCTACAAGGCCACATAGGCTGCATATGAGTTAGATGTCCGGACATCTGCGGCGCGGTACCTTCATAAGGACTGTCAAAGAACTTAGGTGAGTCACTAGGGAATACCCCAACAAATGTAGTCGACATCAACTTTGCGTCAGCTTAGCCGGTTGAATAATCCGGACTTCGTAGGGACACCCTTTTGATGGGGTGAGCTTTGCATCCTCATTCCTGAGGAAGTTTCCTTGCCATAAAGCTCCATGGAGCACGCGCATTTCATCCGTCTAGTACATTTGCGTCAGTTTGTTTCCGTGGGCTCTTTCCTTCCCACTACGTCTTCCACTGGCGTGTGACTCGCCTAAATTCTCTAGGCCAATACTTTGTTTGACACTCGCGGGGCGTATGGCAGTGTGTACAATCCCATACGGTCGTGCAAGTATCGTCTGCAAGTCCCACAACGCTCTGGCCGGAGCATCACTGCGAGTGTCAAACAAAATACTGGTGGTGCCGGCACCGAGACTCGAACTCGGATGCGCTTGCGCGCGGGAGATTTTAAGTCTCCTGGGTCTAACCAATTTCCCCATACCGGCCATTCTTTACAGCAACTGATCGTTTCCGATTCAGTTAGAAGAGTATATATGGACTCTTCATTTATGACAACAGTTATTTCTGCTGGGTGATGCGTTACACTATTTCATTATATTCAGCTGATGCAACTTCATTTATGGGCCCGAGCCCACACATCAGTGAATCCACGTCCAGGTTCGCATAGCGCATTGAAAATTCTGTACGCAACGAAGACTGCACGTCTCCCCAGGCGGGAAGGTGTGCCCGCGAGGTATATAGCGTCCGCAGTGCCGCTATAGCATGGTAAGGATTGGCAAGCTTTGCATCCACCTGCCTCAGCAATTGGTTGACGTTGGTGAGATGGTTTGGTGCGTCTGCTTCCACGTTTCGCAAAAGCGATTTGATAGTCTTCGACACTGCCACCAGACTTTCTGGTGCATCAGGGTTGTTCACATTCCTCAGCCACGCGGGAAGCTGCACTGGCTCAGTGATGCCTGATGCCTGTTTGTTTCGGCTGGTCAAATTATTCTCCCAACTGTTTCTGCATCTCTTTACGAGCCAGGCGCTTTTGACGGGCACGCTTTGCATGTTCACCAACTTTAGGCTCATGAACGCCACCCTTCTTTGTCATCAGGACAGCGTTTACATGGGCTGCACGTGGCTTACGAAGTTTTCTTACCTTGGCCATCTTGTTCTCCATTTGAATATGTGTAGCATTATATATCCAAATGGGAGGGAAGTCAACAGCTTTTCTTCAGCTCAGGCATGAAATCGTTGACCCATTCTGCTGTCACCATCTCGATGGTGAGCTTATCGACCCACTTCTCTTGATTGGGAACCTTAAGTGCTTCCCTGTCCTTGCCGTAGATGGACACAGTTCCATCCTCATCCACTTCACCATCGAAGTAGAACCGATCGTCGTCCCAATAAAACCCAACCTCTCCGTCATCGTTCTGCATGAGGATAGGTGATCGTACGCCAAGCTCTACCAAACGGGCAATGAACTTCTCCCGAATGGCGAGGTCTTCTGGCTTGGGATTGTCTGGTGGTAGATCGCGAATCACGATGGCTGCAGCTTTGTTTGCATATGTTCACCCAGGCCAAACTTCACTGGGTCCAGATTGCGCAGGTGGTCAAATTGCGGCAGTGGTGAGCCTACCCCAGCCTCCAGTTCCTTCAGGCCAGCAATTGCCTTCTTGTAGTGACGCATCGCGGCCCCCAGGTTGTACTTGTTGCGATTGTAGATCATCTGCTTTTCCTGGCTATCGACGAATTCCGTCAATGCCTCCGAGAATACCATCATGTCGATGACGGTGTGATTCTTAGGCTGATTCATGTCCATTTGCTGTCCTTGAAGAGGTGGTGAAACTATAGAGTAGCTCACATTCTGATTCGAGTCAACCGTTTTTTCTTGTCATAATGCGCTTCCACCCGTATGGACTGGTGCACTTTCTGACGCTATGAAAGAAGATCGCCCCGTTCTCACGATAGCAGATTCTGAGCAGGTCCATCTTCACTTTCAGTCTCAGCCCGATGTGAGGGTGAATATCATACATGTAGCGACCGGCATAAATCTGCTTGTGTGCCCGATCGCCACGGGTACGGAGCTGGCGGTGCTTTGATACCATCAGCGTCTTGCGCGGCACTACATCATACATTGGTACATAGTTCATGCTGGCTCCTTGGTGATATATTTGGCCATGAACTCCTGCAGCAAGTCCTCAGCTTCCATTCCCACATCATACGCACGGTACTCATCAATGATCTTGAGGAACCACGTGCGCCCTTTGGTATCTTTCGCAAATCCTTCGTAGCATTTGATACCACGGAAGCCATGCGTCTCGATGCGCGTAACCTGCTCGAAGTCCATCGTAATAAAGCTCCCAATACCACGTGAGCCTTCGCTGTTCTTGATGATTGCCTGAACGAGATCGTCGTAGGCCTCACCATCAAATTCATCCAGCTTGATCACAATGTCATGTTCTGGCAGTATACCAGACAGTGGCATCCCTTTTTGCATCTCATATTCATGTAGGTACATTTGTATATCCCCATAATAGCCTTACAGTCATTATAAGCAACTTTCCAATAAAAGTCAACAAGAATACGCTTGAATGAAGTGGAACCCGGCATATGTGCACTTAGTTCAGTTACAACATAAATAATCCACCAATCATAAAAGGACATCAATATGCAACTCAACGACCTGTTAACTGAAGCCGAAATAGACGCACTGCTGGAAGCGCCTCTCGATATGCCTGAGGGAGCTTCCCTTGTTACTCAATTAGAGACACTGATGCATCGTTTGGAATCGGCCAAACGTGCGTTGGGGATCACAAACCGCCTTACCAATCCTGAAGACCGTAAGCGCCATCGTTCGCGTGTAATGAGCTTCATGAACCAACTGCGTGCGATGTTCAATCGTGTGGCAGATCAGATGGAAGCAGATATGGCTAAAGAAGATCAGCCAAATCCTGAAGAACGAGGAAGTGTTGCACCACAAGCGGGTGCGATGCCATCAGATATGCGGATGGCAGCATAAGAAAAAGGCCGCGCGATGCGGCCTTTTTCTAAGCAGGCAGCGATTAAGCAGCCGGCGTTTCTTCGGCAGGCGTTTCTTCAGCTGGTGCTTCGCTGGTAGCAGCCAGGCCGGTGCCTTCGTCGGCTGGAACCGAGACGCCTTCTGCGGCAACTTCGATCACTTCAGCGTCATTCGCTGTTGTGGTTTCGGCCACGGTCTCGCCAGCTGGAGTTTCAGTGGACGCTGGTGTTGCCGAGCGTGGCGTTACCATGCCGGCGGCCTTGCGCATGTTGTAGATGTAGGTGTTGGCACCATTTTTGCTCAGGCCGACAGCTGGGTCAGTGAGCAGGCCCATCAGGATCTTGCGCTCGGCGCCCTTGTTTGCGTTGAACACTGCACGTGCACGCTCGGCCTTGGTTGGACCCGCGGTTTCGACGATCGTTTCGGTGCCGGTGGCAGCAGCCACTTCAACCTTGGTATCGACGATGTCGGTAGCTTTGGTGGTGATAACCGCCGGCGCTCCGGTAACAGCTTCGGCCAGTTCGGCCTGCAGTTCGTTCTGGATCTCGATTTCGGCAACAGCCGTCGAAACGATTTCGGCGCTGATTTCTTCCACGATGCCGGCTGCGACGTTGGTGTCGGTTACAGCGGTCACGACTTCTTCGGTGTCAACTGGCTTGACGGTTGACGGCGTATTGGTACCGAATTCGAAGTTTGCTTCGGCCGTGGGCACCAAGATGCCGTCTTCGATTACCACGTACCCGCGCTTTTTGAGCGTTGCCAGGGAACCAGTGACTGTGGCGACGGACACGCCCAGGTATTCAGCGATCTTGGGTGCGGTTGCAGTCTTGTCGAGCAAGATAGCGTCCATCACATCTTTTGCCTTTTCGGACAGAGGCTTTGTTTCAATGGCAGTAGTCATGGTACATCCTTTTCAAGTCATTATAAATTAGTCTCAGAATCGGTTGTATGGGACGTCTCGCTTACTGCTTAATTTCCCTAACCGATGAGGCAATTATAGATGGGTAAAGAATCGAAGTCAACGGGACATACACAAGTTTATTGACAAATATATTACGGAACAGGCATCCAATGTCCAATCCACTCGCTTTCGTCCTCTTTGCAATACCATCCCAGCCCAACATTCCCATCGAAGTCCTTGAAGATAAACTGCTCATTCTCGAGCGGACGACGGACGGGATCTGCGAAAGGTATCCAAGGAGTCCCAGACCAGGCGAACCGAACTACCCATGGATTATCCTGGCGTTGTACAAGACCTGCAAGTGCGAATGAGAACTTCATAAGGTCGTGGGTCATGTTTACATCACCAAAGAGGTCTCCAACACCATTATCTTTGGCTAGTTCCATAATATGGGCTTCAGTAATCTCCATATTGGTACGACTAAGCTGGGCCAGACGGGCTTTCGCCCAGCTTAGTTCCTGTTTGAGGCGATCGATCTCACTTGTTTCCATCTTACGATTCCATTTCCTTGTTCCAAAGTTCCAACATACAGAACATCGCTGCCACTACACCCAGGCCAATAGCCCAAGGTACCACGAAGTACGACGCCGCCAGGTAAAACACCACTCCGACGATTGCTGATGCTACCAGCTTATCGAACATTGTGTCCACCGCGAACCCAACAGCAAACTCGTAACTTGAGTCATCGTCGTCCTCGTCGAATTCATCCCACTCACTTTGTACCGTATCGTGGCGCTCCATGGCATGATGCAATTTGATTGCCTCATCGATTGTGAGGCACCAAGTTCGGTAATCCGTGTCTTCAATTTCGGACAGAACCTCACCATCATCGATGTTTGCGATGAATTTCAGTCGCTCTGTGTCCTTGTTGTTGGCCGATTCTTTGCTGAGAGCAGCGTACTTAACCAACAGGTTAAAGTATTCTGTTTCCCAATTCACACCCGGCACAGCTGCGACTACCTCATCTAGTGCGGATACTGGCTCATTAGCGGGTGTAACAAAGACATCCCCATTCGTCGCATCCACAACCGTCATCACGTCCATCACGGGCTCCAACTTTCTTAACACCACTTGTTCCATTGTCGTTCTCCAATTCTGCAATTTTTGTTTCCGCCGTGATGAGCCGTGTAATCAGGCTTGCAACGACGGCGGGATTAACCGTTGCAATCCACTCTGCTACATTTGATTCTACAACCATGTTTTCATCAGCACAAAGTTGTGCTAGGAAGGCATCTGTGATCATAATGCTACCACCTTGGAGCACTTACGCTGCAGCATACAGAATTTCTCTGCTTCTGGTGAAAAACACATACAATTGGGAAGTGGAACGTACGCCTCAGGCGCCGGTTTAAAGTTCAGCAGAGCACGAGCAAACTCGTACACATACGGGTTCAGTTCTAGAGTGCCGTTCGGTTGCTCTTTCAGCTTGAATCCGTTGTCCAGGGCTAGTTCCTGGATTTGTTCGTTTGTGATGGTGATCATGTTTTCTAAGGAGTGTTCGCAACAGAAACATATTATATAGGAACTTGAACGAATGACAACAGATAAAAAGAAAGGACCCGAAGGTCCTGTATTTATTTGGTTGTGAAGCGGGGTCTTGGAATATCGTGTTGGAAGCGTTGACCTTCCATTTCCGGCTCCAGATGCGCATACTTTGGACTTACCAAATCTGTAGGAACAATAATGAACTGTCCAACAAACTTTGCTACCTTCTGTCGTGCATCCTCAATGTCAGTCCACTTCCGTTTGTAAGTATACCAACCAGACCCACCATATTCGCTGTCCGAGTCGTTGATGTAGAACTCCATCACACCATTGTGGACACGCATATCTGCCGCATCTGGATTGAGCATCAACTCATATGCCCAATCCATTGCCTTGCCGCTTAGTTCATCAGGCGTCAGGATCATATGTGAGCTCTGTAGCTGGATCACCCAATGTATCGATCTGAAACTGACGCTCACGGAGAACATCAATGCCAGTGCGTTGTGCGAGATTGGTCACAAACGATTCGATGTCTGTCTTGGCTTGCTCAGTAGTCTTTTCCATTGCCTCAGCAAACTGTGATTGCGTGAATGCCATGTTGGAAGGCAGGTTGCGCTCAAATACATCCAGCTGGCCAACGATCTCTTTGAGTTGCGTCTTGGTAGCCTTGCCAGCATCGGCCATTTCAGATACCTTGGCTTTCAATGCACCGATTTCAGCCACATACTCTTTGCAGCGGCGGCGGATCTCACGCTCAAACGTCTGCTTCATCGTCTCCGTGTGGGCAATGCCCGGCACCATTGCGATTTTGTAGTCCCCCGTTGGCTTATACCGGAAGGTGATTGGAGTACCTCGACCCATTCCCGAAGCAACAAACGATGCCCACTGTGCTTCACTCATCATGAACTCACAGAGCACATTGCGCTCGCGCACCCAATTCATATTGAGTCCACGATCCATATCTGCGGAGCAGATCTTGACGCTAACGAAATCATTGTGGCCAACCGCCGAGTCAAACAGCTTTACGCCTTTGCCTCCAGCTGCTGGGCGAGTAACACTGATTTGACCAAACGCGGGGTGGCTGTAGGTCTCTTGATCGTCACGCCGACCTGTGGTGACGGTTGGTTCTTCTGTTGTGTATTCTGACACGATGGCTCCTATCAATTCAATAGGAACATCATAGCACAAGTTGAACAACAAGACAACTTATTTGTGCGTACGCAACATCATCTGGACTATTTGAAGTGGGTAGTCCGCTTCTGGTGGTTTTCCTGTGCGAAGCATTACAAGGGAAGCAAAGGTGGACCACGCAAAGGTGTCTACTTCCCTGCAATTTGCATTAGAACCCATGATTACCAGCAACTCAGCGACCGTCATATCGTACTGGTATCGTAGATTCTCCAAGCCATCAGGTTGCATCGCATATGTAGCTTTCTGGAGCTTTTCTGATAGTACTTGTTGCTGTCGCTGTAATTCGACAACCTGCTTGTTGCAATCTGGTATAGCAAAGTGTTCCATATGTTCCCTTCGTCAGTGTATTGGGGCATCAATATAAGCTATTGATTATACTCGGAAACATAAAATTTTGACAACGAAAGTCAGTCGTGAGACCAGACCTTTACCTCAATGAAGATTCTCGTGGACGTAAAAAAAGCACCCGAAGGTGCTTTTCAAGGGCGGGTGGCTATTTAGCCCCATTCAGTACTTACATATTGCATCTGGGTACGAAGGTGAGCCTTGAACTTGTCGTCGCAATCCAATTTACTGATATGCCCTACCATTTGCTCTTTAGCTGCCTTACGCTTTGTGTAGCGTTCAACCTCAGCTTGGAGATTAGGGCAAGGGCGCTCGATTGCAATACGACGAAAGTTGGGACTATAATGCAACTTCATGCCACAACCAAACCGGCGAGTCTCGTTGTACTCGCCACTGCAGTGTTGAGAGTCCCGGGTCTCAGCAACTATCTGGGCACCACAACAATCACAGACTTCTTGGTGGATATTATCGAGTTTCATCTAGGTCAGCTTTTCAAAACCATGGCTACCGATCATCATCAGCTTGCCGTCTGTACGGAGAACATCACCGATCCCTGTGGGCCGACAGCTCTCTACCTCTACTGGGACAATCAATCCAGGGTTACGCACCCAGTTGTCATCCGATGATGTGCGCACGACTGCATCCACCATATTTGTGGTATCCACGCGGGCCACCAAATGGTAACCACCACGCAGAAGAAGAGCACGAGCACCATCACGGTCAATCATGTGGCCATAGTGGGCAAGTGCAGGGTGAAGTTGGAGGACTTCAATCATCGTGGGCTCCTTTTGTTTTTGTCAGTACGGATATTATACTGGATTCAACAAATTTGTCAACGGGAAATATACGCCCTGTTTTCCAAATATCGCTCTCTTCTTACTCTCTATCGAAAACGTTTTGGAAATCGATTATCCCGCGTTTAATTGCGGGATAAATGTGGTTTACTTCGATTTGTCAACACTCATTTTGCGGGTGACCTCTGCATCAGGAGCAAAGCGCTGGTACAACTCGAACTTTTGCTTGCTGACCTTGATGAGGTTGCCTGAGGCTTCAGCCAACATTGTCTTGTACTTTGGCACCTGGCGGATCTGCTGTTCAGTCATCCGCGTCTCTGCCATCAAACGACGAAGCATTTTAGCTTCCGTTTTGTTGGCGACGTGTGGGCGCTTCGTCAATTCAGCCTTGATGGAATCCATCGAGCCCTCGTAGATGCGACTGGTGCTAGAGGTCTCCGGACGATACCAGCAGGTAGTTTCCGAGTAGCTATTGCGGAGATCGTCCACCATAGCCAGGAGAACCCGGGTAGGCAGCTCCGATATTGACCCGCGCGAATGGCGAGGTGCTGGAGGATTGAGTTCTGCCTTGGTCTTGCCAGCGTTAATGGCACGATCCATCTCGGCGATTTCTTCGGGCGTGTTTTCGTATTCGTGTTCCATATTTTCCTTTATTGTTGTGGATCGTACTTACGGAAGATGCTCACGACGTGCTGCATGTCACTGCGCACCCCATCTAATTGGTTCGACAGTTGGTTCGTGTACTGATCACGTTTGGCCAATTCAGCCGCGTGTTCCTTGGTCAGAAGAGATGCAGCCATTAACGCTCCCTTCAACACTTCATCCTTGTGGTCGGATTCAACATATCCCACCATATTCTTGATGCGCTTAGTGACCATTTCAGCAGTCGAAGGTGGTGCTGGTTCGTACGGGCATCCTTGATCAGGGTACGGACCACGGTGGAGCTGGGTGCCTGCACCTCGCCAAGGATATGGCACTTTGTTGGCAGGGTCTTTGTTTTGTGCATCTTGACCTGCACAATAGAAGTAATGGAAATCATGGATCCCCAAATGCTTACAACCAGTGCACATTAGAATGGGATGGTCAAGATTACCATCTTGGTCTGTGAGGATTGGACCGCTGTTGTTTCCCCGCATGATATCTCCTGTTTAGAGAGATTATCATAACGGAACCTTGACAAAAATGTCAACGAGGTTTAATAAACATCATTCTCGTACAGCTTCTTGCAGTTGGCATAGTAGGTAGCGGCGCCAGCGGATGTGCAGCCACACTCATTAACAAAGATGTTGATGAACATGTTGCGATCGTAATCTGGTTGGCCAACATAAGCCAGGTACCAACTCCAGCAAGCCGCCATTTTGGTGCCTTGCTTGGGCGCCTTCATCTTGAGCTTGAACTTGGCTTCTGGGCCCTTTTCCCGAGTCCCAGCAGCCACTTCTTTGGCCTGCACATAGTTAACACGACCGAGTTCTTGTTTAAACTTCAACAGCATCTCTTCGTATATTGGCTCAACCAGTCCACATGCGGTGCAATAGAATCGTGGCCTGACTTGTTGGTTAGAATGGGCCTTTGGCCCGAATACGTGAGACTTCTGGCAATTTGGGCAGATGTACTCGTACTTTGTCTTTGGCTTGTGTGTTTGGGAGGTATCGTATTCGTGACAGCGCGATGGTTCAACACCAAGTACAGCCATCACTTCCATCCAGCGCGCACCATGGATGATTCGCTTGGGCTCTTTCTTTGGTCTTCTGGGAGTATATTCTTGGCCGTAGATCTTATCGGTGGCAAGATGTGCCAGCTCATGGGGGACTGTACGAGCAATGTAGTCTTCCACATGCTGTACCAGTAGCGCACCATTGAAGCTGATTTGGTTGGTGTACGAATTAGCCCACCCGCCAACCCTGCCCGTCAAGTTGAAGTCAACGGTGGGTTCATTAAGGACAACCCCGTAATGGGTGTGGATCTTACGCATACATTCACGCAATTTGGCCCACACCCGGGACTGCAAAGCTTCGTTCACTGTTGTCATCTCATCACCATTTCGTCAGTTGATGAGACTATTATAGCGATTATTTTCCGAAAGTCAACAGTTTAATCCCCGAACTCGTAATCAAAGTCGGCATTCTTGGCCACAGCCCGCATGTTCTCGATTGCAGCCATGAATTCTGCTTCTGTCTTAGGCATTGGCACATCCATCACGTGGCTACGGGCCCAGCGATCAAAATGTTTGTTGCTGAGGGACACAGAAAATTGGTTGTAACAGTTGACACGCCACCGGCGGCCAAGACCAATCAATGAGAACCAGCCCCACGACGGCCTGACAAACCGACACTCGCCTTTGTGGCCTTCGGGTTTCAGCCCTGCCTTGCGGCACCAGTGACGCCACTGCTTAGGCAGCAGGACATCACCTTCTTCTACCTTCTTTTTGACAAAAGTCGCCATGATTACGAACGACGGATCCGGCCTTTGCTGGCCTTTGGTCCCATAAAGCAGCCCGAAGTCGATTCAGCAATCTGATCCTTCGCGCCATCACTGATCTTGGACAGGCGCTTGTGATCGATAATTGTGCTTTCTGGGAACGCGCCGTTGTCGGTGGTGGTTGGTGTCACAGCGAACTGCACGCAACCCTGCAAGCTTTCCAACTTCATGGTGGCGACGCCATTGAAGCCAGTGATGATGTCCTCTGCGTGGTCGCCGAGCTCGATGCTGATGACGGGATCTTGTGGATGCACCTTGTCAGCAATGCCATCACTGACGAAGTCCACTTGGCAGGCATCGACAGCAATGTCTTTAGGGCAGACGGTGCCATTATCGGTTGCGGGAGGTTGGATGCATACGTGGACGGTGCCGCCCAGATAGGTAGCAAACATCACAGCCATACCAGTGAAGCCGGTGCTCTGGCATTTTACGATGTTGCCCAAACGGATGTGTGTCGGTGTAGTCATAATGATCTCCCTGTGAAAGTAAGATCATTATACTGAACATACTCTATAAAGTCAACAAATATTTCAACTGGGCACAAAAAAGGGGCCAGATGGCCCCTTTGGTGTTACTCTTCACCACCCGACTGAAACTCTTGGAAGAACTGGAACAGTGCCTGGACTTCGTTTTCATCTAGGGTAAGCTCGTCTTGCCCTTCCACTTGAGCCGTCATTTCCTTGGTGCTGTTGTTTGCTACGTACAACACAGGACCAATCTGCAGTCTGGTTATCCGTTGAATCAACTCCCCCTCCTGCATTTGTCCATTGCCTTGACCTTGTTGCTCCTGTCCTTGATCTTGCTTAGCCATGCTCATCTCCTCAAAAGGTTAATCAACCATCGGTACGCTGGGCACCGATAATTAATTATAAAGCAATTTTGCGAAAAAGAAAATGGCTTTTTGGGACGGGTTATCCCAGTAGGCTGGTAAACTCGATTGGCAGGTCAACGTTTTCGGGGGGATCAGCAAACATCCAAGCAATATCTTCTGGCTTGTAACCAGCAAGGCCACATCCTATAGGAGTTACTTGGAATTGGAGATCAGGGTTGTTTAGAGCAAAGATGTAGAACTTGAGGACACCAATGTAAATGGTATCCGGGGACAATGTTTGTAGGGATCGATTCTTGGTAGGTATTGCATAACTTTGCCCTTGCAGCCCACTGGGACGCCCCTGAATCGCTCCCCGGTAACGCTTAGCAAACAGGGCAGCACCTTTTCCGTGCCTCCCTGCTAAGTTGCTACCAAAGACGAAGACCCTGTGATCAGGCGCTGGCATCGGGCTTTTGCACCGGGAGACGTTTCATCACGAAACAGATATCATCTTCGTACCATCCGTGTACGAAGATGATATCCTTTAGGTCTGGGCGAAGTGCGCTGATTTTGTCGAACAGCTTTTGAGTACCAGCATAGATCAGTACAGGCTGTTGAATTTCCAGCAGTGCCTTAATCTTGCGGGCATCCGTTACGAGGATCGAATGCTGAGTCCAGAATACGGCCGGAATATCTGGGTCGTCTGTTGCAATGCGTTCACCTGCCAGTGTCTCGAGGTAGTGGTCTTCCCACTCATTCCCAAACTTCAGGTTCGCATCCTGGAACTGCTTGAATTGTTTCTCGCCCATATTGGCCTCTTTGTATTCAGCATACTTGGTTTTTGCGCGGTACGGCAAGCAGCTTGCCCCGTTGCTATTGCGGATGAAGGTGAGGTGGCCCGTGATTTGCTCCAGGTCTTCTAACACCTCTGCGACATTTGGGCGAGTTGGCAGGATTTGAATGCTGCGGAACTTGTGGCACCCTTTGATAACTACACCAGTATAACTGGTTGATTCATTCCACTGCATAACTGCTCCTTAAAACATTACTTTACAGCAAGTATCACGTAGCAGACAACTCTTCAATTACTGGCCAATGGCTTCCCAATTGTTCTTTTGTGATCTCTGCCCAGCTATCAGCAAGTGCCATATAGGCTTTGTCGTTGTGGAAGAAGATATCACCAATGGAGGATCCCCTTGGTTTGCATTCAAGGTACCCCGGGCGTTCCCAGTACTGGGCGACCACATTGATGTTATCCATCCACCAATCGTAGGTGGAGTGAGTGGTGTCTTCGTAGGCTTGGTTAAGCTCTACTTCGTGGTCTGCTGGCTCATCCTCGCAAGCAATGGCCGCCGTGTGGATATAAAGGCCCATTTTGAACCACTTGATGCCCCACTCAACGTGGCCTTCTTCTCGATGCATACCTATCCAAGCAGCACCATTAGCATGAAACACGTGGACGATTGACATTTTTGACTCCCAATTATGGATAGAAGTATTATCTCCCATCCATAACAAAAAGTCAACGGCTACTTCAGGTAGCGATCAAGAAACTCTTGACGATCGTAGACACGAATCTCTGCATTCTTGGCACCACCCTTTTCAGGGTCAATAACGCCCATCAGCATGCCATGTGTGAACAGTACGAGGTTCCAGTGATGGCTCTTAACCAACGACCGTACTCGTTCTACCACTGATTCACGTGATTCGTCTGGCTTGCTTCGTGCACAATGGTATACTTCATTGATGCGGTGATCGATAATGATCTGTGGACTTGTCTTGGACATCACGATCTGGGCAGTCAATTGCGCCCGTTGGTAGCGGGAAGCGATGACCGTTGTATGCAGACCATGAAAATCATTAGGCAAATATGTGTGGATTTCTTGGGAAAGAGCCACACATTGATCCACACCCTTTTGGCTCAAGATGTTGGCAACATCAGGAAGCTGGTAATATGCTTCGTCTGTGTTGCCAAGACTTTCGCCATGACGGATAAGGATCACTTTGCTCATGCTGCGTGAGCCACCACATAGAAGTTTGCCAAGATGGCAGCAATTTGCTCCTGGCTGATGCTGGTGGTCATTCCGATCACGGCGATGCGGTCTTTCAGTGCGTTATTGACACTGAGGTGCACACGTACGCGCTGTTCGCCAGTCTTTTCCCACAATCGGATCAGGCGGACGCGAACTTCCGATACACTTTCGGAGTCGATCTGCGATTCGATCACGTCACACGTCTCTGCCAACATAGCAACGGTAAAAGATGCAGCTTTACTGCGTGGCACCATGATGTAGATGCTGTGCTTTACTTCTTCCACTGGCTTCTCACCATCCATGATGCGTGCGAACCCTTCATTGAAGTTCTTGTTGTTAGCGCGACTTACGAGCCGTGCGCCCGTAACGTCATTCCATGCTGTTGCCATTAGTCGTTCCTTTTCTTTGCGGCTGCAATTGCCAGTTTGAGAGTTTCCACTCGTTCTGGATCACCCTTTTCCCACCATTGCTGAAGAGTCTTGTACTGTTCAAGAACTCGTTCTGGTTTAAAGGTCATCCAGAGGGACAGCGCTTTGCTTTTGATGTCCTCTTTCTCTGCCCACCGCATCGTAGTTTCTACGTCTTGAATGGCAGCACATACGAATGTCTGTGCTCCATTTTCTATCAGAACAAGTGCTTCTGACAACACCAATGATGACTTTACTTTCATGTTAGGAGCACCAATCTTTGTGGATGACGACCATAGCTTCTTCATGGTGCCAGACAGCACGCTGACCCTTTTCGTCAATGTCCCATGCCAGATCTTCCCGAAAACCCCACTTGTCTTGAAACTTTTCAAGATCAGCAATAGCTGTGTGGATATCGGTGCAGTTCAGCTCGGTAGTGCTTATCGATTGGGCTGCATCTGGACCAAGTTCGATCATCACTACTTGGTACATAATTGGTACAAAAACTTCTCGTTTGGTAAAGCCAGCTGGTGTAATCATGGTTGGTATGATACGTTTATGGTAATAGGTGTTGGTAGGGGTTTAACCAAAAGGCTAACCGTGTGGTGTTTCGTGTCAGCAAATCCCTTGCAATAAACATCCCGTCGGTTAGCCGTTTGGGGCACTCGCACATCAATTAGCCGGTTGACCTTATCCGTCAACACATGGTATGCTAAGAACAATCCGTATGGCTTTAGGAACTCATTTGCAGTCAGCATCAAGCGGTCTATGCGCTCACCACTGAAAGGAAAGACGTTCCACAGCTTGATTGTTTGCCCAAACACTGGAAAATAGCTACCATCATTCATGTCAGTCGTGTCACTATACAATGTGTACTTGAGACCGACAGCATCAATCATGGCGACCAGGCTGGCCTTAATGTAGGTGTGATTTGCGTTCATGAACAATCCTAGTATCAAAACTAGAACTGTACATGAACGAACGAAAGGGTTGCAACTGTTTTTACTGAACTGAAATGTTGTCGTTGTCGAGGTGGAGAACGCTAGACAGGATGAATGCCAAATCCGAAGGGCGCAGATTGACAGTATTGTCAATAACGCGGGTGTAATGCTTGCCAGTCGCATCGCGGTGGATGTCAGCAATGCGAATCTCTCCACATTTGATAGTGTAAAGATCCGATGCTTGTTGCAGCATGCTGTGGGTTTGTTTGGCCATGATAATCTCCGTCAATTGATAGCTCACTATACTGCAGGTAAGCTAAAAAGTCAACAAAAATTTATAGGTACGATGCGGTCTGCTTAAACTCAGCTTGGTTCAAGTAGTGTAGATGAAGCGTCGTTACAGCGGGATCGTACACGGCTGCAACCACGACAGGGTATTCGTTTCCGAATTGGTCCTTGTCGTGCTCTTTAATTGTCCATCCTGGGTGGGCGAGTCTGAAGCCACTAATACCCATTAAACGCTTCTTTGGAGATAGGAAAGCTGTGATACGCATCGTCATTCCTGATCGATTCCGTGTACGGGTACACTATCTGTGGCGATTACTGTGCCCGTTCCTTCTTGCTTTTGGGTATCTGCTAAGCACGCATAGTGCACTTTGACGGAATGACCGTCGCGGGTGGTGGCAATGGCATGCGATACAGCCATCAATTTCTTGTTGCACCACCAGCAGGTAAGATGGCTAAACATTTTAGCCTCCTTCTTCGGGATCAAGTGGGTCGTGGAGTTCAGCATCCAGCCTATCCACCCACTCACGTGCGTTCTGTTTACCAATCCAGTTCTGGATAGACTCAATCGCACCAGGGTTGTCCTCAAAGAAAAGGACGAGGCTGCCGATAGAAGCACGATTGTTCAATGTGCCAAAGTATTGAGGATCTTTATAACCAAGTGTTTCCACCAGCTTACACAGATGCTCAACGCCACGGCGCCCTTCTATCTGATGCATGTTCTCTTGGTCGAGGTATGCAGTCAATGTGGTACTCATGCTCATAATTACCTTTCGTCAGTTATGAGAATATTATCTCCCGCCTACACTAAAATGTCAACGATTATTTCATCAACATAAAGTTGGAACCGAATACTGCCGTTTCCTGGAAGGTAAGCTTCACATCCTTCCCTTTTAAAGCGCGGCCGTAACTGGACGAACTTTTGAACCACCCAAGCCCCGATTCGATGAATTGCTCCGCACACTGCTCAATGCGCCATGGCGTATTTGGTTCCTTATATGCCTTGTACAGGGCAGCAGACAAGTGTTCATGTACGCCCATCTCGAGATTGATCAGAAGCACGCCGGCAGTCCGATCGTAATGCCAGTTCTCCGTCTTGAACTCCGGACGGTCCAATGCTTCTTTGGCCTGTTCCAATGGAAAAATTTGCAACAACCCTGACCGTCCAAGCTCAGGGTCAAAGCAAAATGCCTCCATGCAGGAGCGAAGACTTTGCTCCCGATCGTCGCTGGGCAAGCAGGACTTAACATCATTGGTCAGGTCGTCGTCCTTACAGACTGCGTTGGATCGGACAAGCACCAAGTAGTCACCCTTCGATATCGGGGTCAGCATATTCGCTCCTTAGTTTGTGGCGGGCAGCTTGCGCTTGTGAGCGGTGATGTAAAATTGGGTGATGATCTTGTCAGCTGCTTCTTCTGGGATCAAGTCGCCCACCAGGAATGCATCAATCTCGGCATATGTCACGCCGAATGCATCTTCGTCTGGCTTACCTGGCTTCAGATCTTCCAGATCGGCCGTTGGGATCTTCATCGACAGTGCAACTGGGGCACCAAGTTCGATAGCGATCTGGCGAACCTGGCCTTTGTTGAGCCCGGAAAGAGGTGTGATGTCACAGGCACCGTCACCATGCTTCGTGAAGAACCCCATCAGCGCTTCTGCTGCATGATCGGTACCAACGACCAGGCCTTTGACGGCACCGGCGATTGCGTACTGTGCGATCATGCGTTGGCGCGCCTTGACATTGCCCTTGATGAAGTCGAACTGGACTGGGTCCTGCTTGGCAATACCATTTTCCAGCAGCTGACGCATCATCTCGTCCGTTGGAGCTTTGATGTTTACCACCATGCTGCCAGTAGGCTGGATGAATGCAAGCGCTTGCTGGGCTTCAGCTTCATCCGCCTGGACGCCATATGGGAGACGAACGGCAATGAACTTGTAGAAATCTGGCGTAACCGCATGCTCGTTGAGCTGGTTTACAGCCATTTGGCACAGCTTGCCGGTGGTTGTCGAATCAACACCGCCACTGATGCCCAGCACATAAGCACGGCTCCCGCTGTCTTCCAGGTAGTTTGCCAGCAATTGGACACGTCGCTGGATTTCAAACGCCAGATCAATGGTAGGCAAAACGCCCAGCTCGCGAATGATCTGATGCTGGGTATTACGAGTGTTGTATTTCATGATGGACCCTTAGTCGTCGATTTTTATGGTTTCGTGGATGATGCTGAGTTGACGAGCAGTTGCCCACGCGCGATAGTGCTCATCAATTTTGGTGGTTGGAGAGAACATGTAGTCATAGTTCATGTCCCGAATTTGCTTTTTGTACTCTTCCGATTGCATCCGAAGGGCAAAGATCTGGTCAATGCGCAGCTTTTGTTCAGGAGAGCAGCCAGGTTGGTATGCAGGAGCGAATGACCGGGTGGATATGGTATTTGACAACTTGATCGGATCTCGATCCCAATCGTTGACCTCACTGCCACCATTATTACCATCAGAACAGGACACGTACCAGAGCTCATCGCCAACAACAATGCTGGCTTCGAAGTCGTAGTTGATCGCATCTATCCTCCGCTTCTTAATGATCTCGATGTCCGGAGACGTCGTATCACCGTAGAATACGGAAAATAACAGCTCGTAAAGCTCTTTGCCAAACTTCTGTTTAAACTGATCGGTCGTTGTCATGGAAAGGCAATCACGACGGTTCTACTGCAACAGCCGGAGCTGGCGTCAGCAAATGAGCAACCAAGCGATACGTGCCTGTGAGGTCCAAATGTTGCTGGGCACGTTTCATTGCCTCGTAAGGACGATCGCGTTCCAGGTATTTTGATACAGCTTCAATCATTGCCCATGCTTCTTGGCTGGACATCGAGGCATTCTCTTTGAGAAAGTCGTACCCAGCTTGGCGACGGTCGCCGCAAATGGGCTTACCCATTGCGTTCCAACCAGAAGATGTTGTCATGTCAGTCTCCAAACGTTTGTGATGAAAATATTATCTCCCATATCAACAAAATTGTCAACGAGGCTTTGCTGTGCAAGCTTTCAAGAGTGCTTTATTGAGGTGATCCACTGAATAGTGATGAAAGTTGTACAGCACATTGCGCGCTTTCGACATTCCATTGTAGCAGACTTGGGCAGGGGCATAGGCGCGCTGCGACATATACCGTTCGTAATGGATCGTATTGAAACAGATTGTTGCCAAGAGCTGTTGTTTTGGCATATCTTTTGCTTCTGCGTACTCGATTACATCACACTGGGAGTTTTCACCAGCAAACGCAAGAGTGGCAACGGAGAGAAGCAGTACAGCAATCAAGCGTTTCATGTTGGAACCAAAAAGGGTGAATTAGATATCAATATTATCATTGGGTCACACGCACCAACTCAACAATTAATTGTGTTGTTCGATCAATTGAATAATATGTTCCCGAGGAATAGCAGTGCTGGTAAGAGGAGCTTTGTATCGTCTCGTGCCAGTGTCTCGCAATTGCTTGCGATCATGAAAATGGATAACCGCACAAGCCTTTTTGATCAGGCCACTTACGGCATGAGGCTCAATGGACAGAGATTCAGCAATGTCTGCCAACGCTTTTCGTTCCACCAAGCGCATGGCCAGCACAGCCTTCTCTATTGGCCGAAGTTGCCTGTTGTTGACGCCACCAAATGCCGCATAGACCGGACGGTACGGTGGAGCATGTTGGGCTTCTTGTGCCCAACTGCGCACTACTGCTTTATAGCGGCCCGGGTTGCCCTCCACTTTCATGTATCCCATGCTTGGCTCCTGGACTAGATGAGCTTGATGTGCTGCTTGTCAAGTTGTTCCTGTGTGAACTGGTAGCCATTTGCTTCACCAGTCTTCTGTTTCAATGCATACTGCAACACCAAGCGCTCTGCGTTATCATTTGTCGACAGAGCATTGCCCAAGGCTACCTTTAATTCAGCCTCAGTATACTTCTGACTCAGTTCGACACCACGGGCGATCATTTGGGTTACGCTAGCCATGTTGCTTTCTCCTGAATACATACACATTTTTTGGAAGGGGCTCGTCGTTGCGACGGCGGCGATTCAGATTGTCGCGGACAGCTGGTTTCAGCTCTTGCCCGAAACAACGGCTACACATCCGTTCTCCATGAACTTCATAATATGTGTCCGTGATCTTGTACCCACATACATCACACTTCTTATCAAACCGATCCTTGTACACTTTGTATACGAAGAACCCTACTACGCACACAAACAACACGATACCAATATAAGTTGCAACAATTTCCAAAATCAGACCCTCGTGTGGTTAAAGGTTTTAGGCCAGAACTGACAGCCAACTTGTTGATATTGTGGTTCCCAGCCACGTGCATCCAGCCAATCATACAGTGCAATCTGTACGTGCGACTTGTAGCCACCAGGAGTGCCGTACGGGCGATATGCCCAAAGGCCGTCCTGTACCTTGCTTTTATCTTCCCGACTCCAGATGCATGCACGCTCAGTCCCATAAAACTTGGTACCATCTACTGCATCAACATTGGGAAAGTCCTTCGCTAAGGCAACGAGAAGTTGGGCTTTGCTAAGTGCTCGTTTAGCCATGGTTATTCCTTCAGGAGATGTTTCAAGTGGTCACGCACTAGATGGGCAGCTTCAGCAATCAGTTCAGGGTCATCCTCGAACAGGACGCAAGCCGCAGCATACTGCTCAACGATGATCATGTGCTGTTCGACTTGCATCGAATCTTGTTTGACCCCGTACATTGGCATTCCCAATAAAGTCATCAGGTCATTGCGAGACAAGGTGAAATTGTGGGTAGCCTTGGATAAGTTCACAGCACGTTCCAGCTGTGCTCTTAAATCTGGGGGTGATGCATCGTTGTTGCTCATTACTAAACTCCCTCATCATTTGGTGAGTCTATTATACGCAAATTTCCACAAAAGTCAACGGGGGAGCTTCGCGGATGGACAGGTATTACCGGCCGCCAGTGATCTGCAGCATAGTTTGCACCGTGCCTTGGTTATCTTCGTAGCGGAACAGGCTTGGGTACTGTGAAGCAGATACCAGCTGTGCTTCCAGGTCGCGGCATTGCTCGAGCACTTTGCCACACAGGCGCATATTGTACTCGTATGCGTAGTCGTCGGGAGGATTGGGGTAGAATTTGAACAGCCGCTTCATGAATGGAAGGGCTTTGTAGGCGGCAACATCCATATGGTGTGCCATCCATGCTGCTTTCTTTGCTTCCACGTGACCAAGGAGACGGTCGTGGATGATATCAATTGCCTTGGCAGTCAACGACGCAAGAGCTGCGTGGTCTTCACCGAAATAGATCAGCTGGGTGTACGAAGTGTCAACCCAGCTGGATCCTGGTCCTTCTGCATGGGACCTGTAATACCCTTGTTTTACATAGAGCGCTTCCATTTCGTTGTCTCCTTTGAATAGGTAAGATAATTATATCCCACCTACACAAAAAAGTCAACGAAAAGTTTATACAACTACAGGGAAGGCTGCAGCCCGAACCAATCCGTCAGCTCCTGTTACCACGGCTGCGTAGTTCTTACCAGCAACAAACGAAGCATCAGTCAAAGTTACGTGACCTGTAGCATCAGAAACTAAACCAGCAAAGTTACGCAGGGTCAATGGGAACGACAATCCGATCACACTAACACTGACCTCCTTCTGACCCAGACCAACCAATACCTTCATTGTACCCTTAACTACAGGAACAGGTGTTGGTACCACAACTACAGGAGGAACAGGTGTTGGAGTAGGAACAACGACCACTGGTGGAACCGGCGTTGGCGTTGGCGTTGGAACTGGGGTAGGTGTTGGCACTGGTGTAGGCACTACAACCACTGGTGGAATCGTCACAACTGGTGGCGGAACCGGCAGAGGAGTAACAACCACTGGTGGAACTGGTGGAACTGGCGTTGGCGTTGGCGTTGGCGTTGGCGTTGGCGTTGGCGTTGGCGTTGGCGTTGGCGTTGGCGTTGGCGTTGGCGTTGGCGTTGGCGTTGGCGTTGG